ATATTAAAATATGATATACAATCCATCAGATTTATTTATCAACTGAAATGATAAATAAATCTAATCCCCAATAAACTATGTACTACCAATTGAGTTGATAGTATAAAAACAAAAAAAATCTATCGAAAAGAAGATACTCCTTTCAGTATCTTCTTTTTCTATTGAAGATGTTATAATTATTGAAAACGATATTTAATTGGAGGTTATATTATGAATAAGTCAATTACAGTTACTTTTAAAGCAGATGAGGAAGATAACATAGAAGAAATGATATGTGAGGTTATGAATGAAATTCAGGATAGAAATATGTATGTTACAGATGTTACTATAGATGGTAGTAAGTATTTTCAATTTGATGATACTACATACAAAGGTGGATTTATAAAGGAATAGGTGGTGAAACAAAAGATGGGTTTAAAGAGTTTATTTTGTCCTGAAAAGGAAGAAAAGATTAAATTTGATATAAATTCTTGGGTAAACTTAGAATTTAATGACATTGCTACTGAACTAGCAAAAACAGTAATAGATTATAGACAAAAGTTTAATCTAAGCCAAAAGGACTTAGCAGATATATTAGGTTGTAAGAAGTCATATATAGTTGCCTTAGAAACTGGAAGATTAGATGACATAAGTATGAGAATGCTTATCATACTTTGGACAAAGTTATCTACATCTAATTACAATATGGCAGATGACTATATAACAAAAATACATACTGTTACAACTGAAAACTACAAACAACTAAACAGAAGGAGAAATTAGTCATGAATGATTATGTATGGTTTTTAATATTTATATTTGGTATTCCTTGTATATGTTTCACTATTTATAAAATTATTGAAAGAATTTGTGAATATAGGGAGAATACATATTATGAAAGAAAGAAGAAATAAAGTATATTCAGTAGAGGGAGACCCTGACTATGGTTGTGCTTATATAGCAGCTAAAACTTCAAAAGAAGCTAAACAAATTGCATTAGGTTGTGATGTTGCACAAATGCTAGATAACCCTTACATAGAGTTAAGAGTATTAAGATGTTGGCAAGTAAAAGGAACTGACTATGAAGGTGAACTAAATATTTATCAAATAAACGAATTGGGCTTAGCTTGGTGGTGGTGTCCTGAATGTAATAATGAAGATTTTGAAATAATAGATACATACACATATAAATGTAAGAAATGTGGAAACATAGGAGAAATACCCTATTTACCTTGAAACATGACGCCCTAGATTCGATTTCTAGGCATTTTTATAAATTAGACAACAAGTTATATGTCTTAAAATATTTGGAGGTTTAAAATGGAACAGACAATAAGTTATCAAAAATTATTAAATGATATTCAAATGGGCTTAATCTGTACTGATAAATTATGGGTACGAGATGACCATGGTACTATATGGTTTTGGACTGAATTTGGCTTAGCAACTGGAATGAAAGAGTGGGATAAAGAGCCACCTTTAATATACATAACTGATAGATATAGTACAGTAGATTTATATTCATTAACATTTACAATATTAGGATTAGTTAAAGATACAAAACCTGAGATTTTAAATGCTTTTGAAATATTCTCAAAGTATCGTGATTATAAAAAACCAATAAAACTAATTGATACAAAAACAAATAAGGAATGGGAATTTGTTCCTTTGAAATCTAGCATAATAAATTCTAGTGGGGCAAATTTATTGGATATAATATCAACTTCTGAATTACCAACTACTTTGTTTAAAGTATATCCATATTTAGATAAAGACACAGATGATATGCCAAAAAGTAAGTATGATATACTAAAAGAAAGTATAAAAGAGCTAACAGTTAAGGTATCAAATATAGAAGAAGAATTAGAAGAACTTAATGCTTATGTACAGCATATTGAATCTTTAATGGAGTCATAATTATGGCTTCTTTTATTTTTGGTATAGCATCTATTGTAGATGTTATATAATATAGAATACCATATTATAAGGAAGTGTTGAAATGAAAAAAATATGTGCTATATGTGGTAATGAATTTGAGCACAAAGGAAATAGAAATTATTGTGATAATTGTAAACTCCTACCATGTTCTTATTGTGGCAAGATGTTTAAACCATCTGACTATCAAAGGAAGCAAGCCATAGGACATAATAATATTTATTGTTCAAGAGAATGTATAAATAAGGGTATGCCCAAAACTCATAAAGAAGTAATGATAAATAAATATGGTTCTGAACATTATTACAATATAGAGAAGTATAAGGAAACTATGAATAAGAAGTATGGTGTAGATTTTGCAATGCAATCCAAAGAGATACATGATAGGTTCAAGGAAACTATGAACAAGAGATACGGAGTGAATTACTCAGGACAGTCAGAAATATTATTAAAAAAATCTATGGAAACTTACAAAGAAAGAACAGGATATCTTATAACATTTAAAAATCCTGAAGTAATTAATAAATCTAATAAAACAAAGTTAAAGAGATATGGTAATTGTCACTTTACAAATATAGATAAAAGAAATAAAACAAATATGTATAAATATAATAGACTTAATACAACTCAAAAAGGGCTGTCTGATTTTACATATAATATTATAACAGATAAAGACAGATTTAAGAATTTTGTTTTACAAATACCAGAAAGTGAAAGAACAATTGCTGAGATTTCAAAAAGATTAAACCTATGTGAATCCCAAACTGCTATATGGTTCTATCATAGATATAACCTTGACGAAGAAGTCAAACTTCATAGAAATAGAAGTATTGCAGAAAATAATATTATAGATTATCTAAAATCTATTGGGATAAAAGATGATGATATGATACAAAACACAAGAAAGATAATATCACCTTTGGAAATTGATGTATATATCCCAAGTAAAAAAGTTGCAATAGAATATAATGGGATTTGGTATCATAGCATAAATCATATAGAAGATAAGAATTATCATTATAATAAATCAAAAATGTGTGAAGATAAGGGTATAAGACTAATTCATATATGGGAACATGAATGGAATAATGAAAGACAAAGACCTATTTTAGAGAATATAATAAAATCAGCACTGGGCATGATTTCTAATAGAATTTATGCTAGAAAATTGGATATTGAAGTTAGGGAATCAAAAGATATGATTGACTTCTTTAATACAAACAATATTCAAGGATTTAGAGGAGGAAAATTTGCAATTTGTTTGGTTGACAAACAAACAAGAGAAGTATATATGTCATATATAATGGGTCACCCATTTTTTAGTAAGGGTAAATACCAATGGGAGGTTATAAGGGGTGCAACTAAATTAAACACTACTGTTATAGGAGGTGCTTCTAAAATATTCAAATACTTTATAAGCAATTATAAACCTGACAATTGTTTATACTACATTGATTATAACTACTTTAATGGCAATAGCTTGAAGAGTATGCCAAATATGAAATTCATAAAATCACAAATATCTTTTAAGAACTATTTTGTCAGAGAAAATGTTGTTAGAAACAGAAACCCTATGCATCATAAAGATATTAAGAAATTAGAAGAGAAAGGGTTAGTTATTCCATTTTATAACGCAGGTACAAAGGTCTACCTATGGGAAAAATCATAATATTTGATTCTGGTAAAATATTAATGAGGAGAAAATCCACTTTAAAGGAGGTAAAATAAGTGGCAGATACAGATTTAAACAAAGTAATAAAAACAGATTATGTTCCTGTTAAAATAAGTTATACAAGTAAAGATTATGCTTCTATATTAGATGACTTAATTGCATCTGTTTCTGGAATAACTGAAAAATGGCAAGTTTTGGATGAGAGTGACCCTGGGGTTATTATGATTAAACTTATGTCTATTATAGGTGATATGCTTTTCTATACACAGGACCAACAAGCATTAGAAGTCTATCCAAATTCAGTAACACAGAGAAAAAATGCTGCAACTATATATAAACTAATTGGATATAAAATGAGATGGTACAGAAGTGCTACTTTAACCATGCAATTAGTAAATACATATTCATCTGGTGCTACATTGCCTAGATTTTGTACTTTTACAACTCAAGATGGTATTACATATACAACATTTAAGCAATATGAATTAAAAAATAATATGTCTAATAATGGTGTTATAAATGAGGTAGAATTAGTACAAGGTATTCCTGTTACACCAGTAAGAGTTTCTTCAAATCCTTATCCAGGAAATGGAAAACCATGGCATAGTATATATGGTTATAATTATACTACTGATGATTTAGTAAATAACAGGATTTATCTTCCAGACAAAATGATAGATGATACTCATATTATATTAGTTGATGATAGTAATGAGGAATGGAAATTAAGAGATAATATTTATCTTACAACCAGTGTTGGTAAATATTATGAATTTGGTGTTGATGTTAATGATAACCCATATATTGAAATAATAGATTATTGGGGTAACTTTAATATTTCTAAATTCAAGCTATTTACTATAAGAACACTAGGAGAAGATGGAGAAATTCTTGCAAATACTTTAAAGAACTGTACTGGTAACTGTTGGGCTTTGGGTGGAACACCATCTAATCCAATTACCTATAATGTTCAAGGGTTCCTATCATGGACACATGAAGAAAGTAGCTGGGGTTACAATTATGAAACACCAGATGAAGCAAGAAAGAATATACCTAAATTCCAAAATACGATAGATACACTTATTACGCTAGCTGACTTTGAGAGAGCAACATTGAGAATAGATGGTGTAGCAAATGTTAGAGCTACTGATTTAACAAATGACCCAGGAATATCAGTAAATTTCTCAGTTGGTGATATTAATGAGGATGGTAAGATAGATAGTAAAGACTACAACCTATTAAATAACTTCTTAGCAGACCCTACATCATATCCACTAACACCATATCAAAGAAGATTAGCAAATTGTAAAGGAAGTGCAGATGGAATAATAACATCAGAAGATTTAAAACTTTTAGGAAACTATATAGCAGGAAATATGATTGATGCTAGTGGAAAACCTTTAACAGGAAATATTGGTATAAAATCAATTCCAGATATAGAAACACTAACAAGCTTTGTAGTTAAACTTTATATATTAAGAACTGAAGCTTATGAAGATTATCCAGATGATGCTTTTGAAACATCTGTAAAAACTACATTACAAGAATATAAAATACTTCCATTACAGATAGTAGTTGATTTACATTCTATAACTAATTACTATTGGACTATAAAAGGAACATTTATGACAAAGACACCATTATCAAGAGATGAACTACAAACAATAATGGTAAATATAAATAATCAATTAAGATATAAATACTCTATTGAAAAAGTGAACTTTAATACAACAGTAAATTATAGAGAAATAATTGAAACTATATTAGCAGTTGATAGCAGAATATTGATGGTAGATTTAGACCCAATTCAATATACAGATGTTGAAGGTAATATTGTTCCAAAAGAACAAGTTACTGGAAAATATAAATACTATGTTGACCAACTTCATAATGAAAAACCATCTGATAATTTAGATTATTCTTTTACTATTCCAAATGTACCTTTATTACCAGGTTCTGTTATGTTTAAACTAAGAACATCAAATGATGAATATACATTAAGGGATAATAATAATGGTGCAATATATAATATAGATGGTATTCTTCAAAGAAATGGTAAGATAGATTATCAATCAGGAGAAGTAACTCTAAGCTTTAATATGCCTATAAATTCTAATATAGAAGTAAATTATGTTCACAACGAATGTACTATTGCAAGATATGAGAACTTATCTACAAATAGTTTTTATTATGAACCAGGTTCACTAGAAAAAGCATATATGCAAGATTTAATTTAGGAAAGGTAGGACATTGTGATAGAAGAAATTATACCTGTAAAGAATATTCCTAAATTTAAAGATAAGTTATGGTGTAAATTATATAGATAACAGACTTAAAGATTATATTCAGAAATATTATATAGATGATAATCATACATGGGAAGAAACGATGAATGAATTACAAATAACACATAGAAGACTCAGTAAATGTATTAAATACTATAATTTATACAAACCAAGAAATAAAATAAATGACAGAGTTCAACAAAGTATCTATAATAAATATTATATCACCCTATGAATTGGATATTTATTTACCAGATATTAAATTTGCAATAGAATTTGACGGAACATTTTGGCATACAAAAGATGAGAAGCATAAAGATATATTATGTAATAAATTAGATATTCATTTAATACATGTTTTTGAAGATGACTGGGTATCTAATAGAAATGAGGTTTTAAATATGATTAAAGAAATTATAGAACAGAAAGGGGGGTTGGTCAGATGAATTATGGTATTATAGAAAGTAAAAATAGTATTCCATGGGTTGTAAGACAATCAAGGGATATGCAAGCTTGGTGTAAACTATTTGACTTACTTTTAAATAACTTTAAAACTAATACTGATTATTGGGTATCTTTAATTGATTATGACCAAGCACCCTAACCATCTCTTGCCTTTATTAGCAAGTTATGTGGGTTATAGATATGATTACACTGAAAGTTACGATACCAACAGACTTATTATAAAGAACTATATGAATATGATTAGAAATAGAGGTTCTGAAATAGGTATGTCATTAGCAACAGCATTATCAGTAAATGCCTTGGGAGAAATTGATAAAGTAGAAAGTTTATCAATGTTTCATATAGATTATGTAATAAAAGATGGAAAAATAAAAATTTACATCTACTTCCCTAGTAATTTGAGTAAAATAAGAGATTTAATCGAGGTTGTTCGTCCAGCAGGTGTTGGGTTGGAACTGATACCAGCAGAGATAATAACAACATTAGATGAAATAGAAATTTGGACTTATGTAGACCCACAAAAATTTAGTTATGATATTACTAGATATACAGTAAGAGATGAACATTTAGATGACATTGAAATGCCAGTTACTGACTTTTCACATCAAGGTGTTGGTTTTGCTGAGGTTGAAAATGAACAAAGATTAAAAGAAAAAGGTAAATATGACTTTCTTGAAGATTAGTGAGTTGTATGTATTGACAAATACCCCTTTACATGTTATAATATATGTGAGGGGGTATATTTTTATGAAAATATGTAAATTATGTGGAAAAGAATTTGAACCAAAAGTATATAATGCTACAATATGCTATGATAGGCATGATATTCCTTGTAGAATATGTGGGAACCTAGTAAATATAGATGGACCTACGAACAAGGCTAAAAGAAAGATGTATTTAGAAAGAGGATATGTATATTGTTCTCATAACTGTGGTTGCATAGGTGCTGGGCAGGATAAATGGGATAATGCAAATGCAAAAGTAGATATGGATAGATTAAAGTATTTAAGAACTCAAACTTCAATGTTTGATATTGATATTGCTAAAGAACTAAATACTACTGTTGACTTTGTTATTAGTAGATGTGAAAGATATGGCTGGAATAGACCAGAAGAACTAAAGAAAGAACTTCAAGAGAATAAAAACAACATAGTATCTGACATTATGACAGAGAAATATAAAGATGAAGAAGTTAAGAATGAAATGCTACAGAAAGCCAGTGATACATATAAAGAAAGAACTGGATTTGAACATAACTTTAAAAACCCAGAGGAAGTAGCAAAATATGTTGAAATAAAAAGAGAGAAATATGGTACTGCTTGTAACTCAGAAAAAGGGCTACAAACAAGATTAGAGAAGAATAATGGTGTTTTCTGGACGGAAGAACAATTAGAGAAATCAAAAGAAACAAAGATTAAAAGATATAACAATGCTAATTTTAACAATAGGGAAAAATCTAAAAAGACAATGATTGAGAAATATGGTGATACTGTTCATTCTAATAAGATTAAAGATACTTGGAATAGTAAGACTTTTGATGAAAAACATAAAATAGTATTAAAACAACAAAAAACAAATATGGATAGATATGGTGTTAAAAATTCTCTTAGTAGAAGTGATATTCGTGAAAGGATAAAACAAACAAATATTAAGAAATATGGTGTTGATAATCTATTTAAGTCACCAGAAGTACAAGAGAGGATAAAGCAGACTAATTTAGAGAAATATGGAACAATGTATCCAGTAACATTATTCTCTTATCTAAATAATAAGACTATATCTAAAATAAATAAAAGATTTTATGACAAGTTATTAGAATTAGGCTGTAATGCTGAGCTTGAGAAATCAATAGGAAATAAAGCTTATGATATTTGTGTAGATAAAACTTTAATAGAAATAAATCCAACATACACTCATAATAGTACAGTTGGACCATTTATATGGGGAAGTAAACGAGAACCTAAATCTACTACTTATCATCTTGAAAAGACACAGACTGCCTTAGCAAATGGTTATAGTTGTATTCATGTATGGGATTGGGATGATTACGATAAGATTATAAATCATTTTAAACCTAAAAAGACACTATATGCTAGAAATTTAGAAGTTAGAATTGTTCCTAATGATGTAAGCAGAAAGTTCTTAAATGATTATCATTTCCAAGGTAGTTGTAATAATCAACAAATTAAACTTGGGTTATATAAAGATGACGACCTAATTCAAATGATGACTTTTGGTAAGCCAAGATATAATAAACATTTTGAATATGAACTATTAAGATTATGTACTAATGAAGATTATATTGTAGTAGGTGGTGCTAATAAGTTGTTTAAATACTTTATAGATAACTATAATCCTGCAAGTATTATCAGCTATTGTGATTTGTCTAAATTTAATGGAAGCGTTTATACTAATCTAGGTTTTGATTTACAGTCAACATCTGCACCAACTAGACATTGGTTTAATATAAATACTGGTAGACATATTACTGAAAATTTATTAAACCAAAGAGGCTTCTCTCAATTACATGGAGATAATGATTATAAACTTTATAAGAAAGGTGACTCAAATGAACAGCTCATGCTAGAAAATGGTTACTATGAAGTGTATGATTGTGGACAGGCAAGTTATGTTTGGAAAAAGAAGTAAAATATCTTTACTTCTTTTATTTTTGTTTAAAAATGCTTGACAAAATTTAAAACTTATAGTATGATGTATCTATAATAAGAAATGGGGGTAAATTTTATGGAAGATTTTAAAATAGTAGAATGGGGAAAACAAATTAAGGATTTTAATCCAAATTACAGAAAGCCAGATAGTTACTGGTGTAGTTATAAAGCACTTGATAATAATTTTAGAGAATACATTGATTGTAGATTTTATGCAACAAAAGGTGGAACAGTTTATTGTTGTATCTGGGTATATTGTGGAATAGATAGCAAAACTAATGTATCTGGTTTCTCAGCATCTGGTAAAGCTGGTGGCTGGGGTTATGATAAGAAGTCAGCTGCATTACAGGAAGCTTTAACTAATGCTGGTATAAAATTAAATCATAATATATGGGGAACTGGTGAGATTAAAAGACCATTAGAGGCTATTGCTAAATATATCAGTGGAAAAAGGTCAATACACATAATTGAAAGTTATGGGTAAGAAAAAGAAGCTTGGGAAAGCTTCTTTTATTTTTATAAACAAAGTAAGTATTAGACATAACCCTAATACTTTAATGGGTATCTATATTATATTATAGATACCCTAAAATGTCAACAATTATTAATTATTTTCATTAGTTTCTTCGTTTTCTTGATTACACATATTTAGTAATACTTTTACATCCCAATAGATACTATCTAGCTTCTCATTAAGATAACATTTATATGAATGTTCTTTATTTAATTCAGTCATTACAGCATTCATTTTATCTTGAATATTATAAGCTGCAGACAACCCAGTTTTCTTTTGAGTTTCGTTTAGATATTCTAACATATTTATTCACCTCTATCTATGACATCTTTTATTATTTCTGCTAATGCCTTTGAAGAATGTATTATATATTCTAATCCCTCAGAATGGCACTCTTCCCAAATTACACTATAGATAATATCTGTTTGTGAACCATTAAATCCATAATCAGTACTTAATGCTGATTTTAAGTCCTCTCTAAACTCAGCTGCTTTATTATTAGTTGCCTTATGATATTCTGTTAATTTCTTAGAATACTCCCCTGCTAACTCGGCTTGATGCTCTCTATTCCATTTTACTGTTTTATTCTCGTCATATACATATCCTTCCTTTTTATAACCCTCTGGTCTTTTTGGATACTCTATATCTACTTTATATCCATCATTTATCATTTTTTGCTCTAATTTGTCAAAATTTATCATAATTATACCTCCTCTAAATATTTAAAATTTGTTTTGCTTCATCATTATCTAATATATAGTATGCAATTACTGTTTCTATATCATCATCTTTATAAGTATCAGATTCTATCTCAGCAATAAATATTTCTTTACCTTTATATATCCTTCTATAAATTGTTGCTGGTACTGTATTTAGTACAACATAATAAAACCCTTTATCTACACTATTTATTATCATGTCTTTGGCTTCATCATCCAATAATCTAATAATCTTCATACACTAAATTCCTTTCTATAAATATTATTCTATCTGTAATTATAATAGTATAAGTTTTAAAATTTGTCAAGCATTTTTAAAAATAATTTATATAAATTTTAAGTTTAGTCAAGCAGTAATATTAAAACTTCTAATTTTTGAATTATGACAAGTAAAATATTAATGAGGCAGGAAGACTGCCTACCCCCAATAAATATTGATAAAAGTTTAGATAAAAGTAAGATATACAATATCTAACAATACTTTAATCTAAACTTTTTATTTTTATATTTGGGATTTGCCTTCCTCTTATCTTCCAATATCGCTATTGGTAATCAGAAAGAGAGAATGAGTAGGAAGTCAGGCGACCTACAAATATTTTAAAAAGGAGGAATTTAAAATGGCAAAAAGAGATTTTTCAGCAGTTACAACTGCTACAATCAAAAATGCTGGTAAAAAAGCTGTAGAGGTTAGATACTTCAAAGTTAATTTCCCAGAAGTTTTAGAGCCAGAAGATGAAATAGTTCTTACAGTAGCTAGTTCAGAAGAAGCAGCTTACTACAAAGCTCAAGAAAATGCTGAATTAGGTATAGTAGTAACTCTTGCTTAATTTGGAAATGTTAGTTAGGAGGTATGTTACATGAAAGTAACAGTTAAAAACCCTAGCAACAAACCTATAAATATTTCTAAACTTGCACCACTTATGCCAGTAATGGTTTTAGGTGTAAATCAAGAAATTGTAGTAAATGTTAGGGATATTGATAGTGTTATGTCAAATGCTAAAGTAATTGGTGTAACTGTTACCCCAATGAACGGAGCCTTTGAAGTAACAGAAATTGTAGAACCTGATATAGGTGAAACTGTTAGTGATGATGAGACACACCCAGATTCAAACGAGGTTGCCCCAGAAACGGTTAAAACTGAGGAAGATAATAAAGGTGTTGATGAAAAGAAATCAAAGACTAGAAAGTCATCTAAGGTGAAAAAATCTACAAGAAAATCTATTTTTGGTAATAATAAATAAAATCATATATTATTACAAGTATGGTTATAGGCTGATACCTACCTCTTCAGCCTATGACTATACAAATTTAAAGTTACGGAGGTAGTTAAATGAATGAAGAAGAAATAAACAACTTACCTGATTTGGATAGTGTGTTCAATGATAAAGATTTAGTTAAACCTAGAACCTACCCTCGTATGAGAAAAAGAACTAAACAAATTGTAAGATACATTGAGAAACAACTTGGTGGGGATGTTCTAGAATTAGAACTAACACCAGAACAAATAAAGGAAATTGTTGATGGAGCATTTGATGAGCTAAAACATTATATATCAGATACATATACAGTTACTGTACCTTATGCAAAATGTATTGATTTAAAGAAATATAATATAGATGCAGTAGATAGAGTAACTAGAACTAATGATAGTATATTATCTGGAACATCTTATTTAGTACCTATTGCTATGTATCCAAATACATACTCAGGTATTTATGATGTACAAGATTATGCAAATGCTTTAATGGTAAAAAGAAACCTAAATATATTATCAACAGACATGGATTATCATTGGGATAAGCCAAACAGAAAATTATATGTAGTAGCAAATCCTCAAGTGCCTTCATTTGTAACAATTTCATTTAAACCTGAAATGTATTCATGTGAAGACATTAGGGAACAATATTGGGAAACACAATTAAGAAAGTTAGCATTAGCAATGGCTAAAATTGTTATTGGTAGAATTAGAAGTAAATATACTCCTAATAATGCTACATTTGGACTTGATGGTGCAACCCTATTAGCAGAAGGTAATTCAGAATTACAAGCTGTTAGACAATATCTTGATGACAATAGAGATAATTTTAAAGTATTAAATTAAATACTTGTCAAAATTTAAAACTTATAAGGAGGGGTGATATTATAATGGAATTTAGGGAAGCTTTATTAGCAGAAATGCAAAAATCTAAATCTAAATTAGTTGAAAACAGACAACTTAAAAAAGAATCTAAAATTGAAGAAGATACAGAAGAATATTTAGAACCAAGATTTGATAGCAGAGCATCTTTCTATAAGAAAGCAAAAGTTGTTAAAAAAGATAATGGTGATGAAGAATTATATTCTTATGGAACACACGTTGGTGGAACTAGAAATGGTAAACCTTATTCAAAAGGAAAATGGTCACAAACAACTTCAAGACATCAAGCAGAATATTTTAGACAAAAGGGATATGACCCAAAAGAAGTAGAAGTTGAAGAAGGAAAGAAACTTCAAGAAAGAGATACAAGCAAAGAAGCAATTTTAGATAGTGTAAATAATAAAATAGTACCAGAATTAGAGTGGGTAGCAGAATTTGGAAAAGATGCTGGATTATATGGTTTAGCCGAACTTTGTGAAGAATATGCTAATACTTTAAGAAATACTAAAATTGAAGAATCTGATAAAGTAGATGCTGAGAAATTTGTAAAAGATACAGGAAGAATGAAGAAACTTGGACTATGGGATGGAAAAGATAATACTTATGCAGATGCTAAAAAGAAACTAGATAAAATTGACAAAGTAAATAAAGAACTTAACAAATAAAGAGGGAGGAAATGTTAAATGTTAAAGAAATCTAATAAAATATCATTAGAAGAAGCTACAAGATTAGCAATATTAGGAAAACTTCCATTAAATGAAAGTACAACAGTTACAACAACTGATGATAATATAACAATGGTTGAAACTGATGACGCCAACATTGTTATAGAACCAAAAGAAGATGCAGCAGTTGATGTTTGCCCAGATTGTGGAGCAACAGAAGTACCTGTTGAAGCACCTGTAGAAGAGCCAGTTATTAACGAGCCTATTGCAGATGATACAATAGCTGACGAACCAGTAGAGGAAATTCCTGCTGAAGAAATTCCAGCAGAAGATGACCTTGAAGAAAGTAAGAAAATTGAAGAAGGAGAAGCACCATTATTCAAAAAGAAAATCAATAAAACTGATATTAAAAAAGTTGAAAGTAAAGACAAAGGATTAAAGGAACATAAAGTAGCTTTCAAATCAAGTAATAAATTACAAGAAGGTGTATATGCTTATGAATATATAGGCACATTCAATGAATTGTATGAAACAAGTTGGGGTCAAGCAAAGAGAATTCTTGATGAAATTGCTGAAGCAGGAAAAGAAGAAGAACTTATGGACTATTTAGAGGAGTATGGTAGTGACCCAGAAAATGCAATAGACAGAACATCATTAAATGACTTACTTGCTTATGACTGGGAAATAGTTTTTGAAGCATTAGGAATTAATGAAGATGAGGATGAAGATGAAGATGAAGACCTAGATGAGAGCAAGAAAGTTGAAAGTAAAGATGCTGAATTATTCAAGAAAAAAATCAACAAAACAGATATAAAGAAAGTTGAAAACGTTGAAAAAGATTTAGACTTAAAGAAAGCAAAGAAAGAAGAGCATAAACTTGCAGTAAAAGAAAATAGAATTAGAAAGAAAAAAGTTGAAACAATAGAAGCTACTGAAATTCATTATATAGATGATTTCATGGATTTAAGAGAGTTTTGCTGGGGAACTGCAGCACAACAAACACTAGATGAAGTTGAAAGATTAGGAAAAGAAGATGACTTAATCGCTTGGCTTGAAGATGTAACTGGTGGAGAAATTGATGCAACAGGTTTAAATGACATAGTTGCTTATGATGATACACTACCAGAAGATTTAGGTTTATTTGATTATGCTGATGAAGAAGAGGAAGATTTAGATGAAAGCAAAAAAGTTGAATCTAAATTACAAGAAGGAGAAGCTCCTTTATTCAAAAAGAAAATCAACAAAACAGACATCAAAAAGGTAGAGAATAAGAAAGTTGAAGAAGACTGTGTTTGCAAAGAAACAGGAAAAACAATTAAAGAAGATAAAAAAGAAGAAGCTCCAAAAAGACATATAATCAATAAAGTTGATTTAAGAAAAACTGAAAGTATAACAGTTGAAAAAGAAGCTCAAAAAGACACAAAAGAAGCTTCAAAAGACATTGAAGACCATCTTAAAACAAAAGTTGCAGAAGGTTTAACAAAATTTGTAAAAGAAGCTTATACAAATGGAAAAGAAGTTAAGGTTGAGAAAATTCTTAAATTGACAGAAAATAAATTATATGTAAAAGGAAGTTTAGTAATGGAAAACTCTACAAGAGATTTCAGTTGCAAACTTATTCCAGTAATGGAAAATAAATCATTTAGAAAGTACACAATCAAAGAGAACAAACTATTAAAAATAACAGAAGGTAAAACATCAAAAGGAAAAGAGTTTAATCTTATAGTTAAAAAATAAGGAAAAGGAGGAAATTAAGAATGAGTTTTATAGACATTACAACAAATAATCTATCTAGGGACTTATCAAACTCTACAACAGTAGTTGATAACTGGGTATATGTACCTGGTACTGCAATTACAGGAGATTACACAAAACCATTATTATTCACAAGTTTAGATGATTTTAAATCTACTTGTGGTGACCATGGACCAGAAGGTTCTAGTACTTTTGAATATGTTTCTGGGTTACTATCTGCAGGTATGCCTGTTATGTTTAGAAGAATTGCTTGTGAAAATCAAGACACTTCTAATGTGTTAAAAGCATTACAAGCTAGTGCTGAATTTAAGCATACAGATGATGATGGTGCTACTGAAATAGTTGACTTTAAAGTAACTGAGAAATATGGTGGTTCTTTTGGAAATAATTTATATATTTCTTATAGACCAACAGCAAGTGCTATATGGTTAGATGTAATATTAGATAAATCTTTAATAGAAAGAAAAAGATTAGCAATTAGAAATAATGCTGATACAACTTCTTTAGCCAAAGAAGTAATTAAATCATTACACAATGTTGAATTTGAAAGAATCATTATATCTAATATAAATGATGATGAAACAACATTTGATGTAAACACTGAAAGAGATAGAGTAAAACTATCTGGTGGTACAGATATGGATGAAAGTCTAGTAGCAAAAGAAATCCCACAATCATATAAATTTATATATGATAAAATGTTATTCAAACCTAAATTTATAACATCTGGTGGATATACAGACAGTTTAACTGATGGAACATTCCCTATTGCTTCAGCAATGAAAGCAATAACACAAGCAAGACAAGACTGTGTAGCTATTATAGACCTACCAATAGGAACTGAAAAAGCTGAATATGATAGTGCAGCTGCTTCATTAGCATATACACAATATACAGATACTTCAACAATACCAAGTGCAAGATTATTTGGACCTTGGGTATATGTTAGAGTTGGTTCTGATAGTTATTGGATGCCACCATCATTTGCTTACTTAACAACAATGGGAAATAGATTAGCAGAGGGTAAAAAACCATATAACCCAGTTGCTGGTTTAAGTACAGGTGTTGTTAAGAATGTAGTAAAAACAGAATTTGAAATAGGTTCTGATATTGCTGAAGAATGGCAAAGTGATGATAGTGTAAACATAAACCCAATTATGAAAATAAATGGAAGTACTTATGCTATTGGTGGAAACAGTACATTATTGATACCAGAAGAAGAAACAGGTGAAAACAACTTATTCCTTGAATCAAGTGCTGATTTAGCAGTAATTGATATTAGAAGATTTGTTTACAACCTAGCTACTGAATTACAATATCAGTATAATTCTGCTGAAGTATTTGAAACATTTGGTTTAAGAACATCTGATTATTTAGACAGAATGATTTCAGAAGGAGCAGTTACAGATTATGCAATTTATAACGAAAGCTCTGATAAAGAACCAAGAAAGTTAAAAATAAGACTTGATGTTTATCTATCTCCAACAGTTAAGAAGATTGAAATCTTACTTAATGTTGGTTACGGAAGTGTAGAATTAGATGAAGGAGGTAATAGCTAATGGGAAGAGTATTTTCAACAAACTTAAATATGAATAATAGAAACTCAGTTACAGCTGATATTTCTGATAAATATTTAGGTACATCATATATGTTACTACACAAAAAAGATTTTGAACCTGGTAGAAGTTCTGACTTTATATTCAAAGTTAAATTCGCCAGAGACCTTTATGATATGGATGGACAATTTGTAGCTAGTGCTGCAGATGCCTCTGAAACACTTGCCTTATCATTAAGAGATTTTGCTGGACCATCAATGACTGTTGACCCAATGACATTAAGAACTGGTAATGGTGAAATGAAATATGCTGGTGTACCAACAGTAGGTACAAGTGCAATATCATTTACAGACTATATAGGTATGGATACAGAAAGAATCTTACTTGCTTGGTATGTTCAATGTCATAACCCTAAAAATGATAAAATAGGTTTCAAAGAATATTATAGCAATGATGGTCTATTATATAAATGGGCTCCTAACGGAACAAGAGTTATAGACTGGAGATTACAAGGATGCTGGATAAATGAATACAACCAAGGTAACTATTCAAGACAAAACCCAGAATTTAGACAATTCTCAACAACTATACAATATGATAAAGCTTATCCTTGGACAACAACACCTTACAAAGACTTTAAAGTTAGTGATTCAGATGTTGCTAGTCAATCAAGCTCAGCTCCATTTAACAATTCATCAGCTACTAACTACCTTGGAACACTTGGTAATGTTAATACTGATACACATAACCAATAATTTTATAAAATGGAAATAAAGTAAAATATTAATGAGGAGATAAAAGCCCTCATTAATATTTTTTCATTTTATAGGAGGTAGGAGTATGTCTGATTTATTAAATAATCAAACTCAAAACAAAAAAGAAGAGATAAAAGAATTAGAAGAGGAAATAGTACCAAATGTTAAGAATATAAAAACTCAAGAAACATTTGTATTACCAAGTAAGGGATTATTATATAGTAATCCAGGTATGGGAAGTATTACGCTAAGAAGAATGACAATAAAGGAAGATAAAATCAGATTAAGAAATGAAGGAGAAGATAAAATCAGAAGAGACTTACTACAAGCTTGTGTAGTAGGGGAGGGTATTGACATAGGTCAATTAACATTATTTGATGTAAACTATTTATTATTCTGTTTAAGAAGAATTAGTTTATTAAACAATACTTATAAAGTAAGATGTGTTTGCCCTAACTGTGATTCTGAATTTGTAGATGAACTAGACTTAACAAAGTTAAAGATTAAATATGTTGACCCAAATAATTTACCTAACTTTGATGTTATTTTACCAGTATCTGGATTAAAGATTAAATTAAAATATCCATCTTTAAATTCAGTAATAATATTTAGAGATAAAATAACAGAATTTCTAAATGTAAATACTGATACAGATATTAGTGAATTACTATATGTATTAGGTGATATGCTTTATATAGATACTGTAAATGGAAAACCAACAGTATATGAAGAATTAGAAGATATAATTGAAAATCTTGATATATTAGACAGTAGAGAAATTAAGAAAGCAATAAAACAATTAGATGGTAGATATGGAATAGATGATGATATTCTATGTAAATGTCCTAAATGTAAAAATGAATTACATCATGGATTACCAATAACAAGTGAATTATTTACTCCCTCATTATAAACCACAACCGAAACTACCTGATGATTATATCCAATATAAGAAAGAGGAAGTTGAAAATATATTTGACAAGGTTATAATCATTAGTCAGCTTTCAGAAGGTGGTATTACTTATGGTGATTGTGAAAATATGGATGCTTGGGAGCTAGAATATATGGCTAGAAAGCTAATCAAACTTAAAAAAGAAGAAAATGAGATTAGAAAGAAACAAATTGAAGAAGCAAAGAAAGGTAGAGGCTAACCCTCTACCTTTTCATTATCCTATTTTCATTTCCAATTCTTCTACTTTTTTATCCAATTCTTCAAATACATCTTCATAGTTTGATATGATTTCTTTTGTGTCTAGTATTTCTTTCTTTAATATATTTACGTCTGTATTATTATCATTTCTAATTGCTATCTTTAATTCTGCGTTTAGTCTATTTAGCTTCTCTTTCTCTATTTCAATTTCTAACTGTACTTTATCATAATCTTTCACAACTTTGTTATATTCTCTTTTTAAAGCTGGTCTTTCCTTCTTTTGTTTTTCTAATGCTATTCTTTGAGCTCTTGCTTTTGATTTACATCTCATTATTTCAATAGCTGGTATTACTATTAGTGTTATTCCTAATAAGATATATGGAATATTGCCTAAATCTTTATTCATTGATGATTGATACAATAAACATAATAAACCACCAAATGTAAATGTACTAAACCATAATACAGTTGCTCCTTCATGCTTGTCTATAATACTAGGTTCTGAATAACTAGAACTTGTATCTCTATCCCTTCCTTCTAATCTCTTATTTAGTTCTTTCAATTCTTGAGTTTGTTCATATAGCATTGAATCCCTTTCTGATTGTCTTATTTTTTCTAAACCAGATAACCCATCATATCTTACATTAAATACTGAAAACTTACTCATAATAATCACTTCCCTTTCTATATAATATAACTAAATTCTTCAATTTTATACTCTTTAAAGTTCTTAAAATAATCTTTTGCAAAATTTTCTGCTTCTTTATGAGTATCAAACCATATTGCATTCTCATTTGTAAACTCCCATTCACAGTTCATTTTATCACCTATATATTTACCTGCCTTTAAATATAACTTCTTTCCAGATAATGTATTCATCACTATTCTATAAAAATATTCTTTTCTTCCATCCATTACTATATACCCCCTTATGTCTTTCTACTATTAGTATATGATAAGTTTTAAATTTTGTCAAGCATTTTTATAAAATATTTTAATTTTTGTAAAATATTAATGAGGGAACAATACTGATTTATAGGAGGAATAAAAGTTGAGTGAGCAATATAGAAAAGATAATTTAGGGTTTGAAATAGACAAATTAAGTAAGCAAATAAAATTGCTTCAAGAATTAGATAAACTTTATAGTGAGCAAAAAGATAAAACTCTTAGTGTCCAACGAAGTGTTGAAAATACTACAAAGATTATGGAACTACAAAGAAAACTTGAACAACAAGGTATTAAGAATATCCAAAATCAGAATGACCTTAATGAGAAATCAGCTGAGTTAGATAGATTAAGAGCTATTAAATGGGATGAAAGATTAAGAATTGAACAATCTATCACAAAGGCTCAAAAAGAGGAATTACAAAATCAAGAAAAACTAAATAAGAAAGAAGAAGAACTATCTAAAAAGAAAGACGATAGGGCTAAAAGACAAGCTAGAAATGATATAGATAGTTACAGAAATCAATCAAAGACAGTAGAGCTTAAAAAACAAATAGCTAAATTAGAGGAAGAATCATTCCTCAAAGATAAAGCTAAAAAGACATCTACTAAGATGGAGCATTTAGAAAATAATAAAAAGATAAATGCCTTAAAGAAAGAATTAGAATTACAAACTAAAATAGAAAATGTAAAAGCTAATAGTAATCAAAGTATAAAGAATAGTATAAATAGGGCTACAATACCAGGACTAGGTTCTGTTGGAAGTTTAAAGGAATTTAGTGAGCTAAATACAAGTGCTAAGGTGTTTTCTGTTGCTGTAGATGCATTCAATAAAACAGTAGATAACTTTGTTGGTGCATTTAAAGATGGGATGAATGCTGTTGCTGGTAAAGCTAACAGCCAATTTCATAATATAGCTACAATGACAGGAATGTCTTATGGTACATATAGAAATGGTATAGGAGGCATGGGAAATCGTCTTCGTAATTGGAATGGCTATAATTTACAAGATAATATAAAAACATCTGATGTTCAAGATGCCATGAATAGTCTTGCTAGTGCTGGTGTTAGTAGAGAGAGCTTACTTTCTAATGCTGTTGAAAATGCTATTACAAATACAATAGTACCTTATTTAGATACACAGTCAGAAAATTTTATTCTTTTAAATGAAAGAATAGGTGGAGATTTCTCTAAACAAATTAGGGGTATAAGTAAAGCAAATATTGAAATAGCAGGAAATAACCTAGCAACAAAAGACATACTAAACTCTATGATAGATTTAGTAAAACCTATGTCAGATGAAGCACTAGAAAACTTAGCAAAAGGTTCAACAGAAGTATCAGCAATGGTAAATAAACTTATGAAAGAGCAAGGATGGAGTAAGGAAAATGCTGAAGCCTATGCAACATCTATGTTTAAATACCAAAAGTATGGAGCATCACAATTAGCAGGTGCATCTACTTCTGATAAACTAAAATATTATAATATTCTTCACAGTGGTTATGATTTAGGGGATTTAAACAATGCTAATAATATAATGGGTATTGCATTAGATACTGACATGAAATTAATGGGAATGACACCTGGGTATGGAAATAATATTAGTAGATTACAATCAAATACATTTGCTGATGCAATGGGTATTGATTATAATTATAGACAACAACTTTATAGTTCTAATAAAAAAGGACTATCTGGTTCTAGATTATCAAAATCAACAGATTTAACAAATGCACAATTTAATAACTATGGAAATCAAGCAACTCAAGATTTAGCTAATGGTGATACTCAAACAACAAGGGATAAACAATTAACACAGCTTGAAAACCTATCTACAGAAGTTGCAATGTGGAAAGTTGATAGTGGTTTATGGTTTGATACCTTGACCACTGCTGTACAAGGAATTGCTAAAATACTTGTTACTTGGGCAGCTGGTAAAGTAGTAGGAAATATTGGAAGCAATTTAATGGGTGGTGCTGGTTCTGGAACTGGTACATTATTAAAGGCTGGTCTAACACAGGGGTTTGCTAAAGGTTCTACAAAGGCTTTTGGTGCTGGTAAAATAGGTGCATTAAGTGGAACTGGTGGTGCTATTGCAGGGGCAGCTGGAATTGCTGCTGGTGGTGCTATGGCTATCGATGGTGGTTCAAGAGTAATCAGTGATTTCCAAAGTGGGGATGTAAATGCTGGTACTGCATTAGCTGGTACTGAAGCTGCTGGTGGTGCTATTGGTGCTGGTGCTTTAATTGCATTAGGAGCTTCAAATCCTATAGGTTGGGTAGCATTAGCTGTTGGTGGTTTAGCTATGGTTGGAAAAGCAGCTTATGATTCAGCTAATGCCTATAAAGAGGGTGGAAAGATTGTAAAAAAAGAATATGATTCTATTAAACAGTCTTATAAAGAAGAAATATCAGATAGGGAAGACCTTCTTTATAATATAGAAGATAGTCTTAAACAAAATGAAGATTTAGAAGCTACAAGAAAAAAATTGATAAATTCTGGTATTTTAAGTGATGAAGATTCTATAAAAGCTCAAAAAATGTCAAGGGAAGAATTAGAAAAATTAACAGAACAATATACAGAATCTACTAAAAAATTTGGCGATAATGTTGATGATATTGTTGATAAATATAGTACCATAGCACAGGATGATACAAATGAAACCAACAAAAGTATTAGAGAATGGTATGAGAAGAACAAGAATACTAAAAATGATACTAATAAAGGCATGATGCAGAAGATGGTAATGGAAACTGTCAATGCCTTAAAAGAGAAACAAAGCAATGGTGGAAGCTTAACAAAAGACGAGGAATGGTTTTTAAGTGAGTATAATAAAAATGAGTCACATGGAAAAACAGAACAAAAGGATTATGAGTGGTTACTTGATAAAGGACACAATCTATCAGTATTTTATGCAAATGTAACAGGTCAAAGATTGGAAAATGTAACAAGGTATGCATCAAAAAATGGGGCTAATGGAATTAAATCATACAACTATGATGACCCAAATGAGGTTACTAAATGGACAATAAAATTAAGGGAAGCTATTGATAATAACGATAAAAGTGCTGCTGAAAAAGCCCTAAAAGGTGCTAAGGAAGCGTCATTATCAAAAGATAAATATAGCGAGATTAGAGAGGCTGTAGATAAATTTGGGTTATCTTATAGAGTTGGTACTGATAATATTCCTTATGATAACTACCCTGCATTATTACATGAAGGTGAGGCTGTACTTACTGCTTCAACAGCAAATGATTTAAGAGGTTTAATTGACGAATATAGAGAAACTAAAAGTAATAATATTAGAATAACTCAAGCAATAGAAAATCAAACAGAAGCTTTAATAGCAAAACTAGATGCAATATATACTAAAATGCCTGGTAATGATGAGTCAAATGCAAAAGATACAATGCCAGGAAGACTAATGCAAAATGTTAAACAAATGACACTACCTTTTAATTAAAATATAAAAAGAAGCCTAACTAGGGCTTCTTTTATTTTTGGTAAAATATTAATGAGGGAGAAATACCCTATTTTAAGATGAAGGAGAGGAACTTTAAATGAACATAAATTTTGGAATGGATAATTTCTATGTGCGTTATTTGAAAAGATTCTTGGCTAGTGAAATGCCACAAACAAATATGGTTCTTGGTGAATTTGATAAAGAGGACCAACAGTTATTAATTCAATATTTAAACTTACCAAATGTTGAGCCTATGTCAAGAGTTCAAAGAAAACTAAACGAGATGTATCCTCAACTTAATCAATTATTTAATATGAAATTACAAGATAATTATATAAAATGGACTTCAAAAGTTATTTCAGAAGAAACTTCTGCTTTTATTAGGGATAATGTAGATGATATATCTGCATATTGTAAAACAGTTGGTTGGAAATTAGATGATGCCCACGAGTGGGTAAATAGTGCAATGGACATCAATGGAGATGGGGTTATAGATGAAACTGATGGAGCTATTGTTAGAGATATTGCATATAATAATGAAGGTTATGAACTTGCAAAAGGAAGAATAACAGGTAAGATTGTTTGCCCTAATATTGTTAATTGGGTAGATTTAAACCCTACAATATCTTTATATAATTCATATAATCAGTTAGTAACTACTTCTTCATTTGAAGTTACAAGTAATACATATTTATTTAAGGATTTAGACCCTGGTGTTTATTCTGTAAAAATTGTAATAGATGGTTATGTTGATAGTACTATGAACAATATATATGTAAAGACTGGTTTTGTTTCTAAAGTGCAAGATATAGATATATCAAGATGTGCTGGAGATGTAAATGGAGATGGTACTATTGATGCAACTGATAAGAGTATAATAGGGGCAAATTATGGAACTACAACTCCTAGTACCCTAATATATGACTTAAATAAAGACGGTACTGTTAATATAGCAGATTTATCGATAGCAGCCTATAATAATGGTAGAATAGGAGCTAACTATAATTGGACTGAAAACTTTGAAGAAATGGATAAAAAGAATAAATATCCAGCTGATGTCAGAAAGAAAGCTGATATAAATTTAGACGGTGTTGTAGATTATAAAGATGTAGAGCTATTTCAAACATATCTTGAATCTGAAAGGGTGTTCTTTTCTGTATCTATGGAAAATAGGAAAAATCATTTTCCAAATAAAGATATGCTTGTGTTTATAAATCAATTTGATGGTACTTTTTTATATGATTATGCTATTAGAGATGGTGGGGCTGGTGTTGATAATTTCCCACATAAAAATAGTACAGGTTTATATAAAATTGGTTTATACAAATGTAAACCAAATCAGAAAGTAACTATTGCTCATAACAATACAAAATCTACTAGACTGGTTATAGGTAGTTCACCTGCTAGACTAAAACAAGATGTAACATCATTTATGTTACAAAATGTTGTAGAAGTTACATTAAACCCAGGAGAGAGTTTTCAGTATCAAGCAAGTGGTAGTGATACTGGAACTTATAATGCAAATTGGATTTGTATTCAATGTCCATCATCACATGGTGATTTAAGTGGTACTGTTGAAAAGTCTATAACTGGTGAGATTGGTGATGTAAATATGGACGGAAAAATAGATATGGAAGATTACAAATTAGCAGCTTATTATACAGCAACTGGAACACCAGATGCTGAGAAACTACATTGGGAAGCATCACCTAGACAAATACTTGCTATGGATGTAGACAAAGATGGTAAAGTAACTGTTCAAGATGCAAAATATATCTATGATTTCTTACATGGAACTTTTCCAGGAATAAGCTTAGGTTTATATCAATACAATTATAATGTTCCTAGTGATTACTCTGATATGGACAATGTATCTAATCTACTTATCATAGATGGCTGGTATGAAAAAGAAGTAGGAATACCATTTTTAGATTTTGTTAAAAATCCTTGGATAATACATGAGAAATTCTTTAATTATCTTTTAGGAATGGCTGTTCATAAATATTCTAATTCAGAAAGTATAACATTTGTTCAAGAGTTGCTAAAAGAATATTATCCACATACCCATTTTGGTACTGATTTCTTACAAACTGGTATTTATAATAACACTATGATTGATATGTTGAAAGAATACCAAAGAAGTAAAATAGTATTTACCTATGGTGACTTAGATAGAGATGGTAAATTAACTAATAAAGATTTAATAATTTTAAGAGAGTATTTATATGGATTAGATGATTTAGAATTAAATACACCTATTACTTTAAAAGAATTAAGGGATTATTTAGATGGCATAACTACATTAAGTTATGAAAAGATGCAATGGGCAGATGTAAATAGAGATGGTGTTGTAGATGAAACTGATTATCAATTACTTCTAATTTATAAAGGGGATAAAACACTTGCAGGAAAAGTCAAAGATTATTTAGACCATAAGGGTACCTTAACACCTGATGAAATGGCTCTTGCAGATATGGACAATGATGGGGAAGTAACATCAGATGATTATGAGAAACTTATGAGTTATCCTAGAACTTTAACTGGTGTCCAACTAACACATGCTGATATAAATCACACTGGTTTGATTGATAAATCATGTTACTATATTCTAGAATCTAATATAAATGGAACTTCTGATAGTTTAACAGATTATTTAGTACCATTTTCACTAGGATGGTATGATATGGATACAGAGTTATATATGGAACAAGAATATAACAGTTACGAAACAATAAGTGAGGTGAGTAAGTAATGAATGGTTATATGGGTAGTCTAATTCCAAATAATGCAGAAACAGGTAGGCAAGGATTTCAACAATGGGAGTGCTATATGTTACTTAAATATGGAAACAAAGGAAACTTTGGATTAGGTGGAAATACTGAATATCTTTGCGAACTTCCACTCTATCCAGAGGAAGTACAAGAAAGTATAAATGCTAACTGGGAAGAACAAAGTGTAATAGGAAGGTCAGCACCATTATCTGCTTACTCTAATACAAGTTTAAAATCAGTATCATTTAGTATGGATTTGCATAGAGATTTTCTTACTGGTAGCTATTCTTTAACAGATGAGAATTTAAGGGAGATTGCTTCTGATAAACGTGTTTCACATGACACTGTTAGAAGAAACCAAGCTGCAGGTAGACAATATGATTATGTAAACGGTTTATTTGGTGGTAGAACATGGTATATAAATATAAATAAGATGCTACAAATGGCTTGTTATCCACAATATACTAATGCAGGTGCAATACCACCAACTACTTATTTTGTATTTGGACAAATGATTTTAAAAGGTTATATAGAAAGTTATTCTACACAATGGAAGAAACCTATAATAAATACTTTCTATGGTTGGAACAGTGTTAGTATTACAATGAAATGTTATCCAGATACAGTTATATCTGCAAGTGATATTATATCTGGAAATACAAGTACACAAAATACTTATAATACTAGATTTCCTTCTAAGGTTGGTAGCAGTAATGTTATGGCTAGAGATTTTGGTAGAGGAAATTATAGAGGAAGTTCATCAATAGGAAATTTAACAGATATACTTATAACATAAAGGAGGTAAGATATGTCAGCTAGAAATATAAAATTCACAATTAGAAATAAAAATATATCACCAGCATACTTAGCCCAATTTAGGGAGGTATATGAAGATTTAGATTACCTTAATCCTAGGGTTTATAAAGATGTCAGCAGATATAAGAATGTTAGAACTATTCAAGATAAAGATAAAGATACTGCAAAAATATATCATGAAACTGTAAATCAATATAAAATCCCAGAAGAAGATGATGAATCAACATATATTGTTGGGATTGAAACAGAAAACAGATTAGATTTAGTTTCATACAGAAGTTATTCAACACCTAAATACTGGTGGGTAATTGCATTAGCAAATAACATAATAGACCCATTTGATGTTCCTTATGGTACTATATTAAGAATACCTCAATTAACACAATTATATGATGAGGGAGGGGTACTATATGGCTAGTAGAAGTTTTACTGGTTCTTCAGCTACAATGAATCAAGTTACTATGGCAGCTAATTTTGAAAATACATTAAAAAGAGTAAATAATATGATAAAGAAAGACAGTGCTTATTCTGTATGGATTAGAATGGTTATAGGTAAAGGTTCTAATCAGATTGTATTTGATTCTAGTAGTACAAATAAAGAAGAAAATATAGTAATGAGTTTAGATTATGAGAAGTCAGGTGTAGGTAGTGCTAATCAATTTACATTTAAAGTTGCATTCGATTTATTTAATTATGGACAACAGACAAAAGGTGCTGTAGAACAACTAGATGAATTATTATATAATGCCATGAATATATCTGGTTTAGGTTCTAATATATCAGAATCAAATATATTAAATTGTAAATTTCAATATGGCTATAATATATTAGGTGATACTCAAATTGTATCACCTTTGTATGAAGGAATGATTACTGATATTGTTCCATCTGTTGATTATACAAATGGTAAAACATACTATACAATAAGTGGTTCAAGTTTTGTAATAAATACCAGTACAGGACAAGGATATAATTTCAGTGCCATTGGTAATGTTGAAACTGGTGAGGGTGGCTGGAATGGAATGGATTTAATCCTATGGATACTTTGGTATTATCATGGAAATAATAGCACAGTTGATATGATATGGGATAAAGGTTATAAGAATAATCTTGAAAATCATAGCACAGACTGGTATGGTGACCTTGTAGATAAGTTTAATATTGATATTCCAGAAGATTTAAGAAATTCAGCATCTAATGTTTGTATGGAGGCAGTAAGTGGTGTAACAGCAATAGACTATTGTAAAATGGTTTTAGATAAAGTTAAAAACACAGCTGACCCTAGATATAATGCTGAAAAAGGGGACTATAATTTAAAAGATGGAGAAAATCCACCTAAATATATTTTATATATGACAGATTCTGGAGGTTCTGGTAGAGCAACTATACATATTGCTTATATAGGAACACCTAGTGATTATACAGCTGCTGGTGTTAAAACAATAAATTTTCCATTTGAATGGTTTAATAGAACTAATAATATTGTTCTTAAATGGAACCCTGAGGTAAATTTGATTTCATATCTAATTGCAAGGGGTCAAGCTAAAAATAAATCCATTATTGAAGGTTTGAGAGACAAAGCTCAGCAAAATGTAGAAAATGCACAGGACACCATTAAAAACACAGTAATTCCAAAACCTATATATGGACCAGTACAAAATCCAGAAGCAACAAATGCTAGTTTTGCAGAAAAGTTTAAGAAAACAATGGAAACCCTATCTTCTGCAGCTAAAATGTTAGCATCTAATCGAGCACTTATTGAAGATTACGATACACAGCTATCTGGGCTACAAGATGAAAATATTGAATACTATAATTCTGAAATTACATTAGTTGGAATACCATCAGATATACCACTAAATGTACTACTTAAAATAAAACCAAAAATATTGGAATCAGTAAGTAGAACACAGGGTACTTATTACATTACAGGCTCATCTGATAGTATAAGTACATCTGGTTTATTTACAACAACTATAAAGATATTTAGATGTACAAATTATTAAAAGGGAGGTTAAGTAAATGCAAGTTGCAAATAAAATAACATATTATAATAAAGCAATGTCAGCCATTGTGGTAAATAATGATTCAGGACAGGACCCCCTTAATAAAAGTAGGGTACAAGTATATATTCCAGAATTACACGGAATGAAGGATACTTATACTAAATATCAAGAATATGTAGCTGCATCTGATAAGCCTAATAGGGATGATTTTACTGCATACCCATGGGCATTTAATACTGTATCTGATGTAAACAACGGTGATACAGTATATGTAATGAATTTAAGTAACTATATAGGTAGCTTTGTAGTTATAGGTAGAGATGCCTCATGTAAATCTGGTACAGGTGGTAGTGATAGTGATTTAAGTGCAGGTGGACTTGCTGAACTAATTATTCCATTTACTATACACCATGAATGCTATGTCCATATAACTGATTCATCTTGTCATACTGAGGGATATGCAACAGTTAAAGGACACGACCCATTATATAAATGTGTTGGTTGGGATAGTAATATTCCAGATATTGTACTTGCTGTTTATACTACATCAACTTCTGGAAGCTGGTCTGTTGGTTTGCTTAACTGGGATGCCTCAAGAGCTTATAAGTTGATTTTTGAAATTGCCAGTAGAGATAGTAGTTGGAAAAGTAAATTTACAAACACCAATAATAGCTTTGTTTCACATTTAGAGCGTGATGTACAAACTGGAAATTGCAGTACATCCCCAGAGGTGTACCAAACAGGTAGAACATCTGAGCCATCTATTATAAAAGGAATACAAGCAATGCTTACTTCTAGTATAGGCAGAGAGGTACAAATTTCTACTTGTAGAAAAGATGTAACTGATTATGTTCAAGGTTTCCTTGACTCAGGTATATCAAACCCAGCAATTGTTATGTATATGGCTGATTTATGTAATCAATGGGGAAGTGCAAGTCCTTTTTTAGAGGCTATGCGTAGTGCTGCAAAAGACCCATCTAGTATTATGGGTTCTGTTTCTAAAGAGGTTGAAATTGCTATAAAGAATTATCCGAATGCAAACCAAATGATGAAAGAAGTTGAAGCAATCCATGCTTATTGGATGGGACCTTTACACACTAAATATGGAATGAATAGATATGCACCAAGAAGAAATGAATGTATTGCTTATATCAGAGAATTATTTAAACAAGGTAAATTTTCTCAATTCTCAGCTGGTATGACAATGCTAGGAAATCTTAATCAGGCAACTTATAAAGGTATTACACTTGCATATCCATTTGAAAGTGAAATTGCAGAAAATCAAACATTTACTGGCAACGCTTGGAATGGAAGAAATGCCTATGTTATGACTTGTACTATGAGAATGCCTAAGTCATACCCAATTACATCATTATTTGGGGCAAGAAAACTTGGTATCCATAGACACATGGGAGTTGACTTCTCAGGACCAGAAGGTGTTGTATTATATGCCTCACATGACGGTGAGCTAAAAATTGTTAATTCTGGTGGAGCAAGCTATGGATATCATGCTGTTATTACATTTACAAATGGAAGTGATGTTTGGGAAATCTATTATGGACACATGCTTACAAACTCATCTGTTCAATATGGATATAGAGATGGTGGTAAATATCAAATAAAAGCTGGTCAACCAATAGGTCAAATAGATAGTACAGGAAATAGTACAGGAAATCACTTGCATTTTGAACTAAGAAGAAATGGTAAATTTGTAAATCCACTACCATATTTAGGTTTAGGAACTGAACATTACCCAATTCTTCCAGGTATGGAGAATTACTTATTAGAATAGGAGGTATATAAGTATGAAATATACAACATTTGCATTCCCAACTATGATAGATAGAATAAATGGAAAAACAAGGTTATCAACAGAAGAGAAATCTGTTAATGAATGTCTGGGTATCCTTTTTAGAACTAGACCAGGTGAACTTATGGGTGACCCTGAGTATGGTTGTAATCTAATAAATAGAATACATCAATATGGTGGAGCTATTCTTTCAGATTTATGTAAAGAGGATATTGTAAATGCTGCAGCAAGATGGGAAACTAGATGTAGCATAAACCCAGATGACATTTATATAAGACAAGAAAATAGAATTGTATATATTTATATTCAGTACACTAACCTTGTTACTGGTACTATTGAGGAACTAGAGCTTAATTTAGATAGTACAACAGATACAACTTATTATTAAAAATTACTAAAAATCACATAAAATCAAAGTTAGAAGATGTTTATATTATTGTAGTCATCTTCTATTATTTTACAATGTTAAAACACTTGACAATATATCAAAATTGTCAAAAATGTAAAGGCTTTTAAGACTATAATTTTGTTAAAATATTAATGGGGGACAATACTATTTAAGGAGGAGATTTGAGTATGATAGTGGTCAAAAGAGATGGTACTATTGTTGATTTTAATAGCGATAAAATAAGAATTGCTATCAATAAAGCAAACAAGGAAGTGATTGCTGAAGAAAGGGCAACAGACAAAGAAATAGATGAGATTATTTCTGGTATTGAAGGTAAAAACCTAGATAAAATCAATGTAGAAGAGATTCAAGATTATATTGAAAATAAGCTAATGGATATGGATAGAAATTTACTAGCCAAAAAATACATAATATACAGATATAAAAGAGAATTAGTAAGAAAGGCAAATACTACTGATGAAACAATACAGGAACTTATAGATGGAGAAAGTGAATACTGGAACACAGAAAACTCTAATAAGAATGCTAAAATAGTTACTGTTTTAAGAGATTACTTAGCTGGTGTTACCAGTACAGATATTTCAAAAAGATTATTATTACCATCTGACATTGTAAAAGCACATGAGGAGGGAGTAATACATTTCCATGATATGGATTATTTTGCTCAACCTATATCTAATTGTGAGCTTATCAATCTTGAAGATATGTTACAAAATGGAACTATAATAAATGGTGTTATGATAGAAAAGCCACATAGGTTTATTACTGCTTGTACTATTGCAACTCAAATAATACTAGGCGTTTCCTCAGCTACCTATGGTGGTGCTACAATTACTCTAACACATCTTGCACCGTTTGTAAGAGATAGTTATAATAAGTATTATAGTAAATATGCTAATAGGGGGTTAGATGAAGAAACTTGTAAAAAATATGCTAAGGAAGATACTAGAAAAGAAGTAGCAGATGGGGTCCAAACATTTAATTATCAAGTAAATTCAATGACAAATACTAATGGTCAAGCACCTTTCTTATCTGTTTGTATGTATTTAGGTGAGACAGAAGAATATAAAGAAGAATTAGCAATGGTAATTGAAGAATTTTTAAATCAAAGAATATTAGGATTTAAAAATGAAAAAGGTGTTTATATTACACCAGCATTCCCAAAACTTTTATATGTCCTAGAAGAGGATAATATTTACGAAGATAGTAAATATTGGTATCTAACAGAATTAGCTGCAAAATGTACAGCTAAAAGAATGGTACCAGATTATATATCAGAGAAAGTAATGTTAGCAAATAAAATAAATAAATATGGAAATGGAGAATGCTATCCTTGTATGGGTTGTAGAAGTTTCTTAACTCCTTGGAGAACAGAAGGAAACCCATCAAAAGCTAAGAACTATGTTGAAGGTAAAGGAAAATATTATGGAAGATTTAATCAAGGTGTTGTAACAATAAATTTACCAGATGTTGCTATGTCATCAAAGAAAGATACTGAACAATTCTGGAAACTATTTGATGAAAGATTGGAACTATGTCATAAAGCATTACAATGTAGACACAATAGATTGCTTCATGTAAAATCAGATGTTGCTCCTATATTATGGCAAAATGGTGCATTAGCTAGATTAGATAAGGGAGAAGGAATTAAACCTTTATTAGAGAATGGTTACTCTACAATATCATTGGGTTATGCTGGTTTATATGAATGTGTTAAATATATGACAGGTGACTCACATACTGGTAAAGGTAAAGAATTTGGACTTGCAGTTATGCAACATCTAAATGATGCTTGTGCTAAATGGAAAGAAGAAGAAAATATTGATTATTCAGTATATGGCACACCAATAGAAAGTACAACATATAAATTTGCTAAATGCTTGAAGAAAAGATTTGGTGATGATATATTTATTAAATTAGATGGTAAAGATAGAAATTATATAACTAATTCATATCATGTGCCAGTATTTGAAGAAATAGATGCTTTTGAGAAATTAAGACTAGAAAGTGAGTTCCAAAGATTATCTCCTGGAGGTGCAATATCTTATATAGAAACTGCTAACCTACAAAATAATGTTAATGCTGTATTACAAGTTATCAAATTTATATATGGTAATATAATGTATGCAGAATTAAACACTAAATCAGACTACTGTCAAGAATGTGGTTATGATGGAGAAATTCTAATAGACGATAATTTAGAATGGTATTGTCCAAATTGTGGAAATAGAAACCATGATACATTAAATGTAGCAAGAAGAACATGTGGTTACATTGGAAGCAATTTCTGGAATAAAGGAAGAACTCAAGAAATAAAAGAAAGAGTGCTCCACTTGGATAACAAAGACGCTTAATATATTATAATAGGAGGTATATTTTAATGTGCGATAATAATTTAATAATAGGTGATTCATTAAAAATTAAAGGTTATGGAGAACATATAGGAAAAGATTATTTCGTTTATTTTGAAAATATATCTCCTGATTTGTTAAAATATAAATTTCGTAATAGATGGGGAATGGAAGAATTTTTATATTCTAATGGTATTGAAAAATTTGATTATAAATCTTCTAATGGAAAAGTAATCACAAAAGTTTGGGAATATATTCCAGAAGAAGTAGAAGATTGGAGAACTAGTTGGTGTAGAACTAAAACTGAAAAACAGAGGGGAATGCCAGAAAAATATACTTATGAAGACTGGCATTTAGGTCATTATATTAAGGAGAAAAAATAATGGAAGAGAATTATTATTGTAAAATATGTGATTGTGAAATAACAAAATGGCAACATGAGAATAATGATGATATATGTACTTTTTGTCAAGAAGAAATTGATGAAGATGATAATGAGAATTAAGGTGGTGAATAACTTATGGAAAATGATGAGATAGAAATAGTTTTTACTATTGAACAGTTAAGACTAATAAGAGACGCTCTTAAAGGTCAATTAGTCAGAGAAAATGATATGAACTTTGACTACTTATCAAGAGTTACTACTATTGGTAAAAAGATAGAAAATGAATTGAGGTGTAACAATGCAATATAATAAAATAAGAAAAATGGATATTTCAAATGGACCAGGTGTTAGGGTTTCTATATTTGTTCAAGGTTGTGCTTTTAACTGTAAAGGTTGTTTCAACCCAGAAACACATGATTTTAATTCTGGAAAAGAATTTACAACAATGGAAGCAAATAAGATAATACAATTAGCTAATAAAGATTATATAAATGGGTTATCTATACTTGGTGGTGAACCTTTACATCCTAAAAATATAGAGAGTGTTTCTATGCTATGTGAATACTTCAAATATAAGTACCCATATAAAACAATATGGCTATGGTCAGGATTTAGATATGAAGATATACTAGAAAGAGAAAATAATTATAATATATTTAATTATATAGATGTTCTTGTAGATGGTCAATTTAAGGAAGAATATCATAACCCAACTTTAAGATGGAAAGGTTCCTCTAATCAAAGAGTTATTGATGTTCAATCATCACTTAAAGAAGAAAGAGTAGTTGAATTATAATAGGTTGCTAATGTGTCAGGATGCCCCAGAATTGATTTTAAATATTCTGGGGTATAATTTTATAGATGGAGGTATAAAAGCAATGAGAATAAAGAATAAAAAGTTAGAGTGGTATGTTTTAAATTACAACTTTAATAAAAAGAAAGTAGTTCAATATAATATATTCTATCAAGACTTTATAGATGGTCTTTATAAAGAATATAAAAAGAAGAATATACTTACAAAAGATGATTTAAAAGAATTTATCAAAAGATATTGCTTCAACTATATGGGAAGAAGAGAATATGAAATAATGGTAGGTGACTTATTTGATGATATAGACAACTGTGAAAAGATAGATGTATATACTCAAGTAATGATGAATATTGATAGAATAGTTGACTATGTCAATGAGGAATTATCAATAGGACTATAAAATATTAATAGGAGGGGTAAATTATGAAGATTATAAAACCAGTAATAGAAGTAGAGAATTATGATGGTATTAAAATCATGAAAAACATTGAAAGGGCTTGTAGAACTTGCTATAGAAGTGAGGGGCTTATAACAGAAGATAGCTATAAAAAATTATTGAATAACTGTATAAATAGGGGGCATGAATCTGTTCTAGAACATGAGAAAATAACAATTAGAATGACATGTGATATTGGTGTCTATAAAGATTTAACTCGTCATAGATTTGGTAGTTTCTCAATAGAATCTACAAGATACTGTAATTATGGTAAAGATAAATTTGATAATGAAATAAAATTTATAGAACCTTGTAATATAGATAGAGGTACAGTTGAATATGCTCATTGGTTAAATGTTATGCAAGTTATAGATAATACATATAATGAGTTATCAAGAATAGGATGCACTCCAGACCAAATGAGAATGATATTACCTCATTCTACAGCAGCACAGGTTACAATGACAGCAAATATAAGAGAGTGGAGACATATATTAGATTTAAGAACAAAGAAAATGACACATCCATCTATTAGACAATTGCTTATTCCTTTATTACTTAAATTTAAAAGTGATATGCCAGAATTATTTGATAGTATTGAATATGACACTGACTTCCCAGTTGAGAAATATGCTGAACTTAAAATAATGGATTAGGAGGTGATATAATGTTAAATATAGAATTAGATTTTGAAGTTGCAAATACAGAAATCTGTCAAGAACTAACTCTTATGAAATTGGAACTTCTAAAAGATTATGATATAAATTATAGACCAGGATACAGAGTTGTATTGGAACATAATCTACAAAGTGCTAGAGATTTTGGACTTAAAGAATATAAAACTAGAAAGAGAGAAGTGGAATTCTATGATAACTTAGAGAAAGCAATAAACTATTTGAAAGAAAAAGCAATAGACTATCAACTTAAAGCAGATGAAGAAAAAGCAAAACTTACAGATGAATACGATGCACCTATAAGAGAATATTGGTGTTACACTGCAGCTTATAGAGCAATGCAAGTGCTAATGAGACAGATAACAGAGGGGGATACTTATGTTATTAGAAACTGGTAATTATATTTAGATACGGAGGTTTTGTTATGAAAGAATGTGATTGTTTAAAAGAATTTAAGGATAGTATTATGAATTATACTTTTTATGATGAGCAACATAATTTAATATTATGCTTAAATGAAGATAAGATTAAAGAGATATTTGGTGTTGACAAAGTAATATTTCAAGAAGATTTTGGTTATGAAAGGAAATAGAGTACATAATGTACTCTATTTTTATTCTTCATTATAAATTAAGTCTATTAAATCCCTAAATACAGTATGTATGTTTTCACCCTCTTTATAGTTTCTTAAATAATATTCAACCATAAGGATTTTATTACTATCTCTGAATTTATTAGATTTAAAAGTATGATATTCTTTTCTTGTTATTTGTAGTTGAATATAAGTAATCAGAAATAATGTTAATAACAATATTATTACTAAAATCAGAATAATCATAATATTAGATACCATAATTAGTCATCCTCCTCTTCCACATCTACTAAACAAGATTCAACAGCTTTTAAAATATATCTATCTTCTTGGAAATGGTTTACAGAAGACTTTATGTATGATGTAATTATTGATATACATATTTGACTTATTATGAAAGCTATCTCAATTCCTAAGCAGAATAAGATTACTCTTGTATCCTTATTATAAAGAAGCACAAATGCAAAATTTAATACTGATACTATTGCTAATATAAGAGAAAATATCTTCTCAAAACTAATTATTTTATCTATTATCATAGAATCTGTTGTTCTATCTACCATTGTTGCTTTTATGTTTTCTTCTATACTCTTCATTGATATAGTTCCCTTTTTAATTTTAACTGAAACTTCATCATCTTTCTTCACATCTTTCTTCACATCTTTTTTAGGTGTATTTTTTACTTCTTTTTCAGAAGTTTCTTTTACCTTTGATGTTTTAGATTTAGGGCTAGTTTTCTTTACATCTTTCTTAACAGTAGATTTCTTTGTTGTTTTCTTTTCTTCTTCCATCAAATACTCCTCCTTTCTATATTATAATTATCATTATGTAATTGTACTAATTTGTCCAATGTCATGTTATCTTCTCCTAGGAATAATAATCTGAAATCACCATAGCCTGTAATTAGTTTAGATATGTCTTTTTTAGCAAACCTTTTTGACGAACAGGTAGTTTTACAAACAACTCTACCTACATCATCAACAGCAATATAATCTCCTCTTAAATCTTCTATACCATCAGTGCTATTGCTACTTAATACATATATCTTTCTTTTTATGTTAAAATCTAAATCTTTCTTTTTAACATAATACTGAATACCTTTATATTTAACAATACAGAATGTTCCATATAAATTACTATAGTTATCATCTATTACAGCAACACAAGCTCCATTTGGTATATTCTTATATTTATGAGCAATTTGAGTTTTATAATCCTCATCTGCTAATTCTTTTAAGGCTCTGGCTTTATTCTTCATCTTATTCTAATCCCCCATCTGGTTTCTTATAACTTTTCACATAATTATCTAATTCATATTTTGTTTGTTCATAAGTTTTACCATTCTTCTTTTGGTATTCTTCATTTGACATATAAAATTTACAGTTCTCTGATGTGCAATATAATCTTTTTAAACAAGCACAATCAACTGTTTTTAATCTTTGTTCATAAGCAAAGCAATCAGTTTTAGGTTGTTGTTTAATCATGATAATTTTCCTCCAATTCTTTTAATCTATATGCTAATATCTTATCAATAGCATACTCTTCAAGAGTATGTTTTGACTTACCTTTTACAATATTCATAACATCTTTTGCAAAAGAGTAGAACCTTTTATGTACATCTCTATCTTCTTTGTATTGCTCATCTGTTAAGCCTTCTGGACCGTTATATACAAACCAATTATTTGCATCAATATATAAATAATCTTTATCTATAAACTTATTTAATAAACCAACATCATGCTCAATATCATCTTCATCTGCACCATCTGGAATAGCCAATTTTATATGAATACTAGGTGTGCAATCCTCAGATAATGTAACTAAATAGTCCATTGCCTTCAATTTTCTTACAAATTTCATAGATATTTTAGAATCCTTTTTAATTTGTTTTAATTTTGCATGGTCATACTTCCAGTTTGAGAATTTAGATTTTACATAGTATCTTAAGCATTGTAAATCTGATTTCTCATACCAAATGTTTTCTCTACCACCATATACATAGGCTTTTATAGGATGGTTGTGCATCCAAGTTAATATTTCTGGTACATCAGATAGGTACCATTCTTCATTCTTAATTCTTCTGTTTGTTTCTTCTGATTTCTCATACCAAGCACTTCTGTATATTCCTTGAACATAATCTGAATAAGATGGTTTAAACTTGTCAATTTCTTTTTCAGATTGTGTAAAGAACAACAACTCTGATTTAGAACTTACTTTATATTGGTCTGACCATAAAAGTATATTATTATCTATACATTGTGAAATCTTTGTAAATCTATTTGTGTTCCAAAATGCAAATAGAAATCCAGGTATTTCTTTTATATGAAAATGACAGATACTATCTTTTGGTCCATCAAATAAAAAATATGTATTAGTGAAATATATATCTGTAGCGTGAAATCCTGTATATTCCTCAATTTCTTTTATTGCTGATAAAGCTAAGTTCTTGTTTGATAATTTACTTAATTTTGCTTCCCCCATTATAATTACTCCTTTATTTATAAAATTTACCAAATTATATTATAAGTTTAAAAATATGTCAAGCATTTATTCAAATAATTTATTTAATATTTCTGAATACCAATCAATTTCTTTTTGACTAATATATGGGTTTAATGCTTCCTTTTGGTATTCAATTTCTTCATCATTCAATTCTTTATGTCTAACCATATATCTCTCAATGTCTTTTTCCTTATATTTCTTAATACAGCTGTAAGAACGAACATATACTTCATATATAATCTCCTTATTATCACGAATCCAAGATTTACATATAACTCCAATACATGTTCCATCTACAACTACTATATCTCCAAAACAAAATTTCATAATATCTCCTATCTCATCCTTCTTATGTAAGGTGTGTTATTATATAATAAATTTTTATGCTCCTTATCATAAGTAACTAATTTAACTTTGATAGACTCATAACAAGAACCATCTATCTCTTGCTCTACAGCTTTGGTTACAATATTGATTAGAACTAAACCGTTATTTATTTCTGTCATATTTACTATTTTTGTTGTTCCAGTTGTTGATTGATTAGTAAACTTTCCAAATTTATAGCCAGAATTATTAAATGCTTCTAATATTTCTTCTTTTAATTCTCTGCTAATTGTTTTCATAAAAATACCCCCTCTAAACAATTTCTTATTATGAGCATATCATAAGTTTTAAATTTTGTCAAGCATTTTTATCTATTTCACAAATTCAGATACTTCATTTTTATAGAAGTCATAATTTATTGAATCTTTATGGTCAAGATATTCATTTACAAATGCACTAATTAAATCTGCTAATCTAGTAAAATCTTCTTCTTTAAAACCTTTTGTAGTCATTGCAGGTGTTCCAATTCTAACACCAGAAGATTTTAAAGGTGGAAGCTCGTCATTAGGAATTTGATTTTTATTAAGAGTAATATTTATCTTATCAAGCTCAGTTTCTAAATCTTTACCTGTCATCTTCTTATTTGTACTTGAATAAATATCTAGAACAAACATGTGATTTTGAGTTCCATTAGAGATTATCTTATAACCTAATCTTATAAATTCTTTTGCAAAAGCATCAGCATTTAATATAACTTGTTTTGCATACTCTTTAAATTCAGGTTGTAATGCTTCCTCAAAACAAATACCTTTACCAGCAATAATATGTTCTAGTGGTCCTCCTTGTATTCCGTGGGAACACAGCAGAGTTTATTTTCTTTGTTAAATCTTCATCATTCCAAAGAATGATACCACCTCTTGGTCCTCTTAAAGTTTTATGTGTGGTAGATGTAACAACATCAGCCCAACCAATAGGAGATGGGTGAACACCACCAGCAACTAAACCAGCAACATGTGCCATATCACGATTTGTTATCTTTATGTTTCCATAAAGTCCAGACTATACCATTAACTTTTATATTTCCAAATAAAACCTGAATAAGATTTATATTCATTAGTGCAATTTCTATAAATTCCGTCTATAGCAACTCCTGTAATTTTTGATGCTTCTTTTACACTTGGGAATGTTGCTATTAAATTTTGATTCATATCATATTGTTCTGTTATCTTTCCGTGTGTTCTTTGTGCTGCCTTTCTAACCCCATCTGCTAATCCTGTGTTGTATGCGTGTTGAGTATTATAGCCAGGAGTACACCATTCGAGATTAGTATATTTATTATTTCTTTTATTACCGTCCTTATGATTTACTTGTGTGTTCTTATTAGGGTTCTTATTTTCTATAAATAAACTTGCAACCAATGTATGTATATATATTTGTTCAAATTTTCCCAAAAATCTAAATGTTGCAAGTGTATAGTCATTTGACTTAATATTAGAATAATCATAAATCTTTTCAGCCGAATGTCTCACTACTTTTTTACCTTTTCTTTCATAAGTAGTTTCTCTTGCCAAACTTTTTACTCTCCCATAATTACTAACTTCATATAACCCTTCCCAGTTAGGAACTGCTTTCCAAATTTCCAAATCTTATTCACCTTCTTTCCATATAATAAGTTACTCCTTGGTAGTCGTTGAGAGCTTACCATGCCATAATGGTTTAGGTCTATCTCTGCTGATTGTCCAATCTTAAATATTTTCAGGTGTTATTAAAATTTCTAATAATAACTACTAATTTAAGCTCTAAGGAGTTTCCAGCATATTCGGAGTTCAATAATATATTTCTATATTAAGGGGCTGCTTGCTTAGGCACAAAGCAAATTAACCATATATACAGGTCTATCTCCAGTTTTATTATAATAATCTTCTATTATTCTGGCTATTCTTTCATAATCTATAATTTGTGAATAAGAACTTGCACCAACTAAAATCATTTTAGGGTTATATTGATATAATTTGTTTTCTATATCTTCATAATCAATAATACCATTTTCTGTAACACCATAGGAAACTATATTATAATCTTGTCCACTAAATGACATTTTATGTCCGTGTGTTAGATGTCCTCCAGCACCTAAATCCATACCTAAAACTGTATCTCCATTATTTAATAATGCTCTGTAAACAGCTTGATTTGCAGAAGAACCACAATGTGGCTGAACATTAGCAAATTTGCAACCAAACAATTTACATACATCATCTATTGCTTTTTGCTCTATCATATCTATATATTTACAACCACCATAATATCTTTTATTAGGATAACCCTCTGCATATTTATTTGTTAGAATAGAACCACAAGCTGCTTTAACCCTATCACTACAAAAGTTTTCACTTGCTATCAATTCTATATTCTTATTTTGTCTGCCTTGTTCCATTTTAATTATATCTTCATAAGAAGCTTCTATCATATTAATATCCTCCTTTATCTAGGGTTTTCATCTTTTTATGATTTCTTACCCTTATTGCAAATGACCTTGTTCCATAATCTGCAATATCTTTTAATAGTTTTTCAATTAGTTTTTGAGTATCTGGGTGGAATATCATTGTAGGTTTATTCTTTTCATAATACTCTAATGGAGATTTTTGTGTCCACTTATCTCCCATATAAACTTTTCCAGCACCTATCCAATCACAAATCATTTCTGCAACATATCTATATGGAATTTTAGCTGGTTTATTTTCTTTGGTTCCTAAATTATCAATCCAATATTCCCAATGATGCTGATTTCTTCCTCTATGATGAAGCCATACATAAGAATAACCTTTTTCTTTCTTTTCTGCATCTATTGGACTTGATGTTCCTTGAAAGTATTTAACACTTGTTTTAAATTCTGCCTTACTGAATTTACTCATATCATGTAATAATCCTTGTTTATATAGCCCACATTTAAAACAAATTTTTCCTACTTCCCATTTGTGTTTACACACAGTTTTGAAATGCTTTAAAGCCTTTTTCATTTCTACACCTCCTATATTATATAACATCTTTATTTTGTAAAATATTAATGAGGAGAAATTGTATTTAAAGGAGGTATATAAATGGCTGATGCTTATGGTGGATTTGTTTTTGGTCATACAATTATAAGTGACTCGTGTGAGGTTTCACATGACTTTTGGGGGCAAGGTACTAAAACAGCTTTTGGTAACCTAAGTATTACAGTATTTGCATGGAGAGAAAATAAGTTTAATGATAAAACACTACATTGGTGTATATATAGTTCAAGCAGGAGCCCCTTAAATACTGGTTATGGTAAATTATTAGTAGGTTCTAGAGATAGTATGCTATCTGAAAATTATTATTTAAGAGCAATGTCTATGCAACTTTCTATAAATGGAACATATATAGTTAATGGAAAACCTACTTGGTCTGATGGTTCATATAAAATGCCATATTTTGCTGCCAAAACCCTTGTTACAGGTAATGCCTCTGGTAATGTAGCAACACCAGCTGGTGCATTAACAGAAGAAAATAAAGACAGATTACCAAATGGAGAGACATCATGGAGATTATTAGAAAAAGAATTTACAAGCAGGCTATATTTTGGTTTCCAGGTTTCTGACCATGGTATTAACTTTCAGGATGTACGAAACTGGACAGCAAATAAAACAAGACAGAACATGACTTTCAAATACCCACCATATATGCCAGTTCCTAGTAAAAATACTGATAGTTTCCCATCTACACCTAGCAACGGAAGTATGGATATAAGTGATGGTTCGACTAAACTTACAAACTGGTGGGCATATAAAATTACTAAAGCTTCCAATAATAAGAATGTATTTAACTGGAATCCTTCAACATCTACTGGGGAATATGGTCTTGGAATAACTACAGACGTCATAATAAATGGAAATACATATAATGGTACTGGTTCTAGTTCAAAAGATTATACACATAGTACAATAGCAAGTTCATATTCTGGTTATGTAAAAAGATATTATACAGATATGACAGGTATTTATACTATAAGTTCGTCATCAACTGCATACACTTATTCAAAGCCATCTCTTTCTGGTATAGCTTTGAGTAAATCTACTTTAAGTCCTAGAAGTGGTAGTAGTTTAAGAGTTACACTTAATGGAATGAATAATAGAACTTGGGGTGTTGAAAATCATTTCGACACAAAGATTTGGAGTAATTGTAATGGTAGTAGTGGAAGCCCATACACAAACGAAAGAACTACTTCAAACTACAAAGATTATGGGCAAGGTGATATAAGGGCATTATTCCCAGATACATCAGCTTCAAATGGTGTTGTAAATGGTACTATTTATACATTAAGACGTAATATGGGTGTTAAAGGTGGAAACCCTGGAAATGGAACACAGATATATGTAACAGGTGTAAAGCAAGCAAATGTAAAGATACAATATACACCAAAAGAAAAAATAAATGTAGATGATGAGCCAAATGGTAACGATAATCATAGTGGATTAGCATACTATAAATGTGAAAATGGAGTACAAGGAAATAAGATAGCTGCAGCAACTACTTGGGAATTATTAAATAATTATGATATTTCTAATATGACTGGTATAAGGGTTAATGTGCAATACCCTAAAACTGATGGTTCTGGTGTTATTAGTGGGTATAGAGTTAGATTGTATTCTGCAGTAGATGGTTCACCTAAATCAGATACAATGTATTATGAGAATCATTTTAACACTTCTGATTATAACTTTACATTTACAATATTTTATAGTGAGCTAAGAAGAGGTGTTAGTGGTAATATTATAAAGATAACACCATATTATACAGCTTCTAATGGTGCTAAATGGTACGGACCAGAAGTAAGTAAAAGATTTGTTGATATTGCTTGGAGATTAAATAAACCAGTTATAGACTGTCCATTAAATGATACTACTTGGCATAATCACAAATATAGAATACTATTTAGATTACCAATAGATAAAGATACACAATATAATGGAAATACAAACGATATAGAGAATTATTACGGAAGTGGAAATTATAGATACCAAAATATATGTATTAAAATAAATGGTATTGATACATATTTTGATGATAAAACATTCTATAATGCTCATAATGCTTGGAACAGTCCTATATCAATATCAAATGCAAATCTAACTTATAGAAGAACAATTATTGTAAACCCATCTTTATTACCAAATTATAAAGATGAGGCATCTTATTCAATTCAAATAAGAGTTAGAAAAGCATACGGACAAAATTCAAACTGTGATGGATGGAGTGATTGGTCAGATACTATATTTGTTAGAAGAAAAACTGTATCTAATGATGTAGTAAAAAGACATGAATATATTATGGCTTCCCATTATAAAACAGTTCAAGATGCTTTTAATAATAGTCTTGCTTGTTATTCTAAAACAGCTTCTGATAATAAGAACTTTGTAATAAAGGAAAGTTTTGATAGAGTAAGGGGAGATAACATAAATGGACCACATTTAAGTCCACCAACAAATACACCATTAAGAACAATAAGGGAATATGTAAGTGAATTTAATGACTTACATCAACTAAAGAATAAAATCAATAGTTATGCATCATTTGACACTGACCAAGATAGAAGTTTAGTTAAACTAGATAGTAAAAATAATCTATTGGCTAATTTTACACCTAGCCAAGAGTTTATTACAGCTGCCAAAGACCAAAATGGTGCAACAGAATGTGATAACATAAATACAATACTAAAAGGTAGAAATTATATGAAATATATGTGTGATGAGTTAAATCATCTTTATTAGAGGTAGAGGGAATATTTGTCCCCTACCTCTTTTCTTTTGGGGAGGTTGATTATTATGTACACGAAACATAGTTGCTATAAATGTGAAAACAGAAAAGTGGGTTGTCATTCAAATTGTGAAATCTACAATAAATATAAAATGGAGTTAGATGTTATTAATAGTAGAAAAAAACAATTTAAAGAAAATGAATACAATCCAAGGAGGTGTAAAATATGGAAGATAACTCAAAAATGAAAAAAGAAGAACTAAATAATCTGGAAAAGAACCTAGTTACGAAGCTAAATGAAATAAGAGATATAATGGATGCACAAAAGAATACTCTTGCTGTTAGTATCAGAAGAGATGTTGTTGCTGTTCAATTAAAAGACATTTTAGATGAACATACATCTTTTCATTCTTTAAAGAATGCATTAGAAGAATATATAGAATACCTTTATTCAAATATTGAAATAAAGGAGGTTACAGAAGATGAAAACAACAACAAAGAATGATTATATAGAAATAACTTGTAAAAGATATTGTGCTAATTATGATACATGTGATAAAAAGCATATACATATCCACGAAATAAGTGATAAAACAACCAGTATTAGTTGTATTGCTTACAAAAAAAAGGAGGAAACTCGTGAAAGTTAAAAGAGGTGAAATATGGTATTGTAAGAATTTTGGTAATGGGTTAAAAGGCATTATATCTGGTCCAAGACCAGTATTAGTAATTTCAAATGATACTTTTAATGCTTGTAGCCCAGTTGTAAATATTCTTGGAATATCTGGTCAAGATAAAGAAAGTCCTGTTCACTATAAGGTTGCATTAGAAGAAGATAGCTATGTAAATTGTGAACAAATATATACAGTGAATAAATCATATATGATGAGAAAGATGGGAGAATTGGACGACCATCAAATGTTAGAAATTGAAAACTTATTAATGTTTCAATTAAATATGTAAAAGATGTTATTTAAAAGGAGGCATATATGGAAATAGATTTACAAACAATACTAAAAGGTATAAATATGTATAAAGTTGCTTCTAGTAATTTAGCTGCAGTAGGATATAATGCAACTTCAAAAGTATTAAGGGTTATATTTAATGGTGGCTCTTCTTACTTATACTTTGGTGTAGAGCCTATTGTATGGGATGCTTTATGTAAAAGTCAAAGCAAGGGAAGATTTCTAACAGAAAATGTAACTAAAAGAAAAGATAAGTATAAATATATAAAGATTTAATCTATTATGTCTCAGCACTATTCTTTTAAGGCAGAGTAAATCTGCCTTTTCTAAATATTATAATGAAGGAGATTTAAAAATGGAAATTGTATTTAACAGAACATTACTTATAGATGGAAGTTATATGTTACATCGTCAACTTTCTGTCATAAATCAATGGGATTTACAAACAACAACTGGTAAAAGAACTGGTGGTGTATTTGGAGTTATAAAGAGTGTATTCAAGGAAATGCAAAAATATAACTATTTTCCAATAATGGTGTTTGATGGTGGCTTAGCTCCAAGAAGATTAGCACTATATTCAAACTATAAGAGAAATGAAGAAAAACAGTTATTATTAGAAAGTACTAGCTATACTGAAAAGACAGAACAACAACTAATGGATGAAGCATTTATGAGAGAATACAGAACACAAAGAAAAGACATAATAGAATTTATGCATGGTATGGGTATTCCTTGTATTAGAATAAAAGACTGGGAGGGTGATGACTTATTATATATTCTATCTAAAATGTCAAAAGACAGTATAATAATTTCTGATGATAAAGATTTAATTCAAGCTGCATTTGAAGATGAAAATAGAAGATGTAGAATTTGGAGAACTATGCATGAGGAAATGCTTGATACTCATATACTGGAAAAAGAAGGTCTAAATGCTTGGAGTTATATAAATAGAAAAGCTATTTGTGGTGACCCATCTGATAATATTCCTTCTGCTTGTTATGGTGTTGGAGAAAAGACAGCATTAGACTTAATAAAACTTTATGAAAGTTGTAAATTAAATAATGTTAGTTTTCCACATGATGAAAACAGTTTAGCTGATGCTTGTATTAAAGCTGGTATTTCAAAGAGAAAGGCATATACTAATTTTGATGAAGCACAATTCATTATCAATATGGAATTGATGAATTTAAAACTTGTAGATAATGACATTACAGAACAATTTGTTAATAAATTATATGATGAAATAATGATGGAACTAGAGATGCCAGATGAAAATATAATAAGAGATAAAATAGAAGAACTAGAAATGTTCTCATTAGATACTAAATCAATGAGAAATAAGGTTATTAAATTAAAAGATTATTTAAAAATAGAGGATAGACAAAAAGTAGAAAATCACTCAGAAGAAACAATCACTCATTTATTTTAGAAAAAAGCTAAAAAAATTTAAAGAAGTATAGATTTTTAGGTTATAAGATGTTATATTATATAGGAGGTATAGCTTTTTATAACCTTTTAAATTTTATTATAGGAAATGGGGCATAAAACGTAATGATTAAGTTAAAACCAAAAGACATAAATTATACAATGTCTACATATTTGAAAAAGAAATTAAAGAAAGAAACTATAAAAAATAGTGACGACTTAATGTATATATTGACTAATGATAATAAATCATATAGAGAGATTCTTAATGAAGTAGGTTCAGATATTCCAGATGAAGAGTTTTATGAAACTGTTAATGAATTTATGGAAACAAACCCTTTTAAAAAAGAAAGAAAGGGTATTGCTGAGCTTGAAGGAGATAATATAAGAGTATCTTATACTGTTGATACAGATGGTATGGCTCACTGGTTAGAATTAGAAGATTTAAACACATACTTATTTAATGATGTCAATGAAGGGAAATACTCTGATTTAGAATTATCTAAATTAGTTATAAATGCCTTTTCAAAAGCATACCCAGTTATTCCAAATAAAGGGGTTGTTTGTTTTGACTTAAAACTTATTGCTGATAAATCTGAGGGGAAATTGTCCTTATATGATGTAGCAAGATATTTTTATAGAGCAAGTAAATGTGGATTCTATAAAGTAGTTAAAACCAGATTAAATGTAGGTAATATACATACAATATTTATGTGCAAAATTGAACATTCTGATTATATGTATCTTGATGGAGAATCATTTGATACTTGTATTAAAGTTCCTACCCATAAAGGAGTTGCAAGACTTCAAGATATGTTCAAAGAAGATACTGATTTATCAGAAGAAGATGTAGAATTATCAGAAATAAGATATAATGTTAGAACACCTCATGTTCTATATTCAAATCATTCATTACATTTAATGCCAGATGGTTCTATTGGTTATATCCTAAATAGTTTATTCATAGGAGCAAAAATCAAATATATAAGTAATAGAGGAGTATCATGTGATATTGTTGCTATACACTCAAACAAGAAATGGGATTGTTTCTCAAAAGTAACACATGGAAAAGAAGTTCTAAGACAAGCCTATGATGATAAAATGTCAGAAAAGATATATAATAATCATATCATAGTATATGGATTTACATTTGGAGATGATACAACACTTTGTAGCAAGTTATTTAGTGAACAAAATGACAAGAAAAGCAGAAATATAATGAGCCTTGAAAGTGGATGGTTTATTACTCCTTCTGGAAGTAATATTAAAGGTATCTACATATATGATAAAGATACTAAATGGCATACTATTAAGCAAGAGTGTATTGAATATACTGAAAGAAGAGGTGTCAGATTAGAAACTGAAAGAGAGAAAATAGTTAGAGAAAATAGCATAAGCAGTATTGAAAGTGTAATAGGTAAGAACACAAATATAGATGGTATGTGGTCTTCTTATGATAGCATAAAATACTCAAAAACAGTTTTAGATAGCATAGGGGGTAGTGTCCCTTTATTAACAAGTGAAGATATAGATGATATGTTAGTTACAGATGTAACTCAATTTGCTCTATATCTAACTATAATAAAACCTTATATGTCTTATATAAGTTGGAAGATAGACCTTGAAATGAAAGATTTTAAAGGTATGGTTGTTGATGAATTATGTGCTGGATATAATGGAATATCTTATAACCCAATGATAATGGAAAATAAAGATAATTTCACAATGCACTATATAAATAGAAAAATAACAGAACTTATAGATTCTGGTATTTATTTCACAAACCCAGAATTAGAAGATACTATTAAAAGTATCAGAAGAATAAGAAATAAAGAAGTAAAAGTTCAAGAAGTATCTTCTAAATTAGGTAAATATATAAATTTAGATGAAGTAGAAGATATATATAATACTATGAAATTGAGATATGATTATCTACTTGAACAAATATCTGAATTTAAACACATCAATGATTTAAACGGTAGATACAGAATGAAATTAGCTAGATTTTATCATAAATATAATAAAGCAACAGGTAAGAGATTACCAATACAAAATTTTAAAATAAATGTAATAGATTTAACAAGTGATATAATAAATGATAATAAAGAATATATTAAAAGAACAAATAATAAAGAAGCAAAAACAAAATTAAAAGAACTAAATAAATCATTAAGAAAACACTCAATGACATTAAGAAAGAACATATTAAAAGAAACAATATTTGCAGATTATAAAACAAATAAAAAAGATATAAAATTAAATGAGATAAATAATGAAGTAAAAACAAGATTACAAGATATAGTAACAGATGAATATTTAATAAATAATGGATACGATATGAGTAGAATAATTAAATTACAAGGGTATGTTGCTGATATTGAAAACAGAATGTATGAGATAGAAGATGGGGATATATACTCTAATTCTCTTGGAAATCTAAATAATACTTTTGTTAGAGTAGATTGGCAACGAAGATTTGGGTTTATTATGTAACTAAATCTTGCTAACCATTGGTACCGTAAGTGTTCAAGACTTTTAAAAATAAGGGTTTAAAAGTCTATTTAGTGTTCCCAAAAATATTTACAGTATCAGTAATTTTTTGAATTTTTTAAAAAAGTGTTATAAGTTTTAAAATATAACAAGCATTATTTTAGAAGTTTTCTAAAATCCTCAATTTTGCTAACACCCTCTCTAAAATTCTGGAAATTGTTATAAAAATTTCGGACATTCTCCCAGTTCCTATTAATAAGCTTCCTAGATTGGATTAGCTCTAAGCTTAAAAGACCAATGATACAAATTTTAATATTTGTTATTCCAAAGGGTATTTAATTATTCTCCCCTCAAATGATTATATGTTTATATCTTATCCTCTTCAATATTCTGTCTAGTATCCTGTGTTTATTTCTATTTAGGTTCTAAATATTAGATAACCCATAGGAAAGTATTTGTCTAGTATAAAGGTCAAAAACAAATACTTTCAAAGAGCAGTTAGGAAGCAGAATATTCATTTTAAGTAAAGCACCCTCCTGAGTGCTTTGGAGTATTTGAACTTTTCCAGAAATTCTCCTTCTAACTAAAAATATTAAAGTATGCTAGTAATAAATTTAGAATAAAATATATCTCTTATAAGCTTTAAAATATATCAAGTATTTATTAGTTTTGTATAAGCTTTAAAATACTTCAAGCATTTAAGTAGTTTTAGAATATAACAATTTATTATCAAAAGATGTTATAATATATGAAAGGTAGGTACATAACAAATGGAAAATGAAGAGCTAAATAAAATATTAGAACAATATAAAACTGATTTAACAACTCATAATTTAGACGAAGAATCTCAATTAGAGGAAGTATTGAAATCAAGCTGTAGCTTATCAACAAAGAGTATTTTTGCTCTCAAGGTATTAATAAAAAAAATTCCCAATGGGGAATTAAGACATCAACAATTAGAGCTGATACATAGAATGAGTAATGTTATAGAAACAGAAGATGATGGATTACTTCAAGCTGGAACTGGTGTTGGTAAAAGTATATCTTATTTAATACCTGCCATTATTAGTGGGAAGAAATGTTTTGTAACAACTTCTACAAAACAACTAACATCACAATTAACAGATAAAGACTTACCCCTATTAAAAGAGTATCTATTCCCAGATTTACAATATTCTGGTTTACAAAGCTTATCTAATTATATATGTATTAAGAAGTATTTAGATATGTTTGAGGAAATTCAAGAAAACCCAGGTTTATATGAAAAAACAAGACCAGATGATTTAAAATCAGTAATGATAATAAAGCCTTACTATGAGAAATACTTATTAGGTAATATAAAACCTGTTGATTTTACTTTAGAAAGTACAGGTTGTGAATGTGAGAGTGCTCAATGTTCTGGAGCTGGTTGTATTAGAGGTTGTAAATTCAAAAATAAATCTATCTGTCCTGTATATAGGTTATGTCAACAAATAATGGCTAGTGATGTAGTTGTTACTAATCATGCTTATGTTAGTAAAATGCTTGTTGGTGCAAGTAAAGATAAAGCAAAAGAATTAGGTTTATTAAAAGGTAGACCACTTTGGATATGTGATGAAGCACATGATTTAGAGGGATATTTAGAAAATGCTTTCTCAACCAAATTAGAAGCAGGTGTTTTAAAATATGTTTATATTCCTAAATTGAAGAAGTATTTAGAAACAATGGTAATGCAAGAAACTTTTAATAATACATTTAAAGAATATGATACTAAATTAAGGGAATCAAATATACCTGTTGATGATGAGTGTAGATACCACAGTTACGAACAATTAGCAAATGATGTAAGGTCAATTGGTTTAGTAATAGGTAGAATACTGAAGGTAATGGATAGATATAGATTTGATGCTGAGAATGAAATTGAAAGTAAGACTAGCGTTGAAAGAGAATTTGAGTTTGATGATTCTGATAATGAAGAGATAAGCAAATGTATTGATATACTATTAAAGATACAAATAAGATTAGAAACACTTACATCAGTAAATGTTAAGTATGTTCCAACTATTAGAAATATTGTATCTGATTTAGCAAATGCACTAGAGATATTTTATAAGTCAAGTGGTAACAAAGAATCTTATGTAACATACTATGATTATATGGCTCCAAGACATGATAATGATGACCCATTTAGTATATCTTCTACATTTTTACAATCTGGGGAAGCATTACAAGCAGCACTTGGTTGTTTAGATTTAGAGAAATCAGAATTAGTAACTGTAAATAAGAATAAAATAAATATGATAGGTGTCTCAGCTACATTATGTGTTGGTGGAAGCTTTAGGGATACAGCAGAAAAATTAGGAATGACAAAATTAAAAGATATGCACTGTCAATGCACAGATGTAGGAACAGTGTTTGACTACCAAAAACAAGGTTTGATGTATATACCACAGGGAATACCAGATGTAAAGAAGAATAGAACAGAACATTTTGATTACTTTAAAAAGTCAATAAAAGAACTTATAAAGATATCACATGGTGGAGCATTGATACTTTGTACTACTATAAAAGAAACAACAGAAACATATCATTACTTATTAGAAGAATTTGGGGGTACTTATACAGTTTTAAGTGCTGAAGATAAAAGATGGAAAACCAAAAATGATTTAGTAAAAGCATTCAGGGATGATGAGAATAGTATTCTAATTGGTACAAGAGGATTTTTCCAAGGTTTAGATGTGCAAGGTGATTCATTAAGACTATTATGTTTAAATAAACTTCCTTTTGGAAACCCAGGAGTAGTTAGTAAGAGAAAAGGAGAAATTGCTAAGTCAAAAGGTTTAGATGATTTCAGAATAACAGCAATAGTTCCAACTACAATGATGTTATTACAAGCTGTTGGCAGACTTATTAGACATACATCAGACAAAGGAGTTATAGCATTATATGATAATAGACTTTATACTGGTTCCTATTGGATAAGTCCATTAACAATGTCTTTACCACCATTTAGAACTACTACAGATTTAAAGGATGTTGAAGAATTTTTTACTGAAAACAAAAGTGAAGAATAGGAGGGTAATATCATGGCTTTTGATTTAGATGATGAAGAATTAGAAGCAACTAGGGTATTTATCAATCATTTACCACCAAAGGAAAAACAAGATAGCAGTGTTGATAAAGATAACAAAGATGTTAAATTGAATGACAAGAAATAAGTTTTAAAAATTGTCAATAATTTTAGGAGGTAGAAATTATGGAAACTGATATGTTTGTAAAGGCAGCAAAATATCTTATACAAGATTTTTATAATAATAGTCTTGATAAAACAGATAATGTTACATTGAAGGATGATGACATTTATGTTGTCTGGTATGCTAAAACTTTAAAAAATTCAAAAGGTTTATTAAGTACAAGGCTAATAGACGGAATGTATTTTGAAATTACTTATAATGGAACTGATAAAGAGTTCTACTTTGATGCCTATAAGAAATGGCAAAATAAAGCAGTAAAGGTGGAAGATATTGATGTTCTTAAATAACAGGGAAGATATTAAGAAATCTATTACAAAATGTGAGCATTACCTAAAAAGTAATGCTCAAATACAGTATATAGAATCATGTGAAGATTCGGTAGCGTTTAAATCTGATGATATGACACATATAAAAGTTGTTACTGATGCTTTAAAAGAAGCTTTATATATGATTGATATACTAAATAAATCAGACTTTGACAAAGAAAAATCAAGTATGATGTATTATAATGATATGAAGGAATATAGAGATAAATCTAAAATGCAATCTGAAATGATTAGCCTTATGCTAGACTGGATAGTAGACCATAGTGATTGCCCATTAGAAAATGAAGATACTGATTTATACTGTGAAATTAGATGTAATGATGATAAAGGTTTATATAAAGATTGCTGGGAGCAGTTCTTTATAAATAAATTGAAGGATAAGTAGGTGAGATTCAAATGAGAATACATTTTAGCAAAGATTTAAAACATTGGTATAAATTTATATTACCAAAAGATTTAAGACTTGTAGAACCCAAAATAAAGTGGTTATTTTGGGATATAGAATTTACACCAACAGAACAAAGAGATTACATACATGATAAGACAGGGCAATCAACTTTTGTATATTGTCCAAATTGTAATAATGAATTAGTTAATAGTAATAGTTTTGTGAAGGACACAGACTATGTTTATTATAAATGTGATAAATGTGGAACAGATAGTAAATGGGATTTTGATTTTATATGTCCTATTTTAGTTGAATTTAGAAAGGAAGAGTATATTGAAAATAAAGAATGATATTGATTTACAAAAGTTAAGGAATTTTGGGTTTGAGTATGAGCCAGCAACTGGTGGATATTATAAAGTATATTTTCCAAAGTTTTTAAAATTCATACCAATGGCAAGAAGTAATAAAGTAAGAGGTTTAGCCATTTATGATGATAGAAATATAATAATAAAGAAAAAATATGGATTTATGTGGATACCAGCATTTGAAGATGAGTTTGCAATACAAGATTTAATAGATGCTGGATATGTTGAAGCATAAGAGGGGGTTTATAAATGAAATTATTTTTATATTCAGATGTACATATAAGTAGAACAAGTAGTATTCTACCAACAGTTAGTGAAAATGAAAAATATACATACAGACAGAATATGATTATAAAAACAGCAGAATGGATGTCAGAGATTATAAAACAAGAAAATGCTGATATGATAATAAATTTAGGAGATACTTTTGACCAAAACACAATTACAAGTTATGATGTAGAAACAGCAAGTGAGTTTTTTAAGAGATTTCCTTCTGGTATTCGTCATCTTGTATTATGTGGAAATCATGAAATGTTAAATAGTAAAGATAATGTATTAAAGCTTCTAAACAATATAGAATGTATCTCAGTAATAGATACAGTAACATCAATAGATAACTTATTATTGGTACCATATTGTGATTATAAGGATTTAGACCTTACATCTTACAATGAAGCTGACTATTTGTTTTTACATCATGATGTTTATGGGAGTCAAATTGCACCAGGCAGAGTTTTAGATTTTGGTATTGAACAAAATAGTTTATCTAAATTTAAAAGAGTATTTAATGGGCATGTTCATGCATCAAGTAAATTTGGTAATATTGTAAATGTTGGTAGCATAACAACTCATTCATTTGCAGATAGTCCTATTTCATATCCTACTTGCTATATATTTGATACAGTTACAGGTGAACTAAAAGAGTTTTATAATAGAAATTGTCCTTTATTTAGAAAGATAAAGGCAGATACAATTCAGGAATTACAAAATTATTTAGCAGTAAATTTGGAACAAGGTTGGAACTATATATTACATATTGACTGTTCTTTTGAAATAAAGAGTTCAGTAGAAGATATTATTAAGAATAGACCAAATGTTCTTAACTATAAGATTACTACAAAATCTATTAAACAAGATGGAGTTCCCGAATTAGAAAATACTAAAATAGAAAGCAACCTTGATGTTAAGAAGTCATTCAAGGATTTCCTAAATACTGGTATTGAATTAAGATACCCAATGAATTTATATAATGAAGTAATTGGGGAAATAAAAGATAAAGAAGAAAATGTTAAAACAGACGATAAGATTGAAATATTGTCAAGCAATAAAGCAAATTCATTATTTTAGATATGAAAGAGAGGTTATAGAATAATGAAGCATAACTTTGAATTTAATATTGATTTCTGGGATAGTAAAACAGAATCAGACTTTTACAGATATAGGGATATATTAGTAAATCTTTCTGATATGGATACTATTCAAGCAACTCACTTTTTAGAAAATGTATATAGTTCAGTTGCAAGAGATTATGGAGATGAATAGTTTTATCATTAAAGATGTTATAATTTATAGAGAGGTGTAAGAAGATGAACTTAATACAAAATATTTTTCAAAACCCCAATTTTAAAGTTGAGGGTGACCATCATAAATTAAAGAAAAGAATATTGAAAGATATAATCAACATGAACTGGTTTAACGATTGTGATTTACTTATAGGATATTCAGATGGTCAAAGAGTATATACTAATCCAAAGCAATGGCAATTAGATGCAGCAAATAGTTTATTTGAGTTTTATTGGAATTATACAGTTGATAGATATACTAATTATGACGCACTAGAGGATGAAATTTATAACCACATGAAGAACTCAAAATATGTAGGGGTACAAACAACAGTATTACCAAAATTTACAATACCATTTAGAGCAGATAGTGGACAATGCATGATAGATGAAAATGGAAATCAAACATTTAGAGATGGAACACCAACTAGACCATTTTATTCTTTAATCTATATTGCACAAAATGGATTTATTGATTTTGATGATAAGATTAGATTAAAAGACTGGGATTCAGTTATAAGAAGTAACCCTAAATATTTAAGATACTTTGAAACTTGTTTAGACCATTTTGCAGATGGTGAAAATAGTGTCAAGAAACAAATAAGAGATTTAGTTAAAACATATAAAGATTTTAGAGATTATTTGGACCCTAATCTTCCAATAGTAGAAGATAGAAAATGGTTGTATGATTTCTGTGTTGAAGTAGATGTAAAGTGTGACCCTTATAAAAATTATGAAACAGAATTATTACATAAAAATGGTTTTATAGTTATGGGTGGTAATGAATATATTTATTATAATGATATACCATGTGTAAACTGTGGAAAACCACATTATAGAAATGGTTTATGTAAAGACTGTTGTGAAATGAATTTTAGAGATAGAATGATAGGTAATAAACTATATGGAAAAGCAAGTCAAAGAAGTAACTCAATGCATCTAAACGAAATAAAGTTAGCAGGTGCAGCTGCAAGTGCAAGTTCAAGTAGTTATAGAGTTAGTGGGGATACATCAAGACAAGCACACAGTATGGATGATGAGAGTATTATATCAGCAAGTACAAGTGCAATATCTAGCAGAGCAAGTAGAGCTGCAGGAGAACCAGCAACAGTAGGTATAAATACATCTGGAAATTCAGCAGTTATAGTAGATGATGATATTGGTAACGCAGCAAGTTCAAATAGGTCAAGTTTTGTAAGTAGAGCTGCAGGTGTAAATCTATCAAGTAGTATTACAGGTGTATCAACAGCAGTTTCAGAAGAAAGAATGTCAGACGCAAGTCATACAGCAGTAAAAAGTAACCCAAGTAGAGCTTCAGGTATAACAGTTAGCCAGAATACAACTGGAATATCAACAGCAGTTTCAGAAGAAAGAATGTCAGACGCAAGTCATACAGCAGTTGCAAGTAAAGTAAGTAGAATGCCAGGACAAAATATGGGAAATGTTACACAGGTAGGTACAACAACATCTGCTAGTAGTACATCTGTATCAGATGATGGTATTGGGGCAGCAGCAAATACCAGTGTTTCAAGTGGAAGCAGTCAGTCAAGGGGACAAAATATTGGTATGCAAAAACCAAGTGCAACATCAAGTGTAATTGATGAGGAAACTTTACAATTTGCAAGTTATGATAGTAGAGTTGCAGCATTTACACATACTTCTGGTGCCTCAGATGTAACATCAAATGAAGAAGTACAAAGAGCAGGATTGGAATCAAGAACAGCAGGTTTTCAAACAGCAGTTAGAGCTGTAAATATAGGAAACAGTGAATTTGCAAATTCTAGAACAAGAGTTGGTGTTAGCGTTGGAACTACAACATCAGAGCAATCATTTGCAAGGAATAAAGATACAGTTGATGAGACTGGAAAAGCAAGTAGGAGTAGTATTATAACATCCCCATCAGCAACAAATATAAATGATGTTAATTTTATAGGAAATATAAAAGACTTTGTTTATACATCTCCTAATACAGTTAGATACTATTCATCTCAAGGTAAGATATTCGATATGACCATACCAAAAGGTTATAGATACCCAGATAATATATCAACAAATAGATTCTTTATGTTTGGTAGTTTTAATGGTAATCTTGAATTATTAAAACAATTCTGTCCACAAAATGCTTTCGTATTTGACCCATTTGCAGGTCATGGAGATAGAGCATTATTCTTTATGGAATATGGTTGTAAAGCATATATAGGAAATGATACTAACGTAAAAGAATGGACATTTTTAAATGATAATCTAATCAAGTTAATAAACAAATACAAGAGATTTAACCAAAAATGTGAGGTTAGAATAAAGAACTCAATGATATATGAACCAGAATTAGAGAATAAAGTAGACTTTGTTTACACATCCCCACCATATTTTGATTTTGAAATGTATGATGGATTTACTGAACAGATAGCAGGAATGAAAACATACGATGACTTCCACAGAGAGTTTTCAGTACCTATATTCAAAAATGTATATAGATATATGAAAGATGGTGGTGTAGTTATTCTACAAACAGAAAAAGATGCAAAATTAAAACAAAAGTGGATAGATATGATGGTTAGTGTTGGTTTTAAAAACATTACAGAACATGATTTAAGTAATGAACAAAAACATGGAATAAATAAAACTATTCAAGAGATAGGTATATTTGTTAAAGGTGACTATAACAGGGGAGAGGTAAAACAAACAACTAACACATTATTTTAGAAAGAGGTTTTATAATGAATCTAGTACAAAATATTTTTCAAAACCCTAACTTTGAGATAAAAGGAGATAGGGATAAATTAAAACAGAAAATAGCAAAAGATGTCATAAATATGTACTGGTGGAATGACTGTGGTATCCTTAAAGGATATGACAGCTCATTCCGAGTATATGCCAACCCAGAGATATGGCAGTTAGATGCAGCAAATGACCTTTATGAATACTATTGGAATAAACAACAGGATAGCGTTACACTGGACAAATTAGAGGATAGTATTTATAGATATATGAGAAGTAATACTGAATTTGATACAAATAATGGTTATTTATCTACTTTTAATATGAAATATAGAATGGACCCACAGCAATTTATGTATGATAAAGAAGGAAATCAAACATTTAGAGATGGTACACATAACAGAGCATTCTATTCATTAGTCTATTTAGGTCAAAATGGATTTATAGATAGAGATGGGTATTTAAAAATATGTGATTTTGATACAGCAATTTTAGGAACTAAATATGAGAAATTCTTTAAACTTTCTAAACATAGAATAAAAAGTGAGAAGAGCATGGTATCAGAGGAAATAAATAAGTTAAAAGATGGCTATATGAAATTTGATAAATATTTAGACCCAAATTTACCAGTATTAGAAGATAGAAAATGGTTATATGATTTCTTTATGTATGTTGAGTTAAAATGTGACCCATTTAAGAATTATGAAGTTGAATTACTTGAAAAGAATGGTTCTATTGTAGGCTCTGGAAATGAAGATATTTATGTTGAAATAGATGGTAAGAAGTGTGCTAATTGTGGGGTTAATGAACCATATATAAATGGACTTTGTAAAGACTGTCAGGATGTAAAAATAAATCATAGTTCTAGAGCAACAAGAGCTTCTGGTGCAAGTATAGCAGTAAGAAGTATAGATGCAAATATACAAGACGCATCAGTTATGGTAAATACAACTAGCCACACATATCAACCAAGAGGTGAAAGAGTAGATGCAAAAGAAAGAGTAGATAGAATATCAAGTACTAGCACATCTTGTATTGCAAATACAGACATAGTAACATCAGCAGCATTTTCTACAAAAGCTTCAGCAACATATAGACCAAGAGGAATTAGGGTAACTAATAATCAATATATTGGTGGTATTAAATATTTCAAATACAATGAAGATGGTACAGTGCATTATGATTTCCCAAGTGGTAAGATACAAATGGATATGTCAGTACCAGAAGGTTATACATATCCAAAACAGATAGCTATTGATAGATTTGCTATTTATGGTAGCTTCAAAGGTAACCCAGAGTTATTAAGACAGTTTTGCCCACAAAATGCCTTTGTATTTGACCCGTTTGCAGGTCATGGGGATAGAGCTTTGATGTTTGCTAAATGGGGTGTAAAGACCTATATAGGAAATGATACTAATTCAAGAGAATGGAGTTGCTTGAATAACACACTTATGCCTTTATTAAATAAATACAAAAAGTTTGGACAATATTTTGAAGTAAGAATTAAAGACTCTAAAATATATGAACCAGAACTAGAAAATAAAGTAGATTTTGTTTATACATCTCCACCTTACTTTGATTTTGAGGTATATGATGGATTTGCTGAACAAATAGAGGGTATGAAGGATTATGATGATTTTCATAAGTATTTCTCAACACCTATATTTACAAATGTATATAGATACATGAAAGACGGAGGCATAGTAATATTACAGACTGAAAGAATAAATAAATATAAGAATAAATGGATAAAGATGATGGAAAATGTTGGCTTTAAATGTTTAGACAGTAATGTATTAAATACAAAGAATGCAATGGCAAAAAGAGTTAATATGCTTCAAGAAGTTGCAATATTTGTAAAAGGAAATTATAAAACAGATGATGTAAAAGTACAACAGAACACATTATTTTAAGAGGTAGGTTTTCAAATGAATTTATTATTTAAAAAGATATATATTCAAGGTTTTCAATCAGTAGATACTATTGAACTTGAATTAGACGATAGAGGAATTTTAGTTGTAAAAGGTATAAATAATTATGAAAGTAATGTCAAAAGTAATGGTAGTGGTAAATCTAGTATATTTGAATCAATTATATTTGCATTATATGGAGAAACAAGTTTAGGTATAAAAGACCCAGAAAATAGAGTTTTGAATAATGGATATACTGTAAAATTAGATTTAAGTATAGATGGTGTAGATTATACAATAAACAGATATAAAACTAATAATAAGTCTAATGTTCAGTTTATTCAAAATAATAATGATATATCAGGAAGAAATAAAACTGATACTGATAAGATTATTCAAAGAGAATTAGGAATAAGTAAAGAATTATTTTTAGACAGTATCTTTTTAGCACAGGGGGTTAGTACAAATTTAAGTTCACTATCTCCTACTGCTAGAAAGGAAAGATTAGAGATTTTAACTGGTACTGAGAAGCTTATAGAGGAATTTAAAGCATATATAAAAGAAAGACAACTTGAATATGAATCTAAATGCACAGAATTGACATTAGCAAAGACAAAATTAGATGGTAATATACAATCATTAAACGGTCAAATAAGTACCTTAAAATCTAAAATAATAGAAATAAATAATGAGAATGAAAGAAATAAGTCATTAGGTAATATAGATGATTTAAACTATCAAATACAACAGATAGAGAATGAAATATCAGTAATAGAAGTACAGACAATTCCAAACATAGAACATACTATAGAACAAAATCAAACCATAATAGATACATATAAAAATCAAAAGTTGGAAATGGAATCTAAAAAGGAAGAGATAAATAATACTTTAAATCAACAAAGGGATGTTGTATATAACATAAATTCAGGAATTGATAAGTTGAATAATGACATAAATACATCAAGAAGAGAGATTTCCAGAATACAAAGTGATATTGAGACAATAAGAAATTCTGACACATGCCCAACTTGTGGTAGAAAATATGATAATATAAATGAAGACCATATAAATATGCTAATCGAAGGCTATAATAAAGACATTTCAGAGCATGATAATAAAATATCAGAGTTAAATGCAGTAATAGTAACTGAAACAGATAAATTAAATATGGAAACAACAAAAGGAAAAGCAATAAGAGAAGAATATGATTCAATACAAAATGATATACAGAAAATAAACAATGATATTCAGGTTAAAGAGGCAGAAAATCAAGGCAAGTCAAGAGAAATAAAAGAGCAAAGAGATATAATATCAAACAAACAATATCAAATAAAGGGATTACAGGCTAAGAAAGAGGAACTATTAAAGATAGAAATAAAGAGTACAACAGAATATGAAGATATGATAAAAGATGCTGAAGATAAGATAAACAAAAGCAGTCTTGAAATCAGAGATATACAAGAAGAATGGGCTAAACAAAATGATTTGGTAGATGTGTGTAAATACTCACAACAACTTATAACCAAACCATTTAGAACATATTTATTACAAAATAGCATAAATCTTTTAAATGAGAAATTACATCATTTAAGCACTAAATTATTTAGCAATGATAAAGATGTTATATATATTGATGGAGATGACTCAAAACTTGACATAAGACTAGGTAATGCAACATACGAAAGCTTATCTGGTGGTGAAAAGACAAGAGTTAATATGTGTTTACTTTTGGCACAGAAATACTTAGCATCAAATTTAGGAAATATAGATTGTAATATCATAGTTCTTGATGAGGTATTAGGACAATGTGATAGCGAAGCTGAAATAAATATTATAGACTTGATTATTGAAGAACTACAAAGCGTTTCAAGTATCATATTTATAGGACATAAAGAGTTATCTATTCCAAATGATGAAATTATTACAGTTGTTAAAGATGAACACGGTCTATCAAGATTATTAAGATAAGGAGAATTTAAAATGGAAAATGAGATTAAGTTTGAATTTACTGGTATTTTAAAAACAGATTCTGAAGGTGGACCTTTTAGATGTTTACCAGAAAGAAGTACAAAGGCATCAGCTGGTTATGATTTCTATAACCCAGAAGAAGTTACAATTCCAGCACATAGCTTAAAGTTGATTAAAACAGGTATAAAAGCAAAATTTCCTAATAACATGACACTAAAACTTTATAATAGAAGTTCAAACCCAAAAAAGAAAGGTGTTATGTTAGCTAATAGTGTTGGTATTGTGGACGCTGATTATTATGGAAACCCTGATAATGATGGAGAGATTGGTTTTATGTTTTATAACTTTACAGATACTGATACAACATTTGCAAGAGGCGATAAACTAGGTCAAGGTATATTTGAAGCATATTATACAGTTACAGATGAGAATGAAATTACATCTGAAAGAACAGGTGGATTTGGAAGCACTGGAGCATAATATGGTTTATGAAATAATAACCAGTGATTTTAGAAATAAATGTGGCAATTGTAAATTCTTTCAGACTGAAAATCACATAGATGGTAAGTGCATAAATTTAGAGAATAAACTAAGACCATGGAATAGAACAAGGGCTTACAATAGTAAGTCCTGTGTTCATAAGGAGGTAATCAATGAAGAAATCTGATTTAGAATGTGCTATAAATGATTTAGAAGATTTAAGAGCTATAGCTGCAAAACAGGACTATAACACCTCTATAGAAATAAATCAAAAACTTATAAAAGTTTTACCTTTATTGCAGACAGAATTATCTAAAATGGATAGAAACAACTTTGATGTTACAAGTCCAATATATTTGGAAATAACACAAAGAGATTGTGAGGATACACATCAGTCAATGCAAGAATATATAAACAATAGTTTAGAGAATTTGTCTGACAATGAAATAGATATAATAGACTTTGGAATACATTATATTGATGATAAAACAAAGGTAGGTTATATAAAATATAATAGGAGGTGATTATATGATAGCTATGATAAGTCAACCAATGAAAAATAAATCTGTTGATGAAATAAATAAAGAAAGAGAAGATTTAGCAAAAGTATTAGAAGAACAAGGATATGATGTATTAGATACAGTTTTAAGTGAATCTGATGTCAAAGAAGATGACCCACTTTATTATTTAGCAAAATCAATAGAATTTTTAGCAGAAGCAGATATTATAGTATTCATGAAAGGTTGGGAAGAAGCAAGAGGATGCAGAATAGAACATCAAATTGCAAAAGAATACAATAAAGAAATAATGGAATTATAGGAGGACTTGTTATGCAATATTACCTAAAAGTGTATAACTTAAACAAGGGTATTCTTGTAGGTTATTATAAGTCAACAGGGTTGAGTTGCATTTCAAAACTACCAAAGGGAATTAAATATTTCAATAATAAAGATGAGGCTATATTATTAGCTTTGGATATGAATTATAACGGTTTCATGAGGGATTCTGATGGCAAATACTATACACCGTTATGGGTAGTATGTGGTGACCATACAAGAGAACCTAAAAAGAATACATTTAAAAATCAATTTGAAGATGAGGATGGTGAGTTTGAATATGGTTTTAAAGCCTATTTACGACAAAATCGTATTGAAAGTAAAGGATTACCAGGAGGTGACATCTGAGACTGGACTAGAGTGGCATAAAGACATGAGTCAAAGTGCTAACTCAACATTAGTTGCAGAGGTAGTTGCTGTAGGTAACGGAAGATTATTACAAGATGGTACTACATTGCCATTAAGAGTAAATGTAGGAGATATGGTAGTTATATCAAAACATCAAGGTGAAAGTTTTAATGATGGGAAACAAGATTATATAATTGTTTCAGAAAGTCATATTTTATCAATCATAGAGGAGGATTAAAAATGCAAGGTGTAAATGGAATAGAAATTACAGATGTAAAATTAAAGAAAGTAAACGGTGCTGATAAAATGATAGGGGACGTATCAATAACATTAAATAATTGTTTAGTAATACATAATATTAAAATAATAAAAATAGATGAAAGAAGAATAATAGCATTCCCTAGTAGAAAAGTTGCTGATGGTTCTTTTAAAGATATTACACACCCTATAAATAGAGAATTAAGAAATTATGTTGAAAAAGTAATTTTGGATTTATATGATAAGGATGAAGATTAATGAAATTGATAGATGGTGATAATACCTACAATGTTTTAACTTTAAATTTAGATGAGGGAGATGTATTGGTAGTTGATTTTAAGGATAATCAGCCAAATGCAGAATCCCTATCTAAATATAGGGAATATTTGAAAGATATATTTCCTAATAATAGAATATTATTTATATCAAATGGTATAGAGTTAGGAATCATAAAGGGAGGTAGTAATATTGAGTAAAAATATAAAATATGGAGAAGAAGCACAAAGTTCTGTTGTAGATGGTATAAATGCTGTTGCAGATATTGTTAAAACTACAATAGGACCAAAAGGCAGAAATGTTCTAATCAGAGAGAAAGGAACTACACCAGTAATAACTAACGATGGTGTTACAATAGCAAAATCAATACAATTAAAAGATAATACAGAAGACGCAGGTGCATCTTTAATAATATCAGCTGCACAAAAAACAAATGATATAGCAGGAGATGGAACAACTACAACTACTTTATTGTCATCTGAAATTATAAATAGAGGATTTGAAGCTATTGATAAATATAACTTAAATCCAGTGCAACTACAAAAAGGTTTAATATCTTTATCTAATAAAATTAGTGATATGTTATTAGATAATGCTATTGAAGTGAAAGATGATGATAGCATAAAAAGAGTTGCTTCAATATCAAGTGGTAGTGATGTTACAGGTGAGCTAATTGCTAATGCTTTCAAAGATGCAGGTACTTATGGAACAGTAATAGTAGAGGATAGTAAAACAGGAGTAACTGGATTATCAACTGTTATGGGTATGAAATTACCAAATGGTTCAGTATCGCCTTATCTATTAGAAAGAAGTACATTATCATCAGAAATAGATGATGTGAGTGTTTTAGTTATGAAAGATAAAATAGATAATGTACCAGATTTAATACCAGTATTAGATTCTTGTAATAGGGAAGGAAGAAGGCTTTTAATTATATGTGATGATATTGAATTTGAACCATTAAACTTTGTTGTTATGAATAAAGCAAGGGGAGCAATAAATGTAAATATAATTAGATTACCAGGATTAAATAATGATTTAAGAAATGCTGTAACAGATGATATTTGCATTGCTACTGGAGCAACATTAGTTAGTAGAGAATCTGGTAGACCATTAAAAGCATTTACATCAGAATGGTTCGGTGAATTAGAAAGTGCAAAAATAGAATTAGAAGAAACAGTATTAAAATTTAAAGATATAAGTTCTACTGGTGAGAATTTATTAGCAGATAGAGAAAATAGAGTAGCTGAATTAGAAACACAAAAAGAAACATTAGGTGTTGGAAAAGATACTACACATTATGATAAGAGAATAGCAAATTTAGTTGGTGGAATTTCTGTGATTGAAGTTGGTGGAAATTCAGAAATAGAAATAAAGGATACTAAATTGAGAATTGAAGATGCTTTAAATTCTGTTAAAGCTGCTATTGAAGAAGGAATTGTAGCAGGTGGTGGTTATAGTTTCCTTGAAATTGTAAAACAATTAGGAAATACTAATATGACAGCAGATGATGCTATTGTTGCAGATATTCTTACAGAATCATTAAAATCAGTTACTAGACAGATAGCTGAAAATGCTGGAATGAATGGTGATGAAGTAGTTAAGACTTGTATTGAAAAAGGTAAGGGCTTAAATGCAATGACTGGAGAATATACAAATTTAATAGAATCTGGTGTTATAAATGCTGTAAAAGTAGATAGATATTGTGTACTAAATGCTGTAAGTGTTGCTGGTACAGTTCTAACAATGGGTGGGGCAATTATAGAGGAGAATGAAAAAGACCAAAATCTTCTACAACTTATAAACCCAGGAGTACCAGTAATATAATAGGTGGTGTAGCCATGAAAGTGTTAGGTAAAAGATATTTAAGGTGTAAAAGATGTCATAGAAAGTTGAAAACAAAGGAAGCACAAAAAAGAGGATATGGACATTATTGTTTTCAGAAGCATCTTGAAGATGTAAAAAAGAAAAGTAAAACATTGCTAGATTTAGCAGATGATTATATAGATAAAGGAAAGGTATAGGTGATAATGTGAAACAGAGTAGTTTTGAGAAAAGGTTGAATAAAGTTTTAAAAGAAGAGGAACACTATGTTTTAAATATATTATTACTTTCATACCTTACGGATGACGAAAGCTATAAAGACATAGCCGAGTTATGTTTTATGTTTGATGAGTATTCTAACTTTAAAAAGTTTATAAAATATTATGGTGGTAAAACATTGAAGATACCAACACAGGAAGAATTAAGACTAGCATTAAAACATTTACTATTATTTCAATATGTTAAAATAGATGGCATGAGTTTAGATGATGGATATAAAAGTGTTAATTTGAAAGATTTAGGTGTTAGTAAGGAAGAGGCATCAAATACAATAGATAGATTTTATAATTATTTAAAAGAAAATGGCAATGAAATATTTAGAGGTAGAAAAAGAAATAAACTATTTTAGGAGGTAAATGATATGGTAATCAGAGGACCTAAAAAATACTCTAATAGTGTTACATATAAACGAGATTATGTAAAAGAACAATTCTGTTTAGATGTTAGTATTATTAAGTTTCTACAAGCAGATATTATAAGCCATAGAGCAGAAATAAAATCAGCTGTTTTAGATAAGAGAATAGAAGAAAGAATAACAAAAATAAGCAAGGACTATGATAACAAGGTAAATAAAATGTTAGACCATTTAATAGTTAATAATGACCTTGAAAAATACTCTATTGAAAATCTAAATAAACTTGTAGTATCTATAATGAGAGTAACAAAGTCATTAAGTAGCTCATTAGCAAGTATAGTTATTGGTTTGGAGGATATAAAATGATAGTATCAGCATTTGCAGGTGTGGGTAAAACCACACTTGCCCAAGAATATAAAGATGATGTAATAGATTTAGAGAGTGGTAATTTTAAATGGTTAAATAATGAAAATACAGAAAGTTCAAAGGGTACTAATAGGGTGCAAAATCCTAGGTATCCTATAAACTATTTAGAAGCTATAAAATCTGCTAATTCTAAATATAAAGTAGTTTTAGTAAGTCAGCACGAGATATTACGAAAATGTCTTGATGCAGTTAAGCTTGATTATATATTGATATACCCAGATAAATCACTTAAAGATGAGTATATTGAAAGATATAGAGCAAGAGGGAATAATGATGGGTTTATAAATTTGATAAGCAATAGATGGGATTCCTGGATACATAATCTTGATAATATAAATAATCATAATAAGATAGTGTTACAAAGTGGACAATTTTTATCAGACATTGCAGAACAATTAGGGTTAGAACCAAAGACAGATGTATCAAATACATTAGATACTACTGATGTAAATACTACTGATGTAAATACTACTGATACAAACTCTGATGTGAAAGAACAAATTGTGGAAGAAGTTACAAATGAGATTGTGAATAATGTGGATAACTCTGTGGATAACTTACCTCAAACAGTAAATAAAGAAGTATCTATATCAGATGTAATGGACAATAATTTCTGTATAGACGATTTAACTTTAAGGGATTTTAAAGTAGATGAGAATAAGATTAGGGCAGGTATGCTAATACAGGCAAAAAATAGATTATGCAGAATAGATAAGTTATTAAATACTTTAAATAAGCTGGAAGATGAACTATTTGATAGAATTGAAGATGATGTTCAATCTATGAGAACTGATAGAATAATTGAATATACAAAATTTATTAGTACACTTATTAAAGATACTAATGAGATGGTAATGTCAGTTATAGGTAACCCAAAATTACAAAACTTCTTCATAGTTGATAATAGTAGTAATGTAACAGTTGAGGATACTACTGGACTTGACATAAATAAGAGAAAGAGAGTAAGACACGCAGTACAAGTAGTATTAGAGAATATTGATAAGGTTGAAGAAGGTAAGATAGAGGAGGTCAAGTCACCTAATATAATTATAGAAAATTCAGAAATACAAAAGGAGGATGAACAAAATGTCGATAATTAATCCATCCCAATATGACTGTGATAATTCACAAAAAGGTGATTTAATATTAGTAAAACCAAGACCATTATGGTATAAATGGTACAGAAAGAATTTTCAAAAAGATAAAATAATTCTAAAAGTTAGGAAGGATTGGAACTCAGAGGACCATATAGATGTTTATCAGGAAGATTGTACTTTAATTTTTAATTGGGAGATACAGAGTAGATGTGATTTCAAAGATGAGGTTCCTTATTATGTGGGTATAGATAATAAATACTTAAAACATGGTAAGTATCTTAGTAACTTACAATTTGGAAGTGAAAATATAAGTATTGTTTTAAAAAGTGGGTTATCTGTTTTAATTCCTACATCATACATAAGGGATGGAATCAGGAAATTAGATGAAGTTAAAAAGTCATTTGATGATAATAGGCAGATACAGGAAGCTTTGAAGTTTGCAAAATATAAGGGTGATTTCTTTGAAAAGAGATGTAAAGAATTAAATTTAAAGGAATGGTCAATATCTTATTGTAATGTATGTGGTAAACCTATAAATATTAAATTTGATAAAGATGTCCCCTATGTAGAAAATGAATGTGATTGTGGTAATATGAAAGTAGAAGATGAAGATATAACATGGGATACAGTTGCATATTGGTATAACAGACAGATACTAAAACCATGCATCAATAAATATAAAGAATTTTGGAAGATTTAAGGTGTTTTAATTATGAAGACAAGTGATGTTTATGATAGATATAAAGAACTCTGTAATAATGATAAGTTTATATGCAGTCAGTCAGAATTACAGGAGTTTATGCTATATGGTTTAATATTGGAAACTGGTAAGAACAAATATATTTTAAGAAACACAGAAAAAAGAGATATTACAGTATTGAAAGATTTAAACCATAATTTTAATTTAGATTTAAGACAATATATAAATATAGATTTAAGTAATTATCCTACAAATAAAGTGTATTATATGTCAAAAGAAACATATAATAAATATAAAGAACAGGATTTGATTATATCAAAGGGTAGTAATGAGTATTATAGACTATTTGCAGGAGAATTATGGTTAATACAAATTTTGTAAAAATGCTTGACAAAATTTAAAACTTATAATATACTATTTTCAAGATATAATTTGGAGGTAGATATTATGAATATAAAAGAATGGTTAATTGAAATGAATAAGGATAATTTCCCATCAGATAAAAGACAAAAAGAATTAGCATGGGAAAGTTGGATTTGTGCAACTAATTTATTAGATGGAAAGAATAGATATTTAGAGAAAGTATTAGATAAATTATCTGATGATATAAAAGAGGATTATGATATTTCAATGATAAATAATTATCAGAAGGAAAACTATGGGGGTTCTCTAACAACATACAGATTTAGGTCTAAACTTAGAAGAAATTTAGATTTAACAAAACAAGATATGACAATGATGTATAGATATAATATTTATGAAAATGGTGTTCATTTAGTTGCAATAGAAGAGGTAGAAGATTTAATCACTTGGCTAAATAATAACCTTTAAAATAGAATAGATTTAGTATAAAAGGTATGCAAAAAAGCATACCTTTTTTATTTTAAAAGATGTTATTATATATGAGGACATTCTAATAGATGTTATATAAATTAGGAGGTAGTACATATATGAATGAAGATTATATTAACGAGAGATGGAATGAGTTTGTTGGATTATTGAGAAAGACAAACAGAGATGGAATTGAAAGCTTGATAAGCTGGCTGGATACAAAGTCTGATTTTAAATATGCACCAGCAAGCACTAGATACCATCTAAACTGTAAGGGTGGTCTATTAGTACATTCTTTAAATGTTTATTATACACTTATAGATGACTTTAAACCATTTATTGATATTTTTAAGATACCAGAGGATACTTTAATAATATCTGCATTACTACATGATATATGCAAGGCAAATACATATACAACAGAGATGAGAAATGTAAAAAGAAATAACACCTGGGTACAGGAACCATACTATGCAACTGACGATGTATTCCCATTAGGACATGGAGAAAAAAGTGTTATTATTCTTCAAAACCACATAAAGTTAAATTCACTAGAGGTTTTAATGATAAGATGGCACATGGGATATTCAGACAGACCACAATATGATGGACCTATTTCAGATGCCTATACTAAATTTCCACAGATATTAGTTTTAAATTGGGCAGATTGTGCTTCAACATTTATGATAGAAGGAAATTCAGAGGGAACAGAGAAATTTAACTATGCTGGGTTTGATAATCTATTTGAAGGTAGAAGTGTTACAGATAGTTTAAACATTATGAATAAACCAAAAGAGATTGTTGTTGATGGTACAACATACGAATTAGCACCACCAGATGCTGTTGTAGATGGTAACGAGATAATAATAGTTAATGCCTATAATGGGCAACCAGTAAAAGTTTATGCACCATACGAAGATGGTCTACCATTTTAAGGAGGTATTTATATGAAGCATGAAGTAAAAGCTTTTAGACTTACTTTACCAAAAGAAGTAAGAGGTTTAGCAGATATACCTAAAGATGGGTTTGTTGATATTTCTTATGATGAAAATTTAAAAGGTATTGTAATTAGAAACTTAGAAAACCTAGAAGCATATAATAGTGAAGCTGAGAAGAGTAGTAAAGTTGTAAAAAATATTAGTAGTGAACCTATTAATAAAGAACTGGATATACATAAAAAGGAAATACCAAATGTACCAGATAAAGTAGAGGATAATATTGAAATAAAACCTACAAAGGCTCCAGTAAAAAGAAGTCAATCAGCAAAGAATAAAATTGTTGCAAACTTTGAAGATGCACCAAATTTATATAAAGCATATTTTAGTGAGTGTGGATTGGTTGTAAGAACAAAAACTAGATATGTAAATTCTTTCTGTGAAAAATGCAAAGGTCAACTTGCTAGAGAATGGGAAGATAAAGCAGAAGTAAAATGTAGGTATCTTGATACTTACAATGATATTTCATCTAAATCAGATAATAAGACAGAGGTAAATAAAGAGGACATAACTGAAAATCAAAATAAAGATACTTCTAGTAAAAGCATTGATATAGAATCTATGAAAGTACAAAGAAGAAATGACATAGAACAAATTACAAAATCTATATCAAAAGCAAAAAAGATTATATCTGATAAAATAGAATCTTTAAATAAAGATACTAATTCACAGGCTAAAGATAAAAGATATAGTAATGACCATACTGTTTTGAAGCCAATTAAATTAGATAAGGATAGCATTAGAAGTTGTGATAACTGTGGTGAATATCAGTCAAAAGGCTTTATGATAGATGATAGGTTTCTATGTAAAGAATGTACTAAAAAAGATTTTAAAGAATATTTAAAGAGGAGAGGGATTTAAGAATGTTTGATTTATTAAATGCTAAATTGATTAGTGATGCAGAAGAAGTTGAGTTAGTAAGACCAAATGAGATAGCAATTTTAGAAGATGGGGAAGATAAACCTGCAGTATATCTTATTGAGAAGGGGGCAGCAAAATTTCTATATAAACAATTAGGAATTAGTCAAAGTACAAGTAAAGAGTTATATAAGAATAACAGAGAAATATGGAAAACTTTTATAGAATCACAATTAGAAGATAAAGATGGTAAAAGAGCACCTTTTAAATTTACAGATAGTAATGTTAGATATATGGTTGATAATAATGGTAGCCTTGTAGACATGACAATAATGTCAGATGACTATTTTGAAGATTTACAAAGTAAATTAGATATATTTACAATGGAAGTTGGCTCATTAGAACATACCAGAAAGTTTTATTTTGAGGGCAGTAACGGATTAGTAAAACTAATTATCTATGATGCAGAAGCAGATATTGTAGAAGATAAATATACACCAGTAGTTATATTAGAGGTAAATAATAAAAAGGCAGAATATTCTGTATATACAGGTATTATAATTTATGATTCATTTACAACATTTATACCATCTATGAACCCAGTTGTAACATATCAGTCATATATAGATTTTATAATGGGTGTAAATATATTAGGTACATTAGATATGTCAAAGGAAAAATCAGAAGATTTATATAATGCTTATCTTGATTTTAAATCTAGCCATGTTGAAATTTCATTAAGAGAGGTAATAAGAATTTTAACAAAAGTTGGTTATAAATTAGATGTTAAGGAAGATGCAACATTAGATGATATAAGTAATCTAAATGACGAAGAAGCCAATATAGTATTAAAGAACTTCTTTAATTCATTTAAAACAAAAACAGGTGAGTCAGCAGAGGATTTATTGAATTTAAGTGAAATAAGAAAGATATTTAGATATAACAAATTGACAATAGTGGAATTATTGGAAATTTTATCAAAACAATATATCAGTGAAGATGGTGCAAAAATAACTGCTCAAATACTAAGTGATTTGGTATTTGGGTTATACACAAAGAAAACAGACAGTATAGATGCAAAAGGAATTATAGATGATATAAATAATTAGGAGGGTTTAGTATGTCATTTTCATTAGGTAATATGAATGTTGTGAAACAGATAAAATCAAGCAATGGACAGGTTAAAAGAGATGCGATAGCAAAATGCTATGTAGTAATAAAGAAACAAGAAAAGATAACAGAGAATATAAGAAAAGCTTTAACAACTTATCTGACAACACGTTTGAAATCAGTATCAAGTACTAATTTATCTAGTGATTTACTACAGGATAACATCATAGAATTACTAGAGTTTTGCACACATAAAATATATGAAGCAATTACTATGGAAGATGTTATTGAATGTGAGGACCAAATATTACAGCAAATATATTGGTGTACTAAACACATGAATACCAAAAGATTGATATTTGACGAATTTGAATATAATTCATCAAATAATTAGGTTAAGAGGGATAAAACATGGCAGATATAGAAATAGAGTTTATAAAGAAATTGGTACCCAGTCTTAACAGTATTACAGATAATGATGGGTACCTAATGAACAGATTTAAGGCATATAGAAATTTCATGGAACAGTCAGAAGTACCAGCAGAATATATCTATACAATTTTAGAGAATCCAATGTCAGTTTCTGTTGCAATGAAACAGGAAGATGTCAGAGAGTTTTTTAATAATGTATCAGGGTTTTTAGACAACGAGTTCAATTGTATTTTTAGATTTAGAGATGAGAGGGAATGTATAAAGTCAGCAGAGAAAGTATCAGCTTTTATAATTCAAAACTATATAAAACATTATTTAGCATCAAATGAATACATGAAAAGGATGCTTTATATTGATACAGTATCTTTAATGGATGATTTGAAAAGAGTAATAAATTACAGTATGAGTTCAGAGACATCTATAAAAAGGACCTTTAATCATAACTACGAAACTTTAAGTAATGGAATTGAGAATTATGATTTTGTTATTTGGAATAGTCTTATGAGTCTAAAAACAGATTATGAAAAAGAAGAACTAAATAGAATTTTGACAGTAAGACATAAAAAGGGTTTAAGTAATTTATTTATGGTATATGGGGACAACGGAAGTATTTGTGAAAAATTAGGTATTGCACATAGAATGCTAACAGGTTGTGGTGTTGTTGACATATAGCATATAGAGGGAAGGTTCAATATGATAGATAGAATAGATGTGGAGTATGCACTACTGTTAAGTGTAGTTGAGAATAAGAATTTTGAAATTTTACTTAAAAATGATATAACTGAGGACTATTTTAGTAATACTGGTAAATTGATATACCATCATATTGAAGATTATCTTAATAAATATTCAGAGTACATGCATGTAAATAATATACTTAAAGAGTTTGATATAGATTTAGATTATTATTCTAGCTTGAAGCTATTAGGTAACACACAATCTTTTATGGATACATTAAAACAACAACATGCATCAGATGTAATAGTTGATAAGTTGAGTGCTCTGAATGCAAGTTCAGGGTTGATATATACACAACCAGTAGAATTTCTGAAGTCTTTTGATGCAACTAATGATAGTTTAAAGCAACTTTTGGTAGAAAGGAAATCAGTAAATTTATTAGATAACTTAGATAAGATTTTACAGTTAGATAGAAATAATGTTATAAAGACAGGATTTAAAGAACTAGATGATAAACTAATTGGTTGGAACAAAGGTGAGGAGCTTATAATTCTTATGGGTAGACCAGGACAGGGTAAATCATTTTTAGGTTTAAAGTTTTCTTTGGCAGCAGCAATACAGAAGTATAGAGTTGGTATTTATTCTGGAGAGATGTCAGAGGAACAAGTACAAAAAAGACTTATTATGCTAAATAAACAAGGTAGAACAATGACAGATGCAGAGTCAATAAGTGATATGAGAGCAAAAGATTTAAAACTTACGCTACTAACACAAAAAGAGTTACAAGGAAGAGCAACAGTAAAAGATTTAGAGTCAATGATATTAAAAGATGAGTTAGATTTTTTATTTGTAGACCAATTATCATTAATGGATGATTACCATTCAAGGGTATATGATACAAGAACCAGATTTGCAAATATATCAGCAGATTTGTTTTCATTGTCAATAAAATATTCAATACCAATAGTTTTAGCAGTACAAAGTAACAGAGATGGTGGTCTACAGAAAGATGCACCACAATTAGAGAATATAGCAGAATCAGATGTTGTAGGACAAAATGCAACAAGGGTTATTGGTATGAGAAGGGAAGCAAATATAACTACAATGAATATCTCAAAAAATAGATATGGTGATGATAAGTTTATGCAAAAATATGATACAGATTTTGAGTTAGGTAAGTTTACACCAATAATGACAGCAGAGTCACCACTTGCACAAGCACAGGTACAATCACAGGCAAGAAAAAGAACATTAGGTTCTAGATATTTCTAATAAACATTTATAAGGATAATTTTACAATCCTTGCAAGAAGTTGCGAACTGTGTATTTTGATATTTTTATAGCTATATAGGATAGCACAGATGTGAAAGAATAAGAATTTGCTTTATTAAGTACATGGTGTTTTATAGCTATATAGAATAACACAGGTGTAAAAGTTATACAATTATAAAACACGGTCATTTTGTGTTTTATAGCTATATAGAATAACACAGGTGTAAAAGAAGGTATATGATACAAGAACTAGATTTTCAGTTTTATAGCTATATAGAATAACACAGGTGTAAAAGGTTGATATCCAACTAAATTTTTACAGTTTTAGATATGGGAGTAAGTATATGTATAATGTTGATTTTTTATTACAGTTAAAAGAGTATTTATATTCAAAAACAGGAAAAGTATATTTCAATAATATAAGAGATGGTAAAGAAGATATATTATGTACTTGTCCTATTCATAAAGGTGGACAGGAAAGACACCCTAGTTGTGGTTTTTCTAAAATAGATAAAGAAAATATTAGTGCTGGATGGTTTCATTGCTTTAATTGTGGATTTACTGGTAATACATATACAGTTTTAAAAGAACTATTAGGTGAAAAGTTTGATAAAGAAGAAGCAAATAAAGTATTAGGAATTGAAGATTTTGAAGAAGATTATAGATTAAATAATAACCCAATAATCTTTACTATTCCACCAAAGGAACCAGTTAAATATGTAAGTAGAAAAGAATTAGAACAATACAGATACTATTCAGATTATTTAAAATACAGGAATATCTCAATGAATACAGCAAATAAATTTGATATTGGAATGGATATAAGAACAAATGAAATAACATTTCCAATTAGAGATTATACAGGTAGGGCTTTAGCAGTAGGTAGGAGAAGTATTGCAGGAAAGAGATATGAGTACCCTTTGGGGTTTACAAAGCCATTGTATGGTGTTTATGAGTTACCAGTAATAATGAAAAATCAATATGTATGGGTTGTTGAAGGACCATTTAATCTGTGGAGTTTATATGAATATAAAGAAATAGGTGTAGCATTGTTAGGTACAGGAACACAAAGACAATTAGAACAGTTACTGACATTAGATTGTAAAGGTTTTATGTTGGCATTAGATGGGGATAAAGCAGGTAGAAGAGGTATAACAAAAATAGCTAAATTCTTACAAAGACATGGAAGAGAAGTTAGAGTGTACTGTGTACCAGATAATGAGGATATAAATAGTATGCCATCAAACTTATTTCCACAAATGGCAATAATGACATTTAGAGAATGGAGTAAGATGATAGCAAGAAGATTTAAAGATGAAGATAATTCTGGTAACAAAGATATACAACCAGAATTAGAGGATATGAATTAGGTAATTACATCTTTAAAAGATGTTATTATATATGAGATTATTAAATCTCAAAATAAAATTTTATAGGCTCAAAAATTATAAGGGGTGAGCACCCAAACAAGAAAGGAGAAAATAGCATGGGAAGAATTAATGTAGACCAAGCAGAAAAATTAAATGAAAGAAAGGGAGGAAATTATTTCAAAATAAACCAAGACGAAAGTAAACAAGTAAGGTTTTTATGGGATTCAGCATCTGAAATTGCTGAAAAATGGTTATTTGGAGTACACTCAGTAACATCAGTAAGCCCAGATGGTTCAAGACACTATGCAATAGTAGATTGTCCAAAATCTGGTGGGGACCCAGATGCAATTTGTAAATATTGTGCAGGGGAAGTTATGAACCCAAATAACAGTAAAATTGTAACAGTACCAAGAGTTGTAATTCCATTATTCAATATAGATGAAGGAAGCATTCAATATTGGGTAAGAAGTTATGATTGGGTAAAGAAATCATTATTACCAGTATTAGAGGAATCATCAGGATTACCAAGTTTAGCAAACCAAACATTTAAAGTTAAAAGAGCTGGTTCTGGATTAGATACATCATATACAGTTTTACCAGTAATCAACTCAAATGATGCTAGAACAAAAAATGATTTTGGTGAAATAAAAGACCCATTTGATTTAGGAATAATCAAGAGATATGGGGAAGAAAATAATCAAAATCAAGGACAAAATCAAGGTCAAGGACAACCATTTGGTCAAGCACCACAAACAGGATATCAAAGAAGAACAACAGAAATGTTTTAATTGAAGAGGTGTGATAGATGGCAGATTTATTTGATTTAACAATACCAAATAAAAAGCAAGCTGCATCATCTGTTAGAAAGACAAAGAGAACTGGAGGTATGGGATTAGGTGAAAGGGTTATGGAAGCAAGAAGAGCAGTTGAAACCTCACTTGCTGGTTATAAAGATAAAGTTAGAACTATCATAACAATAGATGACTTAATCTCATACTTTGAAAATGCAGGAGATTTGATAGCAATAGATACTGAAACAATGGGGCTTAACTATTTTAGTGATTATATAGTTGGAATATCAATGAGTAATGGTGGGGAAGGTATTTATATACCATTAAACCATTCAAATTATGTATATGGAACTAGAGTAGAAGGTCAGTTAGATGTAAAAGATGTTGCAGAAGTATTTAAAAAGTATATGAATAATATTAAGTGGATATACCATAACTCAAAGTTCGACCTTAATGTCTTAAAAACAGCATTTGGATTTGATATGCCAATGCACTATTGGGATACTTTGATATTTGCACATTTATATAGGTCAAATGAGGAACATGGTTTGAAATACTTATATAATAAATATATTGCATTAGAGGACGAAGGTGTAAATAAATTTGACAAATTGTTTAATGGATTGACCTTTGACCTAATTCCAATTGATGTAGCAACAGTATATGCTGGAAAGGATGCTATAATGACACATAAGTTATTTGAATGGCAATACAGCATACTAGATACAGAATTTGCAGAATCAAAAGACTTATTTTTGAATATAGAGAACCCATTATCCTATTATGTAGCAGAGATGCAAAGAACTGGTGTAGAATATGACAAGGAAGCATCTGATAAGTTAAGTGCAGAATTATTTAAAGAACAAGCAGAGGCTGAAAAGGTTGTATATAATGAGATAAATAAATATAAATCACAAATAGATGAATACAAAATAACACACCCAAAGAATCCATTGGAAGACCCAATAAATCTAAAAAGTGAAAAACAATTAAGTACACTATTTTATGATATTATAGGTTACAAAACAAAGGCAGGTAAAGGAACTGGTAGAGAAATATTACAAGAAATAAATGATGATTTGTGTAAGTCATTACTGAAATTAAGAACACTAACAAAATTGATAGATGCATTTATAGTAAGTTTGCCAGGGTTTATAGAACCAACAGATGGAAGAATACATACAAGTTTAAATCAGGATGGCACAGAAACAGGAAGATTTAGTTCAAGTAAACCAAACCTACAACAAATTCCTGCAAGAAATCCAATAGGAAAGAAAATCAGACAATTATTTAAAGCATCCCCAGGTTATGTAATGATGTCTTCAGATTTCAGTTAAATGATGGCTGCCTAGTAGGGTGACCTGCTAGTGAATAAACCACCTAATTCGGTGAAACCTTAGCAAGTAAAGTTGAAGGTAATACCGAGCAAAATATTATTTTATCTTGTGGATTTATAAATAATATTGTGTGTAGAGACTATCAAAATCATAGTATAAAAGAAATATTTATATGAATAAGAGAGTAGAGTAAGACTTAAGCAAGTTTGAAATGGTGGTTATCTTATAAAGGTTAAAACAATATAAGATAAAGAGCTAGTCCGACACTTACAGAAATGTAAGAAATAATTTAGCGAATTATTAAACAGTGTGCAACAAGAACCAAGGGTACTTTGTCATTTATGCAATGATGAGCATTTAAGAAAAGCCTATGCAGATGGAAAAGACATATATGCTGAGATGGCTTCTAAAGCATTTCATGAAACCTATGAGAATTGTAGAGAGTTTTATGTAGATGAAAATGGAAACAAGATATTAGGTGATGATGGGGAACCAATAGAAAATGTAGAGGGGCATAAAAGAAGGTCAAGAATAAAGGGTGTTTTGTTAGGGCTATTATATGGAGAGTCAACAGCTACAATGGCTGAAGGAGCAGGAATATCAACAGATGAGGCACAACAAATAATTGATGACTTCTTTAAGGCTTACCCAAGAATACAAGAGTATATCAATACACAACAGAAGATTGCAAAAGAAAGAGGATATACACTAACTCTCTGGGGTAGGAAAAGAATAATACCAAATATACAGAGAGAAGAATATGAGTTTTCATATAATGAAAATAGAAGAGTAGACTTTAATCCTATGTTCTGGAGTGATGATGTTGCAAGTACAGAAGTTAAAGATGAAATCAAACAACAATACATCCAGAAACTAGAAAAAGCAAACTTTAATACAAAAAGAAAAATAATAGAACAAGCCAGATTAGCAGGTATTGATATTAGAGATAATAAAAAATATATTGCAGAGGCAAATAGAAAAGTTGTAAATAGTATAGTTCAAGGCACTGCAGCTGACATGAGCAAGTTAGCAATGTTAAAGATTGCAACTAATAAAGAACTAAGGGATTTAGGGTTTAGACAGTTATTCCCAGTACATGATGAAATAATAGGGGAATGTCCTATGGAAAACAAGGATAGATGTGCAGAGCTTATGAGTAAAATGATGATAGAAGCAGGAGCTACAAAAGTTAGTGTACCTATGAAATGTGACGTTGCCAAATTTATAAACTGGGAAGGCGAAGGTATAAAATAGAATAAATTAAAAATAAATAGATGGGAGAATAAATATTATGGAAGAAAACAATCAATATGGTGTACCAGTACAAGGTACAGAAAATGTAAATACTGGTATGGGGGTATCTGGTGATTATACAGTATCAAATAATTTAAGATATACAGTAAATCCAGATTCTAATGGAATTACAGTAAATGAAAATGCATCAGTAACATCTGATATAATGCAACCAGTAATGAACAATGAAGTAAATAATCAAGTAGTAAATAATCAAGTAACAAATAATCAAGTAGTAAATAATGCTGGAGTAGCAGAACAACCAGAGCAAGCACAAGAAGTTGAAAGAATTGAAATACCACAAGAGGAAGCACAATTTCCAAGAATAGTTGTAAAAACAGATTTACTAAAATCAGCACTTGCAAAATCTATAATAGTTGCTGGTAATAGTGAATTACAACCTGTTACAGAAGTTGCAGAGTTTAAATTTAATGGAAATAATCTACAAATTAGGTCATCTGACAAGGACAACATTCTAACTGTATATGTACCAGTTATAGAAGCAACAGATGGTGCTGCAATGACATTAAAAATAGCAGAAATTAAACCATTAGTAGATAAATTAAAATGTGCAACAGCAACATTTATAATAAAAGATTTAAAAGTAACATTATATGCAGGTGCAGGTAAATATGAATATAATCAAGCAATAGACTTAACAGAAAACAAAGCAATAGTTATACCAGAAGTTGAATCTTTTGGACCAGTTCCATTAGAATCAACAGTAGAGATGACAAATGCAGATTTTATGAAAGCAATTGAAAGTGTTTTCCCATTAGTTGCAGGTAAAGAATCTGGTAGCATTTATGGTTCTGTATTTATAAGTGATAAAGTTACATCTACAACTGGTTCTGAAATAGCTGTTGTATTTACTGATATAAGAAGTAAATTAGGTTCATCAGTGTTCCTAAAATCAACAACAGTAAAAGAATTAATTGCATTAGGAGTTCCAGAGAAATTTAGAGTTGGTTTAGGTAATATAAATGGAAATCAAACAATCTGTATCTATGCAGATGATTATAGATTATATGCAGTATCAAAAGAGGGTGTAGAAGATTATCCATCTGATGATATAGATGCTTTATTATCAACACCAGTTGGAACATCAATATCAATAAGCAAAACACAATTACTTGATACTATTGACAGATTATGCACATTCCTAAGAACAACAGTAAGAAAATCATTAGATGTTGAAAAAATAGGAAATAGAAAAGTATCTATAAGAACATCATCTGGTGGTGCTGAAACTTTAACTATAAATGGTGATGGTTCAGTTAAATTCAACTTTGATGCAGAAAGATTAAAGATAGTAGCAAAAGCTATTGAAACAGATGATTTACTAATAGAACCAATAAGTGATGGTGATGGACCAGCATCATATATAAGAATTAGCTCTACAGATAAAAAACAATCATTTATTGTAAGCACAGTATTAGAATAATGATTATGGTAGGTGTTGTAATATGAGTAAAGCTAAAAGAATAGGTACAGCAGCTGAAACAGCAGTTGTAAACTATATGGTAGATTTTGGTTATAAAGATACAAAAAGAGTAGTGTTACATGGAAATAGAGATGAAGGTGATATTCATATAAACTGTAATAGCCAAGGTATTCCATCTATGATTATTGAAGTTAAATCAAGAAAAGATGAGTGTACTTATAAGGAAATTGAAGGTTTTATGAAAGAACTTGAACAAGAAAGCATAAATACATGGGGGCATTCTGTTTTAAATTCTAATTCAGATTACAAAGCCTACCTTGTTGTGAAAAGACCAGGTAAAGGTAAAGTAGAAGACTGGTGGTTATGTTGGAAGGAATCAACTCCTTCTGACCTAATTACAGTAAGATGTAGATTAGGTGATTATTTTAATAAAAAAGGGGTGTAAACAATGAGTGATAATAGATTTCAAGTATCTGGTAAAATTGAGGAAAGAAGCCAGCCTATACAAGAAGTTGTTGAAAACATTGTAAAAAAATATTGTAAAGATTTGGACAGAATAATGACAACAATAAAAAGTTGGTTAAATGATGAAAGTAACATTTTGAATGACCAGGAACTTGAAGATTTAATGATAAGAATACCATTATTCCTATATGATGTGTGTTCTAGTCAGGAGCTTGTTGGTTTACAAAGTTCTATTGCAGACCAAATACACAAAGAAGCTTATTCAGAAGCATTTAGGGTAGCAAGAGGAACAATTGCAGATAAGAATAGTGTTGCAGACTTAAACACTAGAAGTGAACAACTAGAAAAGATTATATTTGATAGAGCATATAAAGGAATAAAACTAAAAATAGAAATGGCAGTTGAAATGTTAGCAAGTATAAAGAAAGTACAGAGTGCAAGAATGCAACAATATGACTTATCTAAGTTTGGAAGCAATAGAATGTAAAATTATATTACTATGATAAATAAATGCCTAGAAATCAATTCTCATTGTTTCTAGGCATAAAATCTATAACTAATTTGGAGGATTATAAATGAGCAAAATAGATGATTTAATGAAAGAGGTAAATAAGAAACATGGGGAAGCTACAATATCAGAAGGTCAAGTAGAAGTTAAATATGAAAAGATACCTTTTACAGCACCTAGATTAAATTATATGACTTATGGTGGTTTAGTTGAAGGAAGATTTCACATGTTTGCTGGTACTGAGGGAAGTGGTAAGACATTAACAGCATTAGATGTTTGTAAGAATGCTTTAGCAAAATACCCAGATAAAAAGATTTTCTATGCAGACCTTGAACAGACATTAGACCCAGTATGGAGTTTAAAGAATGGTGTAGATATAAATAAGTTTGTAATTTTTAGACCATCAACTTGTTCAACAGAATTTGTATTAGATACATTAAGAAAAGCAATAGAAACAGGAGAATGTAGCTTAGTAGTGTTGGATAGTATTCCAACAATGGTATCAGAACAAATATATAATGATAGTGTAGGTCAAAATAAATATGGTGGTAATGCACAAGCAATAGCAAGATTTTGTAACTTAACTGCAGGTGTATTAAAGAGAACTAATACAACAGTTCTATTCATAAACCAAGTAAGAGATGATTTAGGCTCAATGTATGGGGGATATATTACACCAGGTGGTAGAGCTTTAAAATTTGCACTTTCAACATGGTTAGAATTTAGAAAAGGTAAATTCATAGATGCAGATGGTAAAGAACTAACAAATAATGCAGAAAACCCAGCAGGAAATTTAGTAAATGTAGTATTAAAGAAAAGTAAGGTATGTGTAAGCGATAGAAGATTAGGATACTATACTTTAAATTATGTAAATGGAATAGATACAATAGCAGATTATGTAGAAATAGGATTACAAGTAAATGTTATAAATCAAAGGGGAGCATTCTTTGATATAGTAGACCCAACAACAGGAGAGATAGTTAATCAAGATAAGATACAAGGTAAGGTTAAATTAAGAGATGCCCTTGCAAAGCACCCAGAATGGATAGACTTAATAAATAGCCAATTACAAGATAAGGAAATTGAAGAATTGATAGAAAAATCAGAGTTAGATAAAGTAAATATGTATATAAATGATTCAAAGGATACTGATTAATGACCCCTGAAGAACAAAGGGAATTAGGAAGATATAAGCATGAGGTACATTGTTATTTAGATACCTTATGGCTTATATCTACTAATAAATCAAAGGCAAGAAATTCTTGGTATAATTGGTTAGCACTTCAAATGGGAAAAGAAAGAGAAGATACTCACGTATCACAATTTACACTAGATGATTGCAAGAAGGCACTGTCAATATTGAAAAGAAAATATAAACAGTTGACAGGAAGAAATAATATACCTAAATCTGTTAAAAGACAGATGGGAAGGAGAAAATGATGTACATAACATACAGTGCATATAGAAGTAAGAATAATGAGTTTATTGCAAAACGAACAATAAGTTTACCAATAGGAGATTTTAGACAATTACTTAATTTAGATGGTATTATATTATCAGTTATAAAGAAGGACTTAAATAATTTACCAAATATAAATAAATTTGGTGTTGCTTATGTTGGTGATATTCATTGTGAAAAAATAGAAATTACAGATGAGGATAATACAGATGCAATGAATGAAGAACAATTTAGAGAATACTTTAAAGAAATTTCTAATATACCATTAATATGGTCAAAGACAGGAGCTGAGAATAATGACTAAAAATCAAAGTTCAACACGATTTGTAAGTACTAGACAGGAAAAAGCAATCTCAAAACAATTAGGAATGAATAGAACACCTAACAGTGGAGCCACAGCATTTGTAAAAGGAGACTTAGAAGATAGGAGATGGCTAGTTGAAGCAAAAACTTGTATGGAACCTAAAAAGTCTTTTTCAATAAAGAAAGGGTGGTTAGATACTTTAAGGGAAGAGATGTATGCCTCAAATAAAGATTATAGAGCTTTATGCTTTGACTTTGGAGATGAAAAAGATAGATATTATATATTAGACGAAGATACTTTTAAATATATAAAAGAGCTATTAGATAATCAAGAGTAAGATGTTATAATACTTGAACAGGAGGTATAATTATGAGTAAAGAAAGCTGGGCAGTAAAATACCGTCCAAAGGGATGGAGTGCATTAATAGGTCAGCCACATATAAAGAAAATATTAGAAAATCAAATTGAAACAGATAACATAAAGCATGCTTATTTATTTTGTGGTGGTGCGGGTACAGGTAAAACTACATCAGCAAGAATTGTAGCTAATCTTATAAATGAAAATAAAGGCAGACCAATAGAATTGGACTGTGCAAGTAAGAATGGTGTTGATGATATAAGAGATATAATTGAAGAAAGTAAACATAAACCATTTGACTGTAAGTACAAGATTTTTATTCTTGACGAGTGTCACATGTTATCACAGGGGGCTAATAACGCATTATTAAAGATATTGGAGGAGCCACCAGAATGGGTTATATTTATATTTTGTACTACTGACCCACAAAAGGTTATAGGTACTATTCATAGCAGAGTACAAAAATTGACATTTAAGAAAGTATCAGTACCAGATTTAATTACAAATATGAAGAGAATATTGAGTGGAGAAGGTATTACAACTTATACAGATGATGCACTAACATACATTGCAAGATTAGCTAAGGGTGGTGTACGTGATAGTATAACTACATTAGAGAAATGCTATGACTACAACCATGAAATAAACTTAGATAATGTTATTCAAGCAACAGCTGGTGGAATAACAGAAGATATGCTTTTGAACTTTTTAGATTTAGTTTATAATAAGAATGCAAAGGAAGCACTACTAGCATTAAATGATATATACATGAGTGGTATTGATATGTCTTTATTTGATAAGTTATTTAAAGAATTTGTACAGGATTGTATTATGTATCTAGTTGTAATGAATGGAAATATAACACATCTATCAGAAAATGTTATAAACATTCTGAACACAGGTAAATATGATAGATTGGTATTAGGTGGATTACTACAATCATACTGTGATAGAAAAGGCACATATTTCTCAGATGAAATAAAAATGATAATAGAAGGGTGGATTATTTTAAAATGTATTTAGCAGGTCAGAAGAGTAATTTAGATTTAATTAAAAATTGGACTTCTATGCCTAGTTTTCTTATAGTACAGGGGAATAATGACACTGGTAAAACCTATTTTATAAAATACTTATGTAAGAAATTTGGTTTAGGTTATATGCTACTAGATAATAAAGTTGATACAGTAAGGAATTTGGTAGCAAATGCTCAACCAGATAGTAACATAGTATATCATTTTAAAGACTTTCATCAGGCAAGTGTCAACGCTAAGAATGCTTTATTAAAGATAACAGAGGAGCCTTTGAAGGGTAATTACATAGCAATATCTGGATTAAAACAAATAGACACATTAGAGAGTAGAGCAAGAATAATTAGAATGCAACCTTATTCAGATGAGGAGTTACAGGACTTTATAAACAATTCTCCTATTGATAAAGATATTGCTAATAAGCTGTTAAAGTGTAATTTTAGAACACCATCAACATTATTAAAGTATGGTAATATTGAAGATATAGAAAAGATTATAGATTTTGCTGAATATACATTAACAGATATAACTAGCTTGAATCAAACAGACATAAATAATATAGCATTGAGATTTGATAGAAGTTATGATAAAGGTAAAGTTGATAAAGCATTAGTATTCATAGAGATACTATGCAATCTATTAGAAAGACAAATGTTACAGAAAAAGTATTTAGGGTTTAGACAAGAGTTTGAACGATTATTCCATGCTAAACATTTATTGACCCAAGGTACTAATTTCAACAGAAGATTATTACTTCAAAACACATTTGAAGGATTATTGTTTAGGAGTTCAGTATGAAAAATATAAAAGATTTAAAGGAAGATATTTTGAATAAAACTGCTGGTAACTTATTTGTATTCAATGGAGAAGAATGGGCAATAAAGAAACACTATATAAATAAGATAGCAGAAGATTATAAGAAGGTAAAATATGTAAAGGATACTTTTGAGTTATCTGATAGCATGGTATCAAAAGATTTATTTAAAAGAAAAACACTATATGTAGTACCACATGATTTAGAGTTTCTAAAAGCAACTACACAGGAATTTGAGTCTATGATTAAGAGAATATTAAGCAGTACAGATGGTGCAATATGGGTATATTCTACTGAAATACCAAAACAATTTGCTAGTCATTTTGATAAATATATGACAGATTTTGAGGTAGTTGAACCAGATATATTTGAGCAATTAGTACTACATGAGATACATCTATTGCCTAATCATGTGCAATATTTATGTCATCATTGTAATAGAAATTATGGACTTGCACTTATGGAGATAGATAAGATAAAAAATTATGCACAATCAGAGGGTGTATCTAATGATGTGGCTTTTGAAGACCTTTTAATGAATAAAATGTTAGTTGAAGAAAAAGATAAGTTTAACTGTTCTGAATTTATGAATCATTTCTTGATAGGAGATTTTAGAGGATTAGCACCTAGCTTAAAATGTCTATATGATACTAATTTTGAAAATGTATGGTTTTATTTAGAAGAAATGGTACAAGATTTAAAGATTGCCTATTGTTTTGTCAAGTATGGTAAATATGAGGGTGCAAAAATAGCATTTGATTCGGAGCATTTATTCTGGGGTAGAATTAGAGAGCTAAGAGATAATATATTATTTACAACAGATGGCTATAAGAAACCTATATGTTTGATACCTTATGATGCAGAATGTTTACAATGGTTAATATTGCAGTTATCTGGATATGATAATCTAGCAAAACAAGGAAAGATAACAGGTAGAGAAGTTATAGAGAATATGTTTTATTATGATGTTTGAGGAGATGTATTATGCAACTAAAAGAATTTAAAAATATTATAGACACTATGTTTAGTAAATATGGTGATATTGATATTATGATAGATTTAGCCACAAATAATGATGTAGATGATACTATATATAAAGATATTGAAACTGGGAATATTTATACAGAGCAAGTTTTAGATATTTCAGAAGTGAAAGATAATACAGGTGATAACGTCGAGGGTATATGTATATCTAACTATAAAATGAAGAATAATAATTGGGGAAGGGAGTAGATAAGATGTATAAACCAAAAAGAGGGTTATGGACTTCTGAGGATGTAAGTCCACAACATCCAGACAGGGCAATGGATTTTGTTTCTGACTATATAATGGATAAGTTTGTTAAGGAAGACCCAAAATCACATGTTGCAATAGATGGTACTAATAAAAATGAATGGGTTGTTTTAACTGGAGAAATTAGTTCAAGTGCAAATATTGATATTGAGGAAGCAGTTAAAGAGGCATATAAAGAAATAGGTTACACTTTTGAACCTAGAGTTATAAATTTGATATATAAGCAATCACCAGATATTGCACAGGGAATTGAGAAAGATGATGAAGAAATAGGTGCAGGTGACCAAGGTATAATGATAGGTTATGCAAATATAGAATCAGATGAGTATTTACCATTGGCACTATACTTGTCAAAGAGAATAATTAGTGAATTATATAAGGCAAAAGACATATATCCATTTATGAGAGGTGATATGAAATCACAGGTTACAATAGATTATGACAAGGAAGAGCCAGAAGTAAATACTATTGTGGTTGCTTGTCAACATACAGAAGATGCTAATATAGAGATGTTGAAAGATACTATAAAGGGTATTGTAAATCAAGTATTAATGAATGCAAATGTAAAGGTATCCAATAATTTAATATGGCATATAAATGGAACTGGAAAATTTGTAATAGGTGGACCAGAAGGTGATAGTGGAGAAGTAGGAAGAAAACTTATTTGTGATTCTTATGGTGGATATGCAGCTATTGGTGGTGGTAATACACATGGTAAAGATGCCACAAAAGTAGACGCTTCAGCTGCTTATGCTACAAGATGGTTGGCTAAGAATATTGTTGCTTCTGGATTATCAGATGAGTGTGAGGTACAATTAGGCTATGTAATAGGTGTTGCAGAGCCAGTATCTATAAATGTTGATTTGAAAGGACAACAGAAAACATCTGTAACAGAAGAAGATATAGAAAGGTTTATAGAAGAGAATATATCTTTATCAGTAAAAGGAATTATAGATAGATTTGATTTAAGAAGACCTTTAAGACATATTTGGTCAAGACAAGGATACACTGGTAACTCATTTAGTACAGTAACACCACCTTGGGAGGAATTAGATTTAATAGATGATTTGAGGTTAATTTCTTATTATGGGTAATAGGATATTCTTTCAAACCATCTAAATGTAAGTAATTTTTAAATTATTTTACATAACTTGCTTGACATAAGGTAACAAATTATGTTAAGATATGTGTAGGGTAAGACATAAATTTAAGAATTTTGTTTAAAATCCTGGATTTGAGAACCTACCCTTACATAAATATTTGAAAAATGAAACTGCAGAAGTAGATAGAGTTTTTATTATAAAATTCTATCTATTTTTGCTTTCATCTTTGTAATAATTTTGTAATAATTTTGTAACATAAATGTAATATAAAACTTTTGGAAAAATTATTGACAAATTTTAAAATTATATATAAAATAATTCCAGTTTCAAATTTTAAAAATTTAATATTTATGTAAGGGAGGTTTTCACTATGGCAAGTAATCAAATGCCTGTTGCTGAAAAAGCACGATTAATCTCTGAAACTTTCACTGTTCCACAAATGGACATTGAAAGATTAGGAAGAAAGGAGATAGAAAACTGTACTACTCTTGAAGCATATATAAAGGAAGGCAATTCTCATATACCATTTGAAATGGTTAGAGAAATACAAAAGAAAGAAGTAGCAGATTGCTCAACATTAGAATTAAAAATAAGATATAATGATGAGAATTTGGGTAAGTTACCTGATTGGTTTGATTATAGTCTTATTGATGATATTATATGGAAAGCAGTTAATTTTTCTTGGACTGGACAACTAGAACCAAATTATAGCAGGGAAGACATACATAGTGCTTGTTGGGAGCACTTATTGTTAAAGTCAAAGGAAATAACAAAGGTAGGAGAACAAGATTATATAAAGTTTTCCAAACATTTAATAAAATGGCATATTAGTAACTTTTATTGTTACAATAAGAAACATAGTAAATACATAAACTTTAATATGGAAATACCATCAGATGACGAATATAGTTGTTATACAGGAAGAGATGGTGTAAACAGACTACCAGAAGTATTTTATAACTTAAATGAGTCTGACGAAGAGATTAGAAAAAGTACAAAATCAGTATTTTATCTTGATACAACAAAAACAGTAAAATCTGCACAAGTTGAAAATAAGATATTAGATACCCTAGAAGAGGAAATGGATATGTTAAATACCATAAAATCTATAAGTGATATAACAACAAGAGACTTATTAAGTATTACAGCTTACATATTAGCAGGTTTAGATAGTTTTAAAGGTTTATATCAAGAAGCAGTTTCAAGAATGACATCAGACAGAAGAACAAAATTCCTTGAAATTATTGAAGGAAAAGGTGGTAAAAAAGCTGATTTTAAAAAGATATTAAAGTTATTTGTAGGTAAAGAGTCAGGTACATATTTAGAGCAGATAAGTGATTGCTTGCAAAAGATGATGATAAACCCAGGTTTATTGGCAGAAGTTTAAAGAATTTATATAAAAATTACATCAAAAGATGTTATAATATATAGATAGATGTTCTGATTACAAGATTGCTATATAACGAGAGAAACATCATGTGCATAGTATATGAGTGGAGGTATTGTTATGAGTAATCCAGATGAAGAAAGTAGTAAACAAAATAACAATCTAGAGCTAACACATGATGAAGCTTTAGAGTTGTTTGAAAAGAATAAGGGATTGGCAGAGAGTTTTGCTAGAAAATATTATAAAACAGGTTATTGGGAATTTGACCATGCCTTACAGATAGCTTATGAGGGACTATGGAGGGCTTGTATGCACTTTAAGCCTTCCAAAGGGTTCCAGTTATCAACATTGGCTTGGAGAATAATGACCAATAGGTTTATAGAAGAACAAAAGGAAATAGACCGTCAACCAAAGATATTATTTAGCGTTGATGAATTTTCAGTTGAAGATGGTTTTGATGAGGGAAATTTACCCTTAACATTAATGGATGTTTTAGAGGATGATGCAAGTAGTGTTGACCAATTAGTAGAAGCAGATAGCTTGAGAGAATTAAAACAAGATATAGTGTATATATTAGATGATATTGCAGATGAGCTAAAGGTTTCTAAAAGGGTTGTAAAGACAGCTTATATGTGTTTAAATGAACAGATGTTATATAAGAATGCAGAGACAAAACAGGAAATAAACGCATTGTCAAAATTAGTTGGTACATCATTAATAAGAAAAGTTAAAACAATGCTTCAAGAAAAGTTATCAGATTTAGACTATAACTAATCTATAAAAGATGTTTATATATCTGTAATATATAATTGAAAGGTGGTATAATTTTTATGGACTTAAAAGAGACTAAAAAGAAATATGAGGATGAAATAGCTAGGCTAACATCAATAGCACAAACATTAGAAAAGCAATATCAAGGAAAATACAATGAGATTAAGAAAGCTGAAAATGATTTACTAAATGAATTTAATACTGAATTACAGAAAATAACTATTGGTATTGAAAGATTAAGAGGTGCTTATACAGCATTATGTGATGTTGAGGATGATAAAGAACCAACATTAGTAGAAAATGGAATGCTAAAAGATTATGAAGTTATTGACGAAGAGGATTCTGAAAATGAAGAAGATGTTAATATAAATGAACAAGATGAGGAAACAGTTGAATCAGAGTTACCAGATGAAAGCATAGACAATGTAGAAAGCGAAGAAGAGAAACTAGACGAGTTAAAGCATAAAGCAGACAAATTAGTTAAAGAAGCCAAGGAATCTGGTAAAGTAACATCTTATGAAGATTTTTCTAAATCAGAATTAGCAAAAGAAACAGCATTGTCAGAAGAAGAAATTGAGGCATTAAAAGCTGTTACAGAAAATGAATCAAAACCAGTTGAAAAACCAGTAAAAGAAGTAAATATGGATGATGTACCAGATTATTTAAAGGACCAATATACTAATAAATAGGGGTGTTTTAAATGGAAGTAAGTGTTGATAACTGGAAACATAATATTGAAGGGATTATATTAAATATAAAACCAGAATTAGAATTAACAATATTATTAAAGAAATTTGATGGTATAACATTTGAGGGAAGAACACCTATTGATGGTGATAGAGAGAAAGCTATTGATGAAATGTGTAAGGTATTAGATAAACTAGAATTAGTACCTTATCAAATAGAAAGGCATAAAGAAGTATCAAATGCCTATATAGTTCAGTTTCCAGAATTAGATGTTATATATAGTAATGATGAGAAGATTCATAAGTATAAAATGATATTCAAGTTTTTATTGGATAACATTAATCAAAATAGAGAAGAACCTGTTTCAAAGAGTTCTGTATTAGAAAGTATGGATATTTATATCAAACAGACAATTCAAGCATTTGCAAGAGGTGATATAAATAGATATAAATTGTCTGAAAAAGATTTACTAAATGATATGGAATATAGAAAGCATCTTGAAACACTATTTATAAATTATGTAGATGAATATTTTAAAAACAAGGTTCTAGCAGAATAAAGGTGGTTATTTATGAAAGCATTAGATATATGGATTATATGGGAGATAGTAATAATCTTATTAGTAGTTATTATATATTTCTTATATAAGTTATACAAAAGGCACAAAGACAAAAATAAAGTAAAAACTGTACTAGACTATTTACAATATAAAACAGGAAATATAGAAGTTGAAAAACTACAAAAGATACTAGGAGTGAATAAAAATGAAAGTAAGAGTAAGAATAAACAAAAGTAGAGTAGATGCTTATATTCTTGAGTGTAATCACATACCAAGATATAAAGAGTTTATAGACGTAGCAGATAGAAGATATAGAGTAGAATATGTGGTACATAATGTTGAAGAAGTATTGCAAAATGAAATAACAGATGTTATAATATATGTATCAGAAATTTATTAGTTAAATTATATGGCAAAAGAAGTTCCTATTATATAAAAGAAAGATTGGTTATCTATTATATACTTCTCGCCTATAATATATAATATGGGGTTGACAAAAGAAGTTCCTATTAATATCAAATGGCTTCACGCCATTCCACAGAACACAATGTTGAGTACACTGTACTTGATTTATTCAAGTATTAGAGTACGAATACTTCTCGCCACCCTTACAATAAAGATAATACTGTATTCTGGTGAATTCCAGTATGTATTAGTACACATTCTAAAGTATTTTGTGTATGATGAAGTACAGATAGTTGAAGCCAGAGGATGACAAAGTAGAGTTCCTATTAAGTTATTTTGGAAAATTTATCAGGAATATCTGTCAGTGCCTGTAATTAGGATACTGTATGATATTCAAAATTTACTCTCCGTCGTTGTATTATTCTTGAGTGCTATTATAGATAGAGCCAGCTTGTATTGATTTATGGGTTGGTTCTTTCTTTTATATAAAAAGATGTTATAAATATTAGAAAGGTACATAGATATGAGAGAATTAGGTAGAATACCAAACATAATAGATAAATTAGAAGCAGTGTGGATAAATAAACCAGATTTAAGGTTAGGTCAATTACTTGTAAATATGGCACCACAAAGACTTAATAATGATATTTATTATTGGGAAGATAGTGATTTAGAAAAGCAATTAGATACAATAATTGAGAATATTATAAATAAGGAGGGTAAATAATATGGCTTTATATGGATATGTAGAAGGAAGAGATGACGGTTTAGGAGTACCAGATAATGTTATTTTAAGATGCTCATGTGTAGATAGATGTGAGATTGAAGTTGAAAAACAAAAGGGGGAAGTAATAGAAAAACAAGGTGATACAGAAGCAAGATTACCAGATGAATATTATATAACCTTTAAATCAAAAGCATACTATAACACATTAAATATGATAGATGCATTAAAGATTAAGTTAAAAAAGATTTGGTGTATCATAAGAGGAAAAGATTATACATATTATGATATTGAAGTACAGTCAGAAGCAATGAAGAAATTTGTTAAGGGCTTAGAAGAGTTGTTAAAGAATTAGGAGTTGTTGAATGTGTCAAATGAATATTATATTTTAAAATGTCCGTTTTGTGATGATGATATTACTTCTGTAATGGAAAGCCCAGATGCAAAGGTTACATGTCCAAAGTGTAATAAGGAACTAAATTTATACACAGTATTTGGATATAATATGTGGTTAGTTGAAAATAATAAAATTACAAAAGTCAGTAAAAGACCAATTAAAGATATTAAGATAAAAAATAAAAACTATGGAAATATAAAGACAGAAGAATGGGAAGATGGAAATTCAAGACATATCAAGTTTATAGTTTCATCTGATGAAGATACTGATGATTATAAAGAAACAGATAATTTTGAGGAATCTGATGGAGAACCAAAGACCTATGAAGATTTATTATTATTTAATGCTGCAATTTGTCATAAACAATATGACTTTTTAGTTCAGGCAGGGTTTAAAGAAAAGGATGCTCTTGATATGGTTAAGAAACTAATTGACCAAGGGTTTATATTATAGGGGGGTAGAATTATGTCAGTATCTCATAAGCAAATACATAATACAAGAATTACAAAAATTATGATAGGGGGTAGAATTATGTCAGTATATTATAAAGAAGTATTAAGATTATTTAAAGGTGTTCTTACAGATGAACATATTAATGAAATACCAGATGAGGAAGCATTAAAGTATGGTGTCTATATATTTAAAGATTTCCCAGAAGAAGTGAAAAAAGAAGCCATAAAACAATATGGTAGAAATGGGGAAGAAGCTAATCAAACATTTCATAAGTCATTATTTAAAGTTGCAAAAGCAGATGAAATACAGCTATATTTTGAACAATTAGTTCACTATTTAACAACTTATGGAGCAGAGCAATTAGGTATTTATGATTCTGATACTGTGTTTATTCCAAAAGAAAAGTTAGAGATACCAGAATTATTAGAAGATACAAAGCTAGTAGTAATAAAACCAATTACAGAATCTGAATTAAGGGATAGAATAAAAGAAATGATTACATCTAATATTGCATTGTCAAAGCAAACAGTAAAGGACATTGTTGCTTTAAGTGATTATATAGATGTAAAAGAATATTCAGAGGGTGATAATTATCTATGTAAGATACAAAATAAAGAGGTTAGGTCAGCATTATATGGTAAGTTTGGTATATTACCTAAAAGGGGTGACGAGTTTTTAAGATATTTTATTGCTAAGAAATGTGATACTACATTATTGATTAAGAGCAAGGAACTAGAAAGAGAAATTAGTTGGGTATCCCCAGCTGAGACATTAGAATTATTAAAAAGGTATAAAGAACAATATGGATTAGAGAATCTTTCAAAAGTATTTAATAGGTTTAAACCATTATTCCTATCAATGAAATCACACCCAAAGGATACAATAGCACAATATTATAGAAAAGAAGATTTAGATTGTATGGCAGAATTAAATAAATATATCAACTACATATCTAAATCTAGTAAGAAGTATCATACACCTATGAGAGATAATGATTTAAACAAATTTGTAGAATGGGTTGGCTCATTAGATAGCTCTGATACTAATGCTTATAAGAAAGCAATTTATGAGAAATTTGATAATGCAGGGATTTACACAGCTATTAGAATATTGAATTATCTTAAAAGAGAGAAATCATCAAAGTTAGATTTCAAACTTTATAAGGTTAGAAATGGTAAAATTTATGTTAAAGATAATACAGAAATAATTAGTTCTAATTTTACATTATTACAAATAATAGTAGAAAATTATATAGTTGAGCATATCAAACAAAATGTTAGTGGTAAGACAGTATATATTCCTGATGAGATTTCTTATAGATTACCTCAATCAGAAAAACAATATACAGGAAACATACCATTTGGTTCAGTAGTAACAGTTGACAAACAACCTTTGCTTGTTGGTATTCATTGGTGCAATGTGAAGTATGATGATTATGAACATAGAGTAGACTTAGATTTACATTTGACATCTAGTAACAGAAGTTATGGCTGGAATGCTGGTTACAGAAGTAGTAATAACTCTATTATATTTACTGGTGATAATACTGATGCACCTTTACCAAAAGGTTCCTCTGAATTTATGTATATAAGTAATGACGTTGCAGATAAATGTTTTGAATTAAAGATAAACAATTATACAAGAGATGTTGGACCAATTCCATACGAAATTATAATAGGTAAAGCAAATCCAAATGCTCATTATGCAGACAATAGAAATTTCATAATAGACCCTAATGATATTTTGGTTAAAATTCCAATGCAAATGGAATTAGGTCAGGCAGAACAAGTTGTTGGTATTATATCAATGCAAGACACATCAATAGATTTGATAATGACTGATTTAGTAACATCTAATCAAAGGGTATCAAATAATAAAGAGTTTAGTCAAAAGATAAGAACATTTATACTAGAGCAATCAAGACTACAAATGGATTTGAAAAGAGCATTATTAATGTCTGGTGCTAATATAGTAGATAAACCATACACTGTAATAGAGGTACCTTATGTTTATACATCTAATAATATTATGATTAGTAAAGAAATAGCAGATAAAGAAGGTATAGAGTATCTACCAGAAAATATTTATAGCAAAAAAGAGAAAGTACCAGTAGATATAGATTTCAGCTTAGAATCTTTAACAAAGGATAGTTTTATAAAGTTATTAAAGAAATAGGTGATAATTATGATGAAAAAGAAACCTGAAGTAGGAAGTTTTACAATAGTATCAAAGTACCCAAAGGGGCAGAAAGGAAATACCATATATCTTTTTAAATATCAAAGGGATAATAAGCCAAGGATATATGAGGCAAAAATGGTATGGCTAGATTTTAGACTAGATAAACCAGCTTGGGCATTTATGGATGGAAAGGAAGCACAAATGCTTACTAATAAAGAAAGGGAAGCATTCATTAATGAGATACCTAAATTCCAAAAAGGTGGTTCATATAGAAAGACACACCCAATAGCACGTTCTGAATCAGATGATATAAGATGTATGATAGAACAGAAAGAAAAAGAGATACGTCAACTAAAGGAAAAATTAAACCAGGAAGAAGATAAACATATAGAAGAGTTGTCAGAGAGATATAAAAAGTATCTTGATAAGAATAAGTTACAAACATTTAACAAGTGCCTAGAGAAACTTAAAAATACTACAGATTATGTATTGTCAAAGGATTGTTTTTATACAAGAATACTTGGAACTGGTGTAATTATACTAGATAAAACAAACAATATTCCAGTGGGTATTTTACAACAATATAATAATGAATGCTGTGTTGAATTATTAGATGATGACGATATTAAAAGTCTAATTAGAAATAATCCAAAAATAAGAAATATGTTAGAAGAGTAGTGGATTTCACTACTCTTAAAATTTTCTTAAAATATTTTATAAAAATGCTTGACAGAATTTAAAACTTATAATACAATATCAGCAGTTAAACAAAGGGAGGATTTATAAAATGAATACAAAAGTTAATTTAGAAAGAGATTTACAAATAAGAAGAAAGGTAATAGAAAACAGAAGAAAGAAAAAGCAAAAGATGATGTTAAGAAGATTGATATTGAAATTAGTTATTTTTGCATTATTTATGTTAGGAACAGTAACTGTATTTGCAGATTATACAAGTAATGATATTCCAGTTAATTATGATGGAGAATACTATACATATTCTGTTTCAAAAGGTGATAGACTTTGGGATATAGCTGAGAAATCTTCTGAGAATAGAGATGTAAGAGAAGTTGTATATATCATAGAAAAGGATAATAACTTAAATGATGCAAACTTACATATAGGACAAGAACTAAAATTAAGAAATAATTATTAAGGGGTAGGTTTATATGATAATATTAGAATATGGAAGTGCAGAGATGCAACAGTTGGAACTTAATAGTATGTTTATCTCATTTCCAAAGGGAAGCCCTACATTTAATGAAGATAGATTAAAGATAAGTGGCTACTGGAATAGAGTGTATAATGCACAGACACATGAATGGGAAGTTCCATATAACGATAAAACATTTAAAGATATTACTGATATGTATGGTATGGATAATATATATTTTAGAAATCCAGACCAAAAGCCAAGTAGACCTAGCATTGAGAAATTGAATAAGTATTTTGATAACTTTGATTGGGGTACTTACAAGCCATTTCCTTATCAGTTAGAGGGTATTGGTTATGGCTTAACTAAAAAGAACTGGATACTTGGTGATACTATGGGTTTAGGAAAATCTTTTCAGACAATACAGTTAGCAAGGGTACATAAAAAGAGAAGAGGAATAAAACATTGTTTAGTTATATGTTGTGTAAACTCATTAAAATATAACTGGGCAAATGAAATCAGTAAGTTTACAGATGAAAGTTCAATAATATTAGGAACAAGACCAGGTAAAACAGAGAAAACAAAGAATAAATTATATAATATGACAATAGAGGAAACAAAGGAACAAATAAAGAGTTGTCCTAAGGAGTTTTTCTGGATAATAAATGTTGAAAAGATAAGAGCAACTAAAAAGGAAGAAAAGGCAGGAGATACCATTGTAGACGCTTTTAATAAACATATAGAAGATGGGCAATTAGGTATGATAATAATAGATGAAATTCACATGTGTAGAAACCCACAGGCTCAACAAAGTAATATGCTAATGAATTTAGGTGTAAAGATTACAAGGGAAGTTGGAAGAAATGGAAAGACTATGGAAACTAGAAGGAACATGAATGTAATTAAGGTTGGTATGTCTGGTACATTAGTTGTAAACAATCCATTGAATTTATATGTACCAATGAAAGTAGTAGGATTAGTAACATCTAATTATTGGGTATTTTGTAAAAGATATGTTATAAAGGATATATTTGGAGGTGTTAGTGGATTTCAAAATGTAGGAGAATTACAAGACATATTACATGCTTCATTTATTAGAAGGACAAAAGAAGAGGTAGCAAAAGATTTACCACCAGTAATATTTAAGGATGAAATACTAGAAATGTCTCCAGAGGAAGAAAAAGTATTTAATGAGCTACAGGATGGTGTAAAAGAAGAAATTACAAGTTTAGCAACAGCAGATGATAACACTTTAATACAGACAAAATCATCAGGAAGGATAAATGATAAGATTGATATTCCAACAGCAATAACAGCAGTAATAACAAGAATAAGACAGTTTTCAACACATACTGGTTTATTAAGTTCTAAAATACAGAAATCTACAAAGTTTGAAAGATTAAGAGATATATTAGAAGAAGCTAGAATGAATGGAGAAAAAGTATTAGTATTTTGTCAGTTTACACAGGCAATAGATATAGCAAAAGAATATTTTAAAGACTTCAACCCAAAAATTATTGTAGGAGGAATGGGAAGTGAGGTAATGAATGTTGTAGCAGAGCATGAAAATTCAGAAGGGTTTAGTGTTATATTTGCACAAACACAAACATTAGGTGTTGGACATTCTTTACCAAATACATCTCAGGTTGTATTTCTAACATTATTATGGGATTATGCAACATTTGAACAATGCTTTAATAGATGTCATAGAATAACAAGTAAAAGAAGTGTAACAGTAACAAATTTAATTATGAAGGATACTTATGATGAAGTTATATATGATAAGATATATGCTAAAAAAGCAATGGGAGATGTTATAATAGATGAAAAGGAAATAGATGCAGCTATGCAGTATTTATCTAAATTAGGAATTGTATTCCAGGCTGGTGAAATTAAACAAGCAAATACATTACTATTAGATGATATAAGTAATACTATACAACAATAAAATGTCTTAAAATTGAATCTCATTTGAAATAAGGAGGATATATTATGAGTGATTATTCAGAAAAAGGAATTTGTAGCATTTGTGGTAAGGAATATACAAATTGGGGAAATAATGCTTACCCAATAAATGATGGAAGATGTTGTAATGATTGTAACACATCAAAAGTTATTCCAGCCAGATTAGGAAAATTATTAAACAAGGAGGAAAACGAAAATGAAAAAATGTAGTATTTGTGGTGAATATTTTGAAGAGTTTGGAAATAATGCTTACCCAATAAATGATGGGACATGCTGTGGTAAATGTAACGAAGAAGTAGTTATTCCAGCTAGACTAGAGAAATTACTAAACAAGGGGGATAAATAACTATGTCAATGCATGTAAACATATATGGTGTACCAGATATTGATAGAGTGAATAAAGCTAAAGAAGCAAGAGATATTATGAACAATCTAGGTATTAAGTATCCAAAAGAGCTAGATGATATAATAGAATCTGAGATAAAAATACCAATAACAAAAATAAATTCAGAATGGTCAGATGACTATGCAGTAAGTGTGAAAGATATCCCAGATAATGTTTCAGCAATAGTATTTAGTGTTAGTTATTAAAATGTTTATAAGGATAATTTTACAATCCTTGCAGGAAACTGCAAACTGTGTAATTTGATGTTTTATAGCTATGTAAAATGACACAGATGTGAAAGAATCCAACCCAATATAAAGTAGAACAAGGCGTTTTATAGCTATGTAAAATGACACAGATGTGAAAGTTCTTTCTAATTTTAATGTCCTTATCATTAGTTTTATAGCTATGTAAAATGACACAGATGTGAAAGATTATGATATGGGAACTATAATGTGGTGTAGTAAGTATAAGGAAGGTCAAGAAGAATTATGCAACAAAGAATGCAGAAAGAGATGGTCTTATGAGTTAAATATTTGTAGACCAGATAAGGAGGAATTAGAAAATGGAAAATAGAACAAGTGGTTATGTAAATACAGTATCTAATTACGGTTGGGTTTGTCCAATATGTGGTAGCGTTTATAGTCCTACAACAGTAGAGTGCTACAAATGTAATAAAAGTATGACATCAAGCAGTACAACCATCGATTGGACTGGACCATCAAAGATTACAACAATAAATCAGGATGAGATAGCTAGATATAATAATGATGGTACAAAGCATAAGAGAAGTTTAATAAAAGGGGGAAACTAGAATGAAATCTGGTTCAAATAATAAATCTAATATGAGAAGTAATATAAAGTTAGGTTTAATAAGTTTAGGTATAATTTTAGGTGTTATACTATTATTTGCCTGTATATTTGCAGGGACTAACAACACAGTAATCAGTCTTGAAGAACAAATAAGTGAGAGTAAATCTAGTATAGGAATACAAGAAAAGAGAAGAGCAGATTTAATATGTAATTTAGTTGACACTGTTGAAAGTTATAATAAGCATGAACACAACACTTTAGTAGATGTTGTTGAAGCAAGAAGTAAAGCAAATAATGGTGATTTGGCAGAAGCACAGGTTATTATAACAGCATTAGCAGAACAGTACCCAGAATTAAAATCTAATGAAAACTATAAATCATTAATGACTGAGTTATCTGTAACAGAAAACTTAATAGCAGAATATAGAAATAATTATAATACACAGGTAAGACAATATAATAAATATGTAAAAGGATTTCCAAGTAGAATGATTTTAAATATTATGGGTTATGAAAAGATAGATGCCACATATTTAGAATATGATGGATATGAAGATGCACCTAAAAATTTATTTAAAAATGAGGATTAGACAATGGATAATATTGTAGTTACTAAAAGGGAAATCTTAATTACAATTATAATATCTTGTATTTTAATTGGAATAGGGATTTTAATATCTAGTTCAATTAAAAGTAATGTATATGAAGATAATGAGTGTTATTATAAGTCATTAAAAATAGATAATGATGAAAATATGTATCAGTATGCACTAAGAACAAATGTTGGATATACATTAGTATCAGGTAAGATAAAAGCTGTAAACCCTGTAAGTTCTGAAAGAATAGACGGTCAGTACTATTATATTAGGGAAGAAAAAGAAAGATATACAGAACATTCAAGAAGAGTATCTCATACAAAAACAGTTCCAGATGGTAAGGGTGGTGTAAAAACAGAAACATATTATACCACAGAATACTACTGGACATGGGATAATATAGACACTAATACATATCACACAGATATGTTTAACTTTTTAGGTACTAATTATAATTATGATAAGATAAGGTTTAGTAAAGAAGTATATAAAGATACAGTAAAAGAAAGTTCTAAAATAAGGTATGTATATTATGTAACACCAATAGAATTTGATGTAACTTTATTTACATTTATAACAGATAATGATATAACAGATGTACATGTATATTACTCAAAGATACCAGAAATTATAGAAAATAAGCAGAAAGCAGGGACAGGTGCAGTAGCAGGTTTTTGGATTGCTTGGGTATTCATTATAGCACTTATAGATTTTGTATATGTAAGTTTAGAAAATAAATATTTGGAGGGGTAAACATTGAGTACAACATATTATATGAGATTAAAAGATAATGGTAAGTTAGACAAAGTAAGATACCTAATATCTATCACAGAAAGAATGATAAATTCTATATTAGAAACACAAGCAAGAGAATTGCATAATATAATACAGATAGATTTAGAGGAAGTATTGAATAAAGATGATTTTAATAAACAATTCTGTAATGCAGCAGATTGGTATGCTAGTTATCCAGATGAACCAGAAGATTATCATTTAAAAAAGGTATTTATGGAAGATATACCTAGTATAGAGGTTAATATAGGTACAAATACAGGTAGTGGATTTCATTGGCATTTAAGTAGCTTAAAAGATGGTTATTATGATACAGAAGAAGTGGATACAGGATTCTGGAAAGATAAGAAATGTTTTAATATGCCAAGAAGTAAAGAACAGTTAGTTTCATTTATGAATACCTATAAAGATAAGGTAGAAATAGTAGATGAATACGGAGAAGTATATACAGTAAAACAATTCTTAAAAAAGGTAAATGAGTGATAAATTATCACTCATTTTTAAATCCTTTTGTAAAATATTAATGAAGAGAAAAAAAATTATATAATTTTTAAGAAAAATGCTTGACAGAATTTAAAACTTATAGTAGACTAAGTATAGTTAAAAATAATTTAGGAGGTTATTATAATGAAAGATGAACAAGGAATAATTGATTTAGTAAATAGCTGGTTAGGTGATGACGAAGATATTAGATATAGGGACGCAGATGAAGTAGCATCTGAATATGCAGATACTATAATGGCTAGTGAAGATTTAGAAAACTATGGATACACAGACGAAGATAGAGATGAGATATATGACATTGTATCAGAAGCTGTAAATTCATATATGGACGAAGTATCTGACATATATGCTTTAGCTGAGAACTGGGATGGTAATATGGCTACTGATAAATTAGAAGAGGACGAATGGGAAGAAATATACAATAATGCACCAGATGTATATATTGAAGCATTACATTCAAGAGAGGAATTTGTAGTAAATAATTTTGAATGGGCATCAATTCCAGACCATGTATGGGAATATATAGAGGACTGTGTAAGAGATAATATAGGATTTACAAGCCCAGAACCAGAAGTAGTAATTGATAATATCATAGTTAATGGTTCTTACGGTGATTTTGATGAGTTTAAAGATGAAGACCAATCTGACGAAGATTTTATAGCAGAAAGAGAAGAAGAGGGAGATTATATTGATATATTCCCAGAAGATAGATTTATCATATATAGTTTATAAAGGAGGATATTATGCCAGATAATTTTGATTTAGAAATGGATGTATCAGAGCATCTATTTAATATCATAAGTAATAATTTTGAGGGTGTAGATTTAAAATCTGCATCAGATAAAATAAAAGCATGTATAGATGAGATAATAGGTAATGCTCTAAAAGAAAACTGTAAAACAACAGAAGATTTTACAGATTGGATGATGGGCTAATATAAGAATATAATTTGAGGAAAGCAATAATGCTTTCCTCTTTTTTATTGTTTTAAAAGTAAAATATTAATGAGATACATAAGTGTGTCTACATTTTCCATGAGGAGGTAGAAAATATGGAAGATAAAAAGAATTGGCTAGAGCCATCAGAAGTTTTAGAGTATGACCCAGCATTAGGTCAAGTATGTATGGATGACCCAGAGAATGATTGGTCAGGAAAAATCAGTGATGGTGTTGGTGTAGATAATGATGAAACACCAGAAGGATAATTGATAAAGGTTTAAAAATAAAGTTAGAGGTAGGGAATTTTTATATAAGGAGAGATGATAATATGGAAATAATACAATTGTTATGCCCATCAGACAAATATTCAATAAAATGCCCATATAGTATGATACCCCAAGGTATTACAATTCATAACACAGCTAATGACGCAAGTGCAAAAAATGAAGTTTCATATATGCTAACAAATAACAATAAAGTATCATATCATTTTGCAGTAGATGATGTTAGAGCAGTACAAGGTATTCCACTAGATAGAAATGCTTGGCATGCTGGTGATGGAGGAAATGGATTTGGTAATAGATATACAATAGGAATTGAAATCTGTTATTCAAAATCAGGTGGTGATAGATTCCACGCAGCAGAAAGAAATGGAGCTGAATTAACAGCAAGATTAATGTTACAATATGGATGGGGTATTTCTACAATTGGAACAAAAGTAGTAAATACACATCAATCAAGAAGTGGTAAATATTGCCCACATAGAACATTAGATGAAGGATTAGAAAGATTCTGGAATATGGTTAGAGAAAAATATGCTGAATTGTCTGGTCAACCAATACCTACACCAGCACCTACACCATCTGCACCAGCAATAAGTGGTGATTCATATTTAGTAAGAGTTACAACAGGAGCATTAAATATAAGAGCAGGAGCTGGAACACAATATGATATAACAGGATGTATTAGGGACAGAGGAACATATACAATAGTAGAAACAAATGGAGATTGGGGAAGATTAAAATCTGGTGCAGGATGGATTTGCTTGAGATATACAAGTAAAGGTTCAGGAAGCACAGCACCATCAACTCCAACACAACCAGCAGGACACTATGTTGGTGAAAGTGTTACTATAAATGGTGTATATACATCATCAATGTCAACTAAAAAATTGAACCCAGCAGTAAAAACAGGAACAATTACTAAAATAGTAAATGGGGCAAATAACCCATATCTATTGAACAATGGTAATATTGGTTGGGTAAATGATTCTTGTATAGTAGGTGGAAATGGTGGAGGTTCATCCCAACCAGCTACACCAGCAGGATTTAGTAAAGGACAAAGAGTAACATTACTATCATCAGCAACTAGATACTGTACTGGACAAACAATACCAGGTTCAGTAAAAGGTAAGACATATACAATAATGCAAGTTGGAAGTGGAAATACACACCCAGACGGAGTATTATTAAAAGAGATTATGTCTTGGGTATATAAGAAAGATGTTAGATAGGAGGTAATGATTTATGGATAACTTAAATCAAATAATCAATGCAATAATGCCTTATGTAGTTACAATAGTTACAGCCATATTTGCTTATTTAGCAGTAAGAATAAAAACAAAACTAGAAGAAAAATTAAATACACAAGCAAAGAAAGAAGTAGCAGAAGCAACAGTAAACTATATTCAACAAGTATATTCTACATTAGATGGTAAAGGGAAATTACAAAAAGCATTAGAAACAGCAACTGAATGGCTAGAATCAAAAGGCATAAAAGTATCAGAAGCTGAAATGACAATATTAATAGAAGCAGCAATTAAAGGTGCAAAAGAAGGATGGGCTACACAAAAAATTGCTGAGAATGATTTAATTATATCATCTGCACAGGTACAAGCATTAGAAACAGAAACAACAGAATCAGAAACAACAGAAGAAACAAAATAATATAAAATAAAGATAAGATGGTTGTTATGACCATCTTATTTAGTTTTCTGGGTAAAATATTAATGATGATAGGTTTATAAAAATACATAAAAATGCTTGACAGAATTTAAAACTTATAATAAAATACATAAAGTAAAAAGAAATAAGAGGTTAGGAGGATTTATAATGGATATTGGAAACGGAAAACCATTACATGAGATTATGGCATCTATATTAGGTGGAAACAAAGAAGATAATATTATTGGAAAACAAAATACAACAATGAAAGTAGATAAAGAAGTAAAGAAACCAGAAGAGGAAAAAGTAGATACAGCTGATATAATAAAATCAGCACCTACAAGACCAGACCCAAATAAAGAAGAACAAGATGTTGATGGAGTAGCAGACGGAATATTAGTAGTAACAGACCCAGAGATAACAAGCGAGGAGTTTGAAGAAGTAGCAGATGAATTACAAGGAATAGTAGATAATTCAGAAGCAGGAGAATTACCATATACAGATAAATATAAAGGTGACTATATATTATCTTGTCCGATATGTGGTGGAACATTTGTAAGTGAGACATTATTAGATAGTGGAGAGGATACTTGCCCAATATGTTGTAAAATACCAGACGCATTTGTAGTAAGTGGCAGAATAGAGGGAGAAGAATCAGCAGATAGCCATGAAGATATACAAGATGATATAGACAATGAAGAAAATTTAGAAGAACCAGCAGAGGGGGAAGAAGAGCTACAAGAAGTAGAACCAGAAATGGAAGAACCAGTAGAGGAAGAAGAACCAAATAAAAAAGAGAGTGTAAATATGGAAGGTAACAAATTAGAGGAAACAAAGAAACTACAAGAAGATGAATATGATGATTATATAGAAAATGAGAAAGCATTAGCAAAAGAGTATAGCGAAAGAGTAAAAGGAAATATAACACAAGAAGCAAGAACAGCTTTCTATGATTTAAAGGATATATTAGATACTGAAAGCAATGATACATCTGTAGATGGTTTCTATTTCCCATCAAAGGCAGTTGCAGTAATTGAAAATTCAAAAGCACAATATCATCTAAATGGAAATATGGACTTAACAGTTGCAAATATATTAAATATGGTTGATGATAATGATTCAATAGAAGAAGCTATTGATGAATTATTTACAGACTATAAAGCTGATAGTGCATTTAGTTGGGCAGACAATTTTATATCAATATTAGGTAAATTAAGTTTTGATTTAATTGAAGATGAAGATTGGGAAATTTATGATTGGAATTATAAAGAAGATAGTGATGGGGATATAATTGAAGGTGCAGGTAAAATTGGTAATCAAGAATTTGTATTTGAAGCATCAAGAGAAGATAATATGATAGATTTCTACGATTTTGAATCAGGAGAAACACTAGATATAACTGATGATGAATTATGCAACTATATTCTAGACCTACTTAATGGACTAGAAGAAAGTAAAAAGGTTGAAGGAGATTTATCAAAAGACCTTTATGGTGCTGAAGCAGATAAAAGAACATATAATAGATTACAAAACCTAGATATATACCTAGAAGAATATGAACAAGCTGTTGCAGATAAAGATGAAAGTAGAATTGAAACAGCAAAATCAAAAATAATGGGAAATATAGGATACTTAATTCCAGCATTAAATATAAAAGGTGGTGCTAAAGGACTAGTAGAATATATAAAGAACACAGAATTTGATTTTGAAAATAAATTTAAGGAAACAATTAATACTTTAAATCAATTTGCAGAAGAGTACAGAAAAGAATACGAAGAAAGTAAAAAAGTAACAGAAGATGCAGACGATTATGATGAAGAAAGTCAACAAATGTTTGATAAAGATACAGATTTAATTAATGGATATTGCCAACAACTTCATAAACTATGCAAGGAAGCAGTTAATAACTTAAATACAAGTAACGATATACCAAGAATGAGTAAGGCATTTATTGAAATTATACAAATGTATGCAGCTCAATTAGGTATGCCATTTAAAGCAACACTAGATATGTCAAATGGAACTGTTGTATTGGGTGAAAGTAAAAAAGTTGAAGGGAAGAAACTAACAGAAGAATATTATGAAGATGGTATCTATGCAGAAATAGAAGATGCATTAAGAGATGCTGGTTTTGATATTCAAAGATATTCTGATGCTGGTGTACTTACAAGAAACTTAGGCTGGATAGTTTATAATGAAAATGGAGAAAGAGCTGACTTATCTTGTGATGGAACCTACTTAGATGAGAATAAAAAACTAACAGAAGGTGCAGATACAAGAGAAGCAACAGAAATATTTATAAATGGTTTAGACAAAGCAGTAAATACACAATCAATAGTAAATGCAGAATGTATGGACGAGTTTTTCCAAAATGCAAAAGGAATATTGATGGAAGTTGCAGAAAACTATGATGACTATAAAGATACTCAAAGAGCAAGTTCATTAACAGAAAGTAAAGACCCAACATATATAGTATGTTCATACTATGATGAAAAACTACATGGACTAGAAGATGAATTAAAAACAGATGACTGGTCAGAAGTAGAAGATTTTGCACATAGAAAACTAATGCAAGGAAATATGTTAGAAATAGAAAATACCAAAACAGGTAAGTATAGAAGAATAAACCCAGATGAATATGATGAAACATTTGATGGGGAATTTATAGTAAGACCAGAAGAATTAGATGAAGCTAAAAAAGTAGAAGAGCTTATAAACAATATGTATGATTTCAATAAGGTAGAAGAAAGTAAAGAAAAGAAAGAAGAAGCAAGAGTACACAGAGTATTAAATAAAGGTGATAGATTTCAAAATAAAAATGGTGTAATAGCAACAATAATAGATGTTGATAACGAACATTTATTAGACGGTCAACCACAAGTAACATATAAGTTTAATGATGGGGCAGCAAAATGTTACCCAATGAATAGTGTTAATGATATGCTAAATGATTGTGGATATACTAAAATGGAAGAAAGTGAAAAAAGAACAGTAAAGACAGAATCAAGAGATAGAGTAGCAGAAAAACTACCTAGATTTATATATAATTTAACAAGTGATGCTGATGTAAAAGCATTTGGGGAATCAGCTTGGAGTGCAAATGAACCAACATCAAATGGTTTAGGAATAGTAGTATATGAAGTATATAGAAATGGTAAATCTACATTTACATCAAAAGATATAGCAGATGCTGTAATAAAAGAGTTTCCAGAATTAAGAGTATATGGTTGGGTATATAATGATAAAGGTGTAGTATTTACAAAGAAAGATACTAAAAAAGATGAACCAGAAAAAGTTGAAGAAAAGAAACCATTAGAAAAAGGACCATCTGGTGTGTTTGAAGATGCAGATGCAAAATCATTTATAAGAGATATAGCAAACGCAGTAGGAAAGGCAAAAGAAGAAGCAAAAGGAGCTTCAATAGAAATGCCAACAACATGGGAACTAATGAACAATAATAGTATTATAGTATATGAGTTACCAATTAAATTTACAGGTGATGTAATAGGTTTAGGAGAAGAAATAGCAAAACAATTATATAATATAATTGGAAGTGCAAAAGTAACAGAAGTAAAATGTGTTCCAGAATCAACTAAAAAAGGAACAGTACTAACATTATCAGTAATAGGACCAGATATAGTAGCACAAAGTAAAGGTAAGAAAGAAGAAAAAGAAGAAGTAAATCAAGAAAAAGAAGTAAATCAAGAAAAAGAAGTAGAATCAAAGAAATTGACTGAATCAGAAGTTGTATGGGATTCAGAACCAACTTATGTAGATAGTATAGATGACCCAGACTTTGTAGAGTGGTTTGAAAATAACAACTATGACGAATACTTAGAAGGAGAAGACGAAGAAACACAATTAAAAATAAAACAAGATTATCTTGAATCATATAACGAAGATATGAACTCAGCAGTAATGGATGACTGGCAAGAAACTATAATTCCTAAAATAGAGAATCAATTAGATACAGACGATTTAATAATTTTACAAGGTATAGCACAAACATGGAGGGGACAAGGGGAAGCTTGTAAGATTTTAAGAGGTATGGATGAATTTGAGAACTTAGTTGCAGATTATGATAATGTTAGACTTGAAGCAAACGATGAAAATGATTTAACTATTGATTTAGTACATCATGATGGAACACATTCTATGGCATTATATACATTTAATGATGATGTAGAAGGTGTTTACAATAAACTTATAGAATTAAATATAGATGGATTTAGTAATGATGAGTATGAAGATTTTGATGATGCTTATTCATACTATGATGCAGCTGATTTCTTAGATTGTTTAGCAGACGGACATCAAGAAGAGATGAGAAAATTCTTAATACCAATTAAATGGTAATATAGATGTTATAATATATAGATGTTATAATATATAGATGTTATAATATATAGAGGTGATATATTATGTTGAGAAGAGGAACTGTTTTCTAGGCAGGTAGTAAAACCCTGCTAGAAAGTAGGTGGACAATATGTCTAGGAGTTATAAAAGGTTTCCATTGTTTAGAGATAATCTATGGGGAAAATCAATGAAATCAGGAAAGCAATACAGTAACAGAAAAATAAGAAGAAAGTTAAAAGATACTTCTATTGATGTTGGTAATGGCTCTGATTTTAAAAGATTTGGTTTAGATAAATGGGATTTATACGAGTATAAATCTTATGAAACTAAACAGGATGCTATAGATAGATGGGAAGAAGACCAAGCAGAGATAGCAAATGGAGTAAACAGCTGGAAATCAAAATATAATACAACATTAGAAGAATCTTTAGTAGAATGGAAGAAGTCTTATAAATGTAAATAAGATAAGGAGGTATAGAAATATATCTCCTTTAATTTTTTGTAAAATATTAATGAAGAGGAATTAGTATAAATAAATATATTGAGAAGAGGTAGGTATTATATGAATGAACAATTAGACTTAATGACATCTTTATCAATGGAAGAGTTAGAAGCAGTAAAAGAGATACTAAATGAAATATCAACAACAGGAAGTTCAGAAATGTATGATGCAATAAATTTAGCAGACTATGAAGAAATACCTGTTGACCTATGGACTTTTCTATCAAGAGATGATTTATTAGGAAAATATACAAATGGTGGTAAGGATATATATCAAACTTGGGTTAATGAGTTAAAATATGTTCATAACCCAGCAAACTTTGTAGACCAATGGGCTATTACAGGAAGTACAGGAACTGGTAAATCAACAGTTGCTACATATTCATTATGTTATGAATTATATAAGCTTATGTGTTTAAAGAATCCAAATAGATTTTACTTAGGGGCAAATGAAACTATATGGTTTTTATTCTTTAACCTTAATTTAAAATTAGCAGAGAAGACTATGTGGGGAAAATTCCAGAAAGCATTACAAATGTCTCCTTGGTTCCTAGAAAGAGGAACAGTATCTGGAAAAACAAACTTAGTATATCAACCAAATAAAGATATAAAACTAGATATAGGTTCTACTGAGGAGCATGCTTTATCAGTAGCAGTACAATTCGCAGCAATGGATGAGATGTCTTTTGGAAGCAATGATAATGTTGAATATTTACAAACAGGAATGATGGCAATATATAATCAGTTATATCTTCGTTTATCTTCTCGTTTCTTATCAGCAGGAAGAATACAAGGTAGAATGTATCTTATATCTTCAGCTAAATCTACAAATGCTGTTTTAGAATCATTTATAAAAGATAATGAGGGACAACCAGGAATGCATGTAAGTAGATACAAACAGTGGGAGGTATTACCAGCATCAAAGTTTAGTGGTAAGTGGTTTAAATTAGCAGTTGGAAATGAATTATTAGAAAGTTATATAATGGGTGTAGATGTTAGTGATGAAGATGTTAAAAATGTAGAAATGCAAGGATACCAAGTAATAGATGTACCATTAGAAATGATGAGAAGATTTGAGATGGACTTAAATAGAACACTGATAGATACCTGTGGTATAGCAGTACAATCATCATATAAGTTTATTCCATATAGAATAATAGAACCATGTTTAGGAGATGGAATAAATCCATTTAAACAAGAGATTATAAAAACAGGTATGAAAGATAATATGCAGATAAAAGATTTCTTTGAACCAGAAATAGTACCAGAAATATTATATTCTAAAAAGTTATATATACACTGTGACTTATCAAAATCAGGAGATATGACAGGAATAAGTTGTGTAGCAGTACTAGGATATAAGAACCAAGAAAGATATGATGCAGAAGGGAATTTGAGTACACTAAAAGAAATGGTATTTAGGCATGTATTTAGTATAGGTCTACAATGTCCAGCAAATGATGAGTTAAGTATGATAAAAGTAAAAGACTTTATACATTATCTAAAATATGATTTAGGGTGGAACATAGCAGGAGTAAGTTGTGATGGTTATCAGTCTTTAATGCTATTACAATCATTGAGATTAGATGGATTTACAACAAGTGAAGTATCTATGGATATTTTAAAGAATAAAGAATGTGTAGGTTATACATCTTTTAGAAATGCTTTACTAGAAAAAAGAATATATTTATTAAAGCTACATGAACTAATAAGAGAAATAACTAATCTGGAAAAGAATGAAACAACAGGTAAAATAGACCACCCACGCCAATGTCTTACTGGGGATACAAAAGTAAGAATGCTAGATGGCACTTCAAAAACAATGACAGATTTATTATTGGATTATCAAAATAATATTCCAAATTATGTATATAGTTTTAATGAGACAACACATAAAATTGAACCAAATCTTATAAAGAAAGTTTGGCAGACAAGGTATGAAAAGTGTATATATGAAATAACATTAGATAATGATGAAATAATAAGATGCACCGAAAATCACCCATTTATGTTAAGAGATGGTCAATATATTGAAGCAAAAAATTTAAAGACTGATGATGCTTTAATGCCTTTATATACAAAATTAGCTGGAAAAGGTGGATTAAAAGATTACAGAATATATTATGAACCTATGGAGGGGAGATGGCATTTTGAACATACAAGATTTGACCCAATAAGGAAATTAAAAAGAATCAAGGGTAATGTTACTCATCATGCAAACTATAATAAGTTGGACAATAGACCTATAAATCTAAAATATATTACAAAGGCAAAACACAGATGGATACACAATAGACATCCAGGTAAGTATGAGAATTTGAAGAGAAGCAAGACTATTACAGAGTGGCATGCTCAAAATAAAAATAGTGTAGAGTATAAAGCAAGAAATGAAAAGTGCAGAATTGGTGTAATAAATTATTATGTAAACAATCCAGCTATCATGAATAAAAAAGTTAGTTCATTTAAAAATACAATTTCTAAACTCTCTACAGAAGAGCTTAGTAAAAAATTTGGAAAGAATAAAGGAAGACATTGGTACACTAACGGAGTTAATAATATGTTGCTATACCCAACAGATTTGGTTCCTGATGGTTATTTTAAGGGTAAGACACAAGATGGTAAATGGTACACTAATGGTGCTAAGACAATACTTGTAAAGGCAGCTGATGATATACCAGATGGATTTTATGCAGGAAGAACACTTGAATATAAAAATCACAAAGTAAAGAGCATAAGGGTTAGATATGGCTATGAAAAGGTATATGATTTAGAGGTGGAAAACAATCCCAATTTTGCTTTAGATGCTGGTGTTTTTGTGCATAATAGCACAACTATCAATAAAGAAACAGGAGAAAAGGTAAAATCAGTAGGTAAGGATATTAGTGATAGTTTAGGTGGAGCTGTATATAATGCAATATTATCAGTAAACCTAGATGAACTAGATTATTTAGACCAAAAGATATTGACTAACGATGGACAAGGAAATACTTATATAAGAAGTCTATCAACAGAAAATGCAATAAATAAGAAATTTGGATTTACAGTAGATAGAATGGGTGTAGTACATCTTCAAGATACAGAAAAGAAAGAAACAGATAAGCAAGAAGATATAAATGCAATAATAAGTGATGAAATGGAAAAATTAAAAGAACATAAGTCAACAGTAGAAACTGTAGACCCTAATAAATATTGGGGTAATAAAAGTGGAATGATTATAATATAGATTAGAGGGGTAAACTGATACCCCTCTTTATTTTTGGTAAAATATTAATGAGGAGGTCGATTTTGTTTTATGGGCATGTTAGTGAGAAATGACACATTAAGATTTAGGCAATATTTTAAAGAAGCTGTAAAATTGGTAGGTCTTTCAGTAGCTTATCAATGGGTAACAAAGCAAGAATATACAATACACTCAGAAAAGAACTTTGAGTATTCACAACCAATAAGAATGGATATAATATTAGATGAAAATCCAACAATAGAAACATTAAATACTTATGGCTGGTTATCAGAATTAGGAGATACTCTACCAATAATAGCACATATACCATTTAATACACCTAATTTAAAAGTAGGTTGTAGAATAACATTAGCAACAATAAAGGGTACAGATAGACCTAGAATATTTGAAATAACAAAGATAGGCTCTAACCTAGAATACCCAGATAGCTATACAGTAGCTTTAGCACCAGTACTAGACCAATTTCCTCAAAGAAATCAATATACATTGGTTAATAACGAGAAAGTTAGTCAAGAAAAGAGTGAGTTCACATCAAAAGAACAAAATTCATCATATACAACTAATACAGAGATTATAGATACAACACCAAAACAATTTATAGAGTGGGAAAACAATTATGAACTTATTAGTGATGAACCAAGTTCTTATAGTGAATAGATTGGAGATATAATATGTTAGTTAGAATGAGATTTGAAAACATAACTGAGGCAGAGCAGAATATGATTAGGGGGTTTTTAAATTGGTTGTGCAGTAAAATATTCATTTATCTAAACAGACCAGCAAATAGAAAAAGAATAGAAGCAAGACTAGATTATATTAAAAAAGTAAAATGGATAAACTGGGTAGGACCAAAAGATATTACTATTGATGACTTAATGAGTTCTATAAAGAAATGCTTTAAAATTAGAAAGAAGAAGGAACTTTGGGAAATATACTTTGATGATAGAGTTATGATACCAAATACAAGGACACCTGTAACAAGATTTTTAAGATTTATGGATAGTGGGGATAATCTGGTAAAAGGAACAGGGATGATACAGTTTATCAAAAGAAAATTTACACATATACAGCTAAATAAATGGTGGGTTACTTATGTTATGTTAAAGACATCAGTTTACACATCAGGTAGAATAATATCAGATTAATAAGGAGGTAGATGTTAAGAATGTCAGAGGCAAATATAGACAATAAAAATTTGCAACAACCAAATATAAAAGAGAGAGATGTATCTGTTTATGCTTATGATATAGCAGTAGTAAATGATTTTAGAGCAAGATTTAAACAGCCACCTATAACAGACAGTGATGTAAATAGTAATGTAATAATGGCAACACCAGACCAAGCATTTAGAATATTAGGTGAAATGAGTAATGATAATATTGTAATGCCATTTATAAGTGTTCAAAGACTAAGCTGGCAATTAAACCTAGATAGACAAATGAGCCAAACATTCGTGGGTGATAAGGTAGTAATACAAAATCCAGATAACCCAAAGGAAAAGCTTGAAGTAAGGGCTCAAGTAATTCCTATAACAATAAACTGGCAATTAGATGTATGGACAAGAGATAGAATAACAAATGATGCACTTGTAAGAGAAATACTATGGTATTACCATTTAAGACCTACACTACTTGTTAAAGTCTTGCATGGGCTAAATATGCTTCATACATTTAACATTATGTTCAATAGCGAGATAGAGGATAATAGTGATATTTATAATTCAAATAATAAAGGTAACATTGTAAGGTCAACTTTAACTTTCTATTCAGAAGATTGTTACTTATGGAAAGCACATCATGAACCAATAGTAGGAATTGATGTTAATACTAATTTCTATTATGATGCAGCAACAAAGGAATATGAGGAGTTATATGGTGTTGGAAATAAAGACATAAAGAGCATAACAGGTATAGATACATTATTATAGGGGGTATAATTTTGGAATACATCAAGGTATGTAAGATATGTGGTAAGGAATTTAAAGCTAATAGAAAAGACCAAGAAATATGTAAAGATGAACACTATGCAAATTGTAGTATTTGTGGAAAGCCAACAAAGCTAACTACACGAAAGCTTAGAGATTATTTAAAAGGTAATATGATAACTTGTTCAACAGAGTGTGCAAAACAAAAATCTAAAATAACTTGCATGAACAGATATGGAAGAAGTACAACATTTGATATAGAAAAATCAAAACAAACAAAATTAAAAAGATATGGCAGTGAAACATATAACAATAGAGATAAGGCTTCAAATACAGTATTAGAGAAATATGGTGTCAATAATGTAAGTAAAGCAGAAGATATTAAGAATAAGATAAAAGATACAATGATAAAGAATCATGGTGTTAGTTGTACCTTTGAAATAGATGGATTTACAAAGCAGTCAGCAGAGGTAAAAAAGAAAAGGTATGGAGAACATTATGAACTTATTGGTAAGAAAATTAGCAATAGTTGGAACAATAAATCAGAAGAGGAAAAGCTAGATATAATAAACAGAATAAAAGATATAAAGGTTAAAAAGTATGGTTATTCTTATTATAATCTAAAAGAGGCAAGTAAAACAATGAATAGGAAATATGGTGTACCTTATTACTGTATGACAGATGATTGTAAGAATGCTAATGGATATATAATATCAAAGATAAATAAAGAGTTTAGTAAATTACTTTCAGATAACAATATAAATAATACATTAGAGTTTAAGATACAAAATATGTCTTATGATATAAAGGTTGAACCTAATATACTTATAGAAATAAATCCAACTTATACACATAATAGTACCTACGGACCTATATTCAATAATCATAATTTAGAACCAAAGGATAAGAACTATCATCTAAATAAATCAAACTTAGCAACAGATAATGGTTATCATTGCATACACATATTTGACTGGGATAACTGGGATAAGATAATCAATATGCTTTTACCAAAGAGTTCTATATATGCAAGAAAGTGTGATATAAAAGAAGTTAGTAAAGAGGAATGCAGTAACTTTGAGAATGAATATCATTTACAAGGTTATTGTAATAATCAGCAAGTTATGTTAGGATTATATTATAATAATGAACTTGTAGAACTAATGACATTTGGAAAGCCAAGGTATAATAAAAACTATGAGTGGGAATTGTTAAGACTTTGTTCACATAAAGATTATAAGATTATAGGTGGGGCAGAAAAATTATTTATTTATTTTATAAGGAACTATAACCCAAAATCAATAATATCATACTGTGATTATAGCAAATTTAGTGGGGATGTATATAACAGATTAGGATTTAAAAAGATGAAGAATAGCACACCAAGTAAACATTGGTATAATGGGAAACAGCATATTACAGATAACCTGTTAAGGCAGAGGGGTTATGACCAATTATTCAATACACATTATGGAAAAGGTACATCAAATGAACAACTTATGCTAGATAATGGTTTTGTAGAGATATATGACTGTGGACAAATGACATTTATATGGAGCAGTGATTAGGAGGTAATATATGAAAGCATTATTTATAGGTGATGTTCATAATCATTCATATATGTTTAAAGATATAGAAAGATTAGATAAGGAATACAAATTCGATAGAATAATATTTCTAGGTGATTATGTAGATGACTGGTTGACAGACAATCATAATTCATTAGAAACACTAAATACATTATTTAAGCTAAAAGAAAAAGAACCAGATAAATATACAATGCTTATTGGTAACCATGAACTATCATACTTAGGATTTCCTTGTAGTGGACATCATAAAGAATTAGAAGATTTAGTAGAACAGAAACTAAAAGAGAATATACATAATTTAGAATATTATACAGAAATAGAACTAGGTAATAAGACTTTTGTATGTTCACATGCAGGATTTACAAATGACTATATATGTCAGGTATTAGATATGTATGGAGAATGGAAACCAGTACTAGATGACTTACAGAAAACAAAATTACAAAATCTAGTATATTTAAGATACTGTTCAAGAGCAAGGGGTGGTATGGATAGTTGTAGCTCATTTGTATGGACAGATAGAAGAGAGTTAATGTATTGTCCAGATAATTTGATAATACCATATCAAATAGTAGGACATACACCAGCATCAACAGTAGGTTCTTATATATCAGAATCAGAAGAACTATATTTTGTAGATACACACTCAACATATAGGAATGGAGAACCTTATGGTGATAAATCATATTTAATGTATGATAAAGAATTTAAAATAGTTTATTAAAATTTAGGAGGTATTTAAAATGTTTAAGATTTATAATAAAAGTAATAGAATAGTAGAGGTTTGTAGTAAAGTAATTCCATCTCAAACAGCATCAGCACCAATGGTAGATGCTTATTATGAAGATGAAAAAGCAAGAATTGATAAATTAGTATCAATGGGTATTATCCAAAAAATAGATATGCCAGAAGTAGACGAATTAGAATTACAAAAAAGACAGGCTGAGGAAGCAAGAATAGCATTAGAACAACAAGAGGCAGAAAATAGAAGAGTAGAGGAAGAAACTAGAAGAGCAGAAGAGGAAGCAAGAAAGATAGAAGAAGAATTAGCTAAATCAGAAACTAAAAAAGAATCTAAAAAGGCATCAAAGAAAGAAGAAAAATAGTAATAAGTTAGGAGGTTATAATATTGGGAAAAATAACATTATATCATAACACATCTAACGATATTGCTGTTAAAATAAGCAAAGAGGGTATAAAAGGTGGTATGCGATTACAGGCTTATGGAAAAGGCAGTGAGGCAGAAGGAGCTGGTATATGGTGTACCACTGTCAGGGGTTACGGATATGGTGGTGCAACTATAACATTTGAAGTAGATGAAAACGATGAAGATTTAATAGCACAAAATGATGACGAATACATCATATATAGAGATGTAGCACCAGAAGAGATAATAGATATAGATTTGGTAGTATCAACAATACCATCTAATAGAAATAGAAGAGATGCTACCACAACTTTAGAAAGTGATATACCTGATGCAGTAAAGATATTTGGAAAAGATAGAATTATATCAGTTTTTGGAAGTCATTCAAATTCATTTGTAGAGCCATATAACCTAGAACAGTTAAAGCAACTTATGGAAACTGGTAATAAATATTGTAAAGGTAAAATAAAGTTAGATGAAAGTAAGTATAATTTTTTGGCATATACATTTATAAATCATGTAAAGGTACCAATAGATGGTGCTGATACCAGAGAAGAACTAGAAGATAGATATGAGTATAGTGATGAAGTATTTGTTGATGAAAATGATGATATACCAAATGCAAATTATTCAAAACAACAGAAATTAGAAGAAGCAAGTAGAAATGAATTATTAGCAAAAGCAAAAGCAGAAACAATAACAAGATATAATAAATCAGCAGGATATAAAGGGTTTAGTCTGGTTGATATTGATACAACAGCAATAAAGACCAGAGATTCAATAGTAATAACTAATAGAGTAGGAAACTACTTTGATACAATAGAGCTAGAAGATATATTGTATTGGGTAGGATTAGAAGTAGATGAAACACCAGATAAGAAAATGAATTTAGAAACAGTAAGAAGAGCTTTATTGGGAGCAATGGATGGTATGGATATAAAAGTTGATTGTAATTGTGGTGATTTTGTTTACAGATTTGCTTATATGGCAACAGTATTAGAGTATAAATATGGTAAACCAGAAAACAGACCATCTAATATAACAAATCCTAATGCTTATGGAGCATTATGTAAGCATTTAATATCTTTATTATCAAATAAGTCTTGGGTAAAACAAGTAGCTTCAACATTACAACAATGGATAATAGATGAAATAGACTGGGTTAGAAAGTATCTAAATGTAAAAGAAGAAGACTTCAAGTTACCAGATGAGTATGCTAGACAATTAGGTAGACATGGTGCAATGAAGAAGTTCTGGGATAAACAACCAGATACAGATAATACAGATAGTACAGAAAATACAGAAAATGAAGATACTGAAAATGATAATGTAGATAACAATGAACCTGATAACAAAGATGATGGTGCAGATTCAAGTGAGGTTGCCCCAGAAACAAATAATAGTGAAGAAACAACAAATAATACACCTGATGAGAAATCAACCCTAAATAATCAAACAAATATGCCAAAAACATTTAGGGGTAACTCAGATGAAGAGTTAGAAGAAAAATAGTAACATATTCTAATATAAAGTAGTATATAATATAAATATACTACTTTATTTTTTACTCCACTTGAAAAAATGCTTGACAAAATTTAAAACTTATGGTAAGCTAGGAGAAGATAGAGATAGTATTGGGGGTTTTAATTATGAAAAAAGTTTATTATATTTGTCATTGTGGCTCAGGAACCACAGTATTTGAAAACTTAATAGAACTAATAAAGGAAGAAGGAAATAAATTATTATTTCATATAAATACTTATGACTGGGATTTAAACAAAGTAAGAACAATAACATTAAGAGCAAAAAGAGTGAAAGTAACAGATTGGGATGGAAACATGGTAGATAGAATAGATTTCAGAAGTAGTAAAGAGCAATTTAGATATTCTTTTATAAGAAAATATGAAATTGAAGATGATGTAGTACCAGAAAAGAGTATAATAAGATAATTTAGAAAATTTATAAAAAATGCTTGACAAAATTTAAAACTTATAATAACATGTCAGCAGATAATTTATTGGAGGGATTTAAAATGGATTTATTAAAATTAGAGAATGATACAATACAAAGATTGTATGAGGCATTTAAAGATAATGATGGATTTACAGTAAAGGAAGATGAAAAGTATAAAAAGGCAACTGAAGAAATATTAGAATTAAATAAGAAAACAGATATACAAGAATTGATATATTTAAGAGATAATTTTGTTTACACAATTTCAGATTTAACACAAGCATCAAGAACATTAGAATCAATGTCTGATAAATATAGAAAGATGACGAATGTATGGATGAATATGCTACAATATGTAACAACAGAAATAGATTGTAAATTATTCAAGTTAGGAGCTGATGTATAATGAAATTGGTAATTAGTGATGGTGGAAGAAGTAAATATTTTAAGAAACCAAATGTAAGGGATTGTGTATGTAGAGCAATATGTAACGCAACTGGAAGAGATTACAAAGAAGTATATGACCTAATAAATGAAGAGGCAGGTAATGAAAGACCAAGTAAGAAAAGAAAAGGTGTAAGTACAGCAAGGAATGGAGTTTATAAAGATACAACTAAAAGAGTTATAGAAAAACGAATAGGCTGGAAATGGCACCCATTAATGAATATAGGAAGTGGTTGTAAAGTACATCTAAATAAAGAAGAATTACCAGGAGGAATACTAATATTACGATTATCAAAACATTTAACCTGTGTAAAAGATGGAGTTATATATGATACATTTGACTGTAGCAGAGAAGGAACAAGATGTGTATATGGTTACTGGAGTAAAAATTAAGGGGGAGGTGTTTCAGATGGAAGAACAAGTATTTAGCTTTGAATATGAAGGTATGACATATTATTACAATAGGGTTGATAAGCCAGATAATATAATTTTAGAAAAAGACAGTAATAATAAAGATAAATTTATTGGTAGATTCAAATGCCCTAGATGTGGTGGTAAAGGACAATCAACTTGGAGACCTAGTATGGGAATTTGTTATATGTGTAGGGGTAAAGGTTATTATACTAATATACTAAATGTAACAAAGAATATAGAAACAGCAAAAAGAAGAATTGCTAGTAAGGTAGCCAAAAGAAGTAAACAAGAAGAAGAGAAGAGACAAGAATTATTAAATAAGAATATGGAATATGCAGTAAAAAGATATAGCGATGAATTTTATATAATACTTGATACATTAGAAACATCAACTTATAAGACAAGGGAATATCTAAAATCTAAAAAGGCAATGTGGAACCCAGACTGGATATGCTGGTGGATAAAAGCAGAAATAATGAATGAGGAAGATTTTAAAGATTATAAAATTTGTAAGATACCAGTTAATACAGTTTTAAATGAATATAATAGAGTTGATAATGATAAAGTAAGACTTGTAGTAACAAACTATTTAGATTGGCTAGATAAAAAGAGAGGTAAGGTGATAGTATGAAAAAGTTAGAGGTTAATTCTATAAAATTATTTTTAGGAGAACCAGTTGTTGAGTTTAATAGACCAGATGGTGGCAGAAGCATAAAGACAATATCATTACTAGATGATGAAGAAATAAATTTAACAAGGGATGTTTTAATTACTAGACTACTACCAAGGTTAAACCATAAGAGAGGTTTAACAGTAAGAAAATCAAATAGAAAAGAAGATTTTGCTACAAAGATAAATAGGATAATAAGTCATAGAGAGGATTTAACAAATAAACAAATTGCAGCAAGAGCTTCTATTTCAGAAAGATATTTAATTAAATTAAGAAAAGGTGAAACAGCAAACCCATCATTAAAGGTAATCTATAAATTAGCAGATGCATTAGAGTGTGATGCTGTTGAATTAGTATAGGAGGTCATAATGGAAATAGTTAAGACTTATACAGATATGAAAGAATATTTAGAAGAAGTAAATAAATCAAAGATAGATAAGATGTATAAGGAAGCAGTAGATGGAGCTTTAGAATCAGAAGTAGTAGAAGAGATGATAGCAAGAGCAGTAACAGAAGTAGCTGACTCTGAGGCTGAATTAGATATATTGGAAGATTTATTTGTACACGATAAAGTAGATAAAAAAGAAGTAACACAAGCAAAAAGGAGACATACTAAAGCAAAGAACAATTTAGAATTACTTTTAAAAGATAGAAAAGATTAGGCATATAGTTTGTTGGTTAAAATATAAAAATGCCTAGAAATCGAATCTCATAATAGGGAAGGGAGTGATATTTATGAGTAAGTGCATATATTGTGGAAAAGAGTTTGAACCCACATCAGAATATAAGAATAGAAAAGCTTGTAGCAGAAGATGTTATATTGAGTGGAGAAGATTGAACTTATCAAAAGGTTTTACAGACAACCAATTTGAAAAGGGGCATAAGACATTTAATAAGGGAGTACCCCAAAAGGAATGGATGTCCGAAGAAAGCATGAAGAAATGTAGTAAAACACAGATACAAAATCAGAAAACAGCAGCTTCAAAGTTAAGTGAAGAAGAAGGCAGATTCTTACCCTACAATACAATGCAAAAAGGAACTGTTGTAAAAAGAGCAACAGTACATAAAGTAGGTAAGAATAAAGGTAAAATTGAATATAACTATTTTATAAATATAGATTGGAAAGGTAATAGAAAGCCTGGAAATTTATACAAAAGGTATTTATGGGAGTTATATCATCAACAGGATTTACCAAAGGGTTATGTAGTTATAACTGTTGATGGAGACCCAGATAATTTAGTTATAGATAATTTAGATATAATATCACGAAAAGAACTGTTAAGAAGAAACAATGGTGGTAAATTAGGAAGGAGATGGAATTAGTGAATAATTTAAAGTTTGCACAGTCAATAATAGACTTATTTAATGATAATTGGAAGCATAGTGCCAAGGTAGTGAATAAGGATATGAATTTTATGTTTATAAACAATCCTACAGCAAAGGTGGAACTAAAGGAAGGTACATATCTAAATATAAACTGTGGAGATTGGATAAAAAATTCAGTAAGATATTTTGATACAAAGATAACTGATAGTAAATCATTCCAAGAAGGATTTGATAATCTATGTAAATCTGTAATAGGAAGAGATTTTAAAATGTTTAGAGATGATGGAGAAACACATAGAGATTGGTTAGAATCATTTATCAATGAACAACATGGTAGTGGTGTATCATCATTGTTCTGGTTATATTATAATATAAAGGCATCAGATATAAAGAATATAGTTATTGATAATATAGATGGGTTTTTACATTTTCTATCAATGAGGCAATTAGGACATACACTAAGAGAATTTGGTAAAGATTACAAATTTATATTTTTAATGAATGAGTATGTACTATTTACAACTAGCATATTCGATATAGAAGATTTATATGTACTACGTGGGGATAAAATATCAAATATACAGGATTGCACAGATAAAAAACTAACATTAGCACATAATATGGAAGCAATATTAAGAGCGATAGATAATAATGTTTTATAATAAAATAAAGTTTAGAGGGGGGATTTAAAATGGCAAAGAAAGTTACTGAAATAAAATTAACAGCTGCATCTATCTATGATAAGTTTGCAGATTCAAATGGGTTTGTTAGCCTAAGTTGTATAGAAAAATTAGGTTGGACAAAAGCAAAAGCAGAGGAAGAAGGACTAGTTATAAAAGAAACATATAAGACTTGTGAAAGGATATAATTATGAATAATGTTATAGATATTTCAAAAGCTAAGAATTTAGTACATAAAAAATCAAAGGAAGATGTTGTTAAAGAAGAACCCATTGGTAGTAATCCAATAACACCAGAAGATTTAAGAGAAGAAATTGAGGATGCTTTTCTAATGGGAAAACAAGAAGCAATTTATCAAACTGTTGCAACATTTTTATCTACACCAGAAGCAATAAATAATCATATAACTGGTGTAAGGATTGCAGTTGAGAATGGTTATGTGAATTGTTATTGGGAATTTAACGGAGGTAATACAGATGGAAAATGATGAAGTAAAAGATAGCGGAATTATAGGATGTTCCGAATTAGAAAGTCTACAACTAGAAGTAGAAGAACTTAGAAAAGACAAAAAAGGTTTACAAGAAGAAGTAGACAGTCTTGAAGATGATTTGACTTATACAAGAGAAGAATTAGAAGATGCTGAGAATAAATTAGAGAAACTAGAATGTTTACCAGAAGAAATAAAGTCTGATTTATTCAATAATATTCAGTTAAGATTAAGACAAGATGGCTTAATGACATCAGAATTAGAAGACTGGTTTGAGTTATATGATAAATTTTATATAGATAAAGTATAGGAGTTGTTTGATTTGAATACAAAGGTAATAAACTTATTTGGCAATCCAGGAAGTGGTAAATCAACAACAGCTTCCTATTTATTTTCTGAGATGAAAGCATTAGGGATAGAAGTAGAATTGGTCACAGAAGTAGCAAAAGATTTAGTATGGGATGAAGATTGGAAAAGATTAAATAATCAAGTTTATATATTTAGCACACAGCTACAGAGAATAGATAGATTAGTAGGTAAGGTAGAATATATAATAACGGATTCACCTTTATTATTACAAATAGGTTATTATAAGCAAAGAGGTTTACCAGCACCAAAGCATTTCAAGAAATTATGTATAGCATACAATAAAAGATATAATAACATAAATATATGGTTGAAGAGTAATAAAGAGTTATCACAGATAGGAAGAGCAGAATTAGATTTGGACCCAATGAAATATCTATCTACTATGGAATTTGATTATAAGACAGATTGTAGACATAGAAAAGAGATTTTAGAGTACATATTAGGAGGAAATCAAGATGAGAAAGATAAGATTAGGATGGGCTAGAACATCAGAAGGTGGATTTTATGGTGTTGATATACAAGGTGATGATGCAATATTATTATGTTGTAACAAATCAATATATGACGATGTTTCTGGTGATGAAAAAGTATTAAATGTAGTAGATGCTGAAGATATATGTGATATATTGAAACCTGGGGACTATGTAAATGGTTGCAGAGTAGATGAAATAAATGTTAATGCTTTTGGTGGAACTATTTACTGCAATAATTATAAAGTTGTAATTCAGCCATCAGATGTTAAACAAGTTGTAACAAGGGAAAAGTTTAGTCAACAGACATTTGAACTTGAAAGAGCTTATAATAGGGTGAAAGAATTAGAATCTGGAAATGATGACTAAAGTGCAATTTTATATTTTAAAGTGCAAAAATTGCACTTTAAAAATTTATTCAAAAATGCTTGACATAATTTAAAACTTATAATATACTTATATAAGTTAAAGAATTTATAATAAATATAGAGGTAATTTTACAACCTCTGCAGAAAACTGCGAACTGTGTATTTTGATGTTTTATAGCTATATAGAATGGCACAGGTGTAAAAGTATACCATTTTGGGCTTTCCAAATCTTCCTGTTTTATAGCTATATAGAATGGCACAGGTGTAAAAGAAATTAGTTTCATGAGTTGTAGATATTTGGAATAAAACATAGAATGGAATAGATTATGAGTGATTTTAAATTTATATTGTATTTAGATATGGATGGTGTAACAGCATCATCAAGTTATATAATAAAGATACATAATTACATAATAAATAAGGAAGATGAAAATAAAGACTGGGAATATAGAAACTTTATGCAAAATTGGTGTTTTCAGAAGGAAGCAGTAGAATGCTTAAATTCTATATATGATATAATACCATATAAAATAGTTCTATCAACTACAAGAAGATTTGAACTGGATATAAATGGATGGAACACAGTATTTAAGATAAATAAGATTAAAGCAAAAATAATAGGAAGAACATCTAAATGTGCATTTGATAAGAATAAATATACTTGGAGAGAAGATGAGATATATAAATATCATTATATAGACCATGACCTAAAGGACGTACCATTGATAATAATAGATGACGATAGCTTTGATTTACAGAAGTTTGAAGATAAACTAATAAAGGTAGATGGTACAGAAGGACTAACAATGAAATACTATAAAGAAATATTAGATAAATTATATAAACAAGGTATTATGTATAAGGGGGATAGTAATGAGTATTGAACAAAAAGTTAAAGAGTATATAGATAACTGGAATTTAGGAGAATTGTCTGAAAGAGAACTTATAGATTTTATAAATTCATCTGAATCAGATTTATTTACTGGAAAAGATGTTGAGGATAATGACATATCTATAATTATAAATAAAGGTGTAAACATAGAGTATAGAACATATCAGTCAAATGGCTGGATAAGAATAAATAGATATGAATTAGCAGAAGATGATGAGGGAAATACTATAATTGTCGAATCAGAGTCTTATGATAAATAATAAATATAAGGGTAGTTTTACAATCCTTGCAAGAAATTGTGAACTGTGATATTTTGATGTTTTATAGCTATATAAAATGACACAGATGTGAAAGACACAATTGTTTAAATCTTTTAAAATTTGATGTTTTAGAGCTGTATAAAATAACACAGGTGTGAAAGGAACGATGTAACTTCTAACAATGAAAAGAGGTTTTAGAGCTGTATAAAATAACACAGGTGTGAAAGGCATTAGTTACTGTGTGTTTTGTTTTAGAGCTGTATAAAATAACACAAGCGTGAAAGTATTTTGAAGATAGTGATGATGTTTTTTGTTTTATAAATATACAAAATATAATAAAATAATTTAATAAAATACTTGACAAAATTTAAAACTTATTATAGAATAGATACAGTTAAAAGAAGGAGGTGCTTTATGGAAGATAGAGATAGAACAGAGCATGTATTCAAGAGTATAAAATATCATTTGAATAAACTAAAAGACGCAAGACCAGAATATGAATTTTTAATGATAGCAGCACAGGGTAGTCAGAACTATAATTTAGATTTATATACAGAAGAATATAAATCAGATGTAGATACAGTAGCAATAGTATTACCCCCAGTAGAAGATATTATAAATAATGCACCATTTGTTAGTGAGACAATAATCTTAGGAAATAATGAACATATAGATGTAAAAGATTTAAGACAAATAATAGAGTTATTTAAGAAACAGAATATTAAATACTTAGAGATATTATTTACTAAATTTAGAATAATCAATAGTAAATATAAAGATGAAGTACTAGAGTTATTGAATAATGCTGATAATATAGCTAAATTAAACCCAAAGAAATTAGTAACTAGCTCATTTGGAATGCAGTTAGAAAAGCATAAAGCATTAGAACATCCTTATGAGGGATTAAAAGAGAAAATATCTAAATATGGGTATGATGGAAAGCAATTACACCATATAATAAGACTAACACATTTTGTAAATAGGTATATTAAAGACTTAGATTTTAGAAATGCAATGAACTTTGAAGATATAGATGATAATATATATAATGATTTAATAAAAGCTAAGTTAAATAAATATAGTTTAGATATGGCAAGAAGTGAGGCATTAACACAGACACAAAGATTAATGAACATAAAAGATGAGTTTGTATTATCTTATAAAGACCTAGATACATCTAATACATTAGAGTTTCTAAGTACAATAAAGAATAAAATATTTAATAAATATCTTGAATACAAATTTACACCAGAAGATAAGATAGAAAAACCTATACTAATACCATCAGCAGATAGAATATTTGTAACATCTGATTTACATTTTGGGCATTCAAATATATTAAAATATGAACCTAAAAGATGGGAACTAACAGGTACAACTGAATTAAAAGCAATAAGTGAAACATTAATAGATGAAGGATTTACAAATGAAGAAATATCTAATATGCCAGATGATTTATGGGATAAATATAGAAATATAACCTGTAATAAATATATGGAAAAACATGATAAAGAACTTATTAGAAGATGGAATGAGAGAGTAAAAGAAGATGACCTTGTATTTATATTAGGTGATTTATCTTTCAGAACTGGTACAGAAACAAATAAAATATTAAAACAGTTAAAAGGTAGAAAGGTATTGATAAAAGGTAATCATGAGAATATCTGGATGAATAAGAATGCTGACCTATCATTATTTGAAGAAATAGTCGATTATAAAGAGATAAAGGTAGATAAATGTATGTTTTGCATGTCACATTATCCATTTAGAGTATGGAACCAACAGCATAATGGCTCAATACAATTATTTGGACATATACATAGTAATGAAACAACAAGCCATCCAATGAAAGAAGAAATACCTTATTCATATAATGTAGGTGTAGATGTAAATAATTATTATCCAGTAAGTCTAAAAGACTATGTAGTGACATCTAACTACTGTAATGAATTAGAGATATAAAAATGTTCAGTAAGATGTTAATAAGAATGTAAGTAAGTTTTCTGGTATCTTGATAAAAACCAGAATATATCTCCTTATGGTGTAATAGGCAAACACGCTACTGAGTGGTGGTAGAATTATAGGTTCGAGCCCTGTTGGGGAGGATAAATTCTATATATAGAATAATGTGTTACGCAGTATCTGTATTATAAGGTGACAAGTACACAGGACGCTGTGGAGGGTTTCAATTCCTGGTAGTTGATTAGGTCTACAAAATACAGATATAATATCAGGTGGTAGTTGATAGGAAAACACTTCTACTAATGTATGAAGAGATGCTGGTTCGAATCCAGCCCTCCTGACCTTTTCAAAAATGCAAGTATATCTCAACGGCAGAGCAGCCTCCAGTTGGGGGTGAAAAGTAGCATACGATTGTGTAGGTTCGAATCCTACTACTTGCAACCTAAAAATGACACAGATGTAAAAGAATATATTCATAGGTTATATAGGAGCTTGGTGTCAATGGTAGCACGACAGTCTCCAAAACTGTGAGTGAGAGTTCAAATCTTTCAGCTCCTGCCAACATATCAATAATTCTAAATAAAATAAAAATAATCAGATTGGGTTTGGTACACCTGTAAGTTTGGGTATAGATATGGTCCTAAAAGGTCAGTCTTGATTATGCACAGAGATGTGCTGGCGAACGGTGAATTATTGATATAAACAGATTGGATTATAACCTCTATAAGTTCAAGATAGAATGGGCTTGAAATACAATCTGTCAGTAATTTAATATGGGTAGTTGGGTGAGTGGCTAAAACCATCAGACTGTAAATCTGACCTCATTTGAGTTCCCTAGTTCGAATCTAGGACTACCCACCAGTAAAAGGGCAATTTTACAGCCCTTGCAGGAAACTGTGAACTGTGTATTCTGATATTTTTATAGCTATATGAAATAATACAGGTGTAAAAGTGTTCTAACTGTTTTAGAGTATAATCGTTTGTTTTACAGATATATGAAATAACACAGGTGTAAAAGCTAGACTGTAAATCTGGTCTCATTTGAGTTACTTTGTAGTTATATGAAATAGCACAGATGTAAAATTGGATAATATGTTCTGAATTGTTTTATAGCTATACAGAAATGACATGGATGTAAGAGTTACGGCTAGGTATAGACATCAATAGTGATAAATAATTTATTTGGGGGTTAAAAAAAATGAAAAGAAAAGAGTTAAACGAAGGAGTTCACTGTGTAGAATATGCTTTAATGCACATACCAGATGAATATAAGGAATTGTTAGAAAGACAATATAATTATATGGAAGATTTCAAGAATGGCTTTATTAGTTATATGTGGAGATATATTTCAAAGCAACGAAAGGAAAACGAAGAATTTGATAAAGCCATGGCTGAAGTTAGATACTTAAATACAAAGGAAGGAAGAATTATAAAGAAGGATGAACGCTCTAATAGACTAAGTAAAGCATATACAACAATAGGTAATTTTGTAAAAGAAACAAAGTTATTAGATTCTGGAAGTAGACGAAAAGAATACTACAGTACAGTAAAAAATGTTTATTATGCTTGGATACCAGATGATAGTAGGTCTTATGCAATAGATGATGTTTTATCAGCATTTGAAGTATTCTTCTTTGATAGGGGTAAAGCAGTATTCCAAAAGAAATATGGTCATACAAAAATATTACAATTTAAACCAGCATACAGTAGAATGAAGAGTACTGGTGAAATCAATACAATAGTACAAACACCTAGCAGAGTTGTATTTGAAAATGGAAATCCTTATTTTGAAATGTGGGATTTAAGAGATTTAAAAGATATACCAGAAGAAGAATGTCAAAAAGGTAAAAGACATAGTAAGATAAGATTTAGAATGTATTGTAATGATAAAGATGAGTTACAAAGTTATATAAAAACAAACCCATACATAGGTGGAACTAAGTTATTAAGATACTGGAAGAAGGGAAAATGGAGATATAGAGTTCAATTAAACTTTGAAGCAATATCACCAGCAGTAAAACAAATGAGCAACGAAGAGCATATAATGGGAATAGACTTAGGTACAGAAACAATAGCTTGGGTAAGAGATGATGGAGAACAAGCAATATGGGAGTTATCACCAGATACACCAAGGGTAACAGAAGAAATAAAGGAAATAGATGTATATTTAGATAATTCAAGAAGGGCTATGAATCCAGAATTATTTAGGGAAGATGGTACTAGAATAAGTAATAGGGAAGCTAGGGAATTAGGATTAGAAGAAAAGCATTCAAAAAGATATATAAAAGCAGCAGCAAGAAGAAAAGAATGTTTTAGATATTTAGGAGAAAAAAGAAAACTAAATAACAGAATCCTAGCTAAAAAGTTATTTGAATTAGGTAATGAGTTTCATATAGAAAATAATAAGGTTTCATCTTGGATGTTAAAAAGATGTCACATGGCTCTTAAAACAGCAATGAAATATGCTTCTGGAGCAAGAGCAAGTGATTATGGGAAAGTTGTAGCAGATAGAGCCCCAGGAATGATAGATGCAAGATTATCTCAATTAGCAGGACAAAAAGGACTTTCATACCATAAAATTGAGAAGATAGAAGGTTTTAAATGCACAGAATATAATCATTTTACGGATAAGAATGATTTATTCCAATATCTAAATGACAGAATTGTAGTATTAGATGTTGACAGTGTAAATGATGTCTATAAAGAGTTTATTACTGATTTTGGTGATACAATTACTGATTTAAAAATAGACGGAAAAGACATAATACTACAAAGAGATTTATATGCAGCAGCAAAATTAGTTTATTGCACACCATATAAAGAAACTATTGTGAATAGTAAAGGTAGAAAGGTAGAAGTAACAAGATATAAATTTGATAGAGAAGGGTTTAGCAAATTCTTTGTTGAGAAATTTTATCCAAAACATTTAGAGTATATAATGAATCTAAGGGCTGAGTTAGCTAATGGTAAGAAGCTAAGTGGTACTGTATTTGGTAATATTTAATATAAATTATAGGGTAATTTTACAGCCCTTGCAGGAAACTGCAAATAAAATATCATTTTAAAGCTCTATGATATTGTAAAAGAAACTGATTTAAAAATCAGTTTGTATATTCTTTTTATATTTTTTGAATATTTTTTCATTTTAATTTCTTTCTATAGCTATTTAAAATACTATAGATATAGAGTTAAAGACATCCTATATACAAAGAAATATTCTAATTTAAAGGCAGAGAAATCTGCCTTTTTAATTTATTAAAAAATGCTTGACAAAATTTAAAACTTATACTATACTTATTATAATAAGATGTTAATATATAGGAGGGGTGATTATAATGACAAATGATTTAATAATTAGAAAAATAAATAATATTGATATATACGATTTAGAAGATGAGCAGATATTTGAATTAAAAGATACAATAGTTAAAAATGTAAATTTAAAACAGTTAAGAGAATCAGTAAATAAAGCAGTCTTAAATTTATCAGGGGTTGGGGACCCTACTTGGAATGCAGACTTAAACTTCATAGCATTAGATAACCAGAAAAGATTAAATATAGTCTATATGCTTATAAGCAATTTGGAGATGTTTGAAATTAGTGTTTCTAATATCAAGAAGAATAAATATGGTTGTGCAATGGATTCAGAACAGTCATTGAGATTTTTAGGAATAACAAAAGATTTAGTAGATACAGTCATCAAGTTTGGAGAGTTTAAAATAGATGAAGCATACCAGAATAAGCTAGAACTAGAAGAAAACAAGAGATTAGAATTAGAAGGAGGGAATAACTAATAGAACCAGATATGAAGAAGTTAGATTATGCTTACAAAGAAAATCAAAGAAAGAAGAATGTTAAAGAATATCAAGATAAGTTCTTTAAGAAAATAACAAAGAATAAATACCAAGGAAAGAGGGTGTAAATATGCAGACATTGAATAAAATATTAAAATTAAAAGAAGATACTTATAATAAACTATTACAATCAGGAATTACAGTTGATTTAGCAAAGCAAGCATCTGAACTAACATATCAAATAAATGTATTAAGTGCAACACCAGAAGATTTAAAGAATGATGCTAATCTAAAAGCAGAATTTGAAAGATTTTGTAGGGAGGCACAAAATGATGAAAATAGGGGATAGAATAATATCAGTAAGAACAGGTGAAACTGGTACTGTTGTTACAGGACCAGAAGAGATACTAGGTATAATAAATTACGGTATTGAGTTTGATAACCCAGAAGCAAGAAAGTTATTCAATCCATTTTATGTACCAGAAGAATTATTAGTAAGTTTAAAAGAATATTAGGGGGGGTATTGTTATGATAATAGAAACAACATTTAATGATAATGATTTCACACATATATTAGATGAATATTGGAGTAGGTTTAGATTTGTAAATTATTACTATGGACTAGATAGAATAGAAGACCCAGCAGTATATAGAGATGCAAGAATAGATATGGAAAGCTTAATTGAAAAAGCAGTGTATAATGATTTAGACCAAGAAGAATCAAAAAGGTTTTTATTATATATTAAAACCAGCATATTGGAATTTATAAAGGATAACTATCGAGATGATTATATATATTTAAGTGATAATTTTAAAGTTGCAATTAAGAAGTCAGTAGAAGATAAAAATTATAATGGAGAAATAGTATATTATTTCTTAACTAATAATGTATATATAACTATGTAGATGTTATACTTATTAGATAAATAATATTGGAGGTAGAAAAGTGAATTTATTAGATAGTGTAGAAATTCAGAAATTAGAAGAGGATATAAAAAGATATGCAAAAGCGTACTACGAGGGAAAAGCTCAAATCTCTGACTATGAGTTCGACAAACTTACAGATAGATTAAGAGATTTAAAACCAGACTCAACTGTATTAAGAACACCGGGATGGGGATATGAACAAACTGGTACAAAAGTAAAACATAAATATCAAATAGTTAAAAGTTTGGATAAGTGCAGAACATTTGATGAAATTCCAGAAAGATTTACAAATAAATCAGTAGCATTATCACCAAAACTAGATGGTCTTACAGGTGTATTCTATTATAAAAATGGTAGACTTATAAAAGCAATAACAAGAGGAAATGGAACAGAAGGCAAGGATATTACAGATAAAGCAAGACTAATAGTAGGTAATGAAATATTAGATAAGAACTTTACAGGTGGTGTTAGAGGTGAACTTGAAATTTCTAATACTAACTGGGAAATAATAAAGAGCAAATACCCAGAAGCTAAGAATGCAAGGAACTTATGTGCAGGTTGGATAAATTCAAAAGACTATAATCCAGATGAAATAAAAATGATAGATTTTATTACTTATAAGGTAACTGGACAAGAAAGAGAAGAAGGAAAAGAAGATATATTTTATGATTTATCAAAAGTAGATAATATTGGTGAGATATGCTTTAATAGCAATCCAACTAAGTTTAATGTTATAGACTGGCTATCATATAACTTTAAAAATACAATACCAAAGGTACAAGCAACATTAACAAGAGATGGGTTTCAAGAATTTATGCAAAAGGTATTTACTGAATTTAAAACAAGTGATAGATATAATTTAGATTACGAACTAGATGGTATTGTTATATCTGATATAGATGTAATATATCATAGAGCAGAAAATTCATATATTTATGATGAGTGTGCCTTTAAATTTGCAGCTGAATCTGCTGAGGCTAAGGTTACAGGAATTACTTGGAATATGACAAGAACACAAAGATTAGTTCCCATTGTTCAGTTTGAACCTGTATTTTTATCTGGTGCTGTTTTACAAAATGCTACTGGACACAATGCAAAGTTTATATTAGATAATGAAATAAAAATTGGTTCTACTATTGAGATTTGCAGAAGTAATGAAGTAATTCCTTATATAAAGAAGGTAGTTGATTAATATGTATGGTTATATCTATTTAGTGCATGACAGTCTAAATAATAGACATTATATAGGACAACACAAATGGACAAAGTATGAATTATTAGACGAAGATTACACAAGAGGGTCTGAAAAAGCATTTAGAGATTCCCATGGATTTGATTTATTTAAGATAGACCCAAATTATTTAGGTTCAGGAAAACATTTACAAAATGCAATTAAAAAATATGGTAAGAATTATTTTTATATACAAGATATACTTGATATTGCAGAAACAAAACAGGAGTTGAATAAAAAAGAGAAAGAATGTATTAGACATTATAAATATGTATTAGGTTATAATCTATACAATATTAGTGAGGGTGGTGATGGAGGATATACTGGTAAAGATATTAGTGGTAAGAATAACCCAATGTATGGAAAACATCATACAGAAGAAACTAAACAGAAATTAAGAGAAATTATGAAATCTAAGGATTTTGAATATTTTAAAACAGACCCTAGATTTAGACATTATGGCAAAGATAATGGAATGTATGGTAAAAATCATACTGAAGAATCAAAGGAGAGAAACAGGAAAAAACATTTAGGAAAGAAAGTATCTGATGAAACAAGAAATAAAATGAGAAAATCACATAACCCAAATAATATGCCCCCAAATCTACAAGGATATAGAGGAATGAATAATGGAATAATATATACAAAAATACCACCAGATAAAATAGATAAATACTTGAGTGATGGTTGGAAGTTTGGAAGAATTAAAAAGGAGGATAAATAATGAATAGATGTGTAAATTTAGAAGAGAGTGAATATTTACCTACACAATGCCCAGCCTGTGGACATAATTTGGAGTGGGTTGGTGTTGATTTAAAATGTGTAAACACAGAATGTCCACATATAGCAGAGAGTGATTTGGAACAGTGGTGTACTATTGTAGGAGAAACAGATGGGTTAGCATGGGTAACAATGAAGCAATATTTAGATAAATTCAATATACATAATACAGATGATTTATATAAGAATATAAATACAATGATAGCTACATTACAAGGTGGTAATGCTTCTATAACAGATAAAAAGATTGTAGAGTTTCTAAATAAGTTATATAAAGATATGATACCAGTAGAAAAAGCATTGATGGGATTAAATATACCAAGATTAAGTGAACAGACAGCAAAATTATTAAATAAAGAGAAAGAGTTAGTACATGATTTAATGACAATAGGTTCTCAATATACTACTGTAAAGGATAGAGATATGATTTCTATTCCAGATACATTAAAGAATAAACTATTAGGATTAGTTAAAGAAGCAACAACAGAATCTATATTAAGTAATTTAGGAAAGTTGAACACACTACATTATTTATATGAACAAGATACACCTAGAATTATATTCAATGACAATACTGATGAAATTATAAAGGTTGCTGTTACTGGCTCATTAGAGAGTATGAAAAGAAGTGCTTTTGAGAAGTATATACAAAGTTATGGATATGAATTATCTAGTAGTATTAAATCTTGTAAATATTTAATAACTAATAATCCGAACAGTGGTTCAAGCAAGAATAAAGATGCCCAAAAATATGGTGTTGAAATCATAACTGAAAAAGAATTTTTAGATAAATTAGGTAAGGTAACTACTAAATCTAATACATTGTTTTAAGGTATAAAGAGGGTTTTTACAAATTTATAACAATTTTATAACAAATTTTGTAAAAACCCTTGACATTTTTTAAAACTTATAATAATATAAGCAAAGAGGTAGGAGGTGTAACACAATGGGAAATTTATTTAATTTATTGAACAATCCACCTAAAAGTGAGTTACCAAAGTATTTGAAAGGAATTACAAAATCAGTTGATATTGAAAACTGTAGAACAATGGTAAATACATTTGTAGAAGGAGTTAATTTTACAGGGGATAAGTTAATTCAATATTGTATATCAAATAACATACCTTATTTTACAAGAGGTGAATATGATGTATTTACACTAGAAGAAGTTGAATATATAATAAATGATTTGAATACATTAAAAGCTTTAGAACTCGTTTTTGATGATTTTAAAAAGAAATTTCCAAAAAGACATATAGATATGTCATTAGAACAGTTTAAGAAGAAACTGTTAAAACTAGATTTAATAAAAGATGGAGAGGAGTTGAACAAATATATGAGGTACACAAATGATACAGTAGAGTATGTCAGAAGATTAGGTACAGAACATACAATAGAAGAATGTTTGGAAATAATAAAAGTAGACAAACCTGAATTATCAATGACAGCAGATAGACTAAATGAGATGAAGGATAGATACTTAATCAAATTTGTTAAAGATGAGGGGATGTTTACAGAATCACAGATTGAAATGATAAAAGTATTAGCAAGAACAGAAACAGTCAAAAATACATATTTAAGAATGAGAGAGTTATATGGAATACCATGTGGATACTTAGAGTTTATTGAACAAATAAGTAGATTAAAGGCATTATCAATATATAACATTGGTACTATAACTACACATTTAACACCATTTGAAGAAGCATATATAGAGGAATTATTAGTTTCAGAAGATAGTAATGCTGTACTATATTCTAAATTTAATAAAGCATTTCCTAATAAATATCAATATCTACAATTTGTGAAATATTTAAACGAAATTAAAACATCAAAATACAGTAATAATGAAAGCACAAACAATGATAAATATAAAGATTTAGAAAAACTTTTAGAATCATTTAAAGGGGAAAAGACAATACAAGAATGTTTAGATGAAGCACAGAAAGATGAAAGATTTAAAGATTGTAATTATAAATCTATTTACAACTTTATACACAGAAGAAATATACCATTTAAACAAGCAAAAAAAGGAAGAGTAGCAGGTACAAAGAATATAGATAAAAAGGATAAGACAGTATCAAGAGCTAAGGGCAGAAAGAGCATACTAGATGATATTTATGATGATTTAGTTGAAACTTTAAGTAGGGTATCAATACCAAAAACAATTATAGAATTAAAAGAAAGATATCCAGAGAAAGCAGATAGATTAAGTTATGGTTTAATAATGCACTATGCAAAAAATCATAATATTAAAACTAAAAAGGAGACACCAGAGGAAAGACAAGATAGAATGAATAAGATGAGAGGCATAAGGGGAACAAAGAAACAGGAACAGACACAATCAAAAGATGGTAAAGTAGATGGTAGACAAGAATTGTCTAATAAGATTTATGATGACTTAAAATCATTGTGTAAAGATTATACAAAAATGGAATGCTTAAATATTATTCGTAAGAAATACAATGTAGACTATACTGAGACTTATATACCAAATCTAATGAATAGAAAAGGAAAACTAAAATTTAAAGTATATACAGAGTTTACAGATGATATGAAAAAGACAATAAGTGAATTAGAAGGAACAGTAGGAAATAAGGTAAATTTATATAGGAAATTTGCAAAAGTATATCCAGGTGCTGTGTCATTAAGACAATTTTGTAATATGTATAATGACATGGAAAAGGCATCAGAGGAAGATACAATACATAATACAGATACTATTGGGGTATCTGCAGATGAAATTGAAAGTAAACCTATTGTAGAACCAGTTACAGAACATATAGATACAATACCAGTTAAGGAAGAAGAGCATACTGAATTTGTTGAATCAATCCAACAAAAACAACCAGTACCTGTGGAAAAATATCAACCAATAATAGATGAGGTAAATGCAACATTTGAAAGAAAATGTAGACAGTTAGGAGTATCAGAAGATACACATCAACATACAGATGAAATCATAAAAGCATTAGGTACTATTATACAATATGCAGATAGCAAGAAACTAAACAGAATATTAAATGACCATGAAGATATATTAGAGCAATATAGAAGAGAAGTGGAACATGAAATTGAAATAGAACCTTGGTCAGATGGTGATTCTTATTGTCATAATAAATTAAAAGCAATAGGAATGAGAAGAAGAGAAGTTAAATATGCTAGAGATGACATTAATGTAATGAAAGAATTACTTGACAATATAAATACTAATATTGAACTTTATAAAAAGACATTAGAAGATTTAGAGGAGAAAAAGTTACAAAGAGAGAACTCAATATTTATTCCATTGGTGGATTCATCAATGGTAGACAGACTAGATTGGTGTAAACATGCATCTTTAAGAAGCAAAAGAGCTTATACCCCAATACTAACAACTAATGCAAAGGAAGATAGAATAAAAAGATATAAAGCACAAGGAGACAGAGATTTATGGGTAGAAAAAGAACAGACACAACCTGTATTTCAAGATAATGTAAGTAAGTCAAATAAAAATTCCCATTTAAAATCAACATATAGAGTTAAGGCAGAATTTATGGTTTTAAAAGGAAACCCTTTTGTAAATAAATATTATGATGTTGTAACAACTAATGAAGATTTAGCAAAGGACAAAGCAATAGAGTATTTTGACTTAATAAGCTCAAATAATAATAATGCAAAATATCAAATAGTATCTGTAACAAGATTAAATAGATAATGTGAATACATCTAACAGTACATATTTGTTAGATGTATATTTTATATATAGGAGGATTTAATATGGGAATAGATTATAAAACAATAAGTCATGAATTACCAGACAATTTATTATGGCTGGAAGATAGAACAATATTACTAACAAAGGCAGGTTCATACATATATGGGACAAACATAGAAACATCAGATACAGACTATAAAGGTGTTTGTATCCCACCAAAAGAATATTATTTAGGTTTAAAATCAATAAATGAATATAATAAATCTGGTGGTAAAAACTTTGGTGAAAGAAATACCAAAGATGATATAGATATAGTTGTATGTCATATAAATAAGTTTGTAAGAGATGCTATGAATGGTATTCCAAATAATTTAGATATACTATTTTGTAGAGATGAGGATGTAATTTATATGGATGATTTTGGTAAGGAGTTAAGAGATTTTAGACATGAGTTCTTATCAAAAGAAGTATTCAAAAAGTTCTCAGGTTACGCTTTATCACAAAAACATAAAATAGAGACTAAAAAGAATCATGGAACTGGAAGAAGAGAATTAGTAGAAGAATTTGGGTATGACTGTAAATTTGCTTATCATGCTGTAAGACTAATATTAGGTGCAACAGAAATATTAGAAACACATGATTATCATTCATATAGACCAGAAAGGGAATGGTTAGTAGAAATAAGAAAAGGTAAATATACACTAGAAGAAATATTTGATATAATAGAAGATTTAGATGCAAAACTAAAAAGTGCTTATGAAACAAGTACATTAAGAGAAAAACCAGATTATCATAAAATAAATAAATGGCTAATAGGTTTAAATGAAAGAGCATTGAATTATGACTTTAAAAGGTAGTCAGCTGCCGTCAGGATTCCCTAGAAATGATTTTAAATGTTTAGACATAAAATTATAAGGTTGTAAATAAAATAGTCTTAAATATTGTTCAAAAAATGCTTGACAAAACTTAAAACTTATAGTATATTTATAGAAACGAAGGGAGATGGGTTTTAAATGGGAAATTCAAGAATAAAAACATTAAGTGATAGAATGAAAGATTATGAGTTAGCATCTGATTACAGACTAACAAAGAAAACACCTGTAATAGTGAGAATAGATGGTAAATCATTTCACACCTTTACAAAAGGATTAGATAAACCTTTTGATAGTATATTATCAGAAGCAATGAACTATGTTTGTAGAAAATTAGTAGAAACAGTACAGGGCTGTAAGTTTGCATATACACAATCAGATGAGATAAGTTTATTATTAACAGATTGGGATAAATCAACAACAGATTGTTATTTTGATTATAGGGTACAGAAAATGGTATCAGTATTAGCTTCAGCAGCAACTATGTATTTTAATCAGTATATAGTATCAAGAGTTTTATACTGGCAAAAAGGAGAGTCAGAATTATCAGAAAAGTTATTTGATAAATGGGCTGCAAAAGCTGGTTGTGCAATGTTTGATGCAAGAGCATATAATTTGCCAAAAGAAGAAGTATGTAATTACTTTATATGGAGACAAGAAGATGCAAGCAGAAATTCTATACAGTCATTAGGCAGAAGTAGATTTTCATTTAAGCAAATGTTAAATAAAAAGAACAATGAAGTACAAGATATGCTGTTTAATGAATATGGTATAAATTGGAATCGTATAGATACTAAATGGAAAAGAGGATTTGCAGTATGTAGAGATAAAGATGGTATAAAATCAGACTTTGAGATACCATTATTTAAAAAAGATAGAGCATTTATAGACAAATATCTTATAGTATAAGATGTTTATAATGATGAAAGGATATAAAAATGTTTATATGTGATAAATGTAGAACTTGTAGTAAGTTTCCATTTTGCACAGTAACAGAGAGTAAAGATGGAAATTGTGGTGAATATTCCAAAAGAAATATTTACAAGTTTATAGAAGATAAATTAAAAGATATTGAGAATAAGAGGTAGAACATGCTTGAATTAGAGTTATATGGACGTTGTTATAAAAAGAATAACAATATAAAAATAAATAAAGGTATTACAGTTTTAACTGGACCAAATGGGTGTGGTAAATCTTATGCTTGTCAGCAAATAAGAGATTACCTAAAAGAAAATAATAAGAAAGTATATTTTGTAGATGTATATTCAGAGGGTAAAACTATATCACAACAATATTTAGAATATGGAGATATGGAATCATTAGCAAAGCATACAGTAGCATCAGAAGGTCAAAGAGTATTTGATACACTTATAGATAATCATGCATCAAAATTAGGGGAATTTGTTAGACAACTAATAGATAATAACCTAAAAGAAGGATATATAATTATAGATGGTGCTGATAGTGGTGTTAGTATTGATTTAATGATGTCATTGAGAAGTTTATTTAGTATGATAGAAGAGGATTGTGTAGACAGTGGAATAGATATATACATAATTATAACTTCAAATAGTTTTGAATTATGTAGAAATTACGACTGTATCTGGATACCTACAATGGAACATTATAAAAGAGGAGATGAAGCAGATGCCTATGATTTGTGGAGACACCAATATGAAAAAATCTACAAAGAAAGAAACAAGAAATAAGATTGTAGAAGAATATAAAAGAATATACAGTAGAAAGTATAGAAGAGCTCATTATAAGAGTAAATGGGTATTACAATCTGGTAATCAACTAGCAGAAGAAGATTTTAAATCTTGGTGTCAAGAATCAAAAGTTATAATGAGAAAGCATAAAGTTGGATTAATTACTGATGATGATATGTTGGGGTATATAAATAAATGGATAGAACAAGATGTTAAGATAAAAGAAGAAATAGATATACTTGCTTTGAGCAAGTAATAGATATAAGGGTAATTTTATAACCCTTGCAGGAAACTGCGAACTATTTTTAATAGATATAAAAGCTTTTTTCGATACCCCAATTTATAAGATAAATAAAACAGAATAGAGGTAGGAAGTTATGAGAAATTTAGTAGTATTAAGAGGATGCCCAGGTGCAGGGAAATCAACTTGGATAAAAGAAAATGGTTTAGAGCCTTATACATTATGTCCAGATACAATAAGGACAATGGTAAGTGCTCCAGTATATACAGAAGAACATGATACTGAGATGACTATATCTCAGCAAAATGAAACTTATACATGGAATTTATTATTTGAATTACTTGAAAATAGAATGAAGAATGGTGATTTTACAGTAATAGATGCAACACATAGCAGGTCATCAGATTTTAGTAGATATAACGATTTATGTTCTACATATAGATATAGAAGATATACTGTATCATTTACAGATGTACCAGAAGAAGTATGTAAACAAAGAAATCTGGAAAGAGATGCCTATAAACAGGTACCACCTGAAGTTATAGAAAAGATGTATGCTAGATTTGCAACACAAAATAAAACAAGTGGATGGACAGAAATTCCAAGAGATAAATTCTGGGAAGTATTTAGTAATAAAGTGTTTGATTTTAATAAGTATGAAAAAGTTCATATATTTGGTGATATTCATGGATGTTATGACCCACTAGAACAATATATAGTAGATAGCTATAATGGAGATGATGTACATGAAGATTTAAGCCCAGAAACATTAAAGAATTTATTAAATAAAGATGAGGCTTATATATTTGTAGGTGATTACTTAGATAGAGGATTACAAAATAAAGAAGTTTTAAAATTTATGATTTCAATATGTCAATTAGATAATGTTTTATGCTTAGAGGGAAATCACGAAAGATATTTATGGTATTGGGCTAATGAACAAGATAATGAAATAAGAAGTAAAGAGTTCTTTAATCATACAGTACCACAAATAAGAGGTATATCTCCATCTGATATAAGACAATTTTATAGAAAATTAGGACAAATGGCATTATTTACATTTAATAATGAAACATATTTTGTAACACATGGTGGATTATCATTATTACCAGAACACTTACCATTAGTATCAACAAATTGTCTAATAAATGGTACAGGAAGATTTAAGTTTCCAATAGATGAAAGATATACAGAAAATATGCAAGGTAAAAATGTATTACAAGTACATGGTCATAGAAATATGGAATGTGATTATAAAGGAAAACTACCTTTATCATTCTCACTAGAAGATAGAGTTGAGTTTGGTGGTAATTTTGTAGTATTAGAAATAAATGAGAAAGGTAATTACTTCCATAGAATAAAGAATGATACATTTAGGGAACCTGATTATGACAATAAAGAAGAAGAAATAATACCAGCATTTGATATGACAATGGACAATATTGTAGAAAGAATGAGATTGAATAAGAACATAAAAGAAACAGTGCTACCAGATGGTATATCATCTTTTAACTTTACTAGACAAGCATTTGAAAAAGATAGATGGAACTCAGAAACAGTTAAAGCAAGGGGATTATTTATAGATACTGAAAACAATAAAATAGTTGCAAGAGGATATGAGAAGTTCTTTAATATAAATGAACAAGAAAACTGTAAATTATTTAATCTAAAATCATTATTTAATACAGGATTACCTGTAATTGCATATAAGAAGTATAATGGATTTTTAGGAATATTAAGTTATTATCATGATGAGTTAAAATTCCATTCAAAATCTACTAATATAGGTGATTATGCAAACTACTTTAAAGACCTATTTTATAAAAGATTTACTGACAAACAAATAGATATGATTACAGATTATTTAAAGAATAATAATGTATCAATGGTATTTGAAGTTATAGACATAGACAATGACCCACATATCATAGAAGAAAAAGAAAGCAGAGTAGTTTTATTAGATATAATCAGAAATGAAGTAGAGTTTAGCAGATTACCTTATGACCAGTTATTACTTTTAGCAAACTTATGGGGAATAAAAGAAGATGGTGTAAAACAAATATATAAAGAATTTACATCATACAGAGAGTTGACTGAGTTCTATGAAATACATAAAGATGATAAAAACTTTAATGATATTGATATAGAAGGAGTTGTAATAGAATGTGGTAACTTTATGACAAAGCTTAAATTTAATTATTATAGATTCTGGAAGGGTATGAGAAGTGTTGCAGAAAAATTACAAAGTGGAAGAGATAATGTAAAATTAAGTATGTTATACAATGCAACTGCAAACTATTTCTATAAGTTTGTAAAAGATATGGTAGAAGAAAAACAGTTAGAACTTCTAAAAATAAAAGATACATTAGGATTGGGAGATATAAATGCTGGTGATTTAAGAAGAGCAGAATTAGACTTTGAAAATAATATGATTACAATTCATAAAAGAGATAGAAGAGCTTATTATATAGGAAATGATATTACAGCAGAAAATGTTATTACAGCAACAACAACCCCAGAAATAATGAACAAACTATCAGAACTACAAAAATCAAAGGATATAATAACATTAAGAAACGAATATTATAGAAATGGTGGTGTTTAATATGGGGTTAATAGGATACTATATATCTAACCTATTGTGTAATATACTTATACTAGCAATGGTTGTAGTGGTGTTGATTATTTCAATACCACTTGCAGTTATAATATCATTATGTGAGGTTGTAGGTACATTAGGTATATTCCTAAATAAGTTATTAGATAGCCTTATTCAGAAAACAGATAATTTAATAAAAGTATTAAAAACAAAGGAGAATTAGAAATGGAAGATTGGTTAAATAGAATTGTAAAATGTCCATGGTGTAAGCAAGATGTTAGAGATGGTGATAGAATTTGGTTAGATGGGGAATGCCTATGTCCAGAATGCTATCAGCATAAAAGACAGAAATATGATGACTTAAAAAGAAGTGGTTATGAACAAGCAAAGAAAGAATCAAGGTAATACAGAGGAGTGATATTATGTTTATAGGAAAAGAGTTAAGAAGTGTAAAAACTGGAAAACAAATATTAGTACCATTTTGTAATGAATGTAATTCACAGAATATAGAAACTATACAAGTATGTCGTAACTGTGGCTCGCATAATATAAAGGTAGACTGGCAAGATGATAGAAGCATAAAAGATGAATATGAGGATAGATGTGCTTATATCTATAAATGTGATTCATGTGGGGAAGAATATGATGGATTACAACATGCTAATGTTATATCTTATTCAACAGGTGAATTTATAAGTGGGGAATCTGAATATTCAGAAAAGAAATACAGCATGAAGAGAGATTTATGTCCAAAGTGTACTAAAATGCTTATCAACACATTAAATGCTAGAATAGAAGAAATTATAGATGAGGATAATGTTATGAATATAGCAGATAATATCACAGATAAAACAGAAACTAAAGAAAGTGAACAATGTCAAACCTGTGCAAAATATGAATATTGCACAATGAGAAAAGATAAAGAGTTCTGTTATGAATATGATAGAGAGGGTGATTTATAATGAGTTTTGCAGTAACTGGTTTGACACATTGTTCTAGTTGTGGAACACCATTAGGCATGAACGAATATGGATATTGTGCAAGTTGTCAGGAAAAGATAGATAAACAAAAAGAAAAGGATAAAAAACAACATGAGAAAGATATGTTTAAAGCAGAAATTTTAGGCGAGGTTAAAGAAGTTCTAAACAAGAACATATTAGATGAATTAGCTAAAATGAGAGGTACTATAAATGAGATGAATATACCAACTAGAAAACCAGATGATATAGATTGGGATAGATGGTATGCAGATATTGGGCAACAGGTAGTATCAGAATCATTAAAAGGTAATAAATGTATCTTAGTAAATTTTATCAATAATAAAAATAAATAATAAATATAAGGATAATTTTACAATCCTTACAGGAAACTGTGAACTGTGTAATTTAATATCCTATAGCTATATAAAATGACACAGATGTGAAAGTATTGCAACATTAAAATACCCTATTTTTGGGGTTTTATGGCTATATAAAATAACACAGATGTGAAAGAGGGATTTTGTTTTGTTAGCATTTATTTCTGTTTTATAGCTATATAAAATGACACAGATGTGAAAGTCTGGAACAAATCTTGAAAAGTCCAGCTTTGTTTTATGGCTATATAAAATAACACAGGTGTGAAATAATTCAAAGTATTGTTCAAATAGTTTCTGTGTTTTATAGTTATATAAAATGACACAGATGTGAAAGGAATACTAAAATAAAGTAGCAATTGAGCTAGTTCTATAGCTATATAAAATGACACAGATATGAAAGTTAAGCTCATGAATGATAGCAACAATAGTTTTATAGATATATAAGAAGCAGAAAGGAGAAAATTAAATGAAAGAAAGATTAATATGTGATTTAAAGGAAGCAATGAAGAATAAAGATGTAATTGCTAAAAATACAATACAAAGTATTAGGGCTTCTATACTACAGTATGAAAAAGATAATCATACAGAAGCAACTAATAAACAAATAGAGGATATATTGGTTAAAGAAAGGAAGAAAAGAGTAGATGCATTAGAACAATTCCAAAAAGCAAATAGGGAAGATTTAATACATCAAACAGAAATGGAAATACAAATAATAGAGGGATATTTACCAGAGCAAATGTCAGAAGAAGAAATAAGAGAAAGACTATCTGAAACAATATCTCAAATGAATGCTGATAAATCAATGTTTGGACAAATAATGAAAATGGCAAAAGAAGAATTTGGAAATACAGCAGATGGTAAGACACTTAGTACAATATTGAAAGAATTATTAAACTAATAAATATTGAGGGGGTTAAATAATGAGTGAAGATGCAGTAAGTAAGATGAGGGATATAATGGATAGATTTGCAAAAATTTATACACCAGAATATCTAGCAGAATTAAGCTTAAGGAGTTATATAGAAGATAGAGAATATCCAGAAAACTTCTCAAACTGGTACCCACATATATTAAATTTTGGAAAATTTAGTAATGCAGAGGTTATATCTAATCAAATATTGACACATGGGCAAGTAGAAATATTACAAGAAACAGATGATATAAACAATGTAAATTGGGATAAATGTGCAGAAGTATTTAAACCTACATTGGATGTAATGAAACCAAATGTAATATATAGTATAAAGAATGGTTGCTTTTCAAATAAGTTTGACTTTGAAACCTGTGTTACAGATAAGAGAGACTTTGTAGAGAAAATGTGGAAAATAAATTATGCATCATCAATGTTTGAAACAGGTGGATATACAGAAGTAGTAGTTAGAAAATATATACCATCAGACCCAAGTAAGTATTTAACTATATATAATGGTATGCCTTTAAGAACAGAGGTTAGAGTATTTTATAATATGATAACAAAGAAAATAGAATACATAAAAGATTACTGGGATTATGATTACTGTGTTGACAATATACATAACTTAACAGATAAAGTAGCCTTTAACTATTTTCATAATAAAATGGCTATGAGTAGTGATTTGGTTATAAATCTTTTTAGACATGAGGCAGAACTAGATAAAGTAAAAGATTTCATAATAGACAATATTGAAACATTAAGATTTGATGGGGAGCTAGGTAAGATAGAACCTATATGGAGTATTGACTTTATGTATGATGCTGATACAGAAGATGTTTATTTAATTGATATGGCAAGAGGGTTTAGGTCAGCATATTGGGATGTAAATCTATTAAGTAAAGAAACACAGGAGGAATTACAAAAGAGGTAGAATAATATACTAAAATGGAGGTAATTTATATGAGTAAGGGTATTGAAGAAAGTAAAAGTATTGAAGAAGTAAAAGATACTAGAGATAACAGAAAGTCTAAAATAAATATGACAAAACTGTTAGGCAGTATTAGTGGAATTAAGGTAAATCAAAACAGGAGTGAGAAAGTTTCAGTTTATAGAATTACTGGGAAAGATGGTAAAAAGGTGATTTTATCATCAAGACAGCTAGTTTCAAATAGCATATCTAAGTTTAAAGAAACTTATTCTTATTTTTGGAGTAAGTTAGCTGAGTATGGACCTAAAGAATTTAAGGCAGAGGTTATAGCAGAATTTCCAGCAAAGTATCCAGATAGTGATACAAAAAATGTAAGAGGTATAAAAAGTAGGATAGAAAAGATTATCTGGGATGAATTAGCATTTTATAATTTAAATCCCAATTATGTTGTAAGGGGGAGCAACAGAACTGGTTATACACCCCTATTTATTAGTGTTGTAAATTATCACAAAACAGATATGCAAGAAGAGTCTAAGGTTATAGCAGATAAAGCAGGTATAAGTGAATCTGAGATAAGTTTAATAGTAAATGGTAAAAAGGGTAATTGTCAACCTATGGAACTTATATCAAATAATGGTAACATACCTTATTGTTATATAAAAACAGCGTTAAATAATACCAAATCTAGTGAGGTAGATAATAATGCAGATAGTACTGAGGTTATAAATGCTAGTAATGAAGCAGATATTAAAATAAGTCAGACACCAGATAAGTTTATATATGAGGTTAAAGATGGTGCAATATCTGAATATAGGGTATTAAATAAAAAACAATGTACCTTATATTATTTAGATAGACCATTAAATGGAAAAACAATATTAGAGGAAGATAAGATATTAGAAAATGCTTTATTATTTACAAATAGGGAAGAAGCTGAGAATATGTTAAATAATCAAATTGATGAATTTAATAAAAGAATAAGTGGTTTGCCAAGGTGGTTTGTAAAGAAAGCATTATCAAAGGAGGAAAACTAATGTCAAAGAACAATTCATATAAAATAGGTGATAAGTTTTATAGATATAATAAAAAGACAAAAGAATTAGAAGAATTAGAGATAGCCAACATACAATATGTCTTTAATAAGAAAATAGGTTCTAGGGCGAATTTCACAACAGATGAAATACATAAATTGTTAGAGGATGGAGTAGTAACAAATAATATTGATATTCTAAAAAGAGAGGCAATATCAAAATTAGAGGAACAGTTTGGAATAAAACTAAAAGAAGTATAAGGGGGTTATAATTATGAGTGATTCAAAAGTATGGGTAAATTTAAAAGAAGTATGTGATATAGCAGAATTAAAACCAGACCAAATGATATGGTGTATAGGAGATGATGGAGATTTTCTAACAGAAGCACACTCTATAAAAGAAACAATAGGAAGTTTTGATTGGAATGGTATTCAATTTGCATTAGTATCATCAGGTAATGAAAAAGATGAAGGTGAAAAAGTAATAGCAGAGGAAAACCCAGATAAAACAGTAGAACCAAGTGCAGATGGATTTCAAATATCTAAAAGAAGAACCAGACAGGCAGTAAAGATATTTAAAGGTGCAGATAGTGAAATATTAGAAGAGAAGATAAATGAGTTCTTAGATACTTTATCAGAAGTAGTAAATATAAAATATTCAACATCTGTTGCATCAAGAGGAAATGTAGATGTTATGATGTATTCTGTTTTAATTCACTATCTAAAGGAGGATTAATCAATGGGGATGTATGATACAATAAACCCTGCATTAGCAAAAAGAATAATAACACATTGTCCTATTTGTGATAAGTACCTATATAATAGTGATGATGTAGAATGGCAAACAAAATGTTTTAGTAATATTTTAAAAGAAATAAATTTAGAGGATATACATCGTGATACATTTGAAATGCATGTAATATGCCCTAATTGTAATCAATATTTTAGTATAGACGTAAATTTAAAAGAAGGTAATTTTACTGCACAGAGTAACTTTGATTTTGATGTAGGGGATACCTATATTAGACCTTTTGAAGATACATCTTTAACATCAGATTATATAGTTTTAAAAAGTCAAAGGCTATTCAATAATGGTATTAAAGAATGGCTAGAGTTAAATTCAGTAGATATATGTGATATGGAAGGATTTTATATTATACCTAAATCAGTATTAAATAAAAATGCTTGACAGAAAAATACTTGACAAAAAAATGCTTGACATAATATCAAATTTATTATATAATACAATTAGGGAATGTAAATCCCCAAGAAATGATATTATATAAGTATATAGAATACTATGTCAGATGTAAGGAGGTGTAATACAAATGGAAGGAAAAAGAGGTAGACCTAGAAAAGGTGTCATCATAGAAAAGGATATAGAATATTCTAATGCAAGAGTAAAAATAGCACATTATGTAAGAAGAAACAATATAGAAAAGAAATGTGTAATATGTGGTAAAGAAGGAGAAATAATGCACAATAGAGAAAATCCATATATGATAGCATTTATCTGTAACGAATGTAGAAAAGACCCAAAGAAAGAAAAGTTAGCAGAGAAAAGAAGATTTGATATTAGAAATAAAGTATCTAAAAAAGGTACACATATATTAAAAACAAGTACAGATGAGTATATTACAAAAGTAGTGGACGATTATCTAAAAGATGTATTACCAATTAGAGAATATTGTGATAAAATAGGGGTTTCTAATAGACAATTCCATACAATATTAAACAGATATAAAGAGATACATCCAAATCAACCAGTAGATGACTTTATAAAAAGTCATAGAAATACAGTACACAGAAAGAGAATAGAAGCATATAAACAAGTAGATGTATAATTAGATAAAATTGTAGATAAAAAATATCTACAATTTTTTTATTTTATCTATTGACAAATAAAAATATCTATTATATAATACAACCAGAGTTAAAAATATCTAAAAAGATATTTAAGATATTTATTAGGAGGTAGTATTTATGAAAGAAAAGAAATTAGTGATTACGCCAGAAAAGTATAATTGGAGAGAGGAAGGATTTAACTTTACAAAGGTATTAAAATTAGAGTGTTTTAGAGAGGATAAACCTTTAATAATAGTAAAACAACCAAAGACATGGGCAGGATTAGCAAGGGAAGTAATAAGAACATTTGACTATATAATAGAAGCAGAAGTTCAAAACAATCAAATGCTATTTATGGACAAGTTTAATGAAGCATTACATGGGGTAATAAAAGAATCAGGAGTAAGACCAAATACAAGTTTTTCAGAAGATTTATTTATATTTCCAACTAATGCAGAAATAAATACATCAAGAGGAATATATCCAGACCATTTACATAGTACAGTTTATATGAATAATGCAAATAGCTTATTAAAGATATTTGAAATACCAGATTCAACATTGTCAGCATATATAACAGCAGTATATAGTGGAGAAGTTGTGTGGGTTATAAATGCACTTATAAAAGCATTAGCTCAATATGATGTTAAAGTAGTAATAACATATATGGATAGAGAAAAAGTAAACACAGAAAAACCAGTTCAAATGAGTATAGATGAGATAGAAACAAATAATGAGGAAAAAGTAGAAGATAAATCATTGAAAGAACAACTAAATGATATAATAACAACACTAGAAATAGTAGCAGATGCATCTAGTGAAAAACTAAAAAGAACAGTAACATCAGCTAATGAGATAGACTTAGCAAATAGGGAGATGAGATTAGCATTAAGCCATCCAGAAGAAACAGACAATGAACTATTAAATGAGTATCAAAAATCAATAGATGAGGGAAGTATATCAATGTTAGAAAATATGGCATATTTAAGGGCATCAATATATTGTATTAAGACTAATTTAAACAATATAAAAGAACTTCTTTCTTAATCATAGATAATATAAAGTTGGTAAAATATTAATGAGGAATATGTAAAACCTCATTAATATTTTTTATTTTGTAAAGGAGAGTGTAGAATGGCATCAGTTACAACACCAACTATAAATAAGATAATTAGATTAAAGAATTATGATTTACTAGGTACACAATGTAAGAAATACAATATGTATATGTGCCTAGATACACTTCAATTATGGTATGACGAATCTGATTCAAAGAGAGTATTATATGCCTATGTAGGGGTAGACACAGTAAATGATTTACAGAAAAATTTAATACCAGAATTAGGAACAACATATTACTGTTGGGAGAGTAATTCATTATGGTTATGGATGAACAGATGGATATGTTTATATACAGATGGTAAATACCCTAGTGCATATAGAACAGATAACGGTTATATAGAAGAAGTATATTTAAGTGATGACCAACCAACAATAGTAGATAATAATGGATTATTGAGAGATGGCTCTGTTGTTGTTAGGGATGCTAATAGAATAATCAAAGGTAGATTATATATAAGTGATAGCATGGATAATCTAGTTATATCATCATATTTAGGTGGTGGTGTAAGAATACTTCCAAATGGTGCATTCTCAAGTGATGGGGAATTATACATAGATGATGATGCTAGAGCATATATTAGGGGAGAATGGAATGTAAGAAACCATGAAATTTATGTAGACTATACAGAAAAGCCAAATGAGGATAAAAATGAATATAGAGATAGTACACATAGATATAGAGTATGGCATGAAGGAAACCTAAAATTATCTAGCTTTGATTTAACAGGAGAGAATATTTATAATAAGATTATAGATGCACAAAAGAATGGAACATTACCAGACCCATTAGTATTAAATGTAGATAGATTAAATGGATTACATTCAACAGATTTTGCATTGAAGAGTCATGTGCATACAACTAGCGAAATATCAGACTTTAAGGAAGCAACAGAAGCAGCAGCAGAAGCAGTATTAAAGAATAGATTAACAAATATGATATTCAAAGGTGCAAAAATAACATGGGTAGAAGCATCAAAGAAGTTTATGTTAAGTACAGATAACTTCATATTAACATTAACAGGTGGAGTTACAGGACAAGGTACTGTTACAAATAATACAAATACAACAATAGCAGTAACAGTAGACCCAAATAAACATAAGCACAAAGATATAACTGATAGATTAGATAAATTAGAAAAAGGTGGAGGAGCAGACTTATCAAACTACTATAATAAACAAGAGGTAGATAAAAATATAAGTGATATGTTCTCAGCAACACCAATACAAGGAAAAGCATTATTAGTAGATAAAAATAAGAATTTACCAGGAAATGCTTTAACAGCAAGTGATTTAGACCATGATACGGAATTAGAATTAGATGGAGATATAACAGGAGCAGTTACATTTGGTTATGATTTAACTAGATTAACATTAACAACAGATGCATCAAAAATAGTATCAGATACAGCAACAGCAGGAAAAGCATTAAAATTAGATAGTAATGCAGAATTACCAGCAACCTCATATAAAGCGAAACAATTAGACCATGATATAGAATTTAATATAGCAGGAGCAGTAACTGGAAGAGCAACATTAGATACATCTCAATCATCATTTACAATAAATACAACAATACCAGCAGGCTCAAAGATACTAACAAAAGATGATTTAGGTGTAACAGTAGCATCATTAGGAAGTGATGGAAAAGTATTAAGTTCACAATTACCAGATACAGCAATAGGTGGTATGAAAATAGTAGATACATGGTCAGGAGGAATAGCACCAAGTACAAAGCCAGGAGAAGGTAATGTATGGTATGTAGATACAGACTGCACATTTAATGGAAAGAGCTATAAAGCAGGGGACTGGATTTATTATCATAATTCAAGTTGGAATAGAGCAGACTTAGGAGTAAGTGTTAAATCTGTAAATGGAAAATCAGGAGAAAGTATTACACTAACACCAGCAGATGTAAAAGCAATATCAGAAGATTATATAGACTATACAATAGGTGCAGATATACCACAAAATAAAATAGTAGTCACAGATAAAGATAGGCATATAGCAGGAGCAACAGTTGATAAATTAACAAAAGAATTTTCAATAGGAAGTACTAATGGGGATGTTTCAATAAGTGCAACAAAGAGTACAAATTTAAAAACAGATGGCTCAAAGAACTTAAATTTAACAATGGAAATAACACAGGATGGATATGATAACATAGCAAAAAATGTTAGAAGAGATATAAAAAACAATAATTCAAATGTACCATTTAGAAAGAATTTGAACTTTGTTGACTTTGCCATAGCAGATGATAGTGGAACGAATACAGTTACAATTAAACCTGATTATACTAATGTTGATGAAATATTATATTTTAATGGAACGCTTACAGATGATTTTAAGAAAAGATTAACTAATAACTATTATAATAAAAATGACAGACCTTTTTATATAGCATATAGAGATGCTAACAATAGAATACAATTAGTTGGAATAAATGGAAGTATTGCAGACGCAGCAGATAATACAACTATTTCTATACCAACAGGAGAATACTCTACAGTATTAGAAAGTAATAAAGTTATAACTAAAGTAGCAACAGCTAATATAACATTTGATTCTGGTGGGAATATATCTAATTTTACAATAACAAGAACTAATTCAACAGAGGCATTACCAATATCTGGTGGTACATTAACAGGAAATATAACATTATCAAAATCATCAGGAGATGTAAGTTATTATGCCAAAAGAAGTGATACAGGAACTCAAGTTTGGATGGGTATAGGTTCAGGTGGTGTTAATCATGGATTATACTCTAATAAGTTAAATAAATGGATGGTATATGCAGATGCAACAAATGTTTATCTAAATGGAAATGCCACATCAGCAACAAAAGCAACTCAAGATAGTGATGGAAATGCAATAAATACAACATATTTGAAAAAGTCAGGTGGCACAATGACAGGTACTATTACAACAAGAGCACTAACACCATCAGCAAACAATACTTATAGTGTAGGAACAAGTAGTGCGAGATATAGTAATGGTTACTTTACAAATACAAATACAACAAATCTAATTGTAAATGGAAGAAAAGTATTTCTACAAAGTGGTACACCATCAGGAGCATCAAATGGTGATATATGGATAGTAACAAAGTAGGAGGTAGGTAAATATGGCTTTACAAGAAGTAACTACATTTGGAGCAACAGGTTATACACCTTATCATAATCATGCATCTACAACTACCTATGATGTACAAAGTAATTTAAGGGTTAGAAATGGACCAGGAGTTAATTACACACAATTATATTACAGATACCCAGGAGATTGGTGGACAGTTGCAGAAAACTATAATGGATGGTGTAGGGTACCAAATGCAAATGAATGGACATCTAATTCATATATGAGTAACCCAAACCCATCTCAGCCAACACCAGGTGAGTTTAGAGTAAATTCATTTAAAGTAACAGCAACCAGAGAAACTGCAAGTACAAAGCAAATATCTGTAAAGTATGAATGGTGGTGGAATAATGTAGGTGGTACAACAGAAACTTATTATCATTGGAGAGTATATTGCTTTGCACGTAAAAATGGTGGTGAGGCACAGTATAATATTCACGGAGATACACAAAGCATAGGTAGAGATGGTAGTGGTTATTTTACAGAAACATGGACAATGGACGAAACATCTGGAAATACTACATTACACTTTGGTAATTATGGTGTATGGTACACAAGTTATGGTGGTTATTGGAATCCTGGGGGTGGTGTAGGAAATAGCTTTACATTTAATATACCAAAGTACCAACCAAGCCCAGTAAGACAATTAGTAAATGGTACCTGGGAAACAATACCTATTAGACATACATCAGATAATTCAAATGTAGTAATAAAACAATTCAATGGTTCAAGTTGGATAGATTTATAGAATATGAAAAAGACTACAAATAATGTAGTCTTTATTTTTAGTAAAATATTAATGAGTAATAAGTATTATAGAAAGGAGATTATATATGGCAGATGTTTGGTGTGATAATGGTTGGCATACTGGTGGAGCACCTAGAAGAAAAGTATCTGGAACTTTAAGTGCTAATTATTCAGGTTTAACCATAAGTGCTTCTTTTAGTGGAAATCAAGTATTAACTGCTTCAGGTTTCTCTTCAATGTCAGATACAGCAAGACTTTACATAGATGGTAATCAGGTTGGCAGTACAACAGTTGCAATGACTGGTGGTGGAATATCTATGTCAGGTTCTTTAAATGTAGGTGCTGGAAATCATACAATTTCAGTAACTATGGAATGTCCTGATGTTACAAATGGAAGACATTGTTCTGCCAGTCTAAGGGGACCTATAACTATTGGTTCATTAACATTATATGTACCAGACCCATATTCTCCCCCTTCTTATGATATATGGAGTGCTACCCAAATTGTAAAGGTTGATAGGGATAAAGTAGATGTAAACTATAAAATAGATGGTGGTACAAATGGACTTGATTGGGTTATTGCAAGAGTAGACGGTGTAAAGGATTTTAATGCAAGTAAAAATAAAGGTGGTTCTTTATGGACATCTTTCTACCCAACATGGGGTGATGGCTTTAGACATGGAAGCTCTTATAATGTTAGAATAAGATTTAGCGATAATCATGCAGAATATCAAACAGGACATAAGACCTTTTATACATATCAAGAACCTAAACTTACAGGAGTATCTGTAAGTCCATCATCTGCAAATGCACAAAACCAATCTATAACATTTACACAATCAGGAATAAACGATAGAGCTTGGTCAACATTAGAACAAAAATTCTATACATTAGCACATTGTACAGCTGGTGGTTCAAATGTAGGTAATGGATGGACACAAGTAGGTACAGTGGGAAACAATGCTTCATTTACATTAAACGGAGCATCATTAAGGGGATTTGTACCAAAGGCTTATGATAATCAAACAGTAACAATGCATGTTAAAAGAAGGAACAGTTCAGCAAACTGGGAAAGTGCAGAGCAAACTTGCACATTTAAAGTTATATATAGACCTCAAAAAGGTGTAACCTGTGCTAATACATCATACAAGAAGAATAACTCATTTGGTGCTGCAGTAGGTAAGGGGGCATTAGTAATAAATGATAATACTACAACTGGAATACATATATCTTGGAATTATGATACAACAACATCTGATGCAGGATATACACAGGGTTATAGAATAAGATTATATAATACATCTAAAGTAGTAGTAAAAACATATTATACATCTAGCAAGAACTATACAATACCTAAAGCAGATATACCTAAAATGCAGAATACTTATATAGATATAACTCCATATTTTGCAAATGACCAAAGTAGTGTTGCTTCATCAGCTGTTGCAGGAAATTATTGGTATTTTGCAAACCCAGTTAAATGTGATTTTGTAGTGTTGGCTACTAAATTGAGCAAACCAACAATAACATACCCAGTAGAAGGAAGTGAGTGGATAAATACAAAATTTAGAGTTTGTTTCCAATTACCATCAGATGGAGATAAGGGTGCAGAACTAGAAACATATCATTATGAGGATATAGAGGTAAGTGTAAATGGAAAAGTATTTAGAATGACATCAAATCCAGAAGGTTTAACATCTGGTGGAGTTCAAGCAGCTGGAGCATTTAGTTCAACAGCATCAAATTTAACATATACAAAAAAGATAGTTGTTGCACCATTTAAAGCATCTAATTTCCCTACAGCATCAACATATCAAATAAGGGTAAGAGTTAAAAAGAAATATACAACAGTAAAGAATAACTGGAGCCCATGGAGTGATGTTAGAACATTTAGAGTAAAGACAGCTACATTTACACCAGCAGTAGGAGATATAATTTATGCTTCCCACTATAATGATTCTAAAAAGGTTATAGATAGGGTAAGAAAAACATATAGTGTAGCTTGGAATACAAAACCATCAGATGTAGCAAGAGGAACAGAGATATTAAGAACACAATATCCATATACAAATTTATATAGTATTATTGTTGATACTAAAAAGAAAGTAAATAACTATGCAACATTTGATTCTTCTCAAACATCTGTAAAATTTGATAGCACAAATGCAATACAAGAAAACTTTACACAATATGTTGAATTGGTAACAGCAGCGAGTAATGAAAGCAAGTCTGATGCAAGTGGTAGAAACTATATGAGAATAGTTTACGATAGATGCAACAAGTTAATTTAGTAAAATATTAATGAATGAAATTTTAATAAAGGAGAGGTTGAAATGATAAAAGATTATAGTAAAGTACCTCGTACATTTAGTGTTACAAATAACACAGGAGCAGACAAGGAGATAGATTTAAGATTTATCAAATTAGTAGTTAAAAATGAAGAAACAATATCTGTAAAAGTAGAGGTAAGCGAACACCTTGCATTATTTACAGCAAGAGCAAATGAATTAGGTTTAGAGTTAGGAGAACCAGCAACAGAAGTAACTGATGAAGCTTCTATGAAAGAAGCATTAGTAGATGAAAATGTTAAAGAAGTTGTATTGTCAGCAGATTTAGAATTAGCAGAAGCATTAGTACCTACACATGATATAACAATAGATGGTAATGGAAAAACAATAACATCTACTAAAAGAATCGCAAATGCTGAAGGTGTTACAGTTGAATTAAAAAATGTTAATGTAAATGTTACAGAAGACACAGCAGTTAGAGCATCAAAAGGTGGAAAAGTAATTATAGGAAGTGATGCTAAAATAACTAACACAAAAGGTTGGGGTGTAACAGCATTTGAAGAAGGAACAACAGTAGAAATAAATGGAACTATTGAAACTGGTTCAGAACCTTGTATTGCAGGAAATGGTTCAGCAGGTAAAGGAAATACAAATATAGTAATAAATGAAGGAGCTAAATTAGTGTCTGATGATATAACTATATTCATACCACAAGACGGAACAGTTACAATCAATGGTGGTGAAATAGTAGGTAAAACTGCAATAGGTATAAAAGCAGGTACACTTAACATAAATGGTGGTACATTGACAGCAAATGGTGAAAAAGTAGAAACACCAAAAGCAAATAACAATGGTATGGCTGCTTGGGGAGATACAATAGCAATAGAAGTAAATAAAGGATATGCTGGTGGAAAAACAGATAAGAACATCAAAGTAAATGTATCAGACAAAGCAGTATTAACTTCAGCAAACGCAGAAGTAATAAGAGAATTCAACCCACTAAAAGAAACAATATCAACAGAAGTAACAGGTGCTTATGCAAATAAAGAAGAAGTTGCAGAAAACATATTTGTATATACAAAATAATAATGAAATAGATATATGAACAAGGGATATGTAATAGTATCCCTTGTTTTATTATTTGGTAAAATACTAATGTAAAGGAAATTTAAGGAGGAGGTAATCAAATGGCAAATTCAGTAGCATATTATGCTAAGATGTTGTAGTAAGTAGGAGGAAGAGATGGGTAATAATAGAGTAAAGCTAAATGACAAGATTTTGTCAGATGAGGAGTTAAAGAACGAGATAATAAAATATTATATAAATAATAATCATACAATACAAGAAACAGCAGATTACTTTGACGTGAATATAACAACCATTACTAGAAAGTTAAAGAAGTTCAAAATTAGAAAATCAAAAGAACTTATAGAAGAATCTAAAAAGATGAGAAATAGAGAAAAATATGGTGTAGATTACCCTCTACAATTAGAAGAGACTACAAGGAAAAGGGAGCAAACCAATTTAGAGAAATATGGTTATAAAAATCAATTTCAAAGACCAGATATAATAGAAGATATACAAGATGCTAGAAGTGAAAAGATGGACAAGATTGTATCTAAAACAAAAGATACTTGGAATAAAAGATACGGTGGGCATCCATTATCAAATAAAGGGGTACAGCTTAAAGCAAAACAAACTAACTTAAAAAGATATGGTGTAGAATATTCATCCCAAAATGATGATATAAAGAAGAGGAAGAAAATTTCCAGAATAAAATACTTTGAGGAAAATTCAGAAGAATATAATCTGTTAAGAGATAAAGAGAGATTTAAACAAATAGTATTAAGTATTCCTTACGAAGAAAGAACATCAACATCATGTGCAGAAAAAATGGGCATACATACAACTACATTTAATAAGTGGTTTAAGCTTCATAATCTTAAAGAAGAGATTTCAATGAACTTTCAAAGAAGTAGACAGGAACAAGAAATAACAGAATATATAAAATCATTTTATACAGGTATTGTAATAAATAACTATAAGCTAGATATGGAACTAGACATTTATTTACCAGAATTAAAATTAGGAATAGAGTTTAATGGAACATATTATCATGATGTGGAACATAAAGGAAAAGGTTACCATCAAGAGAAATCATTCTATTTTAAAGAAAAAGGAATATTTGTATATCATATATATGAATGGGAATGGGAAGATGATATAAAAAGAGAAATAATAAAAAATAGTTTAAGAAGAATGATACTAAACGATAACAAAGTTATCTATGCAAGAAAATGTGAACTTAAAGAAGTAGGTTCATCTGAATCATCTAAATTCTTAAATCAATATCATATACAAGGTAATGTAAATGCAACTATAAGATATGGTTTATATTATGAAGATACCCTTGTAGAGATAATGACATTTTCAAAAGCAAGATATACAGACGGATATGAAATAATAAGATTGTGTTCTAAATCAGATATAAATGTAGTAGGTGGAACAGAAAGATTATTTAAGCATTTTATAGAACAATATAATCCTAGTAGAATTATCTCATATTGTAACATAGATAAGTTTAAGGGAACAATATATGAGAAAGTAGGCATGAAGCTGGACAAGATAAATCCACCAAATTATAAATGGGTAAATTGTAATGATAATGATGTTAAGTCAAGATACCAATGTCAAAAGCATCTAATAAGGGAAGATGAAAATGATACTAGAACTGAATCAGAAATTATGAAATCAAGAGGATATATAAAAGTAGAAGACGCTGGGACTTATAGATTTATATTGGAGAGATAAAAGTATCTCTCTTTATTTATTTGTAAAATATTAATGAGAGACATCAAGATAATAGATGTTATTATAAAGGAGGTAATCAAATGGCAAATCCAGTAGCATATTATGATGGAGGTAATATAACTTGTTTCCCATCATCTAATGCAAAAGACTTTGGTAAGTTGCATACAGAATTTAATGAAGCAAGATTTGTAACAAGAGTAGCAAAAAAGAACTTTTGTATAAAGAATCCTAGTTTTACATTAAAAGCAGCAGTAGATATAACAACAAATACACCAATGCTTGAAATATCAGAAGGTGAGGCTTCTATAAATGGTATGGATATAATAGCATCAGTACCAATTCAAATAGCACCCCCAGGAACAGCAGGTAAATGGTATGTTGCATTTAAACTAGGTAGAGATAATTTAGGTAGAGATTTTAAAGTAGGAAAATATAAATTAAAAGGTAATGTTTTAGGAGACCTAGTAGTAGGTGTTACAAAAACATTTGAGGGTATGTATTTAACATATTTTGATAAAAGATTAGATGAGGGTGATGAAGACCCAGATATGTTATATTTAGGTAGTATATATTGGGATGGTCATGATTTCTCAGATATAAAAGAAGACCCTCAAAAATATACTAGAATAGAAGCAGAAGATGTAGGATGTTACATAAAAGACCCAAAACATGCAGATATAACATATATGGATTTACAAAGTTTAATATACAAACTTCCTGACTGGTATTTCTCAAAAGAGGGAGATGTATGTTATGGAGAGATAAATGTAGTTCCAGGTAGAGGTTCAGCTCCATCTCCTTATAATGACCCAATGCCAGGATTCCAATTAAGAGCTTATGATGGCAATACGACTAAAATGGTTATTAAAGCATCTAGTATAGAAAACAGTACATTGATGAGATATGGAGATATAAATAATGATGGTGTTATAGACCAAGCAGATTTAGATTTAGTAACAAAGTTTGTTAATGGAACAGTAAAACCAACACCTTTACAAAAAGAACTAGCTTGTGTAAGTGGAAATAGAGAAGGAAAGCTAACTGATAATGATGTTACTATGATTAAGAATTATGTAGCAGGTGAAAGACCAGTTGGTAAGAAAGGTGAAAAGAACCCAATAGGAAAAACAGGTTGTATCTATGGTATAGGGGATATAGAGAATGGAATGACATTATATTCTTCAAATTCTAAATCAGAAATAGATATGGACCATGCACAATTATATACTAACTTTGATGATGATATATTCCATATACACAATCCAGAAGGTATATGTGTTGAATCTGGTGGTGGAAATATCAAGTTAGAAGCATATAATGATATTATAATGAAAAGATTTGATTCTCATGCACCAACATTAAAATTAACTGGAAATGTTCTTCAAATGACAGACCCAGATACACCAAACTTAAAATGGAAGCTTGATTTTATATTAGATAATAAGAAAGAGAAATTACAACAAACAATAGGTAAATCAATACTACAATATGATTTATCAAATAAATACCTATCATTATTAGGAACAGATACATCAAGATTTGATATAATACCACCATTCTATATGGAAAATGCAGTAAATAGATGTATAGGAACATTATACTTTGGACCAGAAGATGGTAATAATGATAACTACATGAGAAAAAATGAGATACAATTAGATAGTAATGCAGCAGATAAGGTTGAACTAAAAATGACTGACAGATTTATATATTTAAAAGATGAAAATAAAGGTTCAACAAATAGCTACTTCAAAGTAGGTGCAGCAGATGATAATAACTATGTTAAAATAAATTCTAATGGAAATACAGAAATAAAAAATACAACAGGAACAGCAGAGATTAAATTTGCAGGTAGTGGAACAAATACAGCAAGAATATATCATAATCATAATGACAACTATATCAGAATAGATACTAATTTATGGGTTAAAAATGATATAGAAGCAGGTGGTGATGGATACTTTAATGGTGGAGATGTTCATATCAAAAATGCAGGTGGACAATCTAATCTATACTTTACAGATGGAAGCAAAACATATAAGATTTATCATATTAATGGTGAAACTGTATTAAGAATGAATACTACACTTAATATGAACAATAACAATATAGAAAATGTAAACAATATAAAAACAACTACATTAAATGTAGGAACAGGCTATAATAAATTGACAGTTGATAAAGATGGTAACTTAAATACAACAGGAACAATTACTGGTAAAAAGGTATATGGAGCTGTATATAATGGATTTGGTGAGATATTTAAGAAAGCCAAAGATGAAGTTATTGAATATGGATACATTGTATATATGGGAACTGATGGACTAGTTCATAAGGTATCTAAAAAAGAAGACCTAAATTCTATTGTTGGTATATGTTCTAATACAATAGGTATGGAGATGGCTGGTGATGCTCAAAACTTAGCTGAAGATGAAAAAGTAGAAGTAGAAATGTTAGGTAAAATATGGGTTAAATCAGAAGATACATCTATAAAACCAGGAGATATGATAATGGCATTAGAAGATGGTACAATAGCAAAAACAATAGTTAAAGAAGATAAGTTCGGTATTGCAATGACATCAAATATAGATGGTAAAGTAAGAATAGTTTATAATGGCTAATATAAAAAGAGGAAGTAAACTTACTTCCTCAATCATTTATAGATAGGAGGTATCTGTGTATTGAACTGGAGAGATAGAGTTTTATTATTACTATTATTTATATACTGCATAACATTCTGGGTACTTATTATAGGTGCAGCAAACTTCCTATTACAAATAATATTTTAGTATATAGGGAGATGGAATATTATGAGTGATAACAAGTCAGCTAGAATGGAATTAGAGAAAATATTTGGCAAAATATGTATGATAGAAGAAGCTGGTATAAGATATATTCCAAAAGAGAAGAGAAAGAAAATAAAAGGTTATACAAAATATGATGAAGTACTGACATATCATCATATAAAAGAGAAGCATACTGGTGGTAAAGCAACTTTTGAAAATGGGGCTTTGATAAGGGGTTATAATCATAGATGGTTACACTCATTACCAGAAGATGAGAAAGAGTTAGTAAACCAACAATTACAAGAATATAAAATGAGAATTATGACATTACAGGGAAATGGTCAAGTAACAGATAGTAAATCAATTAGTTTAGATTTTAATATGGATGATTGCATCACTATTCCTGTATATAATAATAAGAATAAACATAGGGGTTCAGCAAAGAAAAGACAGGCATTAGATAGAGAAGAAAGAAAATTAAGAAAATATAATAAATTAACACTTGACGATGATGATTATGAGTTATAAATGGGGGTAGATAAATTATGGGATTTATAATATTTATGATAGGATTGATAATTGGATTGCTTTCAGGAGTTTCAATAATATGTTTATTAAATGCAGGAAAGGATGAAGATTAATTATGTGTGAAAAATGTGGAAGAACAATATTATTACAATCACATGATGGTAGAGAACATGTAGATATAAAAGATAATGAAATCAGACTTAGACGTTTTTCTTTTGAAGAAGGATATGAATATACAATGGAGTCAGAGACATTGAATTATTGTCCAATATGTGGAAATAAAATTGGAAATAAACCAGTAGAAAAATATGTAATTGCTAGTAATAATGACGATGATGATGAAGATTGGGATGACGACGAAGACAACGAAGATGTTGAAGACTGGGATGAAGAAGATGATGACGATAAAGACTAATAATGAACAATCAGCAAAACAACAAATAATAAATAGATTATTTAATGTATTACAAGGACAAGGTATGTATGTTAGAGAAGATGGAACATTATCACCAAATGACAAATTAGAACAAACAAGTATATTAGTAGATACAGTGAAGTTTTTAAAAGACTATGATGAAAACATAAAAGTATTAAATAAATATTGGTTAGATAAGCATAGAAAAGAAAAGTTTAGTAAACCAGAGGAAGATATTGAAAGATAGTATGAGATTCTTATGAGATTCAATTTCTAGGCATTTTTATATAATAAATATATAATTTTATATCAGGAGGTATAAATATGGATAAACTAGAAGCTAAACAACAGATGTTAAAAACAATGCTAGGTACAATAAAAGATGAAGCTATGCAAGTTAAGGATTCCACAATACCAGACAAAGATAAATTAGAGAAAGTAAATGTGCTGTTAAACATTATGTATTATGTTCAAAACTATAATGAATATACACAGGTTATAGCAGAATATAAAAGAAAGAAATCAAGACTAATGGGAAGGGAGATATAGATAATGAGTTTTAATCAAGTATTGAATAATAGACTAAATAAAGCTAATTTACCAGAAAATACAAATATAGTAGTATTATCATTAGTTCCAGAGTTAGATTATGTAGATGACTATATATTTGTATTTAGAAAAGAATATCAAGATACTAAAACTCATATCTATAATCTAAAAAGAGTATATGTCATCAAATGTAGTACATTATTTTATGATAATAGAGTAATAATAACAAAATTGTTAGATTGTGTTAATGAAGCTTGGGAATCATATAATACTTTTGGAAATAAGGTATATGTTGAAAGATATAACTGGGGAAGTACATCTGATATAGCAATTGTAGAATTTGAAGAATTAGATATAATATATCAATATGAAAACACAGAAGGAAACCTTACAGAAGGAGATATAAAGAGCTATACCTTAAATGAAAAGAAGAGTATAAATAAATTTTTAGGAAGTGCAGTTGTATATCAATACGGAGCAGATGTAACAATAGAGCTAGAATATGATAAAAAACCAACAGAATCCAAATTTAAAAAAGATATTATAGCTGAATACGAAAAGACACATACTAAGAAAGGGGATACCAAATGAATTTAGTAGATATAACCAGAAATATGATGTTAGAGGATTATGACTATTACGATGATGACGATGATTGGTCATATACACCATCAGAAGAGGAAATAAAATCTGAAAAAACTAAGAGAGCAAAAAGACTATTCCCAATGGAATATAAGACAACAGAAAAAGAAGAAATAAATGTAGATAATTGGGATTTAAAGGATTGTGTAGAAGAAGCTGAGAAATTAGCAAATAAATATAAAACAATACTTCTAAATGAATATAATCTTACTATAAATGACTTACAAAGAGCTAGTTATTCTAATACTGATAAAAGCATTATGGATATTATAGTATGCTGGAAAAGATGGAATAACTTTATACTATCATTTAAAAGATATGTATAAAATACTTGACAAAATTTAAAACTTATATTATAATGAATTTAGGTTATAATATGAGAAGGAGTATTTTATAATGAAAGATGTAATTGAAGAAACAAAAAGATTGATATTAAATAATAATAGAAAAAATTTAACAGAAATGGCTAGAATTGGTTATTTATATGATAAGAAAGGAAGAAAGGAAGACCAGAAGAGCAGTTTGAAGTATATGTAAATACAAATGATGATGGGGATAGACCACACTTTCATTTAAGATATGAACCAGACTGGGATGAATTTCATATCTGTATTAGAATTGACTGTTGTGAATACTTTGAACACGAGGGAAAAGAGAGTACTTTAAATAGTAGTATGAGAAAAAGGTTAGTAAACTTTCTAACATCTATAAATGAGGATGATGATAGCAAAACAAACTGGCAAGTTTTAGTTATTGAATGGAACAGAAATAACTCTAATCAAAAAGTAGATAAAGATATTGAGATGCCAGATTATTTGAATTTGAAGTAAAATATTAATGAAAGCAGGTAGGACATACAAATTCTACCCGCTTTAAACTTTTAAGAAAAATGCTTGACAAAATTTAAAACTTATAATATACTATCAACAGTTTAAGTTTGGGGGTATAAATAATGAATTTGGAAGAATTTATAAATGATATAAAAGAACAAGAATTAAACTTATATAGAAATTGCATAGAGGCACTAAAAACAGAATATAACACAGGTAAATATAATGGAGATTTACAATCATTTTGGAGATGATTATTCTTTTGAAGGTGAAAAGGGAAGTTGTGTAATTGAAGTAATTTGGGCAGGAGGATATAATATACAAAGACTTCATACTAGATGGATAGTTAAGAATAGTTTATAGGAGATATATAAGATATGAAAATATTAAAGATGTATTACGAAAGATTAAAAGGGAATATGCCATATAATAAAGCAAAAGAAGCATTATATAACTTTGGAGATTTATTAGAGAAACATGGTTGGGTAAATGATATGATGGAAGCTGGTTATGTTTCCCCAGATTTAAGTACAATATTCTATTATGGAAGAAGTCCTTATAATGGACAATTTGTTCAGTTTACAGCAGGAACAAAAGCAAATAATAAGTATGTAGAAATACAAGAAAGATATTCAGAATACTTTGTAGAGGTATAGAAATAAATAAGTAGATTTAGATGTTAATATAAGTAGAACACCAATCTTTAAAAAAAATTAAAAATATTTTACAAAAATGCTTGACAAAATTTAAAACTTATAATAATATATGTGCATAATAAAAATACAAAGGAGGTAAATGTAATGAAAAGAGGTAGAAGAGAAAGTGTTGGGGAGGCTATTGAACAGCTTCAAAAAATGAAAAGAAAGGTAGATACAGAACATAAAAGATATAAAGAAATGTATATAACAGAAACTGTAAAAGAATCCCAAAACACTGTAAGAAGGCTTTCATCTAAATTAGAAACATTACAAGGGAAAGAAACAAACGAGGAAACAATACTAAAAGTAGTTGATGAATTATTTAGCATATTGTTTGAAAGTCATAAAAACTTAGATAAGATTGAAGATAATTATACATTTTATAAAGACCTTGATGATAAGTTCAATCAATAGTTTAGGAGGAAACTAAAATGATAAAAAGAAATAAGAGAAAATCAACAACAAACAGAAGATTTAAAGATACTAAAAGGAGTAGTCACCTGAGAAGGAACAATAAGTTTAGTGTAAAGAAAGGTTTTAAAAAGCCACATTTAAGAATAGACAGAATAATATTAGTTATAATGATTATAGTTTTTATAATATTAATACATAATCAATATAAGAAACAACATGAAACAGACAATACATTAAATAAAATGATAAATACTTTAGAAACAATACAGACAGAGCTAGAAGATATGACTGATAAACAAGTGCAATTAGAAGAGAAACAAAAAGAGTTAGAAGTATCAAAAGCTCAAAAGAAAGAAGAGAAAGCAAGATTAGCAAGGGAAGCAGAAGAAAAGGCTAGAATTGCTAAGGAAGAAGCTAGAAAAGCAGAAGAAGCTAGAAAAGCAGAAGAAGCTAAGAAACAAGAACAAATAAGAGTTGCCAGTACAAAACCAGTTACATCAAGAGGTGGAACAACAGTAAGGGAATCAAGCTCTAGTTCTAAATCAGGATTACAATCTTATGCACATGATTTATGTATAAATACTTATGGTTGGTCAGAAAATGATTATCAATGTTTAGTTAAATTATGGAATAGAGAATCAGGATGGAATCCAAATGCCCATAATAAATCATCAGGATCCCATGGTATTCCACAGTCATTACCAGCATCTAAGATGGCTAGTGAAGGTTCTGATTATTATACAAATGGAAAAACCCAGATACGCTGGGGATTACGGGTATATTAAAAATAGATATAGCAATCCTTCTAGTGCCTGGGCTCACTCACAGCAGACAGGGTGGTATTAATGGAAATATGGAAAGATATTAAAGGCTATGAAGGTTACTATCAAGTAAGTAATCAAGGAAGGGTTAAAAGTCTAAGCAGAACTGTAAGTAAGAATTATAATCCAAGAAGAATAAGGGAAAGAATACTAAAAGTGAGACCAGATAAAGACGGTTATCTTTGTGTTACACTATCTGTTGATAATGTTAAAAAGGGTTTCCCTGTCCATAGGCTTGTTGCAATGACTTTTATTCCAAATCCAGAAAATAAAAGAACTGTAAATCACATAGATGGAGATAAAACTAATAATTGTGTTGAAAATTTAGAGTGGGCTACTGATTTAGAACAAACAGTTCATGGAATCAGGCTTGGGATTATAAATCCACATCATACAAAGAATAGAAGACGTAGAAGGGTTATAAGGAGTGACGGTATTATTTATGATTCTATAAAGGAGGCTGCAGAGAAAAATAATCTTTTTACTTCTAATATAATTGTATGCTGTCAAGGTAAGGTAAATTCTATTGGTGGCTATCATTGGGATTATTATAGTGGTTAAAGTAAGGAAGTGTAAAATACACTTCCTTTTTCTTTGTGTTATTTGTGTAAAATATTAATGAGGGAAAACCTTGACAAAATTTAAAATTAGAGGTAGGAGGAAGATATCCATGAAACAATTAACAAAACAAGATATTTTAAACAAATTGTATGAAATTGCAGAGAAAGAAGGATTAGATTTTACACGAGAGGTACAAAAAACAATAAGAAATGAAGTAGTGCCAATGGAGGTTATTAAGATTTTAAACAAATATGATAAGTCTTTTTTACCAATATATGATACATATAACACAGTGTATTTAAAAAGGTTTAAAAACCCATTATATAGAAATCTAAGAAACCCATACATAGAAGAAGCAGAGGCAGCAATAGCATTAAGTTCATTAGTAACTAAGATGCTAATAAGCATTAGTATGATGAAAGAGGAAGATGTAAAGATATTCTCTGCTGTAATGAATATACAAGGAATAAATGAAGCTCTAACTGATTATGCCTTAAATAGAGATGCAGAAGGTATTATGGAACGACACAGACAAGTTAGAGAATTGTTAGAATTGTTATTTTTAGAAGATAAGGAGGCATAAAATGGGGTTTAGAGATAGAATGCAAAACTTTATGGAAAGCACATTCAAAGTCAGAATAATACCTAAACAAACACCAAGAGAAGGAATGGCTATTACATCTGAAAAGAACTCTTTACCAAACCAATTAGATGAAGCTGTTGAATCTGGAAAAAGGATTGACCTATCTGGATTAAGAGATTTAATGTCATTAAAAACAGATAGAAATGAGCAATATAAAGCTTACGAAGAAATGGTTGCAGATGGACGTATAGGTGCAGCTGTTGAGATGTATGCTAACGATACAGTACAACAATCTCCAGAGGGTAAAGTTATTTGGGTAGAAAGCGATAATGCTGATGTAGCATCCTATGGAAATAAACTATTAGAAGATTTAGGTGTTGCACAAAATCTTTGGAGTTGGGCATACTGTTTATGGTTATATGGTGACGTGTATTTAGAGTTATTTGAAAATACTTCTACATTAGGAAATAAACCAACATTATTGACAGAACCAGTAAATCATAATGCTAATTTCCAAAAACAAGTTCCTATTGAAGGAGCATATCTTGAAAGATATGTGGAAAAGGTTCCAAACCCAGCAGATGTATATGACCTACAATTCAAAGGTAAGACATCTGGATTTGTTAAATCAAGAGAACCATTAACACCAACATATAAAAATAGAATAAACACATATAATGTTACATCATCAACTGAAAAGATAGATATATTATCTCCTATGAAGTTTGTTCATATATGTTTATCACCTAATATTTCAAGATACCCAGAGAAATTTAGTATAGTACAAGAAACACCAGATAATAAGAATGTGCATACAACTGGTGGAGATGCAATAAATGAAAATTCAGTAGGTGGATCTACTTATACTGTATTAAGAGGACAATCAATGTTAGAGAATGTATATGGACCATATCAAGCATTGAAACTAAAAGAAGATAGTATATTATTAGAAAGAATAACAAAAGCTTCCATTACAAGAATTATACAAATAGAGCTAGGTGATATGCCAGAAAGTCAAAAAGACAGGGTATTAAGGGATTTAAAGGAACAAATAGAACAACAACTTCAAATGAATAAATTTACTGGTGATATAAATAGCAGAGCAAGTGCTAACCCATCAGAGAATATAATCTACACAACTACTAAAAATGGTAAGGGTGTAATTAATACAGTAAATATTGGTGGAGAAGCAGATTTAGGTAATATAGAAGATATTACACAATCTGAGAATAAACTATATGGTGCTTTACAAGCTAATAAAGCAGCTTTAGGTGCAGATATGGATGGTACTGGATTATCAAATGGTGGTTCATTAACAGAATTAAACTCAATATATGCTAGAAGAATAGTTAGAGGGCAAACAGCACTAACATCTGGAATAACTACTTTAATAAATATATTTGCATTAAAAGAAGGACTTGCAGTTACTCATGTAAATAACTTTAGAGTTAGAATGGTTAAACCAGTAACATCAGAAGATACAAGAAGAGATGATTTATTATCTAATAAGATTAGAAATGTAAGTGATTTACTAAATCTATTAAATGATAAAGATATAATTGACTCAGTATCAAGATTAAAGATTATAGCTAACTTAATGGTTAACTACCTATCTCAACAAGATATTGCAGATGTATTAAATGAAATACTTGAATCTCAAGAAGCAGAAGTTGAAGATACAGATAAGGGAGATGGTGATGATACATTTGATGATATTACAACACATGGGGGTTCTGGAAGTAGTTTAAGAGAACCACCATCAGGAGGGGAAGCACCTAGTAAACCAAATAGCCCAGATTTAGATACTGAAACAGATACTGAAACAGAACCTAATACGCCAGATTTAGAATCTAATGTAGGAGCAGGTTCTACTGATGATATAGACTTATCAGAAATAGAAGGTAAAGATTTATTATAGAAAGGAGAGAGGGTTTGTATGAAAGTTAATATTATAAATGAATGTGATGGTGGCTTTACACAACCCTCTGCTATTTCTGGAATAAGGCAAGATATATTTAAAAGAAAAGTAGAGGAAGCTTCTATTGATAGAAATTCAAAAGATGCTGGTATTCAGTTTAGAGATTTGGTAGAAAAGACACAGGATGAACTTAATGATTATATAGATATATCAGGATGGGACAATATACCACAGAAAAATAAGGTTATAATAAAGAAATTTCAAGGTGAATTTGATAATATAATGAATAGCTATAGTACACCACCTAGAGATTTACCATTATATAAACTTTGGGATTTACTATCAGAAAAAGAACAAACTAAACTACTATATGAAATAGAAGAAATAAACAAACTTTTAGATAGGGGTTATGTAGTCAAGAAAGAAATAAAAAGAGTTTAATAAAATGCTTGACAAAATTTAAAACTTATAATAAAATGTTATAAAGTTAAATTAAGAGATTGGAGGAATTATATAATGGAAGAAGTAAACATCTTAAATCCAGAGGATAAAGATTACTATGAAGGTAAACTATTTAGAGTTTGTATTTGGAGTGGTATGGGTTACAGTTTATACTCATACGATGTATATGCAAATCACGAAGAAGAAGCTTTGAATCTTGCTGTTAAATATGCAGAAAGAGAAGGAGACCCAATTTTATTTAGCTGGGATGAAGTTGAACAAGATGCAGAGGAAAATGATGAGGGTGATGATGCAGAATCATATATAGATGAATATTATGTTTATGTAGATGCAACTATGGAGGGAGCAGAGAATCCTTGGTTTATATTAAGGGAAAATTTAAGAATAGAAAGATTGGAGGAAAATTAAAATGGCAAATGTAAATAAGATTGCAAAATTTCTAAAAGATAGTGTTGAAGAACTTATTAAAATAGACGAGGGTTGCTGTGAGCTTAAACTTGATGATGACTTATCATTATTTGTAGGTTGGTCAGGTGGTTATGATAATCAACCAGACAATACAATAATTCAAAGCAAAAATGACCCAGAATATGCTATAAATGCTGGTATTAAATCAAACCATGAATATCTAAAAACAGACTTTGATTGGTTAAATTATCCTTATGAAGAGGAAAGCGGAGAAGTTTGGGATTCAGGAATAACAATATCTCCAAATGAAGATTATGAAAAAGATGCTCAATGGTTTGTAGACCAATATGCAGAAATAAGAACAGCATTAGATAAAGGTGAAATAGTATTAGAAAGTAAGAAAGTAGAAAATGTATATAAAAGTGAAGATATAACATTTCAAGAAATAGAAGCAAGAATGGATAATGCTGAAGACTATGCAGATTTATATGAGGCAGCAAGTCTAATAGCAGATACAAGTTTAAGAATAGATGTAGAAAATCTAATTGGACAATGTGAAGATGATGAAGATGAAATAGACCAAGCAGTATCAATTATATGTAGTGATTTATTAGACGCTTATGCAAATGAAGAAAATGTAGAACATTTTGAAGAAAGCAAAAAAGTAGGAGAAAAGAAACTACAAGAAGATTGGGCAGAGGATGTTGACTTTGTTGCAGACTATGTATTAGCAAATGTAGATGGAAAAGACAATGTTGAATTTGAAGATTTAAGAAATATCATACATGATGGTTTAAAAGAATTTTACCCAGAAATGAGTGAAGAAGAATTAGAAGATAAAGAATCTGATATAGAACCAGATATAAGAACTATATTATCTTTAAATGGTTATGGTACAGACTTTGTAACAGGGAATGTAACAACAGACATTGATAGTTTAGAAGAAGGCAAGAAGATAGAAGAAAAAGATACTAAACAAGAATATCAAGACTATTGTAAAGATTTAAAAATAGATGCTAATAAGAAATCTTCTGTAAATAAATTCTTAAATGACTATGCTCAAAATTATACTAAAATGAATGGTGTGTCTAATCTACAATCAGAAATTGACAGAGTTAAGAAAGAACTAAGAGAAAGTATTACAAGAAAATAATAAATAATTACCAGTAAAGAGGATTTATATAAAATCCTCTTGAATGGGATTTATATAAAGGAGTAATGATATGGCAAAGCAAATTGTTGAATATAAAGTAAAAGACAGAGCTTCTTTAAATGAACTTGAAAATAAAGTAAAGAATGCCAGAAATAGTAACGATTATATCCTTATCAAGTTTGGTAGAAAAGGAGAATTTATTAGAGTAGATTTTGCAAAAGACCAAACTTATGGTGTTTCACATAACCTATACAATATGGAATTTATAGTTAAGTTAAATGTTATGACAAGACAATATAAAGTAGTAAATATTAGAAAGATTGCTGATTTCATATTTGATTGGGTTAATAGATTAAATCGTTAGGCGTCAGGTTCGGTTCTGTGCCAATTTAATTACATAGGTAATAAATTTATATAGGAGGTTAGTAAAAATGGAAAATAATCAAAAAGAAATCATTGACATTGCATTAGATAGACTAAACCAAGAAGGATTATGGTTTACTACAAAAGAAGATAAACTATATGCTAATGCAAAAGATTTATACAAACTAGATAAGTTTGGTGAACTAGAAGATAAATCAAAAGAAAGACTAATTGCTGAAGTGGAATCATATTTAGGCGATGGAGCTACATTTATTATAGAAGCAGTAGACCAATGGATAGAGGATAATATTGCAGAAGGATTATTAGGTTATGTAGATACATTAGCTATGGATTTTGAAATTCCAGAAGCAGTTGAAAATACAAATTCTTATTCTGAACAAGGTGTTGATAATTTAGAAACAACAGTTGCTAAAGAAGCAGACAAAGCTAAAAAAGAAGAAGGAAAAAAGATAGTGGAAGATAACGATAGAGATTTTGATGTATATCAACAATACATAATGAGTAATGTTTATTGTGATAATGAAACAATGATGACAAGCCCAGAAATAATAGAAGATAATGCTGGTTTAATAGCAGAAGATGCTGCTAAAGAAGTTGTTGCACAAATATTTGATGGGAAAGAACCAGAGGGAATATATCAAGCAACATTAGAAGATTATACAGAAGAAATAAAAAGAGTTATCTTAGCAAATATTGACAGAATTGTATATCTTCAAAATACAGAACAAGAAGAGTTAAATGCAAAACTAACAGAAGCAAAAGCAGATGGTTATTCAAAACCAGTTAAAGTAGATGGTAAATGGTTTAGATATAATTATAAATATAATGAATTAGAATATATAACACATTCTAGTAATGAATTTGGACCTATTGAAGTAATAGATAGTATAGGTGTTGACCCAGAAGATTGGAGAGAAGATAAAGACTTATGTATTCAAAGATTTTTAGAAGATATTAAATCAGAAGAAGATGTAGATATATCAGAATTTGATAGTTTATTTCCTAAAAAATTAAAAGAAATAAGCAGTAAAGTAAATTGTATGCACTATGCTTATAATGAACCAAATGTATATAGGTATATGTTTACAAATAAGAAAGATGCTGAAGAAGCTAAATCTATTTTAGGTCAATACGGAAAAGTAGAAGAAGTAGACCCTATGGAATTTTCTGAATATGAAGATAAGAAAGACTTAGATAAAGCAAAAGCATGTCTTGTAGTTACATTTAATTCTGGTGTTTTAACTGAAAGTAAGAAAGAGGAAGATGCTGGTAGTGATGATAATACATTATCAATGGATGTAATTAAATTCTTAAAGAATACAACATATAAAAATAAACCAGTTGCAGTATTAGATTATGAAGGTGTTGAAGATACATTTGGAAATGAATATATAGTTAGAATGAGAGTTTATATTGAAGAAGCAGATGGAGATTATAGACTTGTAATTAAAGGCTCTTATACTAATGAAAATGGAACACCTTTTGCTTGGAGCAATGGTGGTTGGGAAGATAAATCAGGTTACACAAGGGAATTTACTATAAATGAAGCTGAAGTAGAACAACTATGCCAAGCTATTATAACAAAAGACGAAGATGAATTATATGGTTTCCTTGAAACATACGATAACAATTTCAGAGATGACTTTGCTTCTTATCTTGCAAAAGGTTATGACAAATATAGTGATGAAGGAAAGAAGGATAAATCTGTAAATTTTAATGAAGCCCTTGATGTTAAATCTAACAGAAAGGCTCTAACAGAGGGGGCTAGAGAAAGACTTGATGAAAGAAATGAACAAAGTGCCTCTATCATAGATAAAGCTTTACAAGGAATATCAGAAGATACATCTGATAAAGAAAGTGGAATAATAATTAAAACAAGTGAACTATTTAAGAAACTATCAGACAGGGGATATGACGTACAAGTAAGTTTTGATAATGGGGAAAGTACAAGTTCAATAGCTATTGGACAACAAGGTGCAAATGTTCTTATAACAATAACAGATGCTGACCAACCATTAAGAGCCTTTATTAGTGGAAATCTTGAAATAAATGATGACAGTTTAAAAATGATAAAGAGTATAATGGAGGTGCTTAAATAATGAATATTACAGATTTAATTGGGGAAGATAAAGTTGATAGTATGATAAGAAATAACCCTTGCTTTGGTTTTGTAGAAAATTATACAATAGATGGTGATATTCTTACTATCAAATCAAAAATGTCAATTACCTATTATAGACTAAAAGAAGATAACGGAGTTATGTATGCCTATATGATAGGATTAGATGGTAGCCAATTAGGGGATGAATTTCCCCTTGATTGGCAAGAGGCAGAAGCTGATGGTTTAGTAGAAGAAAAAGAATTACCTGAAGATTTCAATGAAGATGAGTTAGATAGCAGAAAACAAAACCTACAAGAAAGTGTAAATTGGAGTTACTTTGACAAATTTAGAGATGTAATAGATAAATTTATGCCAGACCAAGGAGAGGGAGAAACTTATGCTTCTCAAATAGCAACTGCCATAAATAAATTAGTTTATAAATGGTACAATGATGGTGATGTTTATGATAACAGCTGTTATTTAGAAGGATGGGCTAATGATTTATCTGACTATGCAAACTGGTTAGCAAAAAATGTTGACGGTGCAAAAGATATACTTGACAATATCTTTGAAGCTAGAAACGATAGTGATTACGAAAACATTTTAAAAGCACTTGCAGACAATTATTTATCTATGGAATTTTTAGATAGAGCATCTGAAAAATCTAAAACTGGAAGCATTTATGATTGTGCTGGAGATTATAGTTTTGATGAACATAGATGGGATGAAGATGAGGACGACTATTGGGAAGATGATTATGATGAAGATGAGGAAGATGAGGAGGATTACTAATGGATGAGGTTGCAGATTATATAAATAATATGGAACAAGATATGCCAGTAGAATATTCTACACTTCTATTCAATAATAAATGGGAGTATCTATTAGATGCAGCAAAAGATAGAAAGAGAGCAATAAATAAAGCATTTAAAGATAAAAGTTGTAGATACTCTGATTCTTTTCTAAGAACTCAACTAGACATAACAGAAAGAGCAATAGATGAGTTAAAGAGAAGAAGTAAGGAGGAAACTATGAAAAAGGAAAATCTAAACGAAGCAGTTGATAAAGATATATTTGATGAAAGAGATAAAAAGATATTCCAAGATTTAAAAGATAAAGAAGAACCAGAAACTGTTTATGATTTACTTGTTGCAAGAATTGGACAAGAAATAACAGTTGGAGAATTAAATACAGTTCTACAAAGCATCTTTGGTAAATATGATGATATATTCTTACTTGAAAATGATTTGTATAATGCAGATAGAGACCAATTACAAGATTTAGTAATTTGGGATGACGATGATGAATATACACTTACATTTAAAGTAATTGATATGTTAGATGGAACTATTGAACTTACTGATGTCAATGTGGAATAAAACAAATACCATAAGTTTTGAAAAACCCCTTGACAAGATTTAAAACTTATGGCATTATTCATATAATAATTTAAGGAGGTAAGTGTATGAGATTAGAAGAAAGTCATTTAGATGATTACCTTGCAGACAATGAATATGCAGTAACTTACATAGACGGGGAAGGTAAAGAAAAACAGATTAAATTTAAACCTAATAAGAACACTAATATTGCAGGTATTCAAAAACAATTAGGTGAAACATATAAAGATTTCTTTAAGTTAAAAGAAATCAAAGGAGGAGAAAAAATGCAAGAAAGTAAAAATATTAAGGACTTAACATTAGCAGAAAGAATATTGTTAAATGCAATCAAGACAGTAAATAGTGCTTATGATTTAGATAATGTAGTTTGCACAACGATACCATCTACTGGAGATGTATTAGTATCAACTAAAGATGGTAAGGATATATGCACAATAGCAAGACATAAATTTGCAATAAATGGTGATGACACAGAACTTATTGATGAATTAAGATTTAATGGTTATTGGAAAGAACCAGACTTTGAGGATAAAGATACATTAGAGGAAGAAGTTTTAATTGAAAAAGATGGTAAATACGATACAATGGCATTTGCACAATGGCTACCAATGTCATTTACAGATTATGTTGATAGTCATATTAAAGATGATTATGAAGAAATGGGAAGTAACTATAATAAGATAGAAAACTTTATTGAAGATTATGTATTACAATATCAAGAGGACCATTTAGATGCAGAAGAGCAAGAAGAGTTTGAATATGATTTAGCAAAAGATTATGTTAGATATAAATTAGATAATATTGAAAAGAAGGAAGAAAAAGTATTAACATTATCAAATGGTAAATTCAAAAAAGGAGACATATATGTAAATGGTAATGGTGCATTGATTAGAATAACAGATTATACAAAATCAGGAACACCTCAATATGATATAGGTATGCCAACAGATTTTGCAATGGGTACTCACACTTGTAAAGGAATGGCAAGTGATGAGGAATTACAAGCACTTTTAGATAATAATGGATATAGAAAGATAAGTGAAAGCAGGGAAATCAAAACAGAAGCATCTGCTTTATCAGCAAAAGACGAAGCAAATACAGTTATAGTAAATAAAAATCAATTTGGGTATAATACAATAGCAATAATAATAGATGACACAAATAAAAGATACCAATTAGTATCTGGACAATCATTACCAAATGGAAGATATAAGAAAGCATCAAAGAAAGCAATTAGACAAAAAGCTGAAGATTTAAAAGCATCTGGTTATACAGAAGTTAAAGGTCCTAATAGTTTAAGTGAATCAGTAGAACTAAAGACTGGTTCTGCTGAAGATATAATGAAAGGTAAAGCATTCTCTGTAAAAGATACAGAAATATTAAATACAGTTATGGATGCTTTAAAATCAGAATTAGGTCCAGATTGGGAAGGAAAATCATTGATAGATATTGAAGATATAACATTTAATACTATTGATGAATATTCAAAAGACCATAATGAAGATATAGACCCACAACCATACTATACACAACTAAAGATGTTGATTGGTAGAAATGATTTATCAGAAGGTAAAGATACAAAATCAGATGAATTGAGTAAAGAAGATATTGTTAATTTATTAGATAATGGTCATATCTTAACTGCTGGTAAAAAGAACTATACACCAACAGAGTTCTTATCTGAAAAAGGTAAGATTTACTTTAACAATAGAGAAATTAGCTTTGGTTGGCAAGAACATCCTAGCTTAAAAACTGCTGATGATTTAGCAGATTTCCTATTAAATTTACAAAAAGAAGGATTTGAAGTAACACATAGTGATAGAACAGAAAAGGACACAATTACTGAGAGTGCTTCAAAAGAAGATACACTAACAAAACTTGCAAATAAGATACTAGATTTCTATGGGGAAGATATGGGAAATTATTTTGATGAGATAGCAGGAAAAGAAGAAGATGTTTTTAATAATATACTTTCTTCACTAGAAAATAAAGATGAAAGTGATATAAATAAGTTTATAGAAGATATGGAAGAAGACGAAGGTAATGAAGATACTGTAAATCAACTTAAATCTATATTAAATGAATGTAAAGAAACACTTATAGAAAAAGATGAAGTAGATGAACCAGATACAGTAATTGAGTATGGTATATTATTTGAAAATGGTGATGATGAATTTTATTCAGATAAAGAAGAAGCTGATAAAAGATTTCAAGAAATTATAGATAATGGAAACCTAGAAGATGTTGTTCAATACTATAAGAAAGAATGGATAAAAGGGGAAAAAGATTACGAAGAAGGAGATGTAGAGGTATATTACACAGAAGGTGATATTCTACATGAAGAATTATTTGGTGCTTCTGACAAAGTATATCAAGATAGTAAAGAAAAAGGTTTATATTCAGAAAACTTAAAATAAATCATAAAATATTAATGAGGGCTGTATATGTCTTGCAGCCCTCATTTTAAATAAGATAGGAGGAATTATAATGTCTAACAAGCTAATTGAAGCATTAGAAGTACATGATGAATTAAATCCAGTACTTTGGGATGGAATGGAATTAAAAGATGAAGTTAAAAATAAACTATTAGAGATTGCTGATACCTTTATAAAGGGGCTAGAATATCCAATAAATGTAGCTGATATAAGATTTTTAGGTTCAAATGCTAGTTTTAATTACAATGAAAACTCTGATATAGACTTACATATTATTTCTAATTTTGATTTAACTTACATAGATAAGAACATATTACAACTATTGTATAATTCTAGTAAGAATAACTTTAATAACAATCATGATATATCTATACATGGTATTCCAGTAGAAATTTATGTTGAAGATATGAACAGTATGAATGCTACAAATGGTTCTTATAGTTTAATAAAAGATGAGTGGGTTAAGATACCAAAACCAATAGACTATGTCATTCCAGATTATTCCAAAGAGTTAAATGATTATTTAGATGAATATAATCAAGTTATGAAAGATGGAACATTAGATGAAATAGAAGAACTAATAAACAGAATTTATATTGGAAGAAAAGATGGTTTAGCAACTGAGGGGGAAGCAAGTATTGGAAACTGTGTATTTAAAGAATTAAGAAATAGAGATGTTATTAGTAATTTAAGAGATAGATTACATGAATTAGAAAGCGAAGAACTTACACTTGAAAACAAGAAACTTGAGGAAGATGTAATTGACGATGTTGCTGTTGAAATGCAAGACGAACCAACACCAGAGCAAATAAAAGAAAAAGAAGATGAATATACTGAATATATAGAAACACATATAAAAAATGTAAGAAAAGCTTATGATAGAATTGTAAAAGATTTAATCAAAGATGAATTTACTGATACACAACTAAAACAGTTAGAAGATAATTTAGAAGTACACGATAAAGATAAATATATACCATTTATGTTTGATGCTTATAGAAGAGACCATTTACCAGTAAATGAAAAAGAAAAACAAGAAGCCAAAGAGGATTATGATATTGCCTGGGATTATCATAAGCATAATAATACTCATCATTGGGAATATTGGTTAAATAGTGCTGGTGAGTTTGCTCAAAACATAGATGGGGAAGCAATGAAACTTGCTTATGCAGAAATGTTTTGTGATTGGTTATCTTTTGGTTTTAGAAAGGAAGAAACATCAGCTACTGGTGAGTCTACTGAATTTAAAACATGGTATGGTGAGAGTGGTAAGAATATAAAAATACATCCACAATTAAGAGAATGGTTTGATGATAAAGTTGATACTATTATAAAATATATTGACGAGAATAAAGATACTATTTATGTAGATAAAGAACAAGAAGGAAAATGCTTGACAAAATTTAAAAATTGTAATAAAATAGAAGAAGATGATAATATTAATAGAGAGGTAGGTGAAAATATTATGTCTAATGAAGATAAAGAAAAAGAATTAAAAAGAATGCAAGAATGGGTAAATAAAGTACTAGAAAACAGAAAACTTGAAGAAAGCTCTATGAGTAAAGTAGCAGAATATATTTCTCATTACCAAGTTGGGTTTATAACAGCTTTTAGACAAGGTAATACAAAAGCAGTAAATCAAGATAATAATCACTGGTTAAAGCTAGATATAATACAAGATTTAGATAAAACAAAATTATCTTATATAAAAGTAGATGGTACTTATCCAGAACAAAAGAAGAATGCAGATGGTACAGACGCTGAAGGAGAATATGTGCAAATATTTGAAGAAACTTTTGCAGTAATAAATGACCAATATAGAAGTGATGACTTTATAAAAATTATGTGCAGTCTAGTTAAGAAATATAATCAAGATAGTACATTGATAGTATTCCCACCATCAAATGATTCTAAAAAGATAGAGGATAATATAACAGCAGCTGAATATGATGGAGATGGTAATAAGAAAGCAACATATAAAGGTTTTACTGTTAGTGTTTATGACAAATATAAGGATAAAAATACTGCAGTTGAAGAATATTACACAAAAGTTGGAAACAAGAAACTAAGTTTCACTAATAGACAAGAAGTAAAAGAATGTATTGATAAAGAACCAGAATATGATGTTTACACTTATAGATTAAAGAAACAAGGAAATCAAGGAAGTATGCTAGAATCCCAAAGAAAACATATCTATGTAGAAGGATTATTAAATGAATTTAATAAGTTAGAAGAAAGTAGTATGTCAAGGATATTACAACTAATTCAACAAGGATATTTTGCAACAGTAAGTGCTGATATTAGTATTATAAGATATGCTTTCTATGTAGCAAAAGATGAAGAATTTATTAAATTAGTTGATAATGATATTCAAAACTTTAATAAACTAGACAACCAAGAAGAAATAGAAAGTGAACTAAGCTCTAAATATGGTAAAGATTTATTGACATATAATAAAGATGCTTATAAGCAATTACAAGAATCTGTAAGAAATACTGGATTAGGATATGTTCCAATAGAAGGAGTTTATACTTACTCTGATAGCAATCAAGAAAGTACAGAACCATCATTGTTCATATCTATATCAAAAGACAAACGAGCTTCATTTGAGGACTTTAAAAATACTATAATAGATATAGGTAATACTTACTATCAAGAAAGTGTTGTTATAGGCAATTCTGATAAGTCTGACAATGGGGATATAAAAGCAGATAATGATGGAAAAATAACTATTGATGCTTCTTTATATGATTGTGAAACAGGTTCAGTCATAGCATCAGAGTATTATGATACAGAATATAATAAAATTAAGTTATCTGATTTTTCAGGTTTCTTATCAAGATTAGTTAAAGATAAGAATAAAGCATTTGCAATGTATAAATTTGATGAAAGTGTAGAAGTATTTAATGGTATTGATACATCTTCATATACAAAATGTTTACAAGCAGGTGGAGTACATGAAAGATGGAAACAACATATAAACCCAGTAGCAAATAAAATGACAGAAAAATATTCTAAGCTACAAGAAGATTATGATGACTATAGAAGTAAAGTTAAGTTTGATTTGGAATATAGAGTAATAGCTCCTATTACTGTAAAACAAGAAGATGAATTTGACACATACGGAAAATATGACCAAGAAATGGACATTGATATAGATAGTCTTTATGAATCTTATGAAGATGTAGCTAAACAAATTCAAGACTTAGTTGATGATGAAGATTTATTAAAAGAAATCTTCCCTAATGTAGGTTTAGGTAGAGTATATGTTGGAAATATTGAACTTGATGAAGATAAACTTGATTTTGATATTGGTTTCAGTAGTATAGTAGACCCAGTAGAGAGAGGTAATGATATAAAACTTGATGAAGATGAGATTAAAGAACAAATAAAAGATTTAGTTATTTGTATCATTGAAAATGTTGATTATGTATCAGCAAAGCAAGTATATACAGAATATACTGGGGAAGTAGATGAGGATGGAGAACCTATTGAAGAAGAAATTACTTCTGATAATGAAATAAGCTATTCTATAAATCTTGATAAATCAAAAGATATTGAAATACACAAAATAAGTGAATAGAAATAAAAGACAGGTTATAACCTGTCTTTTTATACTTCTGGTTTTGGTTTAAATTTAACATTACCTTTTACTGATTTTTCCATAAGGTAAGAGTTAAACTTTTCTTCTCCTAAATCTTCTTTTAATTTATCTTGGTCTAATTCTTTCTTTGTATAGGCATGTGTTAGATTTGCTATTATTGACATTCCTTCAAGGTAATCAATATCAGAAGCTTCCATACCTTCATACATATTTTTCTTTGCATCATTATAAATTATGTTATTATCTTCTAGTTTCTTTTGTAATGCTAGATATTCTTGTAATACCTCATTATCCCTATTCTTTTCTAGTAGTTCTTCTAGCATTACCTCTATTTGATTATTCTCAGTAGCTGCGTTATCAGCTTTGATAAACTCCTCTTTAAAATCATATACAACTTTCTTCTTTGCCATTGTACTTTACCTCCTACATAAATATTTCTATAATAACAACATCTTCTGTGTTGCTTTATTTTAACTATAACCATCTTACTATAAGTTTTAAATTTTGTCAAGCATTTTTATAAAATATTTTAAACTTATATTATTACTATTTTGTAAAATATTAATGAGAGATATTATTCAAGGAGGTTTTGAAAATGTTTATATTTCTAAATGATGGTAGAAAAGTTAATATGATGTGGGTAGCAACATTTTACCAAGAAAAGAATGAAGTTATATATGAAATGGTTAAAGGACAAACAGTAAAAGTAGTAGAATCTTTTGGAACAGAAGCTGAAGCCAAAGCAAGAATAGATGAATTAGAGGATATTTATTTATATCATTAGGAGGGATTAAAATGGCTGTAAAATATAGAAAACAAAAACCAGAAGAAATAATAGAAACAGGTCATGTGGTTATGATTTCCCCAGATACTTCTTTTGTTACAAAAGCTCAAAGGGACCCTTTTGGAATAAATGAAAGATTAGTAGTAGGTGTTGCTGATAATACAGATAATAAAACACCTGTACCTATTGAGTTTAAATGTGGTAATGCAAAAGAAGTAACAGCATTAAATATAAATGGTGGAAATTCTAGTTCTAATAGTACATTAAACATAAATGGTGGAAATTCTTTAATAAGTTCAAGAGAATATATAGACACTGTTGAATATGGAATTGTTACAATGACTATTGATGTACCACCTTGTTCAAGGGTTAGAGTAGGAGATAAACTAGCAATAAGTAGAAAAAATGCTGGTAATATAGAAGTTATGAGGGTTACTAATAACCATCCCTTTGGGAATAGAAGTGTTGGTAAAGTAATTAAAATTATAGATGGAACACATGTAGAAGTTCTATTGAATATAGAATAGGAGGATTTATAGATTATGGAAGATGAAAATAAGCCTGTTGTTGTAATAACACCAGAAGAAATAAAAAAGGCAGTAGAAGATTATTTTAAAGATGTAGTATGTGTTATAATACCTAGACACGATACATCTTCAAATTGGGTATTAAATGATACTATATTATCTAATGGAGAATATGGTATTGAGGATGATACACATAGAGTAAAAAGAGGAAATGGTACTGATAAATGGTCTGACCTAGATTATGAAACATTTGGAATAGAACACTTAATGACAGCAAAAGCAGAAGATGTTTCTTATAATAATACAACATCTGGAATATCAAAAGTAAATGTTCAAGAGTGTTTAGATTATATTATAGATAGTCAGTTACAATTAAAACAAATTCTAAGTGCTCAAGAAAGTGTAAAGAATAAAGTTTATAACATTGACGCTGATAAAATATCTAGTAGCAGTTACCCATCAGCTAGAGCTGTTATGGAATATGTAAATAATATCACATCTCAATATGAAGATAGAATAACAAGACTAGAAAATAAATTAAAATAAAAGCATTAGAATAGTAGGTGATAAAATGAGTGAAATTCTAAAATATAAAGCAGAAGAAGATATACAAATAGGTGACTTGATTGCAATGGACCAAGTTTCAAATTTAGTACATAAAGCAACTATGCTTGATAGAAAAAAAGTTATAGGTGTATGTGCTGATGTATTTCCAGATACAGAAGAAGTTTTAATCTGTAATCAAGGTGTTATAGATGTTAATGTTACTGGTATAATTTGTCTAGGAGACCATATAGGTGTATCACAGAAGCCAGGAAAAGCAGAAGCAATAAACTATGAAATACAGGAAGAAAGACAATTTGATGTTAGAAGTGTAGGTAAAGTAGTAGGTTTATATGATGTCTATTCCAAAGCAAGAGTGCTACTAAATATTAAGTAATTCTGGGGCGTCAGGATGCCCTAGAAATGATTTTTATATTTAATTAGATAAATTATATTACTAAACTAGAAAGGTAGGAAATAAATATGAGTTTAGAAGGATTTGATACTGATATATCTAATAAGGAAGTAATGAGAGCAATTCCAGAGGAGATTAAAAGAAAAATAAATGAACATGGAGCAATATGTGATTATTTAAAAGATTTATATAAAACTAAAAATGCTGATTATGGGGATTGTATGCACCCACTATTTAAAGAATATGGTTTAACTGCATTCTTAGTAATGTTAGACATAAAGTTAAGTAGAATAAAATCATTACAATATAAATCTAATCATTATGAAAGTCTTGAAGATAGTTTGTTAGATTTAGCTAATTATGCTATGATAGCAGTAACAGAATTAAGAGATAAGAAAAATAATCATAAAACACTTGACAAAATTTAAAACTTATTGTATAATTGTCTTAAAATAAGTTTATAATAAGTGAAAGGTGATTGAGATGAAAAAAGAGGATATAGTTACAAAAGAAACAATGAGGATGATAATTGAAGAAGAAAAAGAACAATTATTTGAAATGGCTAACTTACAACCAAGAACAACAGGACTAAAAACAGTATTATACTCAACATTCGATGGTGACGAAGAAAGTTATCAACATAGTAGTCCGAGAGTTAAAATAAAAACAATAAATGCAGGAAGATTTCCAATATTATTAGAACCTAATGTAGAGCCATTAAATAGTAATGGTGAATATAATAGATTAAAAAATGAAGACTTAAAAATAGTAGATGAAGCCGTTGAGTATGTTAAAGAAAATAAAGAATCTTTTCTATCTCATTGGTATGGTAGAATAGGTGATGAGCAATTGAGAAAAGTATTGACTGGAATAATGTCATTAAAAGAAGCAGAAGAAGATGCAATGCAAAATGGAGTTGAATAAATAAATTTAATTTTTAAAAAGTATCTAAAATTATTAGATACTTTCTTTTTTGTTTTTGTAAAATATTAATGAGGCGAATAGTCTATACAAAATTAAATACTTTGGTATGGTGGGAAAGGCTCTGGGATACAGAGATGTCATACATATATAATATAAATTCAAGACCCTAGTTCTATCCCATCGACTAGGGTCTTATTATATGAAAGGAGGAAACTTAAGTGTTTATAAAACTTAAAGATGGAAGAAAGCTAAATCTATTTTATTTATCAGATTGTTTCATTGGTAAACATGATAAGACAGTAGTTATCTTTTATTTAGTAAATAGTGTGAAAATAATAGAAGGATATGCAACACCAGAAGAAGCTGAGGCGAGAGTAAAAGAAGTTGATTTAGCAATGGAAGCAGCAAGAGGTGGAGGATTAATTCAAAAAGATACTTTTTCAGATTTTCCTGATAAAGGAAATAAAGGATTTGTTTATATAGCAAAAGATACAGGTCAAACATATTATTGGGATGAAATAACAAAAACATACATCTCAACAGGTACTGCTGGTAGAACTGGTGTTTATTCTACTGATATTGCTTTACCTGTAACAATAGGTTCTGAAATTAAAATAAATAAGTCAGACCTAACTGAAATATTAAAACCAACAGTAGATTATTCAGATGGTTCTGAAATAATAGGAAATAATAATATGCATGGTATTATTGTAGGAAGTGATGCTACGACAGTTACTGTAAAAACAATAACTGACTTAACAATAGATAGCTTTCAACAAGTAGAAACACTATCTGATTTACCAGCAACAAATACACCTAATGTTTTATACTATGTTAAAGATATAGACGAGTTTAGAGTTTGGGACGATACAACAAATTCATGGGTAGAACCATTCCACCCTATAATATTTGGTACTGTAAATGTAGCAGATGCTAGAACAGGAACATTGTATGTTGAAGATGGTGTTGCTAAGTACACAATTGACAATGTAAATTGGATTGAATTAGATAAACATGTCTTTGAGTATAATAAAGATACAGATTATCTAAAAGATACTTTTGTGTATGTAGGTGATTTAACTGCAAGAGTTGTAGCTGATTATAAATCAGATAATACGAAACCAACAATAGCAGAATCATTTGAAAAAGATATAGCAGATGGTAAATTAGCACTAGTAAGTGCATCAGCAGAATTAGAAAGGGACATTACTTCAAATGTTGACTGTGGTGCAGCTCCAAAAGGTTCTTTCTTCCCAGAAGGAATGTCATTTACAGATTTTGCTGAAAAGATACTAAGAAAAGATATAGTACCAACAATAAGTACTTCATTCTCAAATTCTGGAGTAAAACAAGTTGGCTCAACAGTAAATAATACATTAATGAAATTAACAATAACAAATTTAGCTGATGTTACAGTAGGAGTAAATACAATAGATTTCTATATAGGAACTACATTAGTTGATAGTCAACCATTTGTAGCAGGTCAAAATGTATATCAATATAATTACACAACACCTATTACATCTAATACACCAACAACAATCACTGCGAAAGCAGTATTGACATATCAAACAAGTAAAAAAGCTCAAGGAACTGGAAACTTTATATTTGTTTACCCATCATATTCAGGAGTTACAAAATTAGCAACAATTACAGATGCTGATGCAACAGGATTCCAAACAACATTTACTAAAAATGTTAAAACAGCAAAAGGCTATACATGGAACAATATAACTGTAAATGATGAAAGATTCTGTTATATGTACCCAAAATCAATGGGAGCTTTAACAAGTATTATAGATGGAAATGGATTTAATCAAATGGATTCATATACAAGATTTACAGTAAATGTTACAGACGCTACTACAAGTAATGTAGAACCTTATTATGTTTATTTATTAACTGACCCAACAACAGGTACAGGATTTAAACAAGTATATGCTTAAGAAGGGAGGAGTTAAATAATGGCTATTAAAATAGCAGATAACTTTTTATATCAAGGTAGAAAACCCTTGGACAATAGAATTTTAATAGATACAGTGGCTGATATGGTGGCAATGATTCCAGCAATTATATATGATGGTATGATTGCATATGTTAAAGATACTAAAGAATACTATATGTATGATTCAACAAACACAGTTGACCCCGTATTAGCTAAATGGAGATTATTCTCAGATGGACAACCATCATTAAAAGAATATCTACAAAATACTAAATATAAAAAAGATGACCTTGTATATTTAGGCGAAAGTTTAGCAAGAGTAGTATCAGATTTTACATCAGATAATACTAAATCTACAATAGATGGTTCATTTGAATTTGATATTGATAATGCAAAACTAATACCAGTTGGAGCTACAACTGAGTTTAAAATATATAAGAGCAATAATGCTTTAGATACTAATATTGATGGTATATCAACACTTCAATTTACAGATTTAGTAACTGCAGGAATTACAATAGATGATATAGAAGTTAATCAATTAGTATATGACATCGATGGTACAGTTGCTAAAGTAGACAGCATAAATATAGGTGCTTCAACTCTAACTGTAACAACTATTACATCTAGTGGTAGTGGTGCTTCTGGAATATATTTAAGTAATGATATACTAAATAAAACAATACTAGGTACTACATCTGTATCAATTTTAAATTTATCATGTGTAGGAACACCATCAGCATTAGAAATAAATACTCACGTATATGATAGTGAGGGTACAGTTGCTAGAGTAAAAGGAATTAATACTGCTGGAGATATTATAGATTTAGAAACAATAACTATTTCTGGAAAAGATTATTCTATATATAGAAGCACTAAAGAATTAAGTAGTGTTATAACAGATACTTCAATTTTATCTTTTACAGATATTATAACACCAATGGGAACTACAATAGCAGATTTAAAAGTAAATCAAATAGTATTTGATGAGAAAGGAACAGTTGCAAAAATAGATGCAGCTGATGAGGTTAATGGTAAATTTACAGTTACAACTATGACAACCGCAGACAATATAAATCACATGCCTATCGCACCAGATACTAAAGAGTTAAAGATAAATAATGGTGGTTCAGGTTATCAAGTAGGAGATATAGTTGAAACAACCGAAACAGGTGTATTTGCAGAAATAACTTCTGTTATAGCAAGTGGTGTTATAGATGGTGTTAAGTATTCAACTAGCACAACTCAAACAACTACTGGTACAGGTGCAATAATTGATAATAAACAAGTTATATATGGTGGTTATGGAAGTAATTGGGCTGCATTATCTGAGGCAGCAGTATTAGTTGCACAAACACTAGTTGACCAATTTGACTATGAAGTTGGATATAGTTTTGAAATTACAGCACAAGGTACAGGATATGTAGTAGGTGATGTAGTAAGTACAGATACTACAGGACAATTTGTTAAGGTAACTAAAATAGGTACTGCAGGTGAAATTCTTGAAGTTGAATATACAAGAAATTTAACAGCAACTACAAGTGGTACGGGTGCAGTAATCAAAGCAACTTTAGATACAAATGTATTTAAAATACCAGACCAATATTGGAATGCTGGGTTATCATTATTCTATCTAACAAATGATGATGGTGCTAGTGTTCAATATTATAGAACAGGAGATATTCTAGTTAAATATAATGCTGGTAATAATAACCAGGTTTTTGAATTTACATTTAACGAAGTAAATGGAACTATTACACAAAAAGTAACAACAGCAGGAGGAACTACAAAAGGTTCATCTATGAAAGAATATCAAACAACTGCTACGATTAGTAGGACAATAAATGACTTAACTATAATAAATGTAACAGATATACCAAGTGTTACAGTAGTTGCAGATTTAGAAGTAGAACAACTAGTATATGACATTAAAGGTACAGTTGCTAAAATTACAAGTATTGATACAACAACAGGAGATATTGCATTACAAACTATGACTATTTCAGGTGCTGATGGTGATTTATTTATGCCTATTGCACCAGACACAAAGGAATTGAAAATTAAAAATTCTGGTAATGGTTATGTAGTAGGAGATATAATTGAAACTACAACTACAGGTATATTTGCAACAGTAGATAGTGTTGATGCAAATGGTTCAATAACTCAAGTATCATTATCTTCAGCAACTACTCAAAGTGTAACAGGTACAGATGCTATAATTTCTTATGAACAAGTAATTTATGGTGGTTATAACAATCAATGGGCTCCTTTAATAGATGCAGCTGTTTTAAATGCAAAAGTAGTAGCAGATATTGATGGTTACGAAATTGGTTATGATTACACAATAGCAAATGCAGGTACAGGTTATCAAGTAGGAGATATAGTTGCAACAGATATAGCTGATGTATTTATAGTAGTTAATTCTGTTGGTGCTTCTGGGGAAATTACAGATGTTGGATTTACAAGATTAAAAGCACCAAATACAACAGGCACAGGTGCAAATATAACTGCTGTACAAAATACAGATAAATTAGTTATACCTGATATTCAATGGAATGGTGGCTGCACAATATTTGGTTTAACAAATAATGATGGTGCTTCTACCGAGTTCTGTAGAACAGGTGATATAAACACTAAATATGGTGTGAGTGAAAATAATATATATAAATTTGAATATGATGATGTTAATGGAATAATTACACAAACTGCACTTCCTTTTGGAAATGGTTGTAGTTGTGATTCAGACTCACTAACTGATGCTGATATAGACGCAGCAATACTAGATTCATTGACAACATTAAATATATAGGAGGTGAGATATAGATGAATTTAGCACAAGTTAAAAAATATGTAGAAGGAGTTCTAAAAGGTTGGTTTCAAAATAAGAAAATATTAGACAAATTAAGTGTAAATACAGATGGTAATCTTACCTTCGATGGTAGTGAAATTAAAGGTGGCTCTGCATCAATACTAGAATACACACAAGGAACACAATATGCAAAAGATAATCTAGTTTATGTTGACGAGGTATTAGCAAGAGTTGTTGCAGATTATACATCAGATAATTCAAGACCTACACTACAAGATAGTTTCCAATACGATATAGACAATGGTGCATTGGTTGAGGTATCATCAGAATTAGCATCATGTTTAGGAAATGTAAGAGATGATAATACATCAAGTTTCCCTACTACAGCAAATAATGGAGATTGGGTATTAGTAGAAGATTGTGTTAACAATTTCCCAGGAGAAGCTGGTATAGCAGTATTTGATGGTGTTAGTTGGATAGTGTATAAAATACCAAGACCATCAAGTAGTTTCCCAGAACCAAGTGCTGATGGTAAGAATTACTTTAGAACATTAGATGTTGGAAATACAGTGGGTACTTGGACATTATTTGATAAAGTATCTGGAGATGAAATAGAGATAACATTAAAAACTATGAATAGTTCTGATGTATCTTATGTTCCAAAGAAAGGTGAACTTATATTCTTACAAGATACTGGAAAATTAGTATTAGGTGATGGAACAAGTAGTTTAGGTTTATTAAAACCATTTTATGAAGGAACACTAACAAGTGCTGATGTAATTTCAGCATTAGGGTATCAACCAGAAGATGCAAGTATGAAAGGACAACCTAATGGTTATGCTCCTTTAGGTGCAGATGGCAGAGTACCAAATGCAAACTTACCTGCAAGTTTAACAGATACTTATTCAAAATCTGAAATAGATAATAAAGATACTACAATTCAAAATGCTGTAACTACTTTAATAAATAATGAAGCAACAACAGCAAGAGCAGCAGAAACAGCTTTAAGAACAGATTTAGATGCACATACAACAAATAATGCAATACATGTAACTCAAACAGAAAAAGATACATGGAATGATAAAGTAGATGATGCAGATTTAGTACCATTTACAAATCATATATCAGATACAGCTATACACGTAACACAGGCAGATAAAGATAAGTGGAATGGTATGAATAAAGCAGTATATGTTACAGATATAGCAGATTTACCTATGACAGATAATGAAGTAGGAAATATGGGTTATGTTCAAGTTTCAGAAGCAGGAGTAACACCCATAGTATGTGATACTTATATATGGGATGGAACTGCTTGGCAACTAATGGACGTAGACCAAGTATCGCTACAATTTAATTGGGGTAATTTGATAGATAGACCTACATCAACACCACTTGCAATAGACAATACTGTTAATGTTGCACACAATCATACTAATAGACTTATATTAGATAAGATAGGGCAATCAGCAACAGGAAGCTTTACATTTGATGGTATAGAAATAGGTGTTAGAGTTAGATTTGTAGCAAATGCTGCTGCATTACCAACAGAAGGAGAAGAAGAAACTTTATATGTAGTATATGAAGATTCAAGAGTAAGAGGTTATCCATCAATATCTGTATGGAAGGATAATGCTTTCCAAATACTTGGTAGAGGTACACAAGATACACCACAAGTAGTAGGAGATATGTCAATATTACAAGCAGAGTATTTCTCAGTAGTTCCTGATTCTAGTGTTATAATAAATGTAACACAAAACCAATTCTTTGCATTTATGCCTTTAGAAATTCTTAAAGAAATAGAGGGTGCAAAGGGTGAGACTAGAGTAATAACAGATTTTACAGACCCAGAAGATTTTAAATATGACCAATATCTAATAAATGTAGATGCAATTGGTAATTTGAAAATAAGATTAGAAGATTATGCTGCAACATTAGATACTGTTGGAGATAAATATTATTCACACGTAGAAATAGACTTATCAAAATATAAAGATATAGCTGGTATTCAGTAGAAAGGAGGAAATCTTTAATGGCTAAGAAAATATTACAATTCAAATCTTGTGCTCAAGGAGGAGAATATACAAGTTGGGGACAACAATCACATAAGTATTCTGGATATACTTGTATAGGAAGTAATCAAACAAATACACAAGCACAAATAGATTTAACTTATGCCTCTGACCCATTACTTGCAAATAAAGTAACTGGTATAGGTTATGGGTGGCAAAAATATATTGTACCTACTACTGGAAAATGTAAAGTTACAGTAAGAGGAGCAGCAGGAGGTTGTTGTGGTTATACAAATGGTAAAATAGACCCAATTACTGGTGCTGTTACTGGACGTCTTAACAGAGGTGGTAGAGGTGCTAAACTTGTCGGAGATGTGGTTTTAAAGAAAGACGATGTTCTTTATATTCTTGTTGGTATGAGAGGTTGGTGTAACTCTGGTGGTACTGACTGGGGTGCTGGAGGTGGAGGAGCTTCTGTTATATTAAGGGCAAATCCATCAGGTGCTTATAAATTCCAACCTACAAATGAACAAGTTGATGTACTATTTGTAGCAGGTGGTGGAGGAGGTTCATTTGACCAATCTTTTCACGGAAATAACTACGGAACTGACGCATCTTATAATAATGGTACATCTACTGCTGGTGGTAGTTCAGGTTCTGCTACAGGTGGGGCTGGTTTAACAGGAAATAGTTCATCTGGTTCTCAAGGCTCTGCTCGTTCATTGTTATCTGGTGCTAATCAAGTTACAACCCCTAAAACTCAAAAATACGGAGGATGGGGTGGAGGTGGACACCCTTACGATGGTGGTGGTGGAGGTGCTGGTTATTCTGGTGGCTCTGCAAACAATAATAGAGGTGGTTATGGTGGTACATCATATATCAACCCATCTCTAGTAACAGAAACATTTAGAGGATATGCCACAGTAGCAGAGGATGGAAATAGAAACCTTACAAACCCTTGGACAGCTTATGGTTTTGTAGAGATAGAATTAGGAAGAGATGATAAAAAATATATACTTGCAGAAGATAGTGATGGTTATAAGTGGTTTAATGGTGAAATTAATATTGACGGAACATCAAATGAAACATTTACTGACACATGGGAATTGCTAGATAATCAAGATACACCTGATGAAACAACATTTGAAACCTTTGGTAAAACTGTAATAAATAATGCAACAGGATTACAAGATAATGTAAAATTCTTAATTAGTTCTATGGAACCAGAGGAGACAATAAGTATAGATGGTTATGTAAATGGTGCAATAGTAGAATTAACAGAAGATGCTATAACATCTGATGTATCTGCTTATAAATCATTTACACTTGATGCTAATCTATCTAATGTTGATGTTAGATTTGCAGTATCTAAAGACTTTGGTAAAACTTATCAGACATACTCTTCAGGACAATGGGTTGATATTGATATAACGAATAAAGCAGAGTTTCAAAACAATGGTTATGAGTTAACATCATTTACAACTATACCCGCAACAGATTGGGATACTTATAATGCAAAAACATTAAGATTTGCTTTCTGCATTAGTCAAAATGGAAACTCAACAGGAGCATTATTGAAAGCAATCAGTTATATTGCAGATTTAACAGGTTCATGGAAAAGATTTACAGAAGACCAAGCAACTTATGAATATATCTCAACAAGTCAAGTAAAAGTAACATTCTTTGAGGGTGGAAACTACAAAGTAAATTATTTAGACAAAATAATAAATACATAGCCAGAAATAATCTGGTTATGTATGCCAATATAAATTTTAAAAGGAGGTAAATTATGCCAAGAGGAATATTTCAATATGCACAAGACCTAATAAATGACTCTTCTAAAAGTATTAATACAACTTATTCAAGTAATAGAATAGAAGAATTATTAGGTAATATGCAACTAACATTTCATAAAACAACTAACGTTTTAACAGAAAAGGTTATAGGTAATGTTCAAACTATTAATATTGCAGATATAACAACAAATATCTCAGATTTGAAAATAGGGCATATTATATTTGACACTTCTGAAATATTAGGAAGAATAATATCTATTGATAATACAGTTAATCAAGTTGATGTAGAAATATTACACGCTAACCTATCATCAGGTGGTTGTATTGAAATAAAAGGTTGTTTAGATACTGCTCCAACAGTATTTAATGCAGGAGATAAATATTTTAACACAACAACAAGCCTGTTATACACAGCCAATGCTAGTGGTTGGGATACAGGTTCAGCACCAGAATCAGAAACATTATATATAAATACAGATAATAATAAATTGTATGCTTATGTAAATGGTATATTTGATGTGTATGGTGGAAATGATTATCAAATATCAACTAAAGTTGATAATGCTTTAAAAGAAATTACAGGAAGTGCAATATCATCTGAGGATGGTTTATATGTAAAAGATTTAGAGTTAGAATTAGCAAAATTAAATTGGGCACAAAAAACAGTTAATGAAGTTGGAGAATTTGAATTACTTGATGCACCAACTACTTTTAATCTTAAGAATGCTACAACATCTGGTAATGCAATAATTACAACTATACATCAAGATATCATATTAAAAGATGATATTACTAACTATGATAGTATTGAAATATATTTCGCACCTATTACAACTCTTGCTTCAGGTGTTCCACAGTCAACTCAATGTAGAGTAAACCAAATAGTATATAATAATTCAAATACAGCTATTGGAAATAATGGTTCTATACTAACTATTACATTTGATTCTAATACAACAAGTGTATCAGGTTTTGGATTATACCATATTTCTCTACAAGGTTGGTTCAAAGATACCAAAACTTTACACATTTTGCAAGGAGTCAATTCAAGTGGTCAAGGATTTGATAAAATGTCCTTAGTAAGCATAGTTGGTAAGAAAACAAAATCAATTATAATTGACCCAGTAGAGTATGTCAACACTACACAAGGAATAGAAGATACTCCAGTAGGACATATAATGGCAACTATGTCAAATAATGCTCCATTACATTACTTAATGTGCGATGGTAGCATTTATAATATAGTAGATTATCCTTATTTAGCAGAACACTTTAAAACTGAATTTGGAAGTTATAATCATTTTGGAGGAGATGGAACTACAACATTTGCAGTACCAGATTTACGAGGAGAATTCTTAAGAGGTACAGGAGCTAATAGTCATGCAAATCAAGGTAGCGGTGGAGCAATTGGTGAACACCAAGACGGTACATCTAGTCCTCTTATATTATCTAATACCAATAAGCGTATTTATTTTAGAGGTTACGCAACTACTACTGATTATGATTACAAAACAGGTGCTAAATCAACATCAATGATGACTCCTGAAGGAGCATTATCAGGTACAGAAACACAAGAAGCAGCATATACATCAAGACCAACAAATACATCAGTTCTATATTGTATTAAATATGAACCAACATACTTTATGAACATAGGTGATATTACTTATGAATATGGTTGTGAAAAGATATTAGGGTGTTTTGATACACCTCCTGCTAGTTTCATAATAGGTGATAAATATTTTAATACAATTGATAATTTGATATATGAAGCAGATACTTCTACAACTTGGGGTGTGGGGCAAAATCCTAATACTGATGTAATATACTTAAACTTAGATAATAAGAAAATATATAATTTCAATAATGGTGTATTTGAGGTATTTGGTGGTTCAAGTTCAACATCAAGTGCAACTATCTCAAAACAACCTAATAATGCGATAGAACAAAAAGCAGATGGTATTTATGTATATGATTATGCATCAATGATTGCAAAGATACAAGATAAAAGATTTAGTGGTTTAGATAAAGGATATTACTTTATTACTGGTAAAATGTCAGATACTACTAAAACTTGGAATGCTGGTTATTCTTTAATATCATTTATTAAAAATTCATTGGGTACAGGAAACTATATAGAAAATTCTGATTTAGCAGTTAGTACTAATGGTTATATTTCATTAACTGAAGGTGCTTGGTCATTATCTGCAGGAACAGTAAATGAATCTACAAATGCAATAAAATATGTTTGGAAAGATAGTGATGGTAATGTATTAGGAAACCAAGGATTTGTACCAAGTGGAACAGATGGAAATACAAATATAGATGCTAATGCACTCGTAACAGTTAACAAAGGAGAAGTTTTAAATGTTGCACCTATAAGACTAGATACTAATGGAGCTATAGAGCAATTATATTCATTTGTGTCAATTCAAAGAGTTGGTACAACAGATGTTGACCCAGTAGCTTACTTATCAAAAGATGGTAACCTAGAAGAAACACCAGTAGGTTCAATAATTTCATACATGGGTAATAATGTACCAAAACATTATTTAGCTTGTGATGGTACTGTTTATAATATAGTTGATTACCCAGAATTAGCTTTACACATTAAAAATGAGTTTGGTTCTTATAATTACTTTGATGGAGACGGTATAAATACATTTGCAGTACCTAATTTATCAGGTGAGTTCTTAAGAGGAACAGGAGCTAATTCGCGTACTAATCAAGGTAGCGGAGCTAATGTAGGTGAACACCAAGACGCAACCGAGTTTCCTAATTTATATGTATATGATGGTACTTTCCAATATTTATTTCCTGAAGACAGTACAAAAGGAAATAATCTAGTTACATCACCTGATACAATGTTTGGTACAAGAAAATCATCAAGATATACTACTACTGGAACATCAGATGAAGATGATTATCCAGATTGTTTAAGATACACAACAAGACCAACAAATACATCAGTTCTATATTGCATTAAATATGAAACAACTCATAAAATATTCTTTGGAGACCAAACAACATATAAAGTTTCAGTACCAGTAACATATAACTTCCCACAAACAGCACAAATGGTTTGGGCAGAATTTGATACAGCAAATGCTGAAGATGATATATCAATGCTTGGTAGTTCATTAATTACATCACAAGGAGATGCATTTGTTGCTCCAATGGATGGTTATTATCATGCAACATTTATGTTTCCAGAACAGGCAGATATACCTGGAACAAAAGTAACTTATCATTGTACTTATATTTATAAAAATGGGGACGTTATAGGTGGTTCTGATAGACAAGATAATTCTACAAATATAAGAGTACCTCTAAATGAATCATTTACATTAAAATTGAAGAAGGGTGATACAATAAATGTAGGTATGTATATGGGTGGTCAAACAGGTGCATTTACAAGAAATGGTCAAGCAACATTCTGCTTAGTTAACACTTTAAATGAAAACAAAACAGCAGAACTAATGAACAAACCAAATACTTGGGTAGTAGGACAAGAATATGACTTTGGTGATGGAATATATGGACAAAGATTTACAGGTTCAAAAACAGCATCAAGTAATGTTGATACAGATGTATCTATTTCATTAGGTAATATGTCAGCACCAAAATTGATTGAAATGGGAGGATATTGGCAACCAACATCTACATTAGTTTCAGGTTTTCAACAATTTAATATGAATACCTATATTGGATCAGCTTTTTCAGGAGGTTGGTTATCTAGTGATGGTTCAACAGGAGCTTTAACACTTAGATTTAATAGATACGATCCTGGAATTAAATCATTATATTATGATGTATGGATACTATATACAAAACAATAAATTTATTAAGCTTTAGGTAGTTGAAATATACTACTTAAAGCTAAACTATAAATAAAAAGGAGGTTATTAAAATTATGGCAAAAGGTATTATTCAATATTCAAAAGACATAGTAAATGATTCATTTGCTAGTACAGAAACAACTTATTCAAGTGTAAAGATAGAACAATTACTATCTACACTTTCAAGTGATATGTACAAGGTAAGTGATAAATTGTCTATGAAAACTGTGGGTGGTGTACAAACAATAAATCAGTCTGATTTACCAATAACACCAACAACACAGTTAAAACTAAATCAAATAGTTTATGATACAAATAAGATATTAGGAATTATATCTGCTATTGATACTGTTAATCTTACTGTGGATGTTACAACTATACACTCAAATGAAGGTGAGGGTGGTTGTGAAATAATATTAGGGTGTTTTAATACACCTCCAACAGCAACATCAGCAGGAGATATGTATTACAATACTACAAATGGATTATTATATACAGCAGATGCTTCATTGACTTGGGATGTTGGTTCATTACCAGTTGAAAAAATAACATATCTTAATTTAGATGACCATAAAATATATGCTTTTACGAATAATCAATTCGAGATATATGGCGGAAGTGAAGTTGAAATATCTTCAAAAATTGATAATGCTTTAACAGAGATAGCTTCAGGACCTGAGAAAGGTTTATATGTAAAAGATTTAGAAGCAAAACTAAATCAAATAAGTTCTATACAAAGGGTAAATATAGGAAATGCTCCTGAATATATGTTAATTTATACAAGGGCAAAAGGAACCCCATCTAGTAGAGCAGTTTCTCAAGGAACATACAATGTAACAAGTTGGCACAATGATTTAGAAACAAATATGGACTCTTCAAGATATGATGTAACATCTGCTAATGGATATGTAATTCTTAAAAAAGGTATTACCTATGAATTAGAATTTAGTACATTATCTAATTCTCTAGGAGCAAGCTATTATATTAGAAATGAAGCAGGACAAAACATTGGTAATAGAGGTTATATGTCCGCAAACTTAGGTAAGTGGTCAGATGAATCTATTAAAGGAATATATACACCTGAGAAAGATGAAAAAATAACATTTGAAGTTACTTATCAAACACAGTTTTTTGCAGCTGACCTAGGAACAACAACTTTATCAACAACAGGTTCATACTATATGGATTGCTCTCATATATTTATAAGACAGATAAATCCTTATGTGGTAGACCCAGTAGAACATGTTAATATAGACAAAGGAATAGAAGATACTCCAGTTGGACATATAATGTCTACAGCAGGAGAAACAACACCACCTCATTACTTACCTTGTGATGGATCAATATATAATATTGCAGATTATCCTTATTTATCTGAATATTTCAAAACAGAACTAGGTGCTTATAATTGTTATGGTGGTGATGGTATAACTACATTTGCAGTACCAAACATAAAGAATATTGAGAAACTAGGTACAACATCAATAGCAAATAATGCTTGGGCATCATCAATATATAGTAGTAATTATCCAGCAGCAAAAGCTTTCAATGGTATATTAGACACTAATAGTAATTACTGGCAAACAGTGGCATCTCCAACTTTCCCTGTAGAAATAGGAATTGATTTAGAGAGTGGTTATGTAATCAAAAAATATGTATTACATAACTATGGTTGGTCAGCTGGGGCAATAGATGATAGACCAACAAGCTGGACATTTGAAGGAAGTATAAATAAAGCAGATTGGGATATATTAGATACTCAAACAAATTATATTTGGACAACAGGTAAAGAAGGATTTAATATACCAAATGTTAGACCTTATAGATATTACAGATTTATAATAACAGCAACAATAGGAGGACAAAAATCACCTATATTAAACCAAGTAGAATTATTTGTAAATACAGAAAATCCCTCTCATATAAAATATGAACCAACTTATTTCTTCAATGTAGAAGGAGATGTAACATATGAATATGGATGTGAAACAATACTTGGTTGTTTTGATACAGCTCCAGCTATAACTGCAATAAATGATATGTATTACAACACAACTGATGGAAGAATATATACTTCAGTAGATGGAGTATCTTGGGACACAGGAACATATCCACAAAAAGATATATTATATGTTAGTATAGATGATAAAAAGATTTATGCTTATACTAATAATCAATTCGAAGTATATGGTGGCAATACATTAATTTCTCCAAAAGCAGATAATGCATTAGAAGAAATAGCAGATGGAACAAACGATGGTTTATATGTAAAAGATTTAGAGTTAGAATTAGCAAAATTAAATTGGGCTCAAAAAACAGTTAATGAAGATTTAGAATATTTTAGTGCAACTGGAACAGAAAATGGTATATCTTTACCTGCATCTCCAAATTATAATTTCTTACCTTATTTAGATACTATTAAAACAAACTTAGACAGCTCAAGATATACAACACAGTATATAACATTAAAAGCTGGAAAGACATATCAATTATCATTTGGAACATTAAAATCTACCAATAATGCAACTGGTTCATCTTATCATATTGTTGATAGTCTTGGTAACCAAATTGGAAATAGAGGTTATACAGGTGGAGGTTATGGTGATAGTATGGTTGATGTAATTTATACACCAACTTCTGATATTAAAATTAATCCGATGATTGTCACTAATGTAACAACATCTACATCTAAATATTTCCCTGACTGTTCATTCTTTATGGTAAAAGAAGTTAGTAGGACAATAACAATAGATCCAGTTGAATATGTTGATTCAACAAAAGGAATAGAAGATACACCAGTTGGTAGCTTAGTGCATTTACTTAAAGACACATCAATACCAAAACATTATTTAGCCTGTGATGGTACTGTTTATAATATAACTGATTACCCATATTTATCTGAATATATCAAAACTGAATTTGGGTCTTATAATCATTTCGGTGGTGATGGTATAACAACATTTGCTGTACCTTCTTTAGGAATAGCAGCAGGAGAAACTGTATATTCTTATGCATCAACAGGAAACAGAAATGATGAAGACACTTGGAATGCCACAGCAGATTGTACAGTAACATATACATTAGCTACTGGACTAGGATATAATGCAGTACTTTATGTAGATGGGGTTCAAGTTGATATGTCTAATCCCAATGTTCCTAATGTATCTACTTCTGGTACTATTACTTTAAATAAAGGACAAACACTTAAAGTTGAATGTGGAGATGCGGTAACTACTATTAAAGCTACTTCATTAAAAACAATTGCAGACCATTGGATTAAATATGAACCAACTTATTACATGGAATTAAATCAAGATGCTTATATAAATCAATATTGTGACTACTATGATACAAACGAAAGAATAGTTGGTAAATGGACTGATGGTAAACCAGTATATAGAAAAGTAGTTCCTGTAACCCTTCCTTCTGGTACTGGTGGTACAAGTACGGCACATGGAATTTCAAATATGGATACATTAGTAAATTATTCTTTAACTTGGTATGATACTTTAGATGGTGCATGGTATGATAGATTTAGATTATGGGAAGGATCTTATGGCATAGCTATGGAAATGAACATCAATGGAACAAATATAAACATAATCTCTAACAAAACCAATACCATTAATTGGACATCAAGAACTTCAAAAGCATATTCTATTTTAGAATATACTAAAACAACAGATGCACCAAATTCATTTGATTATGGAATGATAATGGATCAATTTGCACAAGAAGCATTAGTAGATGTAGCAGTTACAGATGCTGAAGTAGATAAATGCTTTGAATAAAGGAGGTAAAGAAATATGTCAAAACCAAATGTAGGAATATTAGCAACTAAGGATTGGGTTACTAGTTTAATAAATAAAGTTATTAAAAAAGGGTTTAATGGTTATAGTACTGACGAGAAAAGAATAGGAACTTGGTTAAATAATAAACCTTTATATAGAAAGGTAATTAGTATAAATCAATCTTATTCAACTGGTACAGATAATATTATAATGACATTACCAGATACTGATGTTTTTGTAAGAACAGATGCCTTTCTAATATGGAGTGATGGGTCTAAACAAATGGTTTGTAGTTCAGGTGCTGATGATGTTAGTCTTTATGTATCTAATAAGGATGAATTAAGATTTTTTAATCACTCTGGCTATGCTATAAATATGAAATATGCAATTCTAGAATATACAAAAACAACAGATTAATAGTTTAAAATAGGCTTGTGATAATATCAAACTACACAAGCCTACTTATCCATAAATTGAGTAAACTATTAATGAAGGGAGGGGAACTGTATAGTGGACTTTAAAACATTTTTCTCAGCAGAAAATATTACAGCTCTTGCAACTAATCTAGCTATTATTGTATTTGCATTAGTTACAGGGTATCACACATTTTCTAAAAAGTTTGCTGAGCTAAAGAAGAAAAGTAATGAGAGAACATCAATTAGAGGAGAGATAAAAAGACAGTCTGATACCGACATTAAAATATCAAAGAAGCTAGAAGAAATAAAAGAAATATTAAATGCTGATAGAGTTCAGATATATGACTTCCATAATGGTATACACTATGCAAATGGTAGAAGTGCTATAAAGATAACTTGTACTTATGAGATTTGCAGATATGGAATAAAATCATATCAAAATCAATTAGCAGGAATTCCTATAAGCTGTCTACCAAATTTTATATCTTCCTTATTATCAGATGGTGAATTTGTTTGCAAGGATATAGAATCCTTAAAGGAAACAAATCCTGCAACATATACTTTTAAAAAGAACATGCAAATATCTTCATTCTATGACGTAGTATTTCATAATGAAGAAGGAGAGATAGTAGGTTTTATTGCAATTCAATTCTGCAATAATAAATTTAATATAGATAGAGAAGTAGTACAAAAGTTAGTAGGTTATATAGAAGCTGAATTATCATCATTAATTGAGCCATCTAATAACTAATATAATGTGAGCAAGAAGTTTGAAAGTATGTCAAGCTTCTTATTTTTATTTTAGTAAAATATTAATGAGGGGGTAGGTATATATGGGTAAATCCACATTTTCTTATGATACTATTGACGAAGCACATGAAATATCTGTAAATGCTCATATTGCAGAGGTATCTCGTATGATAGAAGAAGTCAGAAACTATGCTCGTCATTTGGATAAATATGAAGAAAGAAAAGAAATCCCAACAGATGAAGTAGCAGATACATTGTTTGATTTAACATCTGGATGGGGTTATATAGAAAAGATGTAATAAGGAGGTTATTATGAATATAAAATATGACTTAAAAACAGTAGCAAATCAGATAGCTCAAACATCTGGTGGACTAATTAGAAGAATGAAGAAATATGAAGATAGTACTGAGGAATATTTTATTTCTGAAGTTACAGAACAAATGCTATTAGATTTAGGTTTTACATATAAAGGTTATACAAGCTATGGGGTTGCTCCTTATTATGAAAAGAGCAATATACTTGCATACTTTGACGATGTAGTTCTACATGTAATGGAAATAACATATAGTGCTTAAGCCAAGTTTTAAAATATGTCAAGTTTTTATTTTGGTTAAGTAAAATATTAATGAGGACGGAAGAATATTATTATTTTCTTTCTATTCTCATACATGTATTTGAATAAAAAGAAGAGAGGTAATAGCATGGGAAAGTCAATGATAATTGAAGCTCAAGATTCTTCTCTTGTATATGAAAAAGGACAAAAAGGTGTTCTTGGAAAACTTAGTGGGGTATTTGCTAATTTCCGTACTGGCACTAGAAATGGTGGTAGATTATACAATGAGGAGCTTATTGATAAAAGAATATTTGGAAATGAAGATGTAATGGAAGCTCTTGAAACAAGAACTCTATTTGGTGAATTAGACCACCCTGAAGGAGATAGATGTGAAACTTTAGCTCAAAATGCTGCAGTATCTATAATAAAATTAGAAAAAGATGCTGAAGAAGGAGTTGTAAAAGGGGAAGCATTAATTCTTGATACACCATCTGGTAGAACTTTAAAAGCATTAGTAGATAGTGGAGCAAAAATGGGAATATCAAGTAGAGGTATAGGAGAAGAAATTATAAGTAATGGTCAAACAATAATAGACCCAGATACATACGATTTCATAACATTTGATATAGTTGTTACACCAGCAAATAAAGGTGCAAGACTTTCATTAGTTGAAAGTAAACAAAAAGATACAATGCTATATAAATCAATTAAAAAAGAAATCAATGAGTGTATAAGTTTAAATCAGCTAGACCAATTAAGTAAAGTTGTTGAAAATAACATCCCAGTTGGTAAAGCAAGATTAAAGAAACTTATTGAAGATAAGATAACTACACTTACATCTGATGAAGATATTACAGATAAAAGTGAAGATATACAAGGTAATGAAGATATTATACCTAACAATGTTCAAGAGGAACCAGTTGAAAAGACTGATAAACTTGAGGAACAAAAACTTGTAAACAATGAATTACAAGATGCATCTGCTAAACTATTAGAGGAAAATAAATCTTTATTAGAAAGAGCAGAAAAAGCTGAAAGAAACAATAAGCTATTGCAAATTAAACTAAAAGAAAGCAGAAAGTTAGAGAAGAAATCAGAAGTATCTTTAAATGAATCTAAAACAGATAAAGAAGAAATCATTAGAAAACTTAAAAAGATAAATGAAAGTAAACTTAAAAATGTAGAAGGAACATATAAAGATAAGATTAAATCTTTACAAGAAAGCTTAAAGAATAGTGAAATTGAAAATAGTAAGTTACTTGAAGCAAACAAACTACTAGGAAAGAAGTCAGTTGAATTGAATAACAAATTAGTAGAATCTAATAAGTTAAACGAAGAAACTAAATCTAAACTAGAAGAAGCACAATCTAAATTAGTTGAGAGTGCAAACCAAATTAAAATGTTAGAAAATAAAGTTGTAGAAACTAAAGATGCTAACAAATCAAAGCTTGAAGAAAATAGAAAGCTTGAAGAAAGTAAGATTTTAAATCTACAAAATCAATTAGAAGAAGCTAGAAATCAAATATCACAACTAACTGAAGCCAAAGAAAGAATAGCTAAGTTACCATTTAATATAACACAAGCAAATCTTAAATATGAAGGCTTACAGCATGAAATAAGTATAAGTGATGATGATAAAGCATTATTCGATACAATGGTTGAAATGAACCAAAAATAATTAAAAATTGAATGGAGGAATTTATAATGACAGGTAAAGCATTAGTAGAAGCAAATGCTAAATCAACAGTTGCTTCAAAATTTGAAAGCAGAATTAAATTAATAGAATCTGCAAGAAAAGCTGCTGGAAAACCAGCTATGTCTGCATATGAAAAAAATTATGTAGGACAATTATTTGAAAATGTTAGAAAAGGTAACTTATATAAAGAAGGATATACTCAAGTATCAAATGTTGCTTAACTAATATTTAGTAATTTTCTAAATTCGGGTAACATTAAACACTGTGAATTGCTGGAACATCCTAAAGCTCAAAGTACCAAAGTGTGAAAATCTTTGAGATGTAACAATGGACAATCAGCAGCTGTTATTTGACAAATAAATGTCAAATATGCAGTTCAACGACTATCGAAAGTATAGACTAAGAGAAATACTTAGTTGAATAAATGAGTAGAGTACAACCTAAGTAGGTTGGAAGTGCAGTGCAACATATAAAGGTTAAAACAATATATGTTGAAGATATAGTCTAATCTTATATGAAAGTATAAGAGTTATAATGGAAACGATTATAGCGTAATGAATAATGGGAATAAGAAAAGACTTATTTAATATGACAACATTAGCTGTTCAAAACAGAGTATTACCAGAAGTAGTATCTGTTCAAGCTATGAGTTCAGCATTACAATATCTACCAATATTAGAATTTAAAGCAGGAGAAACAAAAGGACAAGTACAAGAAGGTATGATATTCAATAGTGGTGCTGGATACCAAGATATAGCTGATAGCCACTATGATGGAAAATATGTTGTAAATGAAGTTTTAGCACCAGCTGGAACAACAGGTACAGTAGACATAGTTATATCAAGATTACCAATCAACGCTGGAACAATCAAAATCGTTGAAGGAACAAAAGTTGCAACAGATGACGGTAGCGGAAATATTACAGGTGATTTCACAGGTAAAATAGATTATACAACTGGTACAGGTACAATTACAGCTGCAGCTGCAGCTACAGAAGACATCAAAATTTCTTATACTTATGCAAATGAAGAAATAAGAAATGGAGATAAAGGACCAGCTAAAGTTACATTAGGAATTACACCAGTTGAAATGAAAGCTGAAGAACATCAATTACAAGCTGTATATGCTTTATCAGCAGCATACAGACTAGACAAAGAATTTGGTGTATCTATGCCATTAGTATTTGAACAACAAGTTGCTAATGAAATGAACAAAGAACAAGAAAGATTAGTATTCTCAGATATGTTTAACAATGCTCAAGGTGGAGCTGCAGTAGTATGGAGTTCAACACCAAGACCAGGTGTATCTGATAAAGACCATATTGATAGTTTACCAATAGCTGTAAACTTAGCTGCTGCTAAAATTTACCAAGCTACAGGTGGAAACTTAGGAGCAAGCTTTATACTAGCTGGTTCAAACGCTGGAGCTTACTTCGCTAAAACAACAGGATTCAATGCTGAAAATATGCCTTTAAATGGTGGAAGCTTCTATTTAGGAAAAATGGGTAACCTAGATGTATTCCAAGTACCAAGTTTAGCACCAAATGACTTCTTAATTGGAGCAAAAGGAAATGAATATTACAACGCAGGATATGTTGTTGGGGACTACATGCCAATTACATTTACAGCCCCAGTATCTCTTGCAGATTTATCTACACAACAAGGTTGGTTATCAATCTATGCTAACAAAATTGTTAATGCTAAATTATATATCAGAGGAAGAATTACTGTTTAGTACCCTTTCAAAGATTAGAAATAAGAGATGTGAGAAATCACATCTCTTTTTGATTTCATGCTTGACCTATTACATAACCTATGGTATAATATACTTATAGGGGGGTAATAAAATGATAATTAAATGTGCTAATTGTAATAAAGAATTTGAACCAAGTAAACAAATTCAAAATAGAATAAAAAAGGAACCAGACAAACCTAGGTTCTGTTCTCCTAAATGTAGAGCAGAATATACTGGTAAGAAAAGAAAAATAATAGAAGAGTATATATGCGATTATTGTGGTAAGAAATTTATATTATCTAGTGACCAAAGACATGATAAAGCAAAGAATCCTAATAATAAATACTTTTGTGGTAGACAATGCTCTGGTAAGTATAATATGTCAATAGAAGATAATGTCATAAAAAGAAACAAAAACTCAGAACAAACAAAACTAAATAAGTATGGAGATGCCCATTTTAATAATCATGATAAAACTGTAAGGACATTACAAGATAAATATAATGTAGATAATGTCTTTCAACTTGATAGTATCAAAGAGTTATCAAAATCAACAAAGCTAGAAAGATATAATGATGCTAACTACAATAACAAAGAACAAATTAGTAAAACACTTTTAAATATGGATGCTGATAAGAAGAAAGAATGGGTAAGTAAGAGAAAGAAATCACAATGTGATACTATTCAAAACAGAACAGATGAGGAATGGGAAGTTATAAAGAATAAATTATCAGAAAGTAATGCAAGAGCATGGAGTAATTTCACAGATGATGAAAAGAATAGTATTAGAAAGTCTATGTCTGATAGTCAAAAGAAAAGATGGGAAGAAATGCCTATTGAAAAGAAGCGAGAATTATTTAAGAAGTATAGAATATCAATGATGGATAGATATGGAACCATTTGTAACTTTACAAGAGAAGAAGTACAAGAGAAGTCAAGACTAAATAACGGACATACTATATCAAAAACTAATATAAAGTTTAGGCAAAGAGTACTAGAAGAAACTGGTGTGAACTTTACACTAGAAAAAGATGGATTTGATTTAGTGAAAGATGATGTTGCAATAGATATAAACCCAACATTTACCCATAACTGTGCTTTTGGGTTTGCATATTTAACAGGTAGAACTACTGAGAATAAACCCATTGCTGAAGATTATCACTATAAAAGATATTTAAAGGCATCAGAACTAGGATACCATCTAATAAATGTGTGGGATTGGGACGATATAAATAAAATACTAGATATGATAAGAGATAAGGAAACATTATATGCTAGAAAGTTACATATAAAAGAAGTATCTACAAAAGATACAGCTGAATTTTTAAATAATTATCATATACAAAATACATGTAAGGGACAAACTGTCAGATTAGGTTTATATATGGATGATGAACTTGTAGAACTAATGACATTTGGTAAACCAAGATATAATAAGAACTATGAATGGGAATTACTTAGATTATGTACTAAACCAAATTATATAGTAGTAGGTGGTGCTGAAAAACTATTTAATTGTTTTGTATCTAGCTATGAACCTAACTCTATTATAAGTTATTGTGATTTATCTAAGTTTACTGGTAATGTTTACAAGAGATTAGGATTTACACAAAATAATAAAATATTTCCTAGTAAGCATTGGTCAAAAGGAAGTGAGCATATTACTGATAACTTATTAAGACAAAGAGGTTATGACCAATTATTTAATGCTAATTATGGTAAAGGTACTTCTAATGAAGAATTAATGATTTTAAATGGTTGGTTACCAGTATATGATTGTGGTCAAGCAAGTTATACCTGGACAAATTCAAAGGGGTAATGTTATAATATATTCATATATTTTAGTTGTGTCATAAATAATACCTAAAAAATAAAAAATCTGGAAGTGTAAGTCCCAGATTTTTTCTTATATCTCATCTATATAATATATTGGTGTATTATCTTTCTTGAAATGTTGTTTTATCTCTCTATTTATTGTTATACCTTCATTATTATCCTTCTTTACTTTTTCTTTCAGATTATCTTTTGTTACTCTGTATTTATCTCCATTTGTTAATATTAGATACTTTGTTACAAATGTTATTTCTATTATCCTTGACACAAATTCACTAAATATATCTTTACTAAATGTAAATCCATACCCTGTTCCTAGGCTATCTTTTTCTACATCTACCCTCATTTTCCAATCCATATCTAATGGATATTCTAATACTGTATTACCAGAAAGTACTTCTTTAAAAATATTATTCTTATCCTCTACACCATCTTTCTTACGAATTATTGGTAAACCACTTGATGTATATATGTCCATTCCCACTAATAATTTACAATCTGGTTCACTTCTTGCTAATACTGTTACATTACTTAAATGAGATTCTACTCTTTCTTTTAATCCCTCTAAGCCATCTAGTACATCTGTACTATTATTCTCCTGTATTATTTGTAGTACTTCTTGTTCATCTGGGTATGAATATTTAAACATATTTTCTAATGTTGGTTTAATATACAAGTATGGAATATCTATATTTAACTCTTTAGCCTTATTCTCAAAGTAATCATAAGGTTTTCCTAACATATCTTTATTGTGAAAATTTAGTAAGTTTATTACACCCTTTCCTGATACATACACTATTGGATAATCTTTATTCATTTTTAGTCTGTGGCTATTGGCTTTTACCATTGTATTATATTTAGCAATCTCATTTTTAAGTACCATATTCAACACCTTGGTTGATGGACCATTTCCTGTACCTTTCAATGATTGTGCAATTTCTAATTTACTTTCTAACATAATCTACCTCCTCTATATTGATAATATCTATTTAAGTATATTATAAGTTTTAAATTTTGTCAAGTGTTTTTATAAACTTTAAAAGATGTTATTATAGATGAGGTGAAATTATGATTATTACTTATAATGGAAAATCTTTTGAAACAAAGTTCTATGAGCCAATTTCAGAAGAATATTATCAAGAATTAAAGAAAGAATATTTTAAAAAACCAGATATTGAAGAAGTTAAAGACCAAATATATAAATTATCACAGGGAAGCATTCAAAACAATAAAATAACATCATATTACTTTAAAGATATAATGGCTAAAGTAAGATTATACTCTTGTAAATTCTCAGTAGAAGAAGTATTTGATTGTAAGCTTCTTTATTGCTAAAACAAGGGAAAACACAAAAGTCTTTCAAGAAGATGAAACTATGATAAATAAGATTACAAGAGCTATTCAACTAGGTGGTAAAGGTTGTGCTTTATTTCCTACACAGTTTCCTATTAAAACTATAAATGATGTCCTAAACTTCTATAATATAAATGGTAATTACTATGATTTTAGTTGTGGTTGGGGTGTTAGATTAACAGGAGCATTAACTCATAGAATAAACTATTTTGGAACTGACCCTAATTATTTACTTACAGAAAAGCTAAATCAATTTGCTAATGATTATAAATCTGTTATTAGAACTAATAGTACTGTTGATATTAGAACTCAGGGAAGTCAATACTTTATTCCAGAATGGGAAAATAAGATAGGTTTAGCATTTAGTAGCCCACCATACTTTTACTTAGAAGATTATAAAATAGGAGACCAGTCTTATACAGAAGGGACTAGTTATGATAGCTGGAAATCAGACTATTTAAAACCTACTTTTGAAAACATATATAAATATTTAATTGATGATGGATATTTCCTATTAAATATAAATAACTTTGATAAGTTTAAACTTGCTGAAGATAGCATTAAAATTGCTCAAGAAGTAGGTTTTCATTTAATTGGATATCATACATTAGAAAACATTAAAAGATGTAAATCATCTGGTGGTTTTAATGATAATAGTGAGAAGATATTTGTATTTAATAAGAATAAAGACAAAGGTATAAGGGAAGCAAATCACCTATTTTAGGGTATCTAATTTATTGTAAAATATTAATGAGGGATAGATACCCTAATCATTTACAGAATGAAAAGGGGGTTATATTTTAATGATTAAGAAATGTGAAATATGTGGAATGGAGTTTAATGCAGCAAGACATAGTTCTAGAAAGTGTAATAGAGAACATCATTCTAAGTGCAGTGTATGTGGAAAGGATATTATATTAACACCCAGCCAGGAACAAAGAGTTTTAGATGGGAGAAAGATTATATGTAGTCAGAAATGTCGAGCACAGGTTGTTAAGGATGCAACAATGGAAAAGTACGGTGTTGACAATGTATTTAAGTTAAAGTGCATACAAGACAAAGTAAAAAGCAATAATATTAAACTATATGGTTGTGAAAATCCATTTACTGCTGAATCTTTTAAAAGTAAAGCAAAAAGTACAAAAATACAAAAATATGGGAATGAGAATTTTAATAATAGAACTAAGTCTAGGAAACAAGTATTCAGAAATATGGTGTAGATAACCCTTGTAAGTCTGATAAGATTAAAGCCAAAATCAGTAAAAATATAGTAACTGCAAAGAGAAGTCTAATGTCTGATAGAGCATTGTATGTTATCAACAACTTTAAACAATTTGTATCAGGATTAAGTGATGACAATAAAACATTAGGATATTTATGTCAATATACTGGTTTAAGTGAAAGTTATATTAGAAGTTTAATACATGAAAACAATTTAGATGATAATATATTAAAACAATATTCACTTCCTGAGACTGATATTAAAGCATTCCTAGATAAACATGATATATGTTATATACATAATACTAGAACTATAATAAAACCACTAGAACTTGACTTCTATATTCCAGATTATAATTTAGCAATAGAGTATAATGGTTTGTATAGACATGCTGACTTAGGAAAGTATTACCATTATAATAAATCAAAAATGTGTGAAGAAAAAGGTATAAGACTAATACATATATGGGAACATGAATGGAATAATGAAAGACAAAGACCTATTTTAGAGAATATGATATTAAGTGCGTGTAATAAGAATACAAATAAAGTATATGCAAGAAAATGTAATATTGTAGTAAAGCCATCTAGTGAAATGAGACAGTTTTATGAGAAAAACAATATACAAGGTTTCAGAGGTGGAAAATTCTCTATATGTTTAGAATATAATAATGAGATAATTATGGCTTACAACATGGGAAGTGCTTTCTTTGGTAAAGGTAAATATGAATGGGAAGTTATCAGGGGTGCTACTAAACTAGGTTATACAGTAGTTGGTGGTGCATCAAAAATATTCAGCTATTTTATTAAAACATATAACCCCCAAAGTTGTGTATATTATATAGACTATAATTATTTCAATGGAAATTCATTAAAAAACTTACCAGATATGAAATTTATTAAATCACAAATTTCATTTAAAAACTGGTGGGTAAAAGAGAATATAGTAAAAAACAGGGAACCAGCTAGAAATGCAGAGATAAAGAAATTGCAGGGGGAAGGTTTAGTTAAACCTTTATATAATGCTGGTACCAAGGTATATTTATGGGAAAGGAAGAATTGATATGAGCACATTAAGTACAAGTGAGGCAGCATTTAACATGGGTGTAAATGTATGTGTAACTAAAAGAGATAAAAAGACAGGTAGAATATTACAGCAAGAAAAGGGACATAATAGATGTCTAAAACAAACTTTATTAGGTATTGCCAAGTTTTTAAATGGCGAATTTAACCCAACACAACCACTATCAAATGAGCAAAACCCTTCATATAGATTAGAAGATGATTGGATACCATCATACCTAGGTGTAGGTACAAATATTGGAAGCTACTCAAGTGGTACTTCTAATGTAACTAGCGTTGTTAGTGTAAATGATACAAAGTTATTATCTGAAATCTCTCCTAGAATGAGATTACCAGAAAGAAATAAACTTATTTCAAGAAATGAACAAGCTTATGTTCAACTTGTTATAAACACATATCTACCAGATGAAGAATATGTTGGTCAAAGAATAGGGGAATGTGGTTTATTTGCACAGGAAACAGGTAATAACTGTTTGTTCAGAATTGCATTAGCTGAGCCAATATTAAAAGAACAAGATACTATTGTTGAAGTAATGTGGACAATAAGTATTGTTTCTATTGATAGTCAAAATAGTAAGTATGTAGAAGTTGATAAATCAGACTTAAAACAAATATTAGACCACTTACTAGATAAGTATGCTGGCTATACAAAAGCAGGTAAAAAAGTAAATATAGATGCTTCTGTTGCTGACTTTAAAGATGCAATGTATGACTACTATAGAAAAGATATTGACCAAGATGGTATTGATGCTACTGTTGCTAAAATGAATGCTGATTATAAAGATTTACCTTAATACTCTTGACAAGCTACTTTAAAAGTGGTACACTAGGGTTAAGTTGTAGATAATCATATTAAAATATGATATACAATCCATCAGATTTATTTATCAACTGAAATGATAAATAAATCTAATCCCCAATAAACTATGTACTACCAATTGAGTTGATAGTATAAAAACAAAAAAAAT